GTCGAATATCATGTTCCTGGTGCGACTGAACGCAAATTCATGGAAGAACCTCGGGCAATATTACCGATCAACTGCGATTGTTGGGTCGACTTGTGTGATCGAAAATTTGAATTCGATCGTTCCTGGTGCCCGGACCCTGGCGACCCGCCCTATATCTATGTGTTTGGTAATCAGTGGTGGTCAGCGGAAGTCATGCCAACCGTCGAATATCATGTTCCTGGTGCGACTGAACGCAAATTCATGGAAGAACCTCGGGCAATATTACCGATCAACTGCGATTGTTGGGTCGACTTGTGTGATCGAAAATTTGAATTCGATCGTTCCTGGTTCCCGGACCCTGGCGACCCGCCCTATGTCTATGTGTTTGGTAATCAGTGGCACGCTGCAGAAATCATGCCAACCATCGAATATCATGTTACTGGTGCGACTGAACGCAAATTCATGGAGTATCCTCGAGCCAAATTACTAAAAACTCTTGACTGTTGGACAGTGCCTGAGGAATTAGAGGTCGATAACATTGACTTTTCTTGGTGTCCAGATCCTGGGTCACCTCCATATGTCTATCATTTTGGAACTGATTACCAGCGAACCGTGGGTCTGATCTACGCCGTGCCCGGTGCCACAGAATTAAAGTTCGCCGGTGAGGTTCCGCGTGTGAGTATGACCCAGTCCGTGGTCACGGTGCTGGAAATTTTCTATCTAGATCACAGCAATGCATCCAGCGACACAAGATTTGATGCTCTACAGCAGCGATATCCGCACATACAACGGGTTCGATATGTCAATTCCACGCTTGACACCATTAAACGCTGTGTAGCACGGTGCAAAGGGTCAAAATTCTGGGTGATTAGCAGTCGTAACGACTACGCTGATTTTGATTTTGCCTGGCATGCACAGACCTGGCAGTCTTCGATGACTCATGTTTTTGGCACTCAGTGGAACAAATGGTCGGATACTTTTCTGATCAATCGCCGGGAGTTCGAACGCCACAGTCGTTGGGCCTCGGGTATCGAAGAATTCTCCAATCTCAACTTTGTGTCGGACCAACAGGTGAGATCGCCAGCAGACGCCACGGATATCTATGTGGTCGATCACGGCAACACTGTCACACTGGATTATCTTGCACAACACTATCGAGTGGTGCGTTCGGTGAGGTATTTTGATAATTATCTTGATACTTTGTCAAGAATTGTCTCGCAGTGCCACTGCGAGTATGTCTGGGTGGTCAGCGGACTTTGTGATTACACTCGATTTGACTTCAGTTGGCAGCCCGAAGCCTGGCAACAAGACATGTTGCATGTTTTCCCCTCCAACGAACAACGATTTGGGGATACGTTTTACGTACCGGTACAACAGTTAAAGACTCAGCTCGATCACATTGACCGCCTTGACTGCTTTGAAACTGTGAATTTCTGTCAGGATCAAATGGTACCACGTTGGCCTTTGCCCGTGGTCGAGCATGACGAGGACAGCCATGTGGATGCGGTACTGCAGTATGATCGCACCGAACCATTGGCGATTTTTACCGATCGCTCTGTTGATTGTCTGTTGGCTCCCACTGTCAGCATGTGGGACGAACGTTCGCGCACGATCGTGCCATTGAGTGCAGGGGCCAACACAGTATTGGTACCAAAATCATCCATACCTCACATACGCACACAGCTCTATGACTATCCTTATATCGATAAAACACACAAGAATCGATTCAATGCTCGGCCTCTGGACATTGTGTTCATCTCCAACGGCGAGTCCACTGCAGCAGGGGCCCTTGAAGCACTGGAAAAGTCAACATTGCGGCGTCCAAACCGTGTGCATAGGATAGACGGCATCAACGGTCGCGTTGCGGCCTATCACGCTGCGGCCGAAGCCAGCACCACTCCTTGGTTCTTTGCAGTATTTGCCAAGCTATTTGTGCACAGCCAGTTTGACTGGGACTGGCAACCGGACCGCATGCAACAGGTCAAGCACTATATTTTCCATGCCCTTAATCCTGTCAACGGTCTTGAATATGGGCACCAGGCCATGATTGCTTACAACAAGAAATTGGTGCTGGCTAACTCTGGGTGCGGACTGGACTTTACATTGGATGATGCCCACGAGGTAGTGCCTGTACTAAGCGGCACGGCCTTGTATGCTGACACGCCCTGGATGGCCTGGCGTACGGCCTTCAGAGAGGTAATAAAACTGCGAGACAGCTTGCCCGATGTAGAAAATGAGTACCGTCTAGAAAAGTGGCTGAGTCCCAGCACGGCAAGAAATGGCGACTGGAGCCAGTGGGGCGCCGAAGATGCCGTGGAATATTATGAATCAGCGGCGGGCGACATGGAAAAACTGCGCCTTAGCTACGAATGGAAATGGTTGGCCAGCTATGCTTTCATGAAGCGCAATCTCGTACCCGATCAATGATATATTCCACTTCAAGATCAGTGAGTTCGGGATAGATCGGCAAACTCAGTACTCTGCGACTCAGCGAGCTAGATGTAGCTAACAACCCCGGACCGGGGTATTGTCTAAACACACCATCAAGTTCGTGTAAAGGTCGTTCATAATGTACCCGAGTTTCAATTTTACGATTAGCAAGTTCTTTTTTGATTTGATCGCGTTGATCAATGTCAATAACAAACTTGTGGTAAGCATGATCATGAGCATTACTCCTGTCAGTTAGACAACGAACAGGGAAATCTTTAAGAGATTCCATCCAAAAATTTGCAATATTTTCTCTTCGAGATTGCCATTTGCTGACATGATTTGTTTTGACCAACATGTGTGCACAATCTAACTCACTCATTCTGACATTTGATCCGTTATACAAGTGCTGTGACAACTTTCCGTTATCTCTCCAACTAACAGCAAATTCGTAGAGATTTCGATCGTTGGTTAAAACCGCGCCGCCATTCCCGTAACAGGCTAAATTCTTCATTGGATCAAAACTAATGGCTGCTGCATTTCCAATTCTCTGACAATCAGCAGCCAACCAATGTTGTGCGGCATCTTCAATAACAATGGTTCCTTGTTTTTCTCGCTGGGTCCAAAATTTTGTATTACCAAAATGTGTAACACTGGCACCATACATCCCGATAATTACCACGGCTTGGTAAATGAGAAATTCGGGAATTTGTTTGTAATCAAGGATGCCATAAGAATCAACATCAATAAATTGAATATCCCAACCTGCATTGGCAAATGCATTGGCGGTGGCCACATAAGTCATACTGGGAATTAATACAGTTGGTGGTTTTGGTAATTGTTGTTGGTAATGATATCTTGCAATAATTTCTAAAGCCACGGTTCCACTGTGACAGGTCACAGCATAACTTACATTGTTTTTCTTTTTCAGCCAATGCTCAAACTCGGCAGTGTTATTGCCATTCATGAGTATGCCACTACGAAGAACTTCGTCGGTGGCATCTAATATCTCCTGACGAAGGCTATTATATTGTCGTCGAAGACCGGTAAATGGGATCGTTAAACCTTGCATGCCAATGGATCGTAATTTTCTAGCTTGATAGAATCATAAACTGTTTCATAAAGTTTATCAACTGATGTTCTAGCATATACATCTACTATGCTCCAGAATCTATTTTGTTCTTTAAGATTTAATTTGTTTTCTTGAGAAAGACATAATTTTAAAATTGAACAAGCATGATTGTGGTTTATAGATATGTTGTTTATTTTGTTAGTTTCAATCAAATTAACAATCATAGAACTAGATGGGTCAATGCCTATAACTTTTTTATATAATTCAATCATAAGGTCGTTATTAAACGTATCACTAAAGTTTAATACAAAATCATATAAATTGTTGTCCAGAACCTGGTCCCATTCAGATATCTCTCGAGCAAAGCATGCTATTTTTGTAAAAGTTTCTAGCGAATACTCGTCGCGAGTAAAATTTGGAATTTGTGAGTAAACATTTTTTCTTAAAAATAAAAGCGAATGTAGATCAATGGATTCTATCTCGGGACGAATTCTTATTTTTGTACCTAAAAAGTTTTTAACAATATTAACATCATCCAGTTTGTGTATTTTACAAAAGATTGGATTCAACTTCTTACTAACATCAACTGTTGAATCAGTCAACTGATTGGTTAACCATGCGGCAATGAATCCACTACGTGCACCGGGGTCAGCATGCACTAACAGATTTGTTTGGCAGATGGTTGTAAAAAGATTCAGGATAACAATCTCCTAACCAAACTTCTTTTAGTGGAGTAAATCCAAAATTTGAGTTAATCATGCACATTCCAATATGTTGACTCTCTCAACCACTTGTAATAATTCTGAAATCCTTCTTCAACATCAATTTTAGGATTATAACCCAGGAGGTCACGAGCTTTGTCTATATTTAATGCACCTCTACTAGGGAAGTCGAGATCTCGATCTCGACATTCAACATTGCCAGAACCTACAATACTTACAATCATCATGGCTGCTCGACGTAAAGTAACACCATGGCTTTTTGTGATATTGAAAGTATTATTAGCAGCCTGTGGTAACGTTGCAGACGCCACAATACCATCGGCTGCATCATCAACATAGGTAAAATCTAAAGTTTCTTCGGCACCATTGACCTTGAGTGTTCCATTATGCATGGCTGCAATCATGAATTTGGCTACAACTCGATCTTCTACATCCAAAGGACCGTACACCGCACTGGGACGAATGATAACATATTCAAAGCCGTAACGACAAGCATAGTCTTTGACCAACCATTCGCCAGCAAGTTTCATGATGCCATATTGGCCTTGTGGGTTACAAGGAGACTCCTCGGTAACCTGATCTTTAAAGTCACCATAAACCATGCTAGAACTCACGTACACAAATCTGCGTACTTGATGTTTTTTGGCACTCTCAAGAAGATTGATCAAACCCCGTATCATGACATCTGCACCCCAGACAGGGTTGGCGTTGACTACTTTTTGCCTTGGAACGCTGGCGCAATGTATTATGACTTCAGGCTGATCACGAGCAATGGCGTAGTCAACTGGGCCCCCAGCAGAGATGTCTGCGTGAATCACTGGATGGTTGTTGATTTTTTTCAATCTTTCGCCCATGAGATATTGCAGTTCGCTGTGGGGTATGATACCATAATCAGTTTGCGTGTCCATGATCACGGTGTCATCACCTCGACGCATGAGGCGCTTTACTACCTGGTGCCCGATGAATCCCAGGCCGCCGGTGACTAGAACATTCATCGTCCGCGGCCGGCGGATTTCTTGGAGGGTTTCTTCACTGACACTTGACTGCGCGGAGCAGAAGCAGAATCAAGAGAGTCAGACCTGGAACCGCGGGGGTTCTGTTTTTGTTGTTTTTTTGCCAGCGCAGCTTTGAGTTGTTCTACAGACACAATGATCTCACGATACAAAGACAAAATCTTTTGTCATTGGAAATATCGACGATATCACATCGGCACAGGCCAGAGCCACGGCCTGATGTTCTTTCTGTGTGCCATGTCCCGATCGCAGTTCAATAAAATGTATCCACGATCTCAGCGTTCCGTTCATGTACAATCGGCTCACAGTGAGTCCTTCGGGCAACACAGCACGTGCTTGTTCCTTGGCGATGCCCGAACGCACAGCCCATTGATATTTTTCAAGAGCAAGATCAATGATTTCTTGCTGATGCAAGGCCCAGTTTTCTTGCAACAGATGGTTGGAGGTTTCTATGGAATTCTGACGATTGGTGGCATCCTGTAGCCGAGCTTCGCGAATTTCAAACTGTAGATCTTGCGTGGGATCTGCATAGCGTTGGCTGAACTCCTGAAAACTAAAACTACGATGTCGCAAGATTTGCCGCGCAATGTCTCGAGTGGTGGTAATCTCCAGACAAGCAGATACCATTTCCAGGGGAGACCAATGCTTGTGATCTATCAGGTAGCGAATCAACCGTTGACTGGTGTCGGTATTGAACTGATTGGCAGGATTGGATACTCGAGCACAGAAGGCAATGAGTTCTTGCGCATCCGTGATACCCTGCAAAGCGAATTCTGCATCGGGTTGCGAAAAACTGATCAGTTTAACTTTCATAGACCGTTGAGAATTTTGTCTGTTTCGATCTGCACAATGGTAGCCACTGCTTCCACATCTACTATGAACTCCGTGCCTCGCACGTCCTCGCCCAGCTCAGACAAGGTGCGCTCCAGCACAGTTTCGATGGCATCATAGTCCAGCCCTCGTGCACGTAACCGTTGCAGATTCACTGTGCGACGTCTACCGCCCTGCAACCCGATAACAATTTTTTTGATGCATTCGAGTGGAACCTCAGTGACATCTACACCATTGATGATGTGTTCCCACTTGTTCAAAAACTCATCACTGAACGACATCTGAAGTCACCGTTTTGTTCCGTCCACGTGCCTTGGGTGCAGTGTCTGTGGCAGCAGATTCTACAGTGGCAGCAGATTCCACTGTGGCTCCATCGACATTCACTCCGGGGAACATACGTTCGGCATCTTTTTTCATGCGAGCAGCCTCGGCAATGAGCCCTTTGGCTTCGACCTCCATGCGCTTGGCCTGAGCCAGCATGTTGGCTGCCAGTGTTTTGTCATCCAGCGCCGAGTTGGAATCTGCGGTCACGGCTGCGGACTGTTGCTGTCTCGATTTAAATTCGGCTTCGGCACGGCGCTTGGTCTTGGGATCCACGATGCCAGCATTGGCGTCGAGTTCTGCTAGCCTGCGAGCAGCATCAGACCCTGATTCCATTTCCCTTACCAGTCGGTTGAGTTCGTCCAGCTTGACACTGCTGGTAGCATTGGGAGTCACGATCACTTGATTGGCCGCTATTTTCTTCAGCATGCCTTCGCGGTGCAATGCCTCCAGTATCACGCGACCATCGGGCAGAAGATTTCTGTGAAGCGCATTGGCCAGCACAGTTTCGGCTTGAGCGGCTGGGCTTTCCAACACTTTCATAATGCAATCATGAATATGACTAGGCAATACTTCGGGATAAATTACCAGGCACATATGATCTTCGCCTGGGATTTCACGAAACACGATAGCGACCTTGCGATCGCCGTGGCGTCCGATGTGTTTAAGCATTTTGATCTCCTTGTTTCGGTGCTTGAGCTTGCTGCAACTGTGACATTGCTTGATCTACAAATGCCGACACCTTGTTGTAGATTTCACCGATGTTGCTCATTTCGGCAGCACGAAATGCACCGCGTGTGCATGCTGCTTCGATGATATTTTTGATTGAGGCCATATCGGCCACGGTCAGTTGTGTGTTTTCCATAAAAATATTTACTCACAACCAACCTAGGCTGATATTTTTTTACTTTTTCTCGTCCTCGAAGTAGGCATAGGAGCCCCAAGGCGGAACAATGCTGGTGGTTCCATGCAGCACCCAGGTCACATCGCAATAGTTTTCGTCGCCCCACGAACCAAAGGGATAGCCGTCTGTGAACACAATCATGCGTTTGGGCTGGATATCATTTTTTCGCAGATAATCGTACATGACATCAAAGTCAGTGCCGCCGCCGCCCGAGATTTCGTAATCGCAGATGTTGTCAAGGTTGTCTGATGTATAGTCCACCGGATTGTATACCTGGGTATCAAAAGCAGCGATGTGGATGCGGAACGACGGAAATGACTCCATGATGTTTTGGACTTCTCCCAGGCAGTCACGCAAGGTATCATTGTTCATGGAACCAGACGCATCGATCATGATCACCACGTCGACCATTTCGTCATTCTTCATGCCGGGCATCACGGCGTCCATGTGCCAACCACGACGGTTGGATCGCAGCCAGGTAAAGTCACTCTTGACCGTGCTTTCGATGTTCATACGGATCATTTCTCGCCAGTTCAGACGCGGCTCGGTTATTTGCTGGATTATGCGACGCACACCAGCGGGCAGGTTACCGGCGGCGCCGTCGGTTGTGGCAGCAGCAGCCAACATGGCTTCTTTGATTTCGTCACGGATCTTGGCACGTTCTTCGGCAGTCAAGGTGCTGGGCGCCTTGCCATTCTGCTCGTCATCACTGTCATTGCCGTCCATGTGTTTGTCGATCATGCAGTCAATAAGATCGTTGATGTTGATCTTGTTGGCATTTTTGTAGAGTTGATCATAGATTTCTTCGGAACTCATGTCTTCGTACTTGCTGTCGTACAGACAGGGTACCGAAGTAATGAATTCACCCACACGGTGCTTTTTGAGATCAGCATTGACACAATAGTCACAGGCAATACCCCACAGTTGCGGGTCGCGATCGTTGCGCCGCCCAAAGTGATCATAGATGCAGTGCAACACTTCATGCCCAACTAAGAATTCAATCTCTCGCGGGCGCAGCATCATGATGAAACGACTGTTGTAGTAAAAATTGCGACCGTCGGTGGCAGCAGTGGCGCACCATTCATCAGCATTGATCAGGCGCAGGCGTGTGGCAAGATTGCCAAAGAAACTGGCTCGCAGCAACATGCCTACCCGGGCAGTGACCAAGCTCTCACGGGCCTGAGCATCGACCCTGGAATCGGTGGGCCCGATGAGGGTGGCGAATCGCTTGGCATCGTCTTTGTTGGTGGTATTTGTGGCAGTGGTCATGTGAGCCTCCGTTGACAATGCTATTGTGTTAGGTACGGTTTTTTTGGTCAACAGAATGTGCCAGTTGGAAAAACGCCAGTTCGCGATCTGATGCTACATAGATACGAAGATCAGTGGCTCTGTTGGTCCAGGACCAGTGTCGATTGCACACAGCAGGAAGGTTTTCTAGCACTCGGTCTTCGGTCTGCCAGGGTTGATGCAAGCTCTGTAGTCTCATGGCAGTCCAGCGATGGATGTCGGCCCATTGACGTATTTCGGCGCTCCAACCATAGGTGTCTGAAAACCATTGTTGTGCTTGAGTAAACTGCATGGGCCCGTGATCCTGATTCATGCTGGAGCGGAAGCCGATGTAGTATTGAAACCATCTGCGATAGCTATAGCGCCCGTCTAGTCGTTGTATTTTGTATCGCATGATCACGGGTATTTAAGAGCAAACAAGGTCGCAGTGCGCGGATCTAGAAACCAATAATCTATGATCACAGGATTGTCCAGTTGATTTATCAGTTGATCCATGGGATCTTGCGCCCGTATCTGGAAACCCCAGTGACGATTGAGCCAGCCCAGATCCTGTTGGATACGGCGATGCAACTGCTGGATTTCGGCAACGTTGTAATGACTCCAGCTCTTGCGCACCCAGTGTTTTTCTGTCATAAAAAAGGGCGCCGAAGGGTCCGGGTTGAAGTTAGCTGTTGGCCTGCAGAATGTACTTGCCATAGCGTTGGTGAAACTCGTCGAAATTTTTGAGCTTGGCGGGCTGGAACGGCAGGTTGAATGTGGTCAGTGCGATACGTGCACCCATGACTACCAGTTCGGTCTCAAAGTTCTTCATCATGTAGCCAAAGAAGTTGTCAGCCATCTCGTGGAATTCCTTGTCGGACACTTTGTTTTGTACAGCGTCTCGCAGTTCGTAACACATGGACGTGACCAGGCTGTACATGGCCGACACTTCCTTGACTTCGAGGTCCTTGACCTTGCCCCGGAGAATGTCAATGGGCTGCGGCATACGGCTGGCAATTTTGCGGTGAGCCATGAACTTCACGGCCAGGCCCTCGCCCACGGTACCGGCCACGAGATTGGTCGCAGTGTCCTCATCCACAGTGTCGTCGCTGATCAGTTGGCTCACAAAGGTCCAAGACCGCGGAGTGGCAAATGCTCGACTGGAGCTCTTGCTATCAAAGTCATAGAGATCTTGCTTGGCAAAGGTAATGTAGCCTACCACATCCTTGTGCACGTTGTTGGTCACAGCCCAGGCATGCCAGGATTCAAAGTCCACACGCATTTCGATGTGCACAAAACGATTGGCCAATGGCGTGGGCATGCGGAAGGTCACACCTTTGTCTGACTCACGATTGCCTGCTGCCACGATGACCACATTGCGTGGCAGATGATAGCGACACACGCAGCGATTCAAGGTCAGCTGATATGCTGAGGCCTGCACCGAAGCCGGCGCTGAGTTCATTTCGTCCATGAACAGAACAACAATGGGATATTGGCTGGCCAGTTCTGCATCGGGCAGATCGACGGGCGGCGCCCAGTCCATGCGACCAGTTTCTTTGTTGTAGAATGGAATACCACGGATGTCTGTGGGTTCCATCTGTCCCAGACGCAGGTCGATCATCAGCCCGCCTAGCTCCTGTGTAATACCTGCGACCAATTCGCTCTTGCCAATGCCCGGGGGGCCCCAAAGAAACACCGGGCGTTGGACTCGGAATGCAGTCAACAAACTTTTGCGAGCCTGCACACTGGTAACAGTACGATTTTCGCTGACATAACTCATGTACAAGCTCCTGGTTAGTTGTTAGTGTTTGTATTGTATGCAAGGTTGGGTTTGTGGTCAATCTTTAATCACAAAAAGGACCCCCGCAGGGGTCCTTTTTTGTTGAACATACATTGCCGGCAAAAATCAGCGAGCAGCGATGTACATGGTGACTTCAAAACCAAAGCGCAGATCAGCGGCAGCAGGTTTGGACCACATGGTTGTGTTTCCTTTGATAAAAGATTTCAAGCACCGAGCAACAGTTGTTGCTTGAAGTACTTATAGTGAGTATAAGGCAAAATCATCGCAAAATCACTACATCAAATTATGAAATACATGCCTATAACTTCATGACGGCAACCAAAGCCTCGTTGGCATCCCAGAACGCCCAGTACCATTCTTGGTGTGCATCATTTTCTAAAAACAAGGGCACTGCACCATGATTCATGAACTTGACATCAGTAACATACTCTTCCCAACCCCGGAGTCTGGGCGTTCGATCAGCCGCAACTCGGTCTCGCGGCTGTACAATCAAAATCACTGCGGGAGGATTGTCCAGAAATCTCGATCTGTGACGTTCTGCCTCGTAGTGGGGTATGTGTTCATCCAGCCATTGCGACCACGGAATCAACTTCATGCAGGCGGAATGTGCAACAACAAATCACTCCAGACAAGGTCGGGCAACCATTGCCAGTATTTCTTTGTGATATGGTTTTTCATGTGTAATCATTACAGTGGTATTTCTGGCTGTCCCCGGCCTCCACGCGATAGTTGTCTTCTACAGAATCAGCGGTGCTGACTTCGATAATGGTGCCAGCTTCGTGACAAATCAACTGGTGCGGCAACAAGGGCGGATTGTGCCACACATCCCCTGTACCAAGCTCCCGGGTGTGATGCGAAGCATCCCGGGTATTGATAGTGCGCACAGTGAATCTACCAGACATCACATACCATGTCTCGTCTTTGTGTGCATGAAAATGCATGCTGAATTTTGCGCCACTGTGGAATGTCATGAATTTACCGCAGTAGAGATCGTTGGTGACCCAGATCTTCTCCGACCCCCATCCTTTGATGACTTCACCACGAAATCGCATTAATTTCCTCCAGTGTGGGCGCATACACGCCTAGATGTTGTACAGTGACTGCCGCAGCAGACATCGCAAATTCAATGGCCTGGGCGATTTCTCCGGTAACAAGGTATTGGTAGACCAAGGCAGCCAGGAAGGTGTCACCGGCTCCGCACACATCGCTCACTTCCACTCGATGCGGAGCAAAATCAGTGATGGTGCCGTGATCGTGATACCTTGCACCACGATCGCCTAGAGTTACGATCAATTGATCGCATATGCTTTTGCGATCGTTGAACTCGCGTTCGTTGATTTTTAAAATGCATCCGTTGAATTTGGCCAACTCGGACTTCTTGGTATCGATGAATACCGGACCAACAAATTCTTTGCGTATCTCTCGTATGAGACGATGATCCACGGCGCCTTTGTTGTAGTCTGAAATAACCACGGCATCAAAAGTCTGAGGTATACGACAGTGCAGTTTGATCGGAGACGATTGAACATTCTGGTCTAGACGCAAGACCTGTTGACCGCTGCGGATATCAATGAGGCGTATCTTTGTGCTGGCATCGCCCAGCATAGTAGTGACCTCGCACCCCAGGCTTAGAAAGTTCTGTGCCACATTGTTGGCCATGCCAGGTCGAGTTTCGTCGTGGCTGGGTTCAAAAATTGGCACAGGAGCCTCGGGGCACAGTCGATTCACCGTACCATAGCGATAGATGTCTACACAATCATCGCCTATGAGCAATATTTTGAATTTTTTTAGTGGTTGAGTAATCATCGAGTCTCGGAAAAAAGTCTATGTGGTCACAGTGTTCGGCGCCAATGATGTTACGTCCTTGATAGTCAGAGCCTTTGACCATGATGTTGGGTTGATACGCACGTATTATGTCGATCAGATCTTGATCGGTATCAAATACGCGCACACTGTCTACACAACGCAGGGCCTCTAGCATGGTAATGCGTTCTACCAGAGTATTTACAGGTCTTTGGGCACCTTTCAATTGTTTGATCCTGGCATCGCTGTCAATGGCAACCATCACAGTGCCTAGACTGTGCGCATATTCCAACAGAGCCAGATGTCCTAGATGCAGCACATCGAATGTGCCATTGACAAAAATCTTGGTCATGTCATTACTTTATTTGGTGTATCGATGTTAACCGATTCCAGCGGACCAAATTCTTGCTCTGCATAATATCGCACAGTGAGGTCTAACATCATGTTCAGTACATCACCATACTGTCCTTTCAGTGCATAGCGGTTTTTGCACCAAGTAAATGTTCCAGATTTTAGTAAACGATAAAAATCATGACGATGATCGAAATTGGAAGGATCGTAACAAATTGTACTGGTTCTGATCATGGTATTCCTTAACATTAAAAGTTGGAACGGGTAGTGTGAATCGAACCCATCCTCTCTAGCTTGGAAGGTCAGGGCGCAACCACTACACCATACCCGCAAATCTAGTTCTAAAAATCGTGAAACTCTGCATATCGGTCCCACATGATACCAATGGTTTTTGGATCAAAGTCATTATAACACAGCCATTGATATAGGTCGTACATTTTGTATATAAATTTTTGTCGGAAAAAAATAGTGTTATCTACATCAAATACAGTCAACGGTTGAGCAAGTTGATACCATGGGTAAAAACTTTTGATTTCCTCGACAATGGGCTGGTCGACTGGGTGATATCGAGACAATTCAACAATGTCGTATCCGTATGATTCGAAGAGTTCCCAACTGGGCCAATCGGGTCCTTGAAGTTGTTGGTAAACACGAGATTGATCGTTGTGAACAATGCATTCATGCCACGGTGGATTGAGTTCAACACAGGCTTTGAATTTTTGCGCTATGTTCCAGAATTTTTCAAAGTTCACCAATCTCACGATTCGTGATTGAGGAAAATAACTCAACAGCTCTTGTAATCTCGGAAGCCAGTGCGCGATCAGAAAGAAATCGAGTTGTTGTCTGAGTACCTGTTGTACCAACCACCAATCATATGTTTTACCTGGTTCTAGCCCACTGCGACCAAAAATCGAACTGTCGTTGAGTTCATATTGATCACGCCATGTGGCTCCGAGTCTCGCGGATTCTATCTCAGAGCCCTGCGGTATCGTACTCAGGCTAAGCTGCTGTCGGTACTTATAGTCCGACGGATTTTGCATGAGATGCTGCATGGCTCCGCGATCAATGTGCACACAATATTTGCTCAAAGCCAAGCAGTTGGTAATGAACTTGGCACCTCCAAACGGTGGATAAAACATCACGATTGGTCGACCGTGAATCTGATTGATCATTCAGGGGTTTCGTGACGACCGATATTGGCCGGCTTGTTGAGGTACTCCCGCCCGACTACACCTTTTTCAATTTCGGCCAGCGCCACTACCAAGGGTCCATACGGGCTTTTTACCTTGGGTGTCCAGCCCCGGCGCAGTTCTCTTGCCCTGCGCGATGCGATCAGCACCAAATCATAACGACTGCCTATTGCATTTACTGCAAGTTCACTGGTAATACGAGACATTGGTATCCTCTGATGCTTGTTGTAAAGTCAAATAGTACATTGATAACAATTTGTAGTCAATGATTTTGGCACAGGCAGTGACTGTTGATTGAGATACGCCCATTCTTCGTCGGTAACTGGCCACCAATTTGTTGCCATGGTCAAACACTGTGATCATGTTGCAAAGACGTTCGGCCCAGTCACTGGGGCGGAAAACTTCGTCTCGCCCGGTACGTCTTATTACGATGAGAAAAGTTTTTTGTTGCATTGCAATATTCAGTAGGTCAATGCAACACAACCACGATCAAGCTGATAAACGTAGAGATTTGAGCCGATCTGCCGCATAGCTGGCAGCAAATGCCCGAGGTTTGATCATGGGAATCACATTGCATGTACCTCGTATGTAGCCAATGGCCTGCTGGATTATACAGTTAGATCCGTGGATCTCGTTGGGATTGATGTCAAGATGTACTTCCACTGGACGATCCGCTAGCACCAGCGCCAGACGCTGAAACATCTCGCTAGCCTTGTGAACTTCGTTCATGAGACGCATGCTGGGTCGATCTCTGCGTTGGTCATAGTCTCTTTCTCGGGTAACTTCGCCAAAAATCCTACAGCCGTGACGCCCATCCATATGGATCACCACTGCCACAGTATACTCGGCCCACCATACGTTATTGTGTCTAAAGCGTTCAGAGTCGCACCCGATATAAATTCTTGTTTCTTTGCTTTGTGAATCTATAAATGCTTTAACTTCTTCAATATTAAGTTTAAGCATGTTTACTCCGAGTGTTACTACAACACTATTTATGATATGGTGCGAGTGGCGGGATTCGAGCCCGTACTGGATGGATTTTAAGTCCATTGCTCTTCCGGCTGAGCTACAGGCAGATTACTGTTTGGCACGAGCGCGGGGTCGACGACTGGCTTTGGCTGATTTGTTCTCGGACGCGGCGATGACACCAGCGTTCTGTTCTTCGGTTAACGCAACAAACTGTTTAATGTAATCATGGTCCTATCTTTCAATTTGCTAGTCCATTTATCGTTTTATGTTTGCTATCTCATCAAGTTCTGCTATATATTTTTGCATCATATTAATTTGCCTACTTGTATCATTTAATACCTGATATTATCTATCAAAAAATAAATCAAATGAAAAAACTATTCTTACTTTTTTTAATAGCATCTCAATCTGCTTTTGCTGATATCATAGATGATTTAGAGGTTCTGGCAAAAGAAGCAAGAGAAATATACTCTCCTAATTTAGAGTATAAACTGCCCGAAATAGTTTTTATTAATGGTAAAGAAATTAACATTCAGGTTTGCGGGGGTAATTGCCCGCCTGATTTTCATGTTATAGGTCTTTACTCTAACGGTAAAATATTTTTAAGAGACACGTGGGATGCGCAAGATGATTTTAATGCAAGTTACTTTGTGCATGAATTCGTCCACCATCTGCAATTCTTAGACGGAACTATAGTTCCTGGTAACAAAGGTACTTGTATAGAAAATGCTAGAACAGAGTTTGTGGCATACAGCGTACAAAATCAATGGTTAATGAGAAGAGGCAAAGGAATACCCCACAGAATGATACATGAATTAAGCTTCGTATCTGCAGGGTGTAGCCCAGATAACTAAAAATCTTTAATTTCTTGAATATTAAATTCAAGCATGCCTGAGTTAATGTGTTACTCCAATATTACTTGTATATATTTTGGTAGGAGTGGAGAGATTCGAACTCTCAAGCCGCGGCGTCTGATCTTAAATCAGATGTGTTTACCAATTTCACCACACTCCCATTCAATGTTATAACAACTAACTGAAGAAAGTAATTTTTATGAGCCCACCCGGAATCGAACTAAGACTCAAGCCATTATGAGTGGCACGCTTTACTGTTGAGCTATAGGCTCATAAAAATTATTTTTACGTGTATAGTAATATTTCTTTACAAATTATTATAAACTTTTAGGGTGGGCATATCTGTCACTTTTTAATAATTATAAAAATAAAATAAAAGAGCCCGCTACTTTAACCCTTAAGCTACAAGCGCATCGATGGCCTGCCTGGAGGGATTCGAACCCCCGGCCGACGGCTTAGAAGGCCGTTGCTCTTCCGGCTGAGCTACAGGCAGATTACTGTTTGGCACGAGCGCGGGGTCGACGACTGGCTGCGGCGGGATCGACGGGTTGAACCTTTGCTTTGTTACGTGCGGGTCTTTTGTTGGTGGAAGTCTGAGTCCCGACGTCAGCCAAAATCTCTGCAGCAGGTTCCGCTACAACTTCTACCTCAGGTTCCGGCATGGCCGGTTGTGAGGTTGCATCAGCCACGACCGAGACTTGGTCAATCAATTCCGGAAAATCCTTAATCTTATTGTGTCTGGATTTGGTATATGCCACGTAAAAAATTATCGCGGCAACAACGATAGTGATTGCAATTAACATTAGTGTACTCCTGTAAACTAGTATTTAATTCTCAGCATCTCAGGACTGTGATCTAGCACAAGTTTACCGTCGGTATGCTGATAAAAATATGCATCAGGATCGGTCACAGTGACAGACAGGTCGGAATGTGCGAGATCAAAGTCAACAAAATCACCAATCTCGTTGTAGATTGGTAGCACAACGTCGTCGGTAACCGTGCGTACAAGAACGCCCCGAGCACCTTGTGCTGGATAACAATTCATGCATCTACTCCTTGGTCTGGATGCGGGTAGTGGAATCGAACCACTCTGTAAGGTTTATGAGACCTTCGGCCAACCACTGGCCCAACCCGCGATTGATCTGGTGCCCTGGGCGGGACTCGAACCCACAAAATTCGGATTTTGAATCCGACACGTATACCAATTCCATCACCTGGGCTGACTTTTCTTTTATTATACTGGTTGTTGATTGTTTTAACAATGAGTTTGGATCTATTTTTTTACAAAACCATTGCGCTGATCTAGATCATGCCCTCACGCGAAACTATCTTTTAAACTGTTGATATTTCTTAATTGTCGGGTCGTGCCCATGACGATATTGATCAATCAGTTCCTGATAGTTAAGGATGAGATGCTCGGGACGATTTTTCATTTTTTTTTGATTGCCAGTTGATTTTGGACAGTGACACTGGCATCGGCAAATCAAGTGATCCCGAGACAACCGTTGCCGGGGACGAAATCAATTCGTCAAAATCAATTGTAACTAACTTTTTGTATTTGTCTGGTTTGACAACACGGCGGTTGAAACGCTTTTTCCACTCTTGGCAGAAATGTATATGATCCCAAAAATCGTCAGGGCGGACATCAAATGCGTTGCCTGGATCCGGAGAATCACGGTATTCGTCCTGGTAAAAAACCCCGGTGTGTCTCGCAGTCAGATGACTCACAGCACAATCAAACTTGTTGCGTCTCTGAGAATGTATCACCACGGTGTTGTTTTTTTCTTGGTCAGTGAGACCAACATAGGATTTTATTTCATGACTATGCATGACCCAGGGAGACTCAAGGCACTGATCTGCCAATGGCAGATCAGTTTTACCATCATGTATTTTTTTATCGGCTGCATAAAAGTATGAGTGGTGGCCAGGACACAGTTGCTTGAGGATGTCAAAGATCAGGAGACTACCGGTGCGTCCGTGTCCTAGTACGAGATAGTTTTGATTGATATCCGGGCAATGCACAGCGTCGAGTGTGTTCATGTACTGCGCTTTGTTGTGTTTGGACTTATAGTGACAAAGATATGAGCCCAACACAGTGTGGCGCAATGGAGTTTTGTAAGATTTTTTTAGTTCAGCGCAGAGGTCCAGCACAGTTGCAGCAACAGTGGTCAGTGCTGCACCATATACATCATTGTCATAGAATCTACGTAGATCGGCGCAGTCGCGATGGAGATATCTTCGTTGATACTCATCGACAAACTCTTGAAATTTTTCATGACGCCGATTGATCGCAAAGAATCCAGTTTCAGGAACCAACCAGGGTCCTGATCTGCCGCGCCCGTCGGTCTCGTAAGTCACACCGAGATGGGTGCTCAATACTGAATCAGGCATGATACTTTGCAAGAATTCCAGACACATAGTCTGTGTGGTGATCACATCGGCATCGATCCAGATCACACGATCTGCAGTGGAATTTTGAGCTGCATGCATGAATGACCAGGCCTTTTTTGCAAAGATTTTGACACGCGATTTCAACAGAGGATCCTGTTGGAACTGCCAGTATCGGTCATCAAACCGATCAAAGTCAACGGTGGGTGTGCGATCATTGGCGGGAATCTTGCACTGTTCTACGTAACAGGTAAGACGCAGTGTCTGCGGCCAATGTTGTAGCCAGGATCGCACAGCATCACGGCCAATGACATCGTAGAAGTGTTGGTTAAAACTGGTAATAACTTCAATCTTCATCTTCGGTCCAATCCAGCGAGTCGGGCTCGATGTAGTTTCTCATGTGCTGCCAGCAGCGTCCGGTAATCAGATCCTCGTGACTCCAGTGGCACTGTGCCAGACCGTGTACCCATTCGTCTCGATCGGGCAATCTGGGATTCTCCATGCATGCAAAATCTAGATTGGACACTGCTGCAGCCTGGCTGCGCTGCGGGTCGGTCACAAAAACCGGAATTCCTTCGATTGCTGCGGCCACGGCTGGGCTGGAATTGTGATTAACCACGGCCCAGCAGTCAACAAGGTCTTCCAGCAACAACCTGCCCGGCGCACTCATGGTAACGTTTTTCAGTCTTTTGTTGCGGACACGGTCCAGTATCGTGTCACAGTAAATACGAGCTCGACGGTCTCCGGGGTGTGGGCGGATCACTATGGGTCTGTTGCTAGATTCTCGCACAGTGCGTATGGTTTCTAGAACCCAATCCACGACCTTGAAATCTCCCATGCTCCATCCTCCGTCTCTCTGCAAGCACAACAACACATGGTTACCACTGTTTCTCCACGCACGCAATTCTAATCCAATGTGTTCTTTGATTTGACGCCACCGATCGACATTGGGACGGTCGTTGCAATATTGCCCAGTATCAGGAAACACTCCGTCGAAACTGTATCTTAGATAATAGTGGGGATTATCGGGGTTACGATACAAAAACAAACTGCTGTCAGCGATAATGACATGGTTTCCGCGGCGTTTTTGTTCTTCATAGATTTCTCGACGCAGTCGAAGATGCGGAGCAGATTTGCTACTGTCGTGCACCCAGCCCAGAATCACGGCCACATCACAGGGTTCATATTGAGCAGACACGCTGATCATGCCACGATCACCGCAGCGATTTACTCCTTGAGCAAATTTGATCAAGGTTTGGTATTTGAGACTTTTCTTCTCGGGGTTGTGTAGAGCCTTGCTGGGCAAGGTGCTGATAAAACTCATGACTATCATGGCATGCTGTCCAATATGGTCTTGAGGTACTGCCATGCTAGGCCGGATCTTATCTCGTCTTCACTCCATTGACACCCGGCCAGTTGTCGTAGCCAACTGTGTACAGTTTGATTGTTGGCGCGCACTGGTTTTTCTATGTCTGACAAGGACTGAGAACTAATGCCCCAGGCAAAGTTGCCCGGGTCGCAGGTCACAGTGGGAACCCCGGCCAGCACACTGTCAATGGCCAGCCCGCTGGTATAGGTCACGGTACACCAGGCTCCTTCGAGATCCTGCTGCCACGGCACAAAATATCCATCACTGAACTTGATATTACTCACCCCAGACAGTGCCAATTTTGCTGCCACGACTTCGTGATCAGCAAAGGCACGATTGCTACACAGTGGATGATTTCTTATGGTAATGGAACGTTGGCTGTGGCGGCGTATCTCTATCACGGCGTGATATGCCCAGTCATTGATATCTTGACCTCTGAGACTGGCATCACCGGGCAGTTGCAGCACCAATACCACATGCCCGTCGGGGTTGCGTTGCCAGCCGGCCCACTTCACGTCCCACTTGGCCAACCTACGGTCTGCCTCGGCAACGGTCAGCACGGGCCATTCCGCAGCGGCATTGAGAAATCCATTGACGCCGATTCTCCAATGATCGTTTGAGCCGTGTGTGCGCCGATTGATCAACGGTGTTTCGATGACTACAAATCTCTTGGCCTGTGTGGCCACACTGTTTCGCGTTACATGCGATCCTTTGTCTCTAGGCTTCCAACTACCAAAAATAACAGCTACATCGCATTCAGTATAAAAATCATCGTAGACATATTCCAACGATTTGTCCTCTAGACAATGGCTCCATCGCCCAATGCGAGAAAAGTGGTCAAACACTGCGATCTTTCCGTGCTCTCGTTCCCAGTGCAGACGAATGCCTTGACCGAACGCTGTCAACAGATTTTTTTCTGCGGCAGTTGATCCGGACAACATGTAGATTTTAGTTTTCATTCAGTATCCTATAGGCAGTGCCATCGGCCAGCTCGGTGTTGTGAAATTGGCCGTAGGACAGATGACACAACCATGCATATAATTTATCTGTGTCGGGCCAAGGTGGCGATTCAACTTGCTCTAGACAGGTTCCAGCCACCGGGCTGGCAGCATGCGTCGGAGCCAGCACTATGGCAGGAACTCCTGCGAGTATGCTTTCCACGGCAGCGTTGGAATTAAAGGTCACCAGGACATGCACATCATCCTGCAGCATACAATTCAGCGGATCTTGTTGTGTGCGTTGTTGGCGGCTAGATGCACGTTCGCGTATTAACACAGGACGATCGGTGAGACTCTGCAGTTGATTCACTGTGTTTCGAATCCAGGTTGCCTGATCGATACCATAAAATCTACAGGGTTTTTGGTCTGGACAGGCCAGGACAATGCGCCGACCGTACCTACGCGGCTGCGGTTGGATGCCTAGTCTCTGCCAGCGATCTGCGGGACGATCAATGATGTCCTGATGTTGTAGATCGTTTGGCACGATCCTGTGCCATGTTTTCCAGCCCTGAGGGTTACGCGGCCCGGGCAGATTGCCCAGATATCCAGAGTCCATGTAGTAAAAATCACGACCATCCTGCCAACACCTCTGCATGATTTTGTGTTTGAGTATGCCTCTTAATACTATGGGACGACCACTGGCACAGTAGTCAAAATCACTGGTATTGACGATGACACCGCCACTGCCTTGAGCAAATGCGTTGACATACTGATCCTGCTTGTGTTTGCTGAGAAAAATCCAATCAGTCACGGCAATTGATGCTGTTGACAGTATTCGGTCAAGATACGCTCGCGATGCCACTCGTCGCCCTGCGGAGTAGTTGCAAACTCGTGGAAACTGGGAGTGCCCAGGGTATAGTGCAGCAATTTGGCATCGGGATTGGCGCCATATTCGTCGGACAGCCAGTTCCACTCTGGGGGCAATTCACCGATTCGGGTATCATCCAGCCAGGCAAATCGATGCAGATGAGAACCGGTGGACTGTTGTACATATTCAGGTGTGAGTTTTCGATTGGGAAAACTGTTGCAATTCCATAAGATCACGCTGGACCAATTTTTACGAGGGTAATCTTCGTTGCGACTACCGAGATATTTTTCAGTCATGCGTGTTTTGTAATCATGCTTGACTACTACCACATCCTTGGAAACATCCCGGAGATTCCACAGTTTTACTATGTCGTCGCGCAGGATCATGTCGCCGTCGATAAATATGGCCCAGCCGATGTAGCGCATGAGATGCGGAACCAAGAACCGTGTATAGATAAAATGGTTGGACCCGTCGGTGTGGGTTTCGTCGTAGTCTTGGAACAGGTTCAGAGCCACTGGGATCAAGGCCACTGGCTGCGAGGCATAGCGTATGATGGAGTTGGCGCACACATGGTAGGCAATGGCTTCTCTGGGATCGTAGCCAATGAATATGGGTAGGGGAATCAAGTACGTCTCTCTATGTCTTCTTCCACACAATTGGTACCGTACTGGATTTCAATAAGTTTCAACGGTTGATCAGTTTCATTGACCAATTGGTGCCACTGGGCACGAGAAATGTGTACGTGTTGGTGGGCCTGGTAGATCCCCAGTATTTCAGCATCGGTTGACCGATTGATAGTATACACCGTGGCAGTACCCTGGGCCACGAACCAATGTTCGGAGCGATCTCGATGGCGTTGCATGCTGAGCCGCTGGCCGGGGTCCACTATCAATTCTTTGAGCTTGACCTCGGCCTCATATTCGTACAGCACACGGTAGTATCCCCAGGTCCGTTGAGTTTTGGGTGCTTTCCATTCTTCCAGTATCCAGGATGATGAGTTGGCTTTGTGAGCTCCGCCCACGCCAAATTGGAATTCCAGTCCAGGGTCCTGCAGGTCCATCTCGGGTATGTTCACAGCAGTTCGATCACCGCCATTGGCGAAAACAATGCGATCTCCTGGATAACTGTCTCGCACCTTGCGTATAGCATCGCGTGCCGATCCATCGGAATCATCAAAGGTAATCACAAAGTCCACGCCTACTATGGATCGGACCACAGTACAACGTTCGAATTCAGGCATGAATGCTCGGCCTTTTTTGCGAGACAGCCAAGCGTCTGAGTTCACACCCACTACCAGCACATCGCCTAGTTTTCGTGCTGCATTGATATAAGCGATGTGCCCTGAGTGCACAGGATCAAATCCACCAGTGATTAAAACTATGGTCTTGTTCATACAAATATTTATCGGAGCAGATAATGGTAAATATAAAGTCATGGAACACTTTTTTCACAATATAACAGGATTCATGTCTCATCGCAACACCGTGATGTTCGATCTGGTCATAGAAAACTTTCCCGTCGGCGGTACCTGGGTCGAACTGGGATCGTGGACTGGCAAATCAGCCGCATATTGTGCGGTTGAATTGATCCGTGCCAACAAACTGGGACCGTGCTGGATTGTGGTCAAACCCGAGTGTCTGTGATGTCCTGGCAACAGCAGTTTGAAATCCAATATGCATCGTTGCTAGACATACGGACCAGTGGTATCAAGCGAGGGCTAATAGAAGGGCACTGCCACCGGGCTCGGGGGTTTGGGTTGATATTTGAGTTGTTGTTGGCCAAACGCAGTGGGCCGTTTGATATCATCGAAACAGGAACCCTGCGCAATCCCGGTAACTGGAAAGACGGGCAAAGTTCTCGATTGTTTGCGGAGTTTACCCTGGCCCACGGCGGTCGCGTGCGATCGGTAGACATTGATCCGGTGGCTGTGAGCACAGCCGAGGCAGCGTTGAACCATGGTCATGTGTCTGTAACCTGCAGTGACAGTGTGAGCTGGTTGAGCAGTCTCACGGACCTGGGCCAGGTAGATCTGTTTTATCTCGACAGCTGGGATGTGAAATGGAAAAACGACCAACCCAGTGCCCAGCACCATTTCAAAGAATTCCAGATCATCGAACCCTATCTGTCAACCGGTACCGTGGTGGCCATTGACGACAACAGCAGATTTGCCTCCAACCAACGAAGAATTGGCAAGGGTCGCATGATCGTGGAATATCTTGAACAAAAAAACATTGTGCCCATCTATGATGCCTATCAGATCATCTACCAGTTTTGAGTCACTGGTGTTCAGACAAATTATTTAGAAATCCATGATCATAGACACCACACTTTTCAACGACGAGTTTGACATGCTGGACATACGTCTGGCGCTCACGGAATCCTGGGCAGATCGCTGGATCATATGCGAAGGCAACCGCACGTTGAGCGGTCACCCCAAGCCTTATCACCTATCGGACAACCTAACAAGATATGATCGATACATTGATCGCATGCACATAGTGAAGTTAGACATACCCGAATCTTGGACCAATTGGGACATAGAAAACGGTCAGCGTGCAGCAATTCGTGATGCCTATCATGACAGTGCAGACGACGACGTGATCATGCACAGTGATCTCGATGAAATACTCAACCCCGACAGGGTGCCCCAAATCCTGGCATACCTTGATCAACACGACCAACCGGTGAGCTGTGTGTTGGACTTCTATCTCTACAGATTTGATCAGCGAGTGGATCGTGGGTGGAAAGGCACAGTAGTGGCCAAAAAACGTCATTTCCGAGATCCTGCTGCTCTGTACAAAGGGTTTGATGCTGGGGTAGGACGGGCACGCAAACGCAAAAATCGTGATCATTGTGTGGCATTCCCTCATCGTGCAGGATGGCATTGGGGATGGATGGGCGACGACCAACGCATTTTAAACAAGGTACGCAGTTGTATTGAAACACAGTTTCGAGACGCCGACACCATGCTAGCGGATTTCAAGCGTGGGGACACAACAGCCGCGATCAATTACAAGTGTCGCACATACCATGTAACCGATCCAGGATATCCCGACTCAGTCATGCAGATACTCAGGCAATATCCGTATTGGACGATCCATGCACAAGCAGACCATTAGGGCAGCCAAGGCTCAGTATCGACAGCAAAAACATAGTGGGGCCGTACCTGATGTGGTGGATTGTGGCTGTGTGATACATGGAACCACCTATGACTGGATCTATGTGGAACGTCTGTACAACATGATTACGCGACACATGCCGCGACCGATACGTTTTCATGTCTGGACCGAGCACGATCGATCAGTGCCGCCTCACATGATCAAGCATTGTTTAGACCCTTGGGCAGAAATCAGTGGACCAAAACGTGCCTGGTGGTACAAGATGCAGATGTTTGATCCTCGACATCATGCCGGGGACCTTTTGTATTTTGACCTGGATGTGGTTATAGTTGCTGATCTTAGCTGGGCAGTATCCGAATCCACTGATCGATTCTGCACTCTGCGAGATTTTCGATATCTACAGCGAAAAACACATGTGGGAATCAATTCCAGCATGATGTGGTGGAATGTTCAGCGGTTTGACTATCTTTGGAATCAGTTCTGTCAGATTCCGGTACAACAAACAATCGCTCGGTATCCCGGAGATCAAGATTTTTTGACAGCGAATATTGCACTTGGTGATGTACACTATTACGACAGCGATCGAGTGCGTAGTTGGCGGTGGGAATGTCACGACGGCGGGTGGAATTTTGCCAAACGACAGCATCTGACTCCCGGGTCGGGAACTCATATCCCCACAGGAACCAGTGTCATGGTATTTCACGGTCATCCCAAACCACACGCTATTGCAGACGTAACAGTAAAAACTCATTGGCAGTGATAAATACTTGTATTACAAGGAGCATGAGCATGCGTTCGATGAAAATTTTTGGTGAAGCCCAAGGCAGCAATGTAGTCGTTACAATCAACCTGGATGGTATCCAGGTTTTCAGCGGCACAGTTCTCAGTAAGCCTGAGTTTTCGGAAAGAACCGTGGAAAACTTAGGCACTGATTGGCTTTTAGCTCAATTTGACTTTCCGTTAACTACGCACGGCACTGTGCCCTTGTCTCTACACGTGTCTGGCGGCGACATTATATATACTCAGACACGATGTAACTACGCAGTACCTACTATTTCCTTCGTCAAGGTGTCCCCAGATGCTCAGTGGCCAAATGGTCGTCCAGAGTCTGATTCAGAAATTCTAGCAGATGCAGAATCGTTGACACGTGAACAATGGCGGGCCAAGTATGGTCAGCGCCGTAGAGAATGCTTGATTGTTGCCAGTAGCCCCAAGGAGGATTCGTGGGATGATGCCAATGGTCCTAGTAATTCAGCCAATGACGACGGAAGACAAAACGTGACCATTAACGGAGTGCCGCAACAACTGGATGCAGCAATGCGCGCCCAGCGGGGACTATTGGGAGATCATGCCTATAAACTGTACGACGGTGAAACTTTTAATTGCGATTTGGTCATCACCGCTCCAGTGATCAATTGACCGTCAACAGTTAATACTGTAAACTTTAACTACTTTGAATATAACTGATTTGACCAGTTTAGACTGGTGGTTAAGGTGGACAGCCTGTGTGATTACATTGGCCGGTGCCACGGCCACGTCTCTGGGTGCAGACCCGCTCAACATCTATCTATTGAATGTTGGCTGTGCAATCTATGTGGTCTGGAGTATTCGCATCCGAGAATGGAGCTTGGTCACGATCAATCTAGGATTGATGGGTATATACGTGACTGGCACCTTGATTAGATTGTTGGGTTGACCAACAATCTCAGCTTCGCTAAAATACACACTGTTACCTAACACAGAATCTTGACGTGAAAAAGAAACCCAATACTGTTGCTTTCGTTGTTCCTGAAACCGACGAACACGCCATGGCTCGTATACGTGAGAGGTTTGAAATCCTGCATTCCATGACCAAAGCTGCGATCTCGGGCAATATTCGTGCTATCATCGTGTCCGGGCCTCCGGGCGTGGGTAAAAGTTTTGGTGTCGAGGTCGAAGTGGAAAAGGCCTGCTTGTTTGATCAGCTTTCGGGCAAACGTCTGCGCTGCGAAGTGATCAAGGGGTCTGCTACTCCCATTGGTCTCTATCAAGCTCTCTACAAGTATTCGGACCGTAACGCCATGGTGGTGTTTGATGACTGTGATTCTATCCTCCTGGACGATGTGGCCTTGAACCTTCTCAAGGGTGCACTGGACTCGGGCAAAAAACGTACTATTTCTTGGTTGGGCGAAAGCCATACCCTACGCCGAGAAGGTATCCCGGATCGCTTCGAATTCAAAGGGTCGGTAATCTTCATTACCAATCTCAAGTTTGATCGTGTACGCAGTCAAAAACTGCGCGATCACCTTGATGCTCTGCAAAGCCGTTGCCATTATCTTGATTTGACTCTTGATAGTCAACGAGACAAACTGCTACGTATACGCCAGATTGCAGAGGACGGCGAACTGTTCAAGGACTACGAGTTTGACACTGCAGCCCAGAACGAAATCATAGACTTTATGACAGTGAATCAGGAACGTGTGCGCGAATTGAGCTTGCGCATGGCACTCAAGATCGCTGACCTTAGAAAAAGTTTCCCGCAAAACTGGCAGCGCATGGCGGAAACTACCTGCATGAAACACACTTGATTTTAGTTACGCGGGCAACCAGTCTATTTGCCTGCAGAGGTTCAAATTGATTTGATTGAAAAAACTGAGTTGTTACGGTGTTGGATCGGACCTTGCTCCAACGCCTCAACTGCTTCGAGCAAACTCCGCTTGATCGTGCCTAACCGATACGCACTACGGGTAATAGGCCAATTATAGCGCATGGCCTCCTTGTGTAACTCGATACGCCGCCGCATCCGTTCACCGATTGTGAGATCTGGATTTCCTGGATTGTACCATAGATAAGATTTATCATTGATAAAAGTTAGTCCTAAGTTGGAAACCTGCTGGCCAATTGGACTGTGTTCTAATATTGTCAATGTTGAACCGAGTTCGATACCGCTGATAGTACCACTGGCTACGTATTTTTGCCACCGTTGAAACAACATCATGGTATCGGTATGATCCTCCAATGTCTCTGTAACCCAACCGGTAAGCATGAGCAAGCGACATTGTATACCGTATTTTTTAAACATTTCGAGGAACCATTCTGCATCCTCGGTAGTATGTTTTTTATTCATGTCAAACCGCACTCGGTCACTGCCAGTTTCTAACCCAACAATTAGATAGGTTACCCCGGCTGCAGCCATCTTCTCTATGTGTTGCTCTGTGACTGTGGCACGTGGGCGAAAAATATATTGCCCACGCCATTTGAAATCAGCCATGGGATTTCTACTTTGGTAATCTATCAGCTTGTCGCAAAGTTCGTTGAGCATCTTCATGCTACCATTGATTAGACTGTCGGTGAAAAAAAAGTCACGTATTCCATGCCTTTGGTATTGAGTTATCATCTCCTCGGCCACGTGTTGTGCGCTACGATATCGATATTTTTTCCATAGGTACCCGATATCACAGTAGCCGCAATTACGAACACAGCCGCGGCTGGCAGTGATAAACAAATCGGGACGGCTAGTCAAGTAGGGGTATTGTTCAAGCGGTAGACCCCGGTAGTCGGGTATCACACAGTGTTGGTCAAGGTCATCCACTTGTTGGAAATCAAAGTTGTTGATACCGGGTCCAGACCTTGCACCCTGTAGGAATCGACGAAAAGTAATCTCACCTTCGCCGATGAGAAAATGGTCCGCTTTTTTTTCAGACACTTGTTTTTGTACCCAAGATTCCGACGCCAACCCTTGACCGCCCAGCAGCACTTCGCACTGGCTTTGACGTTTTACGCTGCTGCAGAACAATTCACAGATATGGCAACTCCACGTGCTTAAAAGACTCAATGAAAAGATGGTGTCAGGGGTTTGTGCCAAAATATTGCTGACAGTAGCGTCAATTAGCCTAACCAAACGGTCGAGGCACTCGGGGTCAATTTCTCCGGTAATACAAAAAGTATCGATCTTTTCAAAATCTTGAGGCAATTCCTGCCATATAACCAAACTGAAATCTAGGCATCGGTATTTGACCTGTTCTTGATTACATATCTCGCTGAGTATTGCGAGACTAAGAGGCGGCCGGTGTATTTCGAATCGCGGAAGGTTTATCAATGAGATGTGCATTTTGGATCAGAATGTTTTCAATTTCTTCTATCTCTAATAGGTCCTGCGAATAATCAAACAGGTTGCCAAAGCTGGTTTCTACTACCAGATCAAAAGTGGGTTTGTTTCTTTCTTTTGGGGCCACGAAAGTTTTAATAATCCAATTGTACACCGGAGACTCAAATGCAATCGAAATGACGCCGTTGTGGCCCATGTAATCGGTACTAATGGTTTCTTGACCAACTTTCATGGGAAAGTTTTTAAATAGGTAATCGATGAGATCTACCTCGTCCAGGCAGATGTGATTGATTTTTACAGCGCGGTCCTGCGTGATTTGACCATCCTCGACCAGCGTATCCCAACGTCCGTTTTCGCCGAAGGACTTTCCGTAATGTTCAATTTCCAACGTGTTCAGAGCATTCAACGGCATTGAAAACTCGATACTGATATTGTCTATCACACTACCGTCAAAATAAATAGTTTCATTGCCCCGAACCCGGAGAGTGGGCCATTCATTACACCATGATCCTGACAAATTTAGTTGAACAAAAGAGGTATGCATGACTCAGGTACTTATCACGCTTACCAACGGAATAGATAATTATGATTTACGGTTTGATCTTCTGCCCATTGGCATCGCCGACCGTTGGCTCAAACATCTCCAATATTTTATTGATGCCGGGCAACCATGGGATGATTCCTTAAGATTTTACAATTTTCCGCACGGTCGTTATGGTCACAAAGAAACAATCCAGCATTTAAAACATCTCGTGGCGACAATCCGAGATTATTCGCCCGATATCATAGACCGCGACATAGGTGAAACTCTCAGCCGAGATGACCTTAATTACCTGCACCATATCTTTGAACGGTATCATGGATTGTATGATCAGCAAGACAACAATGAATTTTTTCGTAATGCCCCTGTGCCGGTACAAGTAGCCTTGGGAGACCTTAACATCTGGATACATCGGTATGAAACGCTGGGGGGGATTCCAAGATTTGTAGCCACCTGGAAACACAAACCCTATCGCGATGAACTGCTGCCAGAGGATTATCAGCATTTTTCTTTACACGAAGAATGGGGAGATCTTAGATTAAATTACTGTGAAATTGGAAAAAACTTATACGACCTCTGGCACGACGACGACCAATGGATAAGCGAAGATGCTTTTGTTCCTCAGCGTCATTATTGTTTTGATTTTACGGTGAGATTCACTGACCAGTCTTTTCAACAGCATTCCGAGGTTGAACAAAGAATCTGGAAGTATTTTGCTCAACATAGGGAGTTTTTCGCCAAGCTGGGATATGAAAAACCCACCAAACGTCTCAGTCTAGGTGGAATTACTATAGCTAAACTTGATCAATCTGCAGAACAAGATGAGATATTCCGGCAGATTTCTCAACACCAGTGTCTTAAAACAATCCAAATTGATCGTGCCTAAAAGGAAATCATGTTAAGCTTCAGTACATGAAAAAAGCTCAACTGATTATCCGCGACGAAGTCAACATCAAATTAGAAGGTCTGGACCTTGATACGCGTCGTCGGTTGGTCAATCGATTCAAATATGATGTGCCATATGCCCGCTATTTGCCCGCAGTGCGGTTAGGACGCTGGGATGGCAAGGTAGCCTATTTTCAATTGGGCGGCAGTACCTACGTAAATCTCTTGCCCGACATACTGCCCATATTGGAAGAGGATGGGTACGACATAGAACTAGACGACCAACGAAACTACCGCACTACTTTTGAATTTAACTCAGTAGTTGAAACCACATACCAAGACCGGACATGGCCCAAGGGACACCCTGCCGCAGGTCAGGCCATATTACTACGCGATTATCAGATTGAAATCATCAACAACTTTCTGGCTAACCCGCAGTGTGTGCAGGAAGTGGCCACAGGTGCAGGCAAAACCATCATGACCGCTGCGCTAAGTGATGCCGCAGGGCAGTACGGACGTAGCATCGTGATCGTTCCTAACAAAAGTCTGGTCACGCAGACCGAGGTAGATTATCGTAATCTTGGCCTTGACGTAGGAGTGTTTTTTGGTGACCGCAAAGAGTTTGGACATCAACATACCATCTGCACCTGGCAGAGTCTCAATGTGTTGCTGAAAAACACACGCAATCAGACTGCACTTATTACCATACAAGAATTTTTAGAAAACGTGATCTGTGTGATCGTGGACGAAGTGCACATGGCCAAGGCCGACGCGCTCAAAAGCCTGCTCACCGGGGTGATGAGTCAAGTGCCCATGCGTTGGGGACTCACAGGCACCATACCCAAAGAAGCATTTGAGAGTCAGTCATTGTTGGTAAGTCTGGGGCCAGTGGTGTCCAGGTTGGCCGCTGCCGAACTGCAGGGTCGCGGAGTGTTGGCACAGTGTCATGTCAATGTCGTGCAACTGGTGGATTCCGTTGAATTTTCCAACTATCAAAGCGAACTCAAGTATCTGCTCGAAGAACCCGGCCGACTCGACGCCATTGCTGATTTGGTCAACAAGGTCAAGAACACAGGCAATACCCTGATCTTGGTAGATCGAATCGCCGCCGGCGAAGCTCTGGTAAGTAAATTACCGAACGCAGTATTCATATCAGGGTCTACAAAATCAGCCGAAAGACGAGATCACTATGACGAAGTTTCAGAGGCTAGCGACAAAATTATCGTCGCTACATATGGGGTTGCTGCTGTTGGTATCAATATTCCTCGTATTTTTAATCTTGTGCTCGTGGAGCCTGGCAAGAGTTTTGTCCGAGTTATTCAGTCGATTGGCCGCGGTATTCGAAAAGCCGAAGACAAGGACCACGTGGAGATCTGGGATATAACCTCCACGTGTAGGTTCGCCAAACGACATTTGACCAAGCGCAAGGCCTACTATCGCGACGCACAATATCCATTTTCACAGGAAAGGCTAGAATGGAGATGACCTACTGTTGTGTTATCGGCAACGTTCTTGTAAAATAACAACATGCGAATATTGACACTAGAAAATCAGTTTTACGATTTAGATCACTTGCCGGATGAAATCGATGACATGCGATTTGCGATCCTGGACAATTCCAATCCCACAGAACCTGACTATTATTTCATACCTCTGATCTTTCTCGAGAGTTTCAATGCACCTGCATTGGTTCTCAGAATAGGCGAAGCCGTAGTACGTATGCCCATGGATTGGCAGGTCTTGATCGGCGACGCCGATGTGGGGGACCTTGAAGCACTGCCATTGACCTCGATCAATGATCGTGGCTTCAACGTATTTCAGTTTAACCCGCTGACTTCATTTCGCCCCAGTTTCTTAGACATTGAGATAGTGGATGTGTATCACGAAGTAAATTGGTACGCGCCCAAACTCAAAAATGGTCAACTGCTGGCAGTGCCCATTACCAACCACTTTAACCCCGAATGTATCTACTTTGTAAAAGATATTTCTCGCACCTGTGAAATTGTAGACTATCGTAAAGCATGGTAGTTTATTCAGATTGGCCCCGACTCGGCATAAACTTTGATAACACACATGCTGTGTTTGTGGTGTATCCCTGGGGAGCAGGTGGCAAGTTTGTGATCAATTGTCTAGCAGTGAGTGCACGAGCAGTGCTACAGGATGACTCTCTAGCAAGGCAACAGTTTTTTAATGATCTAACGCCCCAACAAAAACAAAATCTAGTGCTCACAAGGTTGGCAGCTGAACATGGTCGCTGGCAAGACCTACACCTTGGCACCGTCAATCTAACCGGGATAAAAGAGCACACCTATGTAAGACTAAGACCACACACAGCTCAATATTGGCCTTGGATCGAATGCATGCACGAGCTGTCTAGATCTACTCTGGTTTGGTTCATGGACTTTCATGATGCTGGTCATCTAGAGGCTGCGCTAAGAGTCTGGCATCAAGCCCGGGTGGTCAGATTTGTCAATACAGATCAATTCCTTGAGTTTCGGGGAGTAAGACACAATCAGCAAGAATTCGATGTATTTTGGCAAACGGTTCGCGATCCCAGTTGGCCGATGTCAGCCCCTACCACTTGGCAAGAGTTTAGTAACCTAGATCCAAACATACAAAAAGAACTGTTATTTGTGAGGCACGGTGATATATTTCGATATATCATGCATCCTGCCGCAGACAGGTGTTACCGACAGAATGAAAAACAGCATCTGGACCAGGTGTGCACAAATCGAGAAGTGTTTGAATTTGATGCAGAATGTTTGTTGAATGCTGACCGATGTCTAGATACCATGCGATCTCTGTATCAGTGGATTGATCTGCATGATTTTGACAAAGACTTTATAGAATGTTATCATAAGCAATGGCTAGAAAAAATACAAGCAGTTCCGTTGTAAAACCACGTGAGCCGACGAGCGATAAACTCAACATTGGCAACGAAATGCGCTGTCTTGATCTCAAAGATCGTGGTTTCTATGACAGCCTTAGTGATGAAGAACGTCAAAAGTTTTCTCCATATCTCATGATACGCTGGGGCAGCTCCGTCGAGGGTTCCCGAGAGTTACAGGAATTCTATGTGATTGCCACTAACGAAAGATTGAATCAACATTTTTTTGCAGTCAACACAGCACGGCACAAAAAACTTCAGTGGCTCATGGCCACTTCGGTCAGCCCAAACCTGGGCGTCCATCGTCACTCCTGGATTGCACCAAAAAAACGAGACCGCACCGATTCTGCCAAGCGGAAACAACTGCGCGAACTGTTTCCCAATCGTCGCGATGATGAAATTGATCTGCTGAATGAAATCGTGACACAACAGGAAATCAACGACTATGTTAAAAAACATGGAAACAGCGATTAAATTTCGTTGTGATCATTGTCGTAAAGAATTCTCTCGAGAAAACAGCCTGGCAGTGCACATGTGTGAGCCCAAGCGGCGGCGGCATGAACAAGGCGAGCGCGGGGTACAGCTGGGGTTCCAGGCCTTTTTGCAGTTTTATCAGATGTCACAGGGATCTAATCGCCTAAGGACCTTTGACGATTTCGCGGATTCGCCGTATTATCGAGCATTTGTGAAATGGGGTCGATATTGTGTGGATACCCGCGCTGTGGCTCCTGCACAATTTCTGACCTGGCTATTAAAGAACAACAAAAAAGTCGATCGCTGGGCCAGCGATACAGCATATACAGAATATCTAGTCACGCATCTGCGACAAGAATCTGCTGAGGAGGCACTAGCACGTACACTGGAATGGGCCATTGATTGGGCCGAACGAAATCAGGCCGCTGCCGAGCATTGCCTGCGATACGGAAATGTTCATACACTGTGTCATGCTGTGGTTTCGGGTCGTATTTCACCCTGGGTGATATACAACTGCAAGTCAGGTCAGCAGTTTCTGGAAAATTTAACAGCAGATCAACTTGCCATGATATGGCCCTATATCGAATCGGACAGTTGGAAAAAAAAGTTTCACGACTATCTATCCGACCAAGAGAGAATCAAAGACCTACTAGAAAAAGCAGGATGGTAACGTGAAAATTCTTATTAATAATCCTCGACCGTCAATCGGAATCCAGTTATTTGATGCATGGAACGCCTATGAGCAATCTCGGGCAAGCTACAAGAATAACAATCAATATACATTTTTAACTGACACAGCATTTAAGTTCAATAAAGAAGATTACAATCTCAGCGTTTTATTCGAAAAAAACAGTAAAACACTATCGATCACGGACGCGCAAATACAACAGTATGATATCGTATTGATCTGTAACAGAGGTGAACCACTTAGCGTGTCCAGCCCGGCACTAAAATATCTACTACAACATAACAATGTATTTTTAATTGCCAACAGTTATCTGTCTGACGAGGTTGAAATCAAAAACAAAGTCATCTGGTTTCCTGACGAAATAATGACCTGCAGAGACTACTGGACCAGACATTTCTATCCACAATACTATGATTTGTGTAAACAACGCACAGATGAAAAGACAAATTCTTTGTTCTATATCAATGGTGCCAATCGCACTGTGCGACAATTGTTTATGGATTACCTAGCACAGTTGAATTTAGATATCACTATAAAAAACAGTGTGACCGAGCAGATATGTGAAATAGGAGAATCTTGTTGGGAATCATCGGAAGATACCAAATTCCGAACATGGGTCAATCAGAAATACTCACATTCATTGATCGAGGATTTCGCCAACACCTACTACGACCAGTCCGTTTCTGTGGGCATCGACGATCGCTTTGGAAAAATACCTCCGGGTCATTTTCATTTGCCCTTGTATTTTCAACATGCCTGTGTAATATTTCCCGAAACAAGCTGGCAAAACAATGAATTATCGATCACAGAAAAGGCATTAAAATGTTTTTATGCCGAAACTCTACCACTGCCAGTGGCCGGGGCAAATATAAATCGTTTATACAATGAAATTGGTTTTTACACTGCATGGAATTTGCTACCTGAAGAAATGCAGAAATTTGACGGTATACTAGACCACGACGTGCGCTATCAACAACTCAGTCATGCAGTTGCCTGGCTACACAACAATCCGGAGGTGTTTGACAGTGAGCAGTATCGATGTATGACTCAGCAAAACAAACTAAACTTTTTGACCTGCGAATGCGATTATCAAGCTGTGATCAGATTCGATCAGATTCTTGCAAATTTTGTACGCCAATGACATTGGTATTCTGTTTCTTTGACAAAAGACCAACATGAGTGCTGACATAGACATTGACCTTGCAGATCGCACTGCAATTCTCAAACTCATCAAACACATACCGGCTCGACAAACCCGATTCGGTGACGCTTGTCGTCATAATTCGGGCATCTATGTCACTGGTATTCCCCGAGACCCAGTGTCGGGGTGTGCGTCTATAGATTATGAAACTGCCGATCAACGAGGCTACTTCAAAATTGATTTGCTCAACATGTCGGTCTACCAACTGATACGTGACACAGACCACTATGAACAATTGCTCACACGCATACCGCCGTGGTCACGACTCTGGACCGACCCGGTCTGGGCCGAAAAGTTAGTGCACATCGGAAACTACACCAAACTTCTGGACCAGATGCGCCCCGATTCCATTGAACGTATGGCTGCATTTATCAGTGTGATACGTCCCGGCAAGGCATATCTACAAGGACAACCGTGGCCCCAGGTGTTTGCTGAAGTATGGAATGGCGACGATAGCCGCGGGTTTGTATTCAAAAAGTCTCATGCGGTCAGTTACAGCATGTTGGTCGCTCTTCACATGAATCTACTCAATTCTACGGACCAGCATGATTGATTTGCGTTTGGACTTTTTGCGAGAAATATCAGCCAGGCTGCACACAGGTCCATGGACTATAGCAAGATCCTTGTTGCTAAATGTTCGGAGAGTAAATCGAAAACGATCCCATTCTCCCTTGAGAAAAATGTTTATGGGTATGGATCTATTGGAATCCCACCACCATACTGCAGCCAGTTCCAGGAAATCCAATTTGTCTTGGGCTGTGATCACTGAACCGTAGTCATAGATCGTGGTCACAGCATCGTCTCGATTCTGTATCACACCCACATACTCAACATTGGCGTAGACGCACAGTGAGATAAATGGATACTTTTCCGCTAGCTTATCAAACACTGTGTTGCTCATAAATATCTGTTGAGGTTCCTATGTATTCTACCACTGCTTACTTATACCAACAAATTGTTCGAGTATTATTGATCGACACCAGCGGTGGATACTTTACTGCGAGGTATGACCCGGTGTACGCAAAATATTTGACTGTAAACAAAGGTGTAGACAATGTGTTGTTGTTTGAGTTCATCAATCAAGATCAGAAGCCAGTGAATATTACCGGCAGTTCTTTTGTGTTCCGTTTACTGAGCCAAAACGGCGATCGCCTCTTGATAGAAAAGCCCATGGAAATACTCAATGCACCCACTGGGCGTGTCAAGGTAGTACTGGATACCGCCGACACCATTGAAATCACTGCTCAGCCGGCCAGTTACAGTGTTGAACGAACCAGCGGCAACTATGTGCAGGCAGTGTATGTCAATGCCAATTCACAGGCCCGAGGCTACTGCGACATCGTGGACAGTGTGTTGCCCGAGTTTGTGCCCAGCGCGGTCTTGACAATTCCCACTATCTATGACAAGGCTCAACAACTGCAGCCCGGCCCCACCAACTGGCCAGACTGGGCCAACTATCCACCCCCGGTCAATACCACTCAACTCACAGAATTCTACAGCAGTTACATAGATACCAGTCATCAGAGTCTGACCACCGTAAAGATGGATCTTGACACATTTACCGGTACTGTGAAATTTCAAGGCGCAGAAAACTGTGAATCTGTTTGGTACGACATTACTGAAAGTTTTGAATACTTTGCAGAGACCAGCACACAATATTTTAACATACAGGGATTCCATCCCTTGATTCGAGCAGCATTCAACAATTCCATTGGGTCTGGAGCCACGGCCACGGCCACGACCACAGCCGGTGCGGTGACCTCCATTGCTCTGGGCAATCTTGGACAAAATTATGTGGCCAATCCCAGGGTACAGATTCTAGGCAACGGGGCAGGTGCTCGTGCTCGAGCCACCATCGGCAGCGACGGCGCTGTGAGCACTATCACTATCACGGATGGTGGATCGGGCTACACTCCCATACAGTTTCAAGGCACACAAACGGCCACAGTCTACATCGACAACGGCACGATTACCAATCTCCAATACCGTTGATCGTTGATTTGAGTTCTGTTACAATATGGACATGTTAGATATTCTAACCTATGTTCCTGCGCGCCGCAAGGCCTCGGCCAGCGGTTGGATCAGTTTTGATGCTCCTTGTTGTGTGCACAACGGCACTTCGGCTGATCGGCGCAGCCGCGGTGGAATCAAGGTGTCCGATCGGGGGTGGGGGTATCATTGTTTCAATTGTGGATATACCGCTAACTTTATACAAGGTCGGACACTAAGTTTCAAGTCTCGTCGGCTGCTGTCATGGTTGGGAGTACCGCAGGAAGAAATTGAACGCGCCAATCTGGAAAGTCTGCGACATCGGGATGTCCAGGGCATCCTGGACGATCGGCAACGCACAGCCAACGAGTCGCAAAGCATCCGTTTTGAGGAACGCGATTTGCCTCCTGGTGCCGAGCTGCTGACACCCGAGCACGAAGCAGAGTGGCACTATGCAAGACGCCGTGCAGTGCCCGCGGATTATCCGCTCATGACTGTCCGGTTTGGTTACGTGAAGAAAAACGACGGTGTGCATTGGACCCGTCCCCAGGTCATAGTGCCATTTACCTATGACAATGTCATAGTGGGTTACAGTTCGCGCATGTTGGACGACCGCACACCCAAGTACATCCACGACATCCAGCCTGGTTATGTGTTTGGCACAGACCTACAACGCCCGACCTGGAAACATGTGATCGTGACCGAGGGTGTGTTTGATGCCTTGAGCGTGTCGGGGCTAGCAGTGCTTCATGCTGATATTTCCGACACACAGGCACGATTGATCCGCAGTCTGGACCGTGCGATCACTGTGGTGCCAGACCAGGACGAAGCCGGCCTGCGCCTGGTGGATCGGGCCATAGAACTGGGATGGGCAGTATCAATGCCTGACTGGCCCAGCGATGTCAAGGATGTCAATGATGCAGTGGTTCGTTGGGGCCAGTTGGCCACTGTGCTAACTATAATGCAGGCCCGGGAAACCAGCCGGATCAAAATTGAACTACGGAGGCGCCAGCTTGCTCAAAGATTACGGAGTTGATGTTCAGCGATTGTTTTTGGAGATGATGCTAGAGGATGCACAGAGTTACGTGCGCGTACAAAACATCTTCAATCCGGACAATTTTGATCGTAGCCTTCGCGATACCGCTAGATTCATTCAACGGCACAGCGACGAATTCCGCACTATGCCTGACCGCGCTCAGATCACGGCAGCCACTGGTACGAAATTAGAATCTATACCCGATCTGAATGAAGGACATTTTGATTGGTTTCTCACTGAGTTTGAATCATTTACACGTAGACAGGAACTGGAACGAGCCATTCTCAAATCAGCGGACCTGCTAGAAAAAGGTGAATATGACCCGGTAGAAAAACTGATCAAAGATGCAGTGCAAATCAGCCTCACGCGGGACATGGGCACAGACTACTGGGCCGATCCCCGAGATCGTATCAATCGATATTTCAATTCTGGTGGTCAGGTCAGCACAGGATGGTCTACACTGGACCGGTTACTCTATGGTGGATTCAGCCGCGGAGAACTTAATATCTTTGCAGGTGGGTCAGGATCGGGCAAAAGCCTGGTAATGCTGAACCTGGCATTGAATTGGTTGCAGCAGGGCCTGTCGGGGGTGTATGTAAGTTTGGAACTCAGCGAAGAACTGTGTGCACTGAGAACCGATGCCATGCTGACTAATATGTCAACCAAAGATATTCGCAAAGATATCGATACCACAGAACTCAAAGTTCGACTGGTAGCCAAAAAAGCCGGGCAATATCGAGTCAAGGCCTTGTCTGCACAAAGCACAGTAAATGATATCCGCAGTTATCTCAAGGAGCTGCAGATACAGACAGGTATCCGTGTGGACTTTGTCATGGTTGACTATCTGGATCTCTTGATGCCGGTGTCAGCCAAGGTATCGCCCAATGACCTATTTGTCAAAGACAAGTATGTAAGTGAAGAACTGAGAAATCTGGCCAAAGAACTCAATGTGTTGTTTGTGACTGCCAGTCAATTGAATCGATCTGCGGTGGAAGAGATTGAGTTTGACCACAGTCATATTTCGGGCGGTATCAGCAAGATCAACACCGCAGACAATGTGTTTGGTATCTTTACCAGTCGTGCCATGCGCGAGCGTGGCCGCTATCAGATTCAGTGCATGAAATCGCGCAGCTCGACCGGCGTGGGCCAGAAGATCGATCTAGAATACAACGTCGAAACCATGCGTATCACTGATCTCGGCGAGGAAGCACAAGAAGGCCACGCCAGAAATCCTGCATCGGCCATAATGGAGTCGATCAAGGCACGTAGCACCATGCAAGAAACTGCCAAAGATACGCCCAAGATCACAGCAGAAGTACAGTCAAACAAACTCAAACAACTATTGAATCAAATTAAATCGTAATGAAAGATAAAAAATATTTTTGTATTGACCGTGCCGGATGGTATTTTGCTAACCATCAACGTAACTGTATAGCAATAGATTGGCTGCGCGGCTTTCGATCACATGGCGCCGGTCGCGATGGACGTACATGGCATCAAGTTCTTCAAGTAGACTGCGAGTCTTTTTCTGCATGTTAGGTTAGTACCTTTTTATTATTTATGGACAATGACTTGCTATCACTGGCCAATCTGTGTGCAGATCTTTTGCCAAATTGACTGTCTATCTGGGTCGAAGGGTGTCCAAACAGTGTTTTGCAACAGAGTTTGTAATTTTTGTTGTCTGCCTGGTTCAAATCTCAGATCTAAAGCAGGCTTTATGCAGTCTACTACAAAATAAAAATGAGATATAGGACTGGGCTGGATTTCTGGACCTCGCAACGCATGTTTTCTAGAGAATATTTCCTGTTCCAGGGTGCTGGTAAACCAATAACGGCAACGTTGATTTTGTAGATAATTTTCCAGCAGTATTTTTTGATTGTGTGTGCGCAGATTGGCCTGCTGGTCCTGTACAAAAAAATCATGGTATTCCCGGATTTTGCGATTTTGTGTGCCACTGGACAACCACCAGGTGCCCGACGGGGATTCTTCAAAGTTGAAAAAATACACAGGGTCTTGCAGTGCTAGATCTTTCCAGGGTTGATCTTGTATGAGCTTGTCAAATCTTTGTGATTTTGCCCATTGAAAAATCACGGTGCTGTTGGCACAGGGTGAAGTCAACAGACGATCTATCAGGAATTCATTGCCGGCTCCTACTCCGGAGTGTGTCACTATGTCATGATAGGGCAACAAGGCCTGTAAAATTTGTGGCCATTCTGGCCAAATGTGACCGTGTGCATACCCGTCTCCGAAACAAAAAATTTTATTGGTAGACATAGTGTTGCCGCAGATTGATTTCTAACTCTGCTTCGTAAAAACGCTGTGCTGCTGTACTGGTCCATAGATCAGGACGGTATAAAAAACTGTTGATATTTTGCCATCGAGCAACATGCTGGTCAACAGGATGTTGGCCCACCAGTTTACGGAACTGAGTTGTGGTGTCCACTATTTCTGCAAACTCTATGTTGGTCACACAGGCATGACTGACCGGTTCAAATGCTATGACATAGTTTTTGGCAGTTTCTCTTTCTTTGTCAATGCGGGCCTGTGCCCGGGTCTGTGTCCAGGGTTCTGAGTCATGATAATAATGATGATATGCTCTGACCCAACGATAAAGTTTGCTGCGGAATGTGGTAGTTGTGACCGCAATGACTTGATCAAACAGGCCAAAATCCAGTTTGCCGGGCCAGCAGTGTGTGCCTATCCAAGTATGGTCACTGCACTGTAGATTTTTCAAACCATCGATCAGCTGTTGCGGATCATAGTTGGTCAAAACTGTGTCGTCATCTCCGATTTTGCCCAGGCTGTGATGTATGGAGTCGATCCCACCATTGGGTGCAATATCGCTCCAGGTTTCATTGAGCACATCGCACAACAGGCCGCCACAGGTGTAGTGTGGAAAACAGATCAAATTCATGATTGTTTTATTTGTCCCAGTAACTGTTTTAGCTTGGCGCTTTGTATATCTGCTGTGACACGGGCAGGTTGTTCCCAGGCCGGAGTTCCTGCAGCTCGTTCCCACTGGGCGGAGGAGGTTTTATCCGTGTCATCTGCGGCTATTGGCTATACAACATTAGTGGCGCGATCAATTGATCGCGGCCTTGACTACGACGAATCTCAACACGATGGCATCGGACCGATTGACATCGGTCATGTTATGCACTGAAATTTCTGCGCTGCCGGCGCCGCAGCTGCCATTGAATGCATATTCGCCAATGTTGCCGCCGCCCACTTGATTGACTATGATCACATCGGTGTTGGCCACGGCAGTATTGTTGAGCGTGAAACTCACTGTGCTGTCGCCGTTCAACTGTGCACCATTCATGGTGATTTCGCCGCAGACACGGTTGAGCGTGACTGCGGTGCTCTTGGAAGTTGACTGTGACACTGTGCCGCCAGCACCGGTTCTGTAGCCCACTCCTGCGGTGGCACCCGACGAAGTGATGGCATCGGCAGCTGAGATCAATCCGGTGGTGATCATGTTGCCACCAGTGACATTGCCCGTGGCAGTGACCAATCCTGCGGTGCGGAGATTGCCACCAGTGACATTGCCAGCCACGGACATCAGGCCATCGGTGCGTAGATTGCCACCGTTGACATTGCCAGTGACATTGGCAGCCGACAGTATGTTGCCGGTGAGACTCAGAGTCTGTGCTCGCAGACCAGTGGCAGTGACATTGCCAGCAGCAGTCACAGTGCCTAGAGAAATCATGTTGCCGCCCAAAATGTTTCCAGTTGCAGTCACGACCCCTTGAGAAATCACGTTGCCGCCTGTGACCGTGCCAGTGAGACTGATACCAGTGACCACGATGTTTCCTACGATGTCGCCGCCCACATAGAGGTCGCCCGACACGCCCACTCCGCCGTCCACGGTGAGAGCACCGGTCGCAGTGGACGTGCTCACGGCTTCAGATGTGATTGCTATGGGCGAGGTATACACTGTGCGCGGTCGCGATTGATCGACGATTGTTATGGTTTCTCCGGCATCGGCAGTGACAAATTCAAATACAAAATTGCCAATCTGGCCAAAAGTAATGGTGTTGGTGACCCCAGCGCCGCCGGGAGTCACACCTTCGAGCCCCAGCAGTCCCTGACTCACAGCAGCAGGCAAGGTCACTGTGAATGCAGTGTCGGTAATGCTGATGCTCACTGTCAGGGTGCCAACGGTTCCGGCCACAGGCCAGCCGGCAAAGGCCAGACTGATGGATCCTGTGGTATTGACCTGTTGATACATGCCAGCAGCATAATCTAGATTGACTGTGCCTGCGGTAGTGGCCACCGTGATCTGGGTATAACTGACATCCTTCAACTGTACGGCATACAGTAGGTTGTCATTCATGTTGTTGTCCAGCGTGCTACCAGTGATGGCTGTTTTCAACACAGTCTTTTGTCGCAGTTCGGTAATCTCGTTGGCCGCATACTGAAAGTTGGTACGGGTGTTGGTAAAGTTGTCGCGCATGCCCTGGGTGTTGTTTGACACACCGGCCACAGGATAATTACCATCGATGTTGTTGGGGTTGATCTGACTGGTCATTGGTGATCCTTGCTCATCTAGTAGATATTTATTGAAAAAGCCATGCCGCTAAATAATACACCAAGATCTATCACATGCAAAAAAAGACTCGCAGCATACTAGAAGAACTGGACAGCCTCTACGTCGAGCGTGACCGCCGGCTTTTGATCGAAAGCCGAGCCAACAATCTCATTGATGCTGCCATACGCTTGATCGAACAGATCGAGTCTGAATATTCTCCCGAGCAGGCAGAAATTCTCACTCGCAAACTTCTCAATGCCATGCGCATGAAAGAACCAGGCAAATTCATCAGATCAGTGAGGAGAGTGCATGCTGATCAATGAAATTGTCAATGTCTTTACCAACCCAGGTGCACAATCATCGTTCCTTCAAGGTGCGGTCAATCGTCTGGCGCAGAAGGCCGGTACCGCAGGTATCACGCAACCTTCAAATGCACCGGGATTCGCCATTGATCCCCAAAGTCGGGCCGCACAAGCCAGTGCGCCCCTGGTCAATCAGATAGCACAGAGTCTCAATGCAGGGTGGAGCCAGGCCATACAACAGGCCATGACACAAGCCTACAGTTCTCGCGGAGTGACCAGCGTCAAGGACATACCTCGAGATCAACTGAAGCGTGTCCTGGTGTCACAACTTAATTCCACGCTGAACAAGATGTCCAACGATGAATTACAAGATTACCGAGAAATTTCAAAATTGGTCGACCCTCAGGCCTATGGCGGCAAAGGAGCAAAAGTAGCTCTTGATGCAGTTCGAGAACTGGAAACCGCGATGGGTACCATACTGGCCACAGTGGCCACAGAACCTTCAAACGCTCAGCAGGCCAAACTTTCTCGCTTGTGGCAAACCACTGCAGAAAAACTTTATACCATAGCTAGCCTAGCAACATTTCAGTCGCCTCCGCGCCGCCAACGGGCTGGAGCTCCTCGGGTCACAGTACAGTCCGGTGGTCAGATTTCCATAGGAGGAGAAATGTTGGATCCGGCTGACCCCAAAAACGCACAGATTATTGCCACGTTGCGTAGACAGGGCAAGATTTGATGCAGCTGGCCGAAGGTGGCAACGTATTCAAAGATGCCAAAGGGCAACCTCGCACTCAGCGCATTGCCCTGGCCGATGTCGTGTCCACAGTGCGTTGGCTGGAATCTATCACTGGTCTTGAACTAGAAAACAACATGCTAGGGTCAACTGGGCTTCGCCCTACATCGGGCGATCTGGATCTTGCGGTAGACAGCACAGCTGTGGACAAAAATACCTTTGCTGAACAACTTGGACAGTGGGCTCGTCAGCAAGGGCAAGATCCTCGCGAGTGGGTCCGGCGGTCAGGCACCGCAGTGCATTTCCTCACACCCATTGGTGGCGAGCCACGCCGCGGCTATGTGCAGACCGATTTCATGTTTGTGCCCAAACCCACTTACTCCAAGTTCATGATGCGTGCGGATCCTGGGTCGGCCTACAAGGGCGCGACTCGCAACGTGCTGTTGAGCAGTGTGGCTAGGTCTCTGGGATACAAGATCAGTGTCACGCACGGTCTGGTTGACCGTGCCACTGAACGTGTGATCACTGATGATCCTGCAGAAATCGCCAAGCGATTGCTGCACAGTCAAGCAGCCGCCGAAGATCTTGCGTCAGTGGAGCGCATCGTGCGTGCACTGGCCGCTGATCCTCGTCGCGAAGAAAAACTACGTGATTTTCGCGACTATGCTGCACGCGAAGGCATACCCTTTGATGAACAAGTGCAGGAAACAGATGTCAGCTTCATTGCGCGACTGCGAGATCGCATTGTCAACCAAGGCATGCAGGCCTTGGTTGAAGACACCGCGATATTGGAAGAAATCGAACCCGGTGTGGGCGGTCGTGCCAAGGGCATTGAGCACCTCGAAGACCTGGTGTTCCGCCGAGCCTCAGCCGGAGTCGAGCAGGCCTTGGCGATCATCCACGACGTGGTCGACGATCCCGCAGCCACTACCACGGTCAAGTGGGACGGAAAACCAGCAGTGATATTTGGACGCAAACCGGCCACCGGTGAGTTTGTGCTGACCGATGGTTCGGGATTTGAAGCTCGCGGTTACGATGGTCTGGCCACTTCGCCGGCCATGATGGTTCGCATACAACAACAGCGATCGGGCGAACGCCGGGAACTCATGGCATTGTACGCCAGTCTGTTCCCCTTGTTGGAACAAAGCCTCCCCAGCAACTTCCGTGGTTATGTCAAGGGCGACCTATTGTATACTTCTACGCCGCTGCTGCAGGCCGGTAACTATGTGTTTCAGCCCAACACCGTGGAATATCGCATACCAGCCAGATCTGCCCTGGGACAACGCATCGGCGATAGCACAACAGGCATAGCCATGCACAGCATGTATGCCGATCAGGGTGAACCCAAACAGCCTATAGCCAGAGTGAAATTCAATGAGGTACCGGGACTGTTGTTACTGGAGCCCATACGTGCCAAGAACGTGGGCGTGGACAGCAAATTGGTACAGCGCATCGGCCAGACTCTGCGACAACACGGCACAGCCATTGATACCTTGTTCAATCCGGTGGAGATGAGACGGCAGCAACTCACGGATCTGGCAAGACTATGCGTTGACTACATCAATCATCGGATCGGAACCGGAAACTTCAACGATCTGCTGTCGGGCTTTTTGCAATGGTTGCCTACACGTGTCACGGAACGCAAATTCAAAAACATTGTGGAATATCTACGGTCGCCCACGACCAACACCGACGGCATGATCGCGGCATTTGCACTGTTTTTGATGTTGCACGATCTCAAAATGCAAGTGCTTGAACAACTGGATCAGCAGAGTCCGGGCAACGAAGGCTGGGTCATGAGCACACCTGCGGGCTATGCCAAGGCCGTCAACCGATTTGATTTCACAGCCAAGAACCGTGCAAGAAACAATCCCTAGGTTTTGATTTTTGGTCCGGGCGCTAAATAACAGTAGGGGTCAATCCCCATATATCAAGGAGAAACAAAATGGCTTCATTAACTCGTGTAAATGGTGATGCACAACCAGTATTTGCGATCGACGTACAAAACGGTCATATCGCTCCTACCACGGCCACTGCCGGTACTCCGGTCAACATGGCCGGTCCCAAGCTAGACTTCTTCTCGCTTACCGCTAATGCTACCATGGCCACACAACAGGGTGTGATCGGTTCGGCCAACGGTTACGTTGCTGCCGTTCTGCAAGCAGTGCAACAGACTTCGACCCTGGCTTTCTATCAAGTCGACGGAACACGCTTGTCGCTGGGCATCTACCCTGCCGGCGCATATGCCAACGCCGCAACTCTGCTGTCGGCTGCCAATGTGACTTACACTGGCTTCCAACTGGATTCGGCTGCCAGTGTTGGTTTCAAGTTAGCCACATCGTAATAGTTGTCAGCAGTTGCACAATGACCCCGGATATAAAAATCCGGGGTTTTTGTTTGCCGTTAAATATCTTGCCATGCGATTTCGATGCAAAACTCTGTTTGACTGTGCAGCCACAGGCGTGATTGGCCACTACCGTGTCGCGCAGATTCCATTCCGTGATCGAAACGGAAACCTAGTGGATGGTCAGCAGTCTTGGAATCGCAGTCGAAATCAACAGCGCAACTGGGAAACCTTGCTGCAAATCATCGGATTGAGATGCCAACCGCAGGACATTTCTGTGCCGGTCAAGATTGACACTCACTGGTGTTTTGAATTTACTGTTGAAAATGACGGAGTGTTTGGTGGCTCAGAATTGGAAGATCTATATCGCGACTGCGAGGGTATTCCTATGATCACTAACCTGGACGAATCGCCCGGGGTAAAATCTGTTGTGTCGATCCAGGATCCTGACCGCAATATTTGGTTCCAATCGGTAAATACGTTAACGGAGATTTGACATGAGCGATACTCGCGACATAGAAAAAAAGAGCCTTGAAGCACACGTGGAACTTTGTGCCGAGCGTTACAAGATGCTGGAACTCAAACTGGAAACCGTGGAGGAAAAACTCACGAGCATGGAGCGCCTGGTCAAGGAAGTGGCTGACATGGTGACCTCGATGTCCGAAAAGCACAACAGTCAACTCATAGGCTGGGGGGTCAGCCTCATCGGCGTATTGCTGGCAGTGATTGGTTGGTTGACAAGTCAGTACGTCAGGACTCTATGAATGTAGATTCTCGAATACAGCACTGGGCCGAGCGCGAACTGAACCGATATCTTGGTCAGATCATAGTGCCCGGTGACGGCCGTGACGTGATAGCGTTTGGTAAATTCACCCTGCGGCCTACCAAACATGGTTGTCGTGTGTTGGCGATGAGCAATGTGCTCGGCGATTTCAGCGATCGCCGAGTGGCACTGAGTTGGTGCGTGGCCAAAAATCTCCAACGGCACGATCTTGCCGCTAGCATCGCCATGCTGGATCAGCAACATTCGACTGTTGAACAAGACTGCGAAGCAAGAAAAAAATTGGCACTGCACAGCTCACAACCGCAGTTTCGCGATCGAGTACTGACCAAACTGCAGGCCAAAAATCTTTATCGTGCACAGATCAACAACCAGTTAGAAAAATGTATCTCACTGACTAAATACTTACAACTTAGAGGATTCCAAAATGAAACTGCAAGAACTCGCTGCGTCTGATCCAGTGTGCCATGCTACCAAGGTATTTGAAAATCACTTTGGGACTCGTATCGCATTTGACCAGCTGACGCTGCGCCAGGCCTGCCAGATGTTAGATCGCGTGCGGGGTCTCATGCAAGAACACAAACAAACTGTGATTCATCATTTTCGTGAGCAGGACCCGGCATATCTCAAGTTGGTAGTGATGGAAACTGCGTTGGCCAGTCGAGTCCGTGAAGAAATGGTACCTACCACAGGTGCGGCTACCTCTGCCCAATCATCAGGTTCGGCCGCAGCCAAGCCTGCTGCTGCCAAGCCTGCGGTCAACGTCAAGGATCCCAAATTGGCTGCTGCGCTCAAGAAGAGCCAGAGTGGTCAAACCCTCAGCCCCGACGAACAAAAACTCGTGGTCAGTGCTGCGTTGATGCAACAAGAAATCCGTGAAGAAATGGTACCTACCACAGGTGCGGCTACCTCTGCCCAATCATCAGGTTCGGCCGCGGCCAAGCCTGCTGCTGCCAAGCCTGCGGTCAACGTCAAGGATCCCAAATTGGCTGCTGCGCTCAAGAAGAGCCAGAGTGGTCAAACCCTCAGCCCCGACGAACAAAAACTCGTGGTCAGTGCTGCGTTGATGCAACAAGAAAACCGCCTGCGCAGTGCCTATCGCACTCTCAACGAAAGCGAAGTGCAGCAAGCACAGGTAGTGCTGGCCGCTCAGGACATGGTAGACAAGATGCAAGGCATGCTGGAGGACACCACTGAGATGCAGTTCAAAGAATTACCGGCCTTGGTAGATTCTATACGTAACCAAACCGGCATGGATCAGGCCAATCAATTCAATACCGATGCCACTGCGGCACTGACTGGTCTAGTAAAAAACCTACAGGCTGCCAAACAACAGTTGGAAGTGGCCTTGGGGATTGTCACAGGACAACAGCCAGCGACGCCGACCTTGGACGCAGCCATGGACGCCGGCAACACCAACATGTCCATGCCTCCTGACAACAGCATGGACCTTGCTGTGGACACTGATCTGGACACGGAAGAGCCTGCTGACGGAAAGTCCATGGGCACCAAAGGCACGCTGGGTCGAGCTCGCAGATAAACATGCTCATACTGGAAGTCGATTTCGGCATGGATCCCGAAACGGCCAAGTTACTGGGTCTGGTTGAATTTTTGGCAGGGCGTGCCCAAGATACTGCAACCAAAAAACACATAAGTCAGATAGCGTTTATAAACATGGCTCGGCAGCTGGGTATCAACGTCACTGCCTCGAATCTTGGTGACATGATATCTCGGCCACCTCTCAGCAATGTGTTGGAACCGTTGAATCCTGCGTCAGGAGTCGTGGTATTCAAAGGCGGCGAATCCACCGATGTCAAAATGCCGGTGGACAAGGCCCGGGATATTGTGTCACGCATGGCCAAGCGGGCCTCTAAAAAAGGAGATTGATATGTCGTGGTTATTTTGGTTGATCGTTGGTATCGTTGCAGGATGGCATTGGCCACAACCTCCCTGGGCCAGGCCCTGGACTGATCGTCTCAAGACGCTCTGGCAAAAATAAAACAAACACGATTCCGAGTCGGGTTTTGATGCTCAACACACAGAGCATGGGCATCATAAATATCCATGCTCAAATCCCCTTGACAACTCATGACAAGTTGTTTACTATTTGGTATAGGAGAATACGATGGCATATTCAGAAAAAGTCATTGATCATTATGAGAATCCCCGAAACGTGGGCACGTTTGACACGGACGAAGCAGGAGTAGGAACCGGCATGGTAGGTGCGCCGGCCTGCGGCGATGTCATGAAACTGCAGATCAAAGTAGAGGATGGAGTAATCACTGATGCGAAATTCAAGACCTATGGCTGCGGCTCGGCTATCGCAAGTTCATCACTCGTTACGGAGTGGGTCAAAGGTAAGACTCTGGACCAAGCAGCAACTATCAAGAATACTGAAATCGCCGAACATCTTGCACTCCCTCCAGTTAAAATACATTGCTCGATTCTTGCCGAAGACGCGATCCGAGCTGCTATAACCGATTATCGAAAAAAACATTAATGATTTCTTTAACTGAAACAGCCGCTGCAAAGGTCAGAGAATCCCTGGATAAAAGAGGTAAAGGTCTAGGTATCTTGGTTGGAGTAAGAACCACTGGCTGCTCTGGCCTGGCATACACTCTGGAGTATGTGGACCACTCACCCACCACCTGTGACCATTTTCATTATGAAAGTCATGGAGTTTCAGTCTGGGCCGATGGTAAAAGCCTGGTGTACCTCCAGGGCCTGACCATGGACTGGACTAAAAAGGGATTAAATGAAGGGTTTGAGTTTATTAACCCCAATGAAAGTGCCAGATGTGGCTGTGGAGAAAGTTTTTCCGTTTGATCGCCACAAAATTTGATTATCAGGCACTAACTCGAGAAACAGTCAACGGGCAGCGCCTATACGCTACTCCCACTGGCGATCGATTGCCCTCGGTCACTACCATTCTTGATCGCACACAACCCGAGAAAAAACGCCAAGCCTTGCAAGCCTGGCGCGATCGCGTGGGTCATGCACAGGCACAGGCCATAACCACAGAAGCAGCCAATCGCGGCACTCGCATGCACACCTATCTCGAGCACTATGTTCGCAACGGTGCCATGAAAGAGCGAGGACCAAATCCGTTTTCGTGGCCCAGCCACGACATGGCACAGACCGTGATAGAACACGGACTCAGTCAAGTCACAGAATATTGGGGCATAGAAGTTCCTTTGTATTTTCCTCGGGTTTACGCAGGTACCACTGATTGCGTGGGTCTGCACCAAGGCACACCGGCCATCATGGATTTTAAACAAAGCAATCGTCCCAAGCGCGAGGAATGGATCGACGATTACAAACTGCAACTGGCGGCCTATGCCGAAGCGCACAACGAAATCCATGGCACACACATACAACGCGGAGTGATCCTGATGTGTGTAAAGCCCACAGAAACTCAATCAGGAGTTTACAGCACCCCGCCTCAGTATCAGCAGTGGGTAATTGAAGGTGCCGAATTTCAACACTGGACTCGGGCCTGGTGGAAAAGAGTCGAACAATACTACATACTAAATATGTGATCGTTCAAGGAACACCATTGTGGCAATAGTACAAGTAAGTAGAATCACCCAACGCAAAGGTCTAGAGGAAGACCTTCCACAACCGTTGGCCGGCGCAGAGCTTGGCTGGGCTGTGGATCAGCGCCGTCTCTACATCGGCAACGGTACTCTGGCCGAAGGTGCCCCGGTGGTCGGAAATACCGAAATTCTCACGGAATTTTCTGACCTGTTGGCATTTACCACGGCCTATACCTACCGAGGCGATGCAGCAGGGTACACAGCGCAAACTGGACCCACCCCGGGCACGCCAATCAGCCAGAGTCTACAGAGTCGGCTGGATAGTTATGCCATCGTGACCGATTTTGGTGCGCGCGGCGATGGGGCTACAGATGACACCGCAGCCATTAATCGCGCACTGTTCCAGTTATACTGTGTGCAATCCAACACTCAGATTCGTCGCAGTTTGTTTTTTCCGGCCGGAACCTACAAGATTTCCAATACTCTGTTGATTCCGCCCTATGCCAAACTCTACGGCGAAGGCGCTAGCAGTTCTATCATCAGTTTTGAAGTCGTTCTTTGGGCTGCCAACACTGCCTACGCAGGAGGTGTGCTGGTAGCTGACGAGCTGGACAACTATTATCGTAGCACGTCGCCGGTCCCGGCCACTGGAATCTTGCTCAACGATACAGAGTACTGGTCGCCGGTTTCATTGCCGGAATATGTGGTTCGCACCACAGACAGCAAACAACAGACCGGGGTCAACATCGGTCTGGCCGGTGCCACTTATCCTACCAATGTGGAAATTTCTAGCATGGCACTGCGCACTGCGACCAGTGGAAACGACTCGTCGGTTTCTCATAACATATGTTTGCTGGAACAGATCGATCAGATTTATCTGGACAGTGTGGATTTTCAAGGCCCGCTGGATCAGTCATCGCTTGGCACTGCTACCGAAGATCTAGCTGCGGTGCGTTTTTCGAGCACATCTGCTCGTACTTGCCGACAGGTCATTCTTGACAAGTGTCGATTTGTCGGAGTCACTTATGCGATCAACACCGATCAGGCCACACACGGTGTCACAGTGAGCAACGGTCAGTTTGATACTCTATACCAGGGCATAGTGCTGGGTGACGCGGCTCCGGTCAACGGCGGCCCCACTGGATTCCGGATCGTACAAAACATTTTTGACAACATCTATGAGGAAGGCGTGATTATTGAAAATTGTTCGTTCAATGCCACGGCCTACAACACATTTTACGATGTGGGCAACCATTTCTTTGGCAATGCCAATCCTGCCACACCGATAATCTCTATCAATGCCAATGACAACATCAGCCTGGGCGACACTTTCCAGCGCACAGTCGCACAAACACAGATAAGTCCAGGATACCCCAGGATCTATCTGTTTGATGTGACGATTCCTACCAGCATCGTTACATCGGGCGGGCAGTACATACAGATGGGGTCCTATGTACGAGAATCCGGACAGCAAGCAACAATAACAGATGGAGCCACGGATCAGACACTGTTTGCAGTATCATTGGACAGATCAGTGGCCAATGGTGGGTTCCTGGCTTTCCGTATGGATTATACCATAACTCGAACCATTGGAGAGCTAGGCTGCGTACGCACCGGAACACTCACATCAGTGGGCGGCAGTGCAGATGACAGTTCTCTGGCGGTGGCAACCTACAGCGACGATTATGTTGAGAATTTGGACCCACAGGTACAACTATCAGTTTCTGAATCATATGATCCGATCGCAGGAAATGTGACAACAGTTTTCTACAGTGCATCGTCGACTGGAACCAGTGGTATTATCTACTACAGTTTAAACCATCTGGCCTGATGTGGCACACTGATTTCACGTCCAGACTCACGGACTGGGCACAACTACGTGCCACGGTCTTAGATCTTGAGTTAGAATCCTGTCTCGCCCGTGTGAATCACTGGTGGTTCCGGGCCCCGTGGACCACCTACTACCTACACTGGGACGATCGGCGGGAATGGCCAAATCCCTGGCAACTATTGCAGGACAACATATATTGCAATGTTGCTAGAGGCTTGGGAATCATGTATACTCTAGCAATGTTAGAAAGAAATGACATCGTGGATGCGAAATTGGTTGAAGTGGGTGCGGACAATTTAGTCCTGCTGCATAAAGAAAAATATGCACTTAATTGGGAAGCAGATACCATCGTAAATATCTGCCCAGATCGTCCGACCACTAAACGCAGTGTCACCCAACAAGATATTGTCAAACGCATTACCTAAGGAAAAAATGAAAAACATAACTGTTGTCAAACGCAGCGGGCAACGTGAACCCTTGGCACTGGAAAAGTGGCAGGCACAGATTGCCAAGGTCTGTGCAGGAACAGCAGATGTCAGTCAGTCAATGATCGAAATCAAGGCACAGTTGCACTTCTATGATGGCATTTCTACACGCGAAATCGACGGAATCACGCTACGAGCCATCGTGGATCTTATTGATGTGGAAGCCAATCCCGATGTTGGACATACCAATTATCAATATGTAGCAGGCAAACAGAGAGTTTCCATGCTGCGCAAAGATGTCTATGGCACCTATGCTCCGACTCGTCTCTACGAAATCGTAAAACGCAACATCGCAGTGGGTTTCTATACTCCCGACCTGGTGGAATGGTACAACGAAGACGACTGGGATCGCATGGACACCATGATTGATCACAGCAAGGACGAGCAGTACTCATACGCTGCTATCGAGCAGTTGATAGAAAAATATCTGGTGCGCAATCGAGCCACCAAAGAAATCTACGAGACTCCTCAAGTCAGATACATGATCGCTGCAGCAACAGTGTTTCACCGAGAAGAACCCAATTCGTCGCGCATGCGATACATCAAGGAATACTATAACTGTGCCAGTGATGGGCTGTTTACTCTTGCTACCCCGGTGTTGGCCGGCCTGGGCACCCCCACCAAGCAGTTCAGTTCGTGTGTGCTCATCCGCAGCGACGACGATCTTGACAGTATATTTGCCAGCGGCGAGATGATGGCCAAGTATGCTAGCAAACGTGCTGGCATTGGTCTGGAAATTGGTCGCCTGCGTCCACTGGGCGCACCCATTCGCGGCGGCGAAATCATGCACACTGGCATGATTCCATTTTTAAAGAAATGGTTCGGCGATCTACGCAGTTGTAGCCAGGGCGGTATCCGTAATGCATCGGCCACGGTGTTCTACCCAATCTGGCACTATCAGTTTGATGATCTCATTGTGTTGAAGAACAACCAGGGAACCGAGGAGACCCGTGTGCGGCACATGGACTATGGAGTGGTACTCAATGCCATGTTCTGGCGTAGATTTCGCAATCGCGGAAACATCACATTCTTTGATCCCAACGAAGTACCTGATCTCTACGAAGCATTCTATCGCGACACTGTGTTGTTTGAAGAACTCTATCAACAATACGAACGCAGGCCAGAATTGAGAAAAAAGGTCATGAGTGCAGAGGAAGTTTTCAAGGGCGGCATACTCAAAGAACGCACTGACACTGGACGTATCTATCTGGTATTCATTGACAATGTCATGAATCAAGGACCGTTTGATCCGGGATACCACACCATTTATCAGAGCAACCTCTGCTGCGAAATCCTGCTGCCCACCCGGCCGTTCAAACGACTGGACGACCCCGAAGGCCGTATCGCCCTGTGTACATTGGGCTCTATCAATTGGGGAGCATTTCGCAACCCCGAAGACATGCGTCGGGCCTGTCGTATACTACAGCGCAGTCTGTGCAATATTTTAGATTATCAAGATTTTCTCAGCATTCAGAGCAAGCTCAGCAACGAAGAAATCCAGCCGCTGGGCATCGGCATAACCAACTTGGCCTACTGGCATGCCAAGCGAAACCTGCGCTACGGCGAAAGTGATGCCCTTCAAGAGGTCAAGACCTGGATGGAGCATCAGGCATACTATCTCACTGAGTCCACAGTGGAATTGGCCCGGGAACGCGGCGCTTGCCGGCACAGCGATCGCACTCGCTACGGGCAAGGCAAATTCCCCTGGGAACTACGAGCCAAAGCGGTCAACGAATTGACCGATTTTGCACCTGAGTTGGATTGGGAACCCTTGCGCGATCTGATGAAGCAACACGGAGTGAGAAATGCCACTTTGATGGCCATTGCTCCAGTGGAGTCATCATCAGTGGTAATCAATAGCACCAACGGTATCGAACTGCCCATGAGCCTGATTTCTACCAAGGAAAGTAAGGCAGGATCATTTACCCAGGTGGTTCCTGAGTATCACAAGCTAAAAAATCGCTATCAACTGATGTGGGAACAAACAGATTGTATCGGGTATATCAAAACTGCTGCGGTGCTTGCTGCCTACGTGGACCAATCGATTTCGACCAATACATTTTACAACCCGGCTTGGTTTTCTGAAAGAAAAGTGCCCACGACCTTGATCGCTAGCAATCTCATGCAGGCACATCGCTGGGGTCTCAAGACGTTTTATTACAGTCTAGTTAACAAACAAGGTGCCAAGGCCGCAGACAATGACGTATCGTTGCTGCCGGTATCAAACGAATATATCGACGAGGAAGGATGCGAATCCTGTAAATTATGAGCCAACAACAATACAATTTAAAAACACGCACTGACTATCTAAATCGGAAGATGTTCTTGGATCCGGAGGGTCCAGTAACCATCCAGCGGGTCGAAGAAGTTAAGTACAATAAACTGCAAAAGTTTGAACAGGAAGCACGAGGATTCTTTTGGGTACCCGAGGAAATTTCTCTGACCAAGGACGGGCAAGATTTCAAGGATGCATCTGACACAGTTCGACACATCTTTACTTCCAACCTCCTGCGTCAGACCGCACTGGACAGTCTGCAAGGTCGCGGACCCAGCCAGATCTTCACTCCGGTTGTGAGCCTTCCCGAACTGGAAAGTTTGGTCTACAATTGGACATTTTTTGAAACCAATATTCACAGTCGTAGCTACAGCCACATCATCCGCAACATCTACAATGTGCCCAGGGATGTGTTCAATACCATCCATGACACCGCAGAGATCGTCAACATGGCATCAAACATCGGTGAATACTATGACCGACTGCACGTCATCAACTGCCGCCGCGAGGTCGGTGAACCAGTCACAGAAAAAGAACATATCCGGGCCATATGGTTGGCTCTTAATGCTTCGTATGGGCTAGAAGCATTCCGCTTCATGGTATCATTTGCTACCAGTCTGGCCATGGTAGAAAATCGTATTTTCATCGGCAATGGCAATATCATCAGTCTCATCCTGCAGGATGAAATACTGCATCGAGACTGGACTGCCTGGATAATCAATCAAACAGTTAAGGAAGATCCTCGATTCGCTCAGGCACGAGTTGAGTGTGAATCCGAGGTATATCAAATGTATTTGGATGTGATACGCGAAGAAAAGGTCTGGGCCGACTATCTGTTCAGCAAAGGACCGGTGATTGGTCTCAACGCTGCAATCCTCAAAGATTTTGTTGATTACACTGCTTCTCTGGCGCTGAAAGAAATCGGAATCAAGTATCACGAACCAGCACCACGGTCAACGCCCATACCGTGGTTCAACAAACACGTGGAAACTCACAAGAAACAAACTGCGCTCCAGGAGTCAGAGTCAACTAACTATGTTATAGGAGTCATGTCTGACACCATTGACTATGACGCCTTGCCCAACGTTTGAGAGTAATCATGGCTGCTGCTATAATCTGGAGCAAACCTGCTTGTCCGTACTGCAACCAAGCCAAACAACTGTTACGACTCAGTAACATTGAGTACGAAGAACGACAAATCGGCCGAGGATGGTCACGCGAACAACTGCTGGAATCAGTGCCCACAGCACGCACGGTGCCGCAAATTTTCTTGGATGGCACCTATGTGGGTGGATTCACTGAACTCAAAAAACTTTTCGATCAAGGAACCCAATGAATCTGTCAGTCAAACCCGACGAAGTATACACATTCAAACTTACCAGCGGTGAAGAACTGGTGGGCAAAGTCACTGCCGTGGATCACGAATGGATCACAGTAACCAATCCGGTATCGATCGCACCCGGTCCGCAGGGCAGTCGTATACTACTGGGATTGGTGCCTGCCATGCTCACGGCTGATACAGAGTCAGTCACGCAAATAAATATTTCTAATGTGACAATGTATGCCGCAACCGATGGATCGGTACGTGGTCGTTACATCGAAGCCACCACTGGAATACAGATTTCAGTAAAGAAAATTGTAATGGAATAACATGCCATATCGTTGTCAGCGCCGGGGGGACCCCAACACAGCAGGTGGAGTGGTAACATCGGGTGTGCCTTCGGTGCGGGTCAACGGTAGACCCATAGTGATACCTGCACAGACGGTCACTCCGCACCCCTGCTGTGGTCGCTCCGGGTGTGCCAAACATTGCAGTGCCAAAACTCGTGGCGGCAGCGCCACTGTGCGGGCCGGTGGTCGGCCGGTTATACGCACCGGTGCAGACTCGGACACTTGCGGTCATCCGCGTGCTGGCGGCAGCAACAATGTTAGACTGACATGAACTATCAAACCACAATGTCTCCGTTGCAGCTCAATGCCGCACCTGGATGGTATCAGGGAGGTGCTGTGGCTATCAACGCGGCATTTTCCACACAACTGACTACCTATCAGTCGTCTACCTTGATAAGTCCACTGATGGACGCAGTGACCTCGGCCATCGGCAATGTTTCACTGAGAGTGGCCAATTCAACCATTGATGCCATGCGCAGCATAGGAAGTTCCACGCATCCTGTTTTGGCGAACAGCATACCTGAAGATGTCTTGACGGCGTCTCCGGTGACTGGCCCTAGACCTTTGTTTGCCACCATTGAGCTCAGACGGCTGGGAGAATTCTATGTCAGTGATCTCAACAAATTCGTGCAGGCCTTTGCTGCAGCCGACGGATATATCAATGTCACAAACAAAGTGATCGAAAGTGCGGTCAATGCCAATGAATATCTTGGACCTACTTTTACCAACATGGACGATCTTGTGACTGGAGCACTGTCTAGCATCAATCTGGCGCTGGATGCATTTGGTCAAGATCTTGGCAATCTAGGTCAAGCAATCGACCCCATACAACCAAATACCATTGGTTTTCCCTCCAGTGTATTGACGCAGATCGTACGTATAGCCGGCGGACTGACTCCGGCCATAGAACGTGCCTTGGACGAAAACGGAGTTGAAGTTGATCTGGAGATCGACGGCACAGATGGTGCCCAGACTGTTCCAGCCCAGACTGAAAAAGATATTTTCAATGCACTGACAGACATCACCGGTGCCAATCTGCAGGATGCATTGGAAATATTAGAAGTGACCACGCCCAATCTCGATAGTCTGGCCGATCTACTGAACCCAGTCAAAACATTTCCGCAGAGTTTTGCCAGCCTGACATTTCCGTCACCGGTTGGTGCGGTGCTTATCTACAATCTTGATGGCACTATCAACTCCGATCTAGATCTGGTGTTTCCTCTGGTATTTCCTGACGCAGCATTCATACCATCGGGCGCAGAATTCATACCATCGGGCGCAGAATTCATACCATCGGGCGCAGAATTCATACCATCGGGCTGTGATCAACTAGCCAAGATCATTCCGCCTGACCAGGCCCGTGCCAATCAGGCCCTGCAGATTGCATTTGGTCAGCTGTCGTCGATCGGGAAAATCACTCTGCCCGAGCTTGCGAGGGTGCTGCAATGACTGTTCGTACTTTGGTAGGATTGCCTCTGATCAATGATCTAAATCAGCCTGTGTCAGCAAATACTTCTTCGTTTTTTGGCACTGCTAACCCACCTGGGCAAAATGATTTTGCCAACGGCAAAGGACCCAATGGTACATTTTTGATCACTGATTTTTTTGGCACCACCGCGGGCGATCCGCACAATGATTACTTTCCCACAGTCAATCAGCTGATACAGACCAACATCGCCAATGGCAATCTAGAATCGTTGTCATTGATCTACAACACCATGTTGAATGTGGTCAATGGTGTGTACACGCAGACCATGCCATCCCTTGCCATAGTGATCCCGTCGGATCAGCCGGCCGCTGGAACCTATGCGTCCTATAACGATGCATTGTTGGCTCTGGTCGCGGCCGCTGAATCTCAGGTCATGTCTACCGCAGCGGCCATACCTGCACAACAGATGACCACTCTGGACCAATACTGGGAAATCATGAATTTTCATGCCTTGGTGTATGAACCAACCAACCAGGCCACTGCCGAAATTGATTTTGCAGACATCCCGACTCCGTCGCAGGCCGCAGTGACCAGTTTTGTACTGTCTCTGGACCGATATGGACAAAACACCGAAGCAGGTCAGAGTGGCGAATATCTGCAAAGTATTGCCACCTCAACATTTACAGGCCAGGCCACACAGGGCTGTTTGATCGAAGGTCGCAATGAGGACAGTATCGACTCGCTGGACCTCAATAGATTCAACGAAGTGCCTGACCAGCCTACCACTCCGCCGCCTCGGGCCAATCTTGCCGACGCTTCTCACACAGTGGCCGAGGCACGAACCATAGTGCAGGCCAATCTGCGTCGCCAGAATCTCAGTTGACCAGAAATTCACCGCAGTGTAAAATTTCTTGACAGTTAAACAACCTTAACAGTAGTCACAAAGGAGGGCGTTGAGACGGACAACATGATGCCTGAAGAAATTAAGGTGTGGTGAAAGCAATACTCTCGCACTCCAGCGGGCCGTGCATCGTTCGATGCTGTGAGTAAGAAGACTCTAAATATAATGCTTGAGTACAAAGTACCCGATACGTTTTTGTTTGATGTATCCAAGACGGGTAGTGCATTTACCTCCCCACGGTGTTTGTCGATTCTTTCTGACAGTGTACGAAAGGAGGAGTGACAGACCCCGAGTTGCTGAAGGGTTTGAATAGTAGTCACAAAGGAGGGCTGGGCAAATGTTCCAACTATTACGGTATCTTTCTGGGGTTAAGTACATGCGAGACATTGACTTTGGTCAGTCAGAATTCGAAGGAATCAAATTGGCCGCAGACTGGATTCGTGATCTTGAGTCAAGCGACAGCAGAATCCACAAAGAGCGTGTGATTGAAAAGGCTCTCATGGCCTCTAAATTGGGCAGTGCCAATGCACAATGTTTTTTGTTCAATTGTTATCTTGCCTACAATCCCTTTTTTGTGTATCATGTGCAACAGGTTCCAGAATCTCACGATCTAACAGATCGGCCCAATTCATGGCCACGGTTCTGGGCCTTGTGTGAGAATCTTCGCACACGCGGAGTAACTGGCAATCAGGCTCGCACTGCGATCGAAGAAGTCATGATGCAGTTTGATTCCGTAGAGTGGAATAGCCTGGCCCGGCGAGTGCTGATCAAGGATCTCCGCTGCGGAATTTCGGACAAAACTCTCAACAAGGTCCTGGGCAAGACAGACTGGCGCATACCGGTGTTTTCCTGCCAGCTCGCACAGGATTCCACAGATCACCCGGCCAAGATGCAGGGAGAAAAACGTCTGGAATGCAAACTGGATGGTGTGCGTGTGCTGTCCGTGGTCAACGGGCTGGGGGTCACACTGTATAGTCGCAATGGCAAGGAATTGACCAATTTTCCGCAAATCGCTGATGCCATTGCCGACAATCGTCGTTACTTTCAACAGGCGCACACCAGTGGCGGACGATTTGTTTTAGACGGCGAGATCGTGGGCGAAAGTTTCCAGACCCTGATGCGCCAGGCGCGTCGCAAGAAAGATGCCAAGACCACGGGCATGGTCTACCATATCTTTGACATAATTCCATTGGACGACTTTGAACGCGGGCATTGGAACGCACAGCAGTACCGGCGCGTGGGCATGTTAGACCGGGCCCGCACTGTTATTGAAGCACAAACCACTTGCCTGCGTGTCATGCCCGGTATCACTGTGAATCTTGACACTTCCCAGGGACGCGACATCATGCACCGATTCGCTGCGGATGCAGTGGCACAGGGCTACGAGGGCATCATGATCAAAGATCTTCATGCGCCGTATGAATGTCGTCGCAGCAGTTTCTGGATGAAGTGGAAGCCCACTATCACCGTGGACCTGACCATTGTGGGATTTGAAGAAGGCACGGGTCGCAATGTAGGACGTCTGGGTGCCATGATCTGCGAGGGGCAGGATGCCGAAAAACAGATCCGGGTAAATGTGGGTTCGGGATTGACCGATCAGGACCGCGATGCCTACTGGAACAACCGAGCTACATTGCAAGGACATGTGGTCGAGATCCAGGCCGATGCAGTCACGCAAAATCAAGATGGTACCTGCAGTCTCCGATTCCCTCGGTTTGTTAGATTCCGTGGGTTCGATGCGGAGGAAAAACTGTGAATCCACGGTATGAACGCTGAGTCAACTGACTCAGACACAAAACAGTCAACCACACACAGCCAACGGTTGCACTGATCTGTATTTCCTGCTATAACTGTAATCGGCGTTGATCGTGTTCCTGGCACTATGCGGGTGGTATTGTATACGACATAAGGCTCGAAGGCGACTATATTGATTAGTATTGCTCGGGCACAGACTCAATAGAAAAGATCGACAATACACCAGATTCCCAGATATCAAGCTACGTGACCGAAGGACCTGTCACAGACAACATTGTCCAAGATCCATGGCAGTTGGGTTGGGTACTGAACAGCAGAGATTGAAACATGGATGCTCAAGGACGAGCAATAAATAGAGTACTATGTTTCTAACATATATTGTCCTGGCCGTGGCCCTGAGCCTCAGCGGTATCGCAGCCTTTTACTCCATAGCCGGTCTCACGGCTATATTTGCCGCGGCCACAGTGCCCATAGCGGTCATGGGCACCATTTTAGAAATAGCCAAACTCGCAATCACGGTCTGGCTACATGAGTACTGGCATCGTGTGCGATGGACCATGAAAGCCTATCTAGTACCAGCAGTGATCCTACTCATGATCATAACATCCATGGGTATTTTTGGATTTTTGTCAAAGGCACATCTGGACCAGGCAGTACCCACCGGCGACGTTGCTGCCCAGGTCGATCTGATTGACGAAAAAATACGCACCCAACAGGATAACATTGCTGCGGCCAAGACCTCTGTTCAACAGATGGACAGCCAGGTCAACGAACGTCTGAGTCGCAGCAATGATGATCGCGGTGCAGAACGTGCAGTGCAGATACGCAGACAACAACAAGCCGAGCGTGTAAGACTGCAACGAGAAATTGCCCAGGCACAGTCGATAATCGCTGACCTCAATGAACAGCGTGCTCCCATAGCCAGTGAATTGAGAAAAGTAGAAGCCGAAGTCGGCCCAATCAAATATATTGCTGCTCTGGTCTATGGTGACAACCCTGAAGTGAATGTCCTGGAAAAAGCAGTGCGATGGGTGATCATAGTCTTGGTTATGGTATTTGATCCCCTGGCCATAATGATGTTGTTGGCGTTCACCGAAAGCCATGGATGGGAACGTGAACGACAACTGACTCAATCGCAGTCTCTCGACGCCGCTGTGTCGGACCTAGCAGAGTCTGCAGACCCGAGCCCACAAGAAACTGCTCAAGATTCATCGATCGAACAAACAGTCACGCATGATTACCTCCAAAAAGAATGGAAACATCATGTACCCGGAGTTGATCCAGTGGGCCCGATAGTCTATGTTCCTGAGACCACGGCGGACACAGAGAACCAGACCCAGGAAACATTGGTTATTGTGGAGCACGAACACCCAATGGATCGTTTACTGGACGATGCTGAGTCTGCCGACGACGAGTTCGGTCACCACGACAACAAAGTCAAAGAAGCCATGCGTCTCTGGAAACAGGCCAATCCCGGAAGAACTCTCAAGGACCAACGCCATCGATATGAACAAGGTCTAATCGATCAACTGCCATGGATGTCGCTGGTCACTGATGACTTGCCGGAACCGACTCTTGGCACTGGATTCGGAAACCGATTCCCCGAACATGCAGTCAAGGGCGATCTATGGATACGTACCGATCGGATCCCGCACGTTCTCTATCGATACAATGAAAACGACTGGATCGAAATCAGCAAGCAGATCGCCGATAGTTATACATACAACGATGCCTATATCGACCATCTTATCCAACAGTTGGAACAGGGTCAGTATGATCCTGACTTCCTCACTGCAGCGGAAACCGAACAAATTTCCAATCGACTTGGCAAGCACAATCAATGACAGATACTGATCTCACACCCAACGACTGTAGTTTTTGTGGCAAGCACAAGGACGCAGTCGGAAAACTCATTGTGGGAGACAAGGTTGCCATATGCAACGAGTGCGTGACTCTGTGTGACACACTGCTGTTATCTAACCAAGCCCAGGGCCAGACCATGATTGAATCGCATGTGGACCCAATGGAGATCAAACAGTTTCTCGACCAGTATGTGATTGGTCAGCAAGACGCAAAAATCGTTCTCAGTGTGGCCATTGCCAATCACTACAAGCGCATACGCAATCAAGAAAAAAACACGGAAATTGAAAAAGTCAACATACTGATGCTGGGACCCACGGGATCGGGCAAAACCCTGCTGGCGCGCACAGTGGCTCGGTACCTGGGTGTGCCTTTTGTGATCGCAGATGCCACCAGTCTGACCGAAGCCGGTTATGTAGGCGATGACGTAGAAAGCGTGATTTCGCGGTTGTACGCAGCAGCCGATTATGACATCGAGCGCTGCCAGACCGGAATCGTTTTTATTGACGAAATAGACAAAATAGCCCGCAGAGGGGAGAATATCAGTATCACTCGCGATGTGTCAGGTGAGGGTGTACAGCAAAGCCTTCTCAAATTGGTGGAGGGTACCAAGTGCAGAATCGTACCTCACGGGGGTCGCAAGAATCCTCAGAACGACACCGTGGAAATCGACACCACTGATATCTTGTTTATCGCCGGCGGTGCGTTTGTAGGCATCGAAAATCTCGTGAAATCTCGAATCAAGGGAACCAGTATTGGATTCAGCGTTCCAGTGGAACAGGATCCCAGTGTGTATCTTGACAGTACCACTCCTGATGACATTGTAAAGTTTGGCATGATCCCCGAATTTGTAGGCAGATTCCCCACCTGGGTGTCTTTGAGAGAACTAACCAAACAGGATCTTTTGGCCATACTGCTCAACATCAAAAATAACTATATAGAACAGTATCAATGGCTGTTTGACCAAGACCAGATCAAGTTAGAATTCACATCCGCGGCACTGGATCTCGTGGTAGAGCATGCCATGAAAAACAAAACAGGAGCACGTGGCTTGCACGGAGAACTCGAGCGAGTGCTAATACCGCACATGTATCGACTGCGAGAATACGTGCGGCAAGGTATTACCGAAGTCGTTATTGACGCCGACATGGTGTATGAACCCAAGGAGTTAAAAAAAGTAAATGAGTGAATTAAATGGTCGCAGAGTGTTTGTCAACGACGGAAACGTTGAAAAAGCACTGCGTAAATTCAAAAAAAAGGTCCAGACTTCGGGCATACTCATGGATCTCAGGAAATATGAGTTCTACGAAAAACCCACTTCGGTGAGAAAACGCAAAAAATCCGCGGCCAAATCTCGTTGGCGTAGATATTTGGCTAGCCAAGAATTGCCTAAAACCCTGTATTGAGCTTGACTTGATTTGAGATTTTGTCTATAAATAGCACTAGAGATTGCCCATTCCGGGGATCTCGACTTATTCTTGCTTAACCAAGGAGAACACTATGAGCAAAATCATTGGTATCGATCTTGGCACCACCAATTCCTGCGTGGCTGTGATCGAAAATGGAAACCCGAGAGTTATCGAAAATGCCGAAGGAGCCAGAACCACTCCTTCTGTTGTGGCCTATACCGCGGATGAAATCTTGGTCGGTGCACCTGCTAAACGCCAGGCTGTTACCAATCCCAAGAACACAGTGTATGCAGCCAAGCGTCTGATCGGACGAAGATTCGAAGAAAAGGCCGTACAACGAGATATCAACTCTCTGCCCTACGATATTGTGAGGGCCGACAACGGCGATGCATGGATCGCAGTCAATGGCGACAACAAGGCCCCTCCGCAGATTTCGGCCGAAGTGTTACGTAAGATGAAGAAAGCTGCCGAGGATTATCTGGGACATGCCGTGACCGAGGCCGTGATCACTGTGCCGGCCTACTTCAACGACGCGCAGCGTCAGGCCACCAAAGACGCTGGCCGCATCGCTGGACTAGAAGTGCGTCGCATCATCAACGAGCCCACTGCAGCAGCCTTGGCATTTGGACTTGACAAAAACGAACAGCGAGATCGCAAGATCGCCGTCTATGACCTCGGCGGCGGCACCTTCGACGTCTCGATCATCGAGATCGCAGACGTCGACGGCGAATATCAGTTTGAAGTTCTGTCCACCAATGGCGATACATTCCTGGGCGGTGAGGACTTCGACCAACGCCTGATCGACTTCCTCTGCAACGAGTTCCGCGACCAAACCGGTATTGATCTTACCAAAGATGCTATTGCTCTGCAGCGCATCAAGGCCGCAGCCGAACGTGCCAAAATCGAACTGAGCAGTGGTTCCCAGGTCGAAGTCAACGAACCCTATATCGCCATGGATCAGACCGGCCCCAAGCACCTGGTGGTAAAGATCACTCGTGCGCGGTTTGAGGGCATGGTCGAGGACCTTATCCAGCGTTCTATCGAACCCTGCCGTCAGGCCGTAAAAGATGCAGGTATTGCTGTTGCTGATATCAGCGATGTGATACTGGTGGGTGGCCAGACGCGCATGCCCAAGGTGCAAGAGGCAGTCCGGACGTTTTTCGGTCGGGATCCGCGCAAGGACGTCAACCCCGACGAAGCAGTGGCCGTGGGTGCTGCGATTCAGGGCGCAGTGCTGAGTGGCGATCGCACAGATGTGCTGCTGCTGGACGTGATTCCGCTGAGTCTGGGTATTGAAACACAGGGAGGAGTGTTTACCAAGCTGATCAACAAGAACACTACTATTCCTGCCAAGCACAGTCAAACTTTCAGCACAGCCGAGGACAATCAGCCCGCAGTGACCATCAAGGTAGCGCAGGGCGAACGTGAACTATTCCAATACAACAAATTGTTAGGAGAGTTCAATCTCGAAGGCATCGCACCTGCGCGCCGCGGCATACCACAGATCGAAGTCACACTGGATATCGATACCAATGGTATCATGCATGTGTCAGCTCAAGACCGGGCCACCGGCAAGAAGAACAATATCACCATCCGAGCCAACTCGGGCCTCTCTGAGGAGGAGATCCAGAAGATGGTGCAGGACGCCGAGGCCAATGCTGACGTGGATCGCCGCCAGAGAGAGCTAATTGAAACTCGCAATCAGATCGACAGCATGACACATTCGGCAAGAGCAGATCTCAAGGAACTGGAAAGTGATCTCACGTCCAAACAACATGCAGAAATCCTCCAGGTGCTTACTGACTGCGAAAACGCAGGCAAGGGAGACGATGTGGAAGCCATGAAAACCGCACTCACAGAACTCGCTGGAAAACTCACAGCACTGCACGAAGCACGCCAACGCGGTGCTGCTGAGCAAACTGTGGTTGACAGTGACTTCACGGAAGTAGTATAAATATCCTAGTAGATGCCGATTTCCGGGTCTACTGTTGTCATACTTGCTTAAAAGGAGATTATCATGACAAAACTTACTGCATTAGACTTGACCCCTTTCTATCGTCACACCGTGGGCGTGGATCGTTTGTTTGACCGTATCCTAGACCAGTTTGAGCATTCATCTCAGGTTGGCAACTATCCACCGCACGATGTGGTCAAGACCGGAGAGGAAACCTATGAAATCCGCCTGGCCGCGGCCGGATTCAGTCAAGGCGAAATTGATGTCACATTCCACAACGGTGAACTCACAGTGACCGGTGAAAAGAAAACCGAATCGGTCGGAGTTGAATATTTGCACAAGGGAATATCGACTCGCAAGTTTTCTCGTTGTTTCATGCTGGCAGACCATGTTGAAATCAAGGCCGCGGTGGTCCGAGATGGTATCTTGACCATCCAATTGGAACGCCTGGTTCCTGAGTCGGCCAAACCCAAGAGCATCGCAATTACCTACACTTCTTGACAGTGTTTTGTTAAATACAGTGGCGGACAGTGTCCGCCACTGTATATACAAGGATTATAAAATGTCACAGATTGAATTCCGCACTCGTATCAACGAAAAAGTCACTGAACCCCCCATGTATCGGGTAATTTATCTCAATGACAATGCCACTAGCATGGAGTTTGTGATTGAATCGCTAGTAGAGTACTTTGATTACAGTGTGAATCTAGCCAAAGAAATCACTCTGGACATTCACGAGTCTGGATCAGCCGTGGTCGCGGTGTTGCCCTATGAGATTGCCGAACAAAAAGGCATCGAAGTCACGCTCAGTGCCAGAGAACAGAGCTACCCTTTGCAGATCAAACTGGAACCCGAATCCACTGATTAGTTTTCTACCACGATCCGTTTGGGATAGAAAACCGACGTGGCATAGTCGGTTTTCTCTTTTCCGCGACAGTTGTTAACAAACCGTATTTGTCGATAGATCTGATCTATCGGTCTGTGATAGTGTCCAAAGCACCAGGTATGTATTTTTTTTTCGGTATCGCAGTCCAGTGCTTCTTCGAGATATCGATTGCCCATGCAGTTGAGTTTGGGAGTTGATTTCAACTCGATGTCGTGGGCAAGCAATTGCGTCGCCGGCACAGTATGTGTAGCTACCACGATGTGACGGACATCATAGCGTTTTTGCAAACGCTTGACGCTGCGAACAAGATAGTTGGCATCGTTCTGGGCCATGGCCGAAATATATTGAGAAGCTGCAAGATCGTGTCCGGTTTCGTCCTGCCAAAGTTCTACGGACGACCCCGAATCGACACTGAGATCAAAATTAAAGGCCCACCAACCGTTGGTACCCAGGATGGCCACTCCCTCGATTACCACTACGTTGTTCTGTAGATACACCAGATTGGGTACGGGTTTGAGTTTTGCGGCTAGGTCATTGTAACTGGAACTGAGATTGTCGTAATAGTCACGATGCTCGTCATTGCCATCGATGTAAAAAACTGCTTGATAACAACTGCCAAGGTGTGTTAACGTTTTTATCAAAACATTGCGGTCCTGCGCCACATCTCCAACTACCACACAAAATGGACTGGTGGCCTGACCAGTCCAATTAAATATCTTGGACCATGTTTCAACGTGTAAATCAGAAATCAAATCAAATGCAAGTGGCATAACACTTATTTAAAAGGAAAACGCATGCACATTATATTTGGGCACCTAATACCACAATTACCCGACAGTTATACCTTGCTCGAACTCGACACTTTTGTAGACAAAAAAGGTCACCGATCCACAGCATGGTGTGTGGTAGAATACGTGCCGCTGACAGAATTTGTTACCTTGGACACCTATCGCGATCTGCATCACAATCTCATGACACAATATCGTCAGGGCAACTGGGACTATTGCCGTGGTGCCATTGAATCCTTGGCCGGACGATGGAACGGAGAAGTTGACAGTTTTTATGAAATATTGTTACAACGTATCAACCAACAATCTACAGAGTCCAACCAAAACAGTCAATGGGATGGGTTGGTATCTGTTCCTGATCTCGAAACTTGTATGTTGGCCACCGTCCAGGCATAGAGAGACTGGCATTCTGAGAGTCCAAGGTCGTTCCACCGATTGGCCACGCGCAGACGTTGTTCGATCCAGGCCAGCGACACTTGTGATCTCGATTGTTCCACGGCAGTCTTGACATTGCAACTGAGTTCTTGAGTCACTTGCTGATAAAAATCCTCAGAAAAAAAATGTTTTTGATTGATCTGTGCGCGTTGATGTAGTTCTTGGTACAAGATCTGTTTTTGTTGTCTTGATAAATTGGCAATGCGTCGCATTTCTTTGACCAAGGCCCGGAGACGTTGTTTGGTATCAGTGATCTCATCATAGCTTTCGTCGATCAATGGTGCAAAGGTCAGAAAACCATAACTGCGTAGATATCGCAAGCTATAGGGAGTGGCAGCCAGCAAAAATGGTTTGCCGCAGGCAATGGGACGCAGGGTTTTTTCGGTAAGATGTTGGCGATCATCGTCAAACACTGTTTCTAAAACTATTTCCAGTGCTGCAGCAGCATAGTCCTGATTGTCGTAGTCTGCACTGGCCGCGGGACCCATCCCAGACGATCGGAATATCTGGTCCAGATCGGTTCTTTGCACTGCTAGATCAGGGTCGCGAACACCAATGTCGAGATAGTGAAATCCTTGATCATGTGAGGCCAGTGATGCCTGGCAGTAGTCCGACAATTGTTCATCGGCCAACATCTCAAAAAATGCTAGGCGATATTTTCTGGTTCCGGTCCAGGATCTACAGTAGATTAAAAAATCTTTGTGCCATTGTGCCGGACGGTGCTTTAACTGTGGATCGCACTGAGCATATCTAAACCAATCTCTGGCCAACACGGCATGACACCACCAGTAGGCCGGTATGTAGCCCAGCTGCTGATAGATCTTGAGTTGGCGGCCGCCGACTTCTGAATGCAACAAAATGGGTCGGTGAACACTGGGATGTAGTACGGATCGCAAGTGCAGGTACACGATGTCTTTTATGTCGGCGGTTGATCCATCCTGCAGCAGCGTCTGTGGATCCAGCCCGAAAATCCTGGCAAAGTGTTCGCAAATATGTTGTCGATCATAGTACAAAAGATCCAATGGTTCCTGATCATGTGCTATAATCGCGACATGTTGGACCAAATCGGAACTATAGAACTGAAGTTGAGATCCCGACAGGATATCGGTCAGTGCTCTGAGATCGTAGAGAATTTTTGATCCGTGAGAGGACCAACGATAAATTATTACATCAGGACCAGCAATATCGCTGACATAATGATACAATCTTTCTAACGGAATATTCATCAGATGAACATTGGTTTTATTGGGTTGGGCAAGTTGGGCATGGATTGTGCCGAGGTATTTGCAGAAAAGTACACTGTGCGTGGATATGATATTTACCCGAGGTCCAGCGACCTAGTAAAAGTCTGCGGCATCGAAGAAACCGTGCGCGACAGCGATTGGATTTTCATTGCAGTTCCCACTCCGCACGAGGAAGGATACGACGGATCAGTGCCCAGCAGCCACATGGAACCTCGTGACTTTGGACACGATGCAGTGAAGGCGGCCCTGAACAATGTCAATCGTTATGCCACATTGCCCAAGCGAGTGGTCTTGATTTCCACTGTGCTGCCGGGAACCACGCGACGCCATTTTGCTACCTTGCTGGATCCACAACATCAGTTCCTTTACAATCCCTATCTCATTGCCATGGGTTCGGTAAAATGGGACATGATCAATCCTGAAATGGTCATGATCGGATCGGAATCCGGCGACCCTGCCGAGATGCAAGATCTGATTGATATCTATCGTGCACTCATGGTCAATGATCCGCGCTATGTCACAGGTACCTGGGACGAATGCGAAGCCATCAAGATTTTCTACAACACCTTTATCTCAGCCAAAGTAGGTCTGGCCAACATGATCCAGGATTTTGCACTGCGCATTGGAAACATCAATGTGGACGTGGTCACCGACGCCCTGGCCAATTCAACCATGCGCATCATGGGTCCCAAATACATGACCGCAGGCATGGGCGATGCCGGCGCTTGCCATCCACGTGACAACATTGCTCTGCGTTGGCTGGCGCAGGAGTATGACATCGGCTATGACCTGTTTGACACCATCATGCACGCTCGCGAAATCCAGGCACGCAATCTGGCCAAGTTCTTGGTAGATCAGGCCGATGCCAATCGCATGGGTAATGTACCCATCGTGATCCACGGCAAGGCCTACAAGCCCGACGTGGAATACTGTATTGGCAGTTATTCTACTCTGGTGGGTCACTATGTAAGAGAGCTAGGCCATGCTGTGGTGTATCTGGACCCCATGGCCGATGACCCCACTGACGTGGTCTCTGATCTCAGGGAGCCAGCTGTGATACTATGGGCGCACAACCGTAAGATTACCTATGAATACACCGGTGAGCAAGACGACACCAATCCCTACTGTGACATTCCTGCAGAGTCCGTGATAGTGGACCCGTGGCGCCGTTTGTCGTTGGATCTGCCCAATGTCAAGGTGGTACACTACGGTAACACTCGTCGTGCCTAAATGGTACTACACCCACACTGAGTTGGTCTGGACAGATCATCGCGATCTGCCTTACTGCAACGAGCCATTCAATGATTCCGAATCGGTTAAATTGTGGCGAAGTCTGGGTTATACCCAGACTCGATTCACAGGCGACATGTATGACATGCGTCAGAGTCAGCCCGAATGGATGCCAGCCGTACAGCAGCAGTTTGACTGGCAGTGTTTTTCCTGGTCCGTATATCGCATGTGCCCAGGCACAGTGCTGCCCGCACACAGCGACACCTATGCACGATTCCGCGACATACATGGCATCACAGACCCCGATCGTATATGGCGAGCCGTGATTTTCCTGGAACCCTGGGCCAGCGGTCATTATTTTGAAATCGACGGTCACCCCTATACCAAATGGCAGGCCGGCGATACCGTGGTCTGGCAAAACACAGTGCCTCATCTTGCTGCCAATGTGGGTCAGACCGATCGATACACTCTACAGATTACCGGCATACAATGAAAATACACAGCCACAATGAATGGGACCGCCTGCGCACCGTGGTGGTAGGATCAGCCTCGGGGGCCAACTGGCCCGCAGAGGATCCGATGTTTGCACAGGAGTCCAGCAAAACTTCCTGGACCCAGACGCCGCCGCCGTCTGGACCGGTACCCGAGTGGATTCAGATGGAAGCCGAGGAGGATCTCGAACGCTTGATCGCTGTGCTGACTGATGCCGGCGTCGAAGTCCTACGTCCGGCCTACAAAGACTTTGTGATCACACAGGGCATGTACAACTACTGTCCACGGGACCGGGTGATCATAGCAGGCGATGTCGTGGTCGATACTGCCATGATGTACCCTTGTCGGGATCAGGAAATACAGAGTCTTGACTTCTTGACACAACCCGGGATCAGCACTCGGATCATGCCCAGAGATCAAGGTATGATCTTGGATGCAGCCAATGTGTGTCGTCTCAATGATCATTGGTTGTTTTTGCGCAGTGCTAGCGGCAACATGGCCGCCTATCATTGGCTTTGCGAACAGTTTCCACAGATACGCATACACCTCTGCGATTTCTATGCAGGGGTACACATAGATTCGACCATCTGTCCGTTGCGTGAAGGACTGGTCTTGCTCAATGCATCGAGAGTCACAGAACACAACTTGCCTCCTGTATTGAAATCCTGGGACAAAATCTGGGTGGAAGACTGTGTGCCCCGTGATTTTTACCAATATCCCTATGCATCAAAATGGATCGGCATGAACACTCTCACCGTGGATCCCAACACTGTGATCGTGGATCACATGCAGATCGACTTGATACAACAGATACAGGCGCAGGGTCTTGATGTCATTCCTATGGAACTGCGACACAGCCGCACCCTGGGTGGTGGTTTCCACTGTGTGACCCTGGATCTGCACCGACAAGGTTAACCACTAACTGTCACAGCCGTTAACAAAATTGTCAACGGCTCTGTGAGAGCTATAAATTAAGCCTTTAACGTAACGGAGTGGTCGTTCTTGGTCAAGGCCCGTGGCATACTTGCCAGTCTTTTCATCGCGAGCAGTTGACATTTCCCAACCTTGATCTTGCCAACGCTTGAACATATAGTATATGTCAAACAGAGCAATCATAGTTACTTCGTTATGACGTATGGCGTGTGCGTGACGAAAAGCAACGTGTGTTATTCGCTATGAGGTAGACATGAAAACCCTGAATAAAGAACGTTGGCCCTACAGTGTCACTGTAAACCTCAAAGAGTCTGACATGGGCACATACCATCAAGAACAATGGCTTGCACAAAACCTGGGAGTTTTCGCAGGTCAGTGGTATCCGGTTTACTACTATGACCGCACAGTGTTTTACTTCAAGACCAGTCAAGACGCCACGGTATTCGCTTTGCGGTTTACATGACTGTGTCTAGAAATAGTTGACTGCAAATTCTACCTGCCATACAATAGCAACACAGGTAGGAGTGAACAATGAATATCGCTAGACAGATTGTTTATGCAGTAGTAATCTATGTAATAGCCATCGTGGCATACTGGACCTTGGCCTGATCGATGTTTGATGGGCTTGAAGCTTTAAAGTGAAGCAACGGTCTTTTAAACCGTAGAAGAGGGAGCGTTACCCTTCGGGCCTACCAAAATATTCGAATCCTAATATCGGGCTCTGATTGTTTTGTTTTGGTTTTTCTTTTAGATCTTTAATCAGTTCTGTTTGTAATTCATATATCGTTGTAAGTCTTGTAACCTATTTCTTTCAAGTGACGGTTGGCATTTTGTTGACCATAGATTACAAATGGTTGAAAACAAACCATTGACCTGAATGTTTTTTCGCTGTAAAATAAAAGGGAAAAAGATTGTTATCTAAGAATTAATGATACCAATGACACACTATCTATTTGATGTTGACGGCACACTTACTCCCAGCCGTGGTGTGATTGACACTGCATTTGGCGGTTGGTTTCGAGAGTTTTGTCGAGCACACACCGTGAGTCTGGTCACTGGCAGCGACTATAGCAAGACCCTGGAACAGCTGGGCCAGGCGGTCATGAACACCGTGGACACCAGTTTCAACTGTTCGGGCAATGCAGTGTATCGTGCGGGACAACTGGTGCACCAGAGCGAATGGCAGTGTCCCCGAGATCTCAGGTCGTGGCTAGAAAATCGTTTACGTGTCAGCGGCTATCGACACCGTACTGGCCTACACTTTGAACAGCGCACAGGCATGCTGAATTTCAGCGTGGTAGGACGTCGTGCCACGGCCTGGGATCGAGACCACTACTATCGTTGGGATCAATTGCACGGTGAGCGTGCTGTCATTGCACAGGAAATCAATCGCGGCTGGCCCGACGTACACGCCGTGGTGGGCGGCGAAATCTCTATCGACATCTTCCGCCGCGGAACCGACAAGTCACAGGTCTTGCGCTGGATCTCCGACGACGTAGCGTTTTTTGGCGATCGCATAGATGCCATGGGCAACGATCGACCCTTGGCTGACGCCATCGTTGACCAGGCACGCGGCCAGTGTTATGCTGTCAGAGACTGGCGCCACACCTGGCAACTGTTGCGAGATCTAGCATGAAAGAAACGTTTTATCGCAAGAGAGGACGCAGATATGTACCTGTCAATGAATATGACCAAGAACTGCTTGACTCATTTCCCCAAGGCACACACCTGGTCATGTGCTACCCGGGTGGGGCAGAGTCGCAGGCACTGTATTGATCCAAACTATGCTGCCATGATTGCTGCTGGCCGTGTGGCCGAAGATGCTATCTGCCAGGCTCTGGCAGAGGCCGGCGCAGTGAAGCCGCCCGATGGTCGTGAGATGCCGCAGTCTGAACTCAACGTCCGGCTCAATCTCATTGAGGTATGGGAGACCGTGTTCGCACGTTGCCTCGTGCTAGCATCCGTGACATTGCTGAATCTGGGGTGCAGGCCATGCGACAGGAAGCCAATAAACTCATGCAACACGAGTCAGTACGCTTGGCATAGGAACATTCTCAAACCGTGTGTGCTCTGACCAAAGACAGTGCCGCGTGAAGCATAGACGCCAACTACAGTGCATATATAATGCAGATGACTATCGCCACAGTGTGGAAATAACCGGCATTTCCGTACCGGCCTTTGTTTGGCTGTTCAACAACAACATACCCTATGTTGAAACGTTTGACTTGGTAGATGGTTCTATGAAAAAATTGGTTTGGTTTTGCGAACAGGAACATGCGGTATGGTTTCAACTTCGATGGGGTAGTCAATGACAGGACGTTTTGGGTTTTGTTGCAAGTGGTTGGAAGATCCTGCTGAATGTGGCGGCATGAAGGTCAATGCCGCCAATCGTGAACTCAATGGTCGCTCCACTACCATGCGTTGGCTGCGCGAGCATGCAGATCTAGCCGAGCAACGCCAGTGGGACATCATGAATCACAATGCCGCAGCAGCTCTGCGCATGGTAGAATGTGTGGGCTCACTGCAGCCAGAATTCCGCATGGTGCGTCTTGGGTCTGAAATGTTGCAGGGCTACACCGAGGCGTCCTGGCAGGACTGGTGGCAGCAGGCCGACATTCAGCACCACCTTGAGACCATATTCCAACCCATTGGCGACCGTGCGCGTGAACTGGGCGTGAGACTGAGTTTCCATCCTGGACAGTTCTGTGTTCTTGCATCAGAGAACGACGATATTGTAAATAGAAGCATTGATGAATTTGAATATCATGCAGACATGGCGCGCTGGATGGGTTATGGTGCCGCGTGGCATGATTCAGGATTCAAGATCAATGTGCATTTGTCGGGCAAAGGTGGGCCTGACAAATTCCTTCGTACTCTGGGGCGTCTCAGCCCCGAGGCCCGGAATCTAATCACCATTGAGAACGACGAAATTTCAAATGGTCTGGACCTTACTTTGCTTGTGGCTGATCATGTGGCCCTTGTGTTGGACATTCATCACCATTGGGTGCGCACCGGCGAATATATTGAGCCCAAAGACCCTAGGACGCAGCACGTCATTGAGTCTTGGCGTGGTGTTCGCCCTGTAGTTCACTATAGCGTTAGTCGAGAAGACCTATTGGTGGGGCATGATATCCACACCCGCCCTGATCTTGCCGGGCTGCTGGAGCGAGGATTCCACAAGCAGAAACTCCGAGCTCATTCAGATTTCTATTGGAATCACGCCGTGAATGCCTGGGCCGGCACGTTCAGCGATGAATTCGACATCCAGTGCGAAGCCAAGGGCAAAAATCTCGCACGTGATGGTTTTGTGTCTAACTTACGGGAGGCAGTGACATCGTGAAAATCTTGGTTACCGGTCATCGAGGATTCATAGGCTCGCATCTTGTCGCTGCATTGAGCTCGAGCCACGACGTGTCGACCTTTGAATGGGGAGAACCCTTGCCCACAGTGGCCGGTCTGGATTGGGTCATACATGTGGGTGCCATTTCCAGCACTACCTTTGCTGATGTGGAACAGATCATGCGACAGAATGTGGATTTCACACTGTGGTTATACAATCAGTGTCGCAAGCATGGTGTAAATCTCCAATGGGCATCATCGGCCAGTGTGTATGGACCGGGGACCAATTTTTCAGAAACTGCTCCGCCCGATCCACGCACTCCCTATGCATGGACCAAATACATCGTGGAGCGGCACATCGAATGCGATCCTGCACCCAACATCCATGTACAAGGATTCCGATATTTCAATGTGTATGGGTCCGGCGAAGAGCACAAAGGGTCGCAGGCCAGTCCGTTCACACAGTTCCGCCTGCAGGCAGAGCAACACGGCGAGGTCACGGTGTTTGAAAATAGCCATGCCTATCAGCGCGATTTTGTGCCTGTGGAAGAAGTGGTTCGCTGTCATCAACGATTTTTTGCCGTACCAGAAAGTGGTATTTTCAACATTGGCACCGGTACCACGCTGAGTTTCCGTCAAGTGGCCAACAGTTTTGGTGTTCCAGTGAAAGAAATACCCATGCCACCGCATCTCAAACACAGTTACCAGACCTGGACCTGCGCAGACATGACCAAGACCGACGCTGCGTTGGAACGTTATTGTGCATAGAGAACAGGACAATGCGCCGGGTTAAATACCTAGTGACCACCTATCGCGCCATATTCATCAGTGATGTACATCTTGGAACCCGCGACTGCAGAGCAGAGCAGTTAAATAATTTTCTCAAACATAATACCTGTGAAACACTTTATCTTGTTGGTGACATCATTGATGCGTGGAAAATTCAACAAAACAAGTGGCGCTGGAAACAAAGCCATACCAATGTTGTAAGACGTATAATGGGACATGCCAAGCGTGGAACCCGCGTTGTGTATGTAGCAGGCAATCACGATGAGTTTCTTCGCCCATTGATTCCATACGGTATTGGTTTTGGTATGATTGAAGTTTTCAATCAGACCGAGCACATTGGTTTAGACGGAAAACATTATCTGGTCACTCATGGAGATCTTTTTGACGGAATCACTCGTTTAGCCCCGTGGTTGTCCTTTTTAGGTGACAAGATGTATGATTTTGTGCTAGACTTAAACAGTAGATTCAATGCTCTTAGACGCAGACTAGGACTGGGTTACTGGAGTTTAAGCAAATATCTCAAAACACGAGTTAAAAAATCTATAGATTTTATTTTTCAGTTTGAAAAGAATCTTGCCGGCTACTGTAAAAAGCGAGGGTTTGACGGCGTGATCTGTGGGCACATACACAACGCAGAAATCAAAGAAATTGATGGTGTAATCTACATGAACGACGGCGACTGGGTTGAGTCAATGACTGCCTTGGTAGAACACTGGGACGGTCGTTGGGAAATCGTGACTTGGACACAGTCCGCAGATTTGATTTCTCCAAAATAAATCTAATTTGTTGCATTGCACAATAAATACTGTTACACTGACAGCATGAGATGCTGCATGGGGCAGGTCTCGTTGTAGTGAACCTCGCTTAATTTTAAGGAGACTGAAATGGTTGATTATACCAAGTTTGATATTACCAAGATGTTTGATGTCAACACAGTGATCGATGCTGTGGAAAAAAACAACAAGACCTTTGCTGGTCTTATCACCGACGAACGTGTACGCACCGCAGCCGAAAACATCAATGCCGCAGGATGTGAGCTGATCCGCGCACAGATCACAGCAGCTCGTGCGTTTGGCTCGGCCATCAAACAGGCCGTGGCAGTCTGACCAAGGTTGACAGCCGGATCCTGTTTGTGTACTATACACAAACAGAATTTTTTTAACCCCACTGTGGAGATCACCATGAATCACACTCGTTTGGCTCTGGCTGTCGCTGCCTTGGCTGCGGTTTCCGCCTGTAGTTCTACCAAAGAAACCCGTGGCCTGACACCTCCGGCCACGGCCGAAACCGCAGTGACTGACACTCGTATCAGTACTGATTTCCGCGACGAAGGCATTAGTATCCATTACAACCTGTTAGGATCTCTGGATCGCATCGAAGTCACAGGCACTGCGCCCACTTGGAAAGGCAATCACACAGTTTTGGCCGAAGCCGATGCCATGGACAAGTTGGTCAAGTTTGTGCATGGCCAGTCAGTGACCACTGAACGTCGTATTCGAGTGATTGCTCGTACGCTGGATCGAGCACGTGACAACACACTGAACCGATTCAACAACACCGAGGGCACACTGGCATTCAATGCCCGGGATGTCGAACAGGATGTTCCTGCTGCCGGCGGATCTACCGAAGACAATGGGCAGAGCAACACCAGTCGCCGCATCGCCGACCGTGTGGAAAACACCTTGGTCAACACCGTGACTTCTATCACTGCGCGTGGTCATCTGACCGGTGTGCGCAAGATCAGTGACGACGTGCGTCAAAACGGTGCGCAGTATGTCGCGGTGTACCGGTGGAGCCAGAAAGACCAAGACATCAGTGAACTCCTGCGTCGGCAGATGCGTTGATCATGCGCTGGCTCGTCGTTGCGGCATTCGTCCTGGCCTCTGGCGCTGCTCAGGCATCGGATCTACTTAAAATGTTCTTTCCCGGTCCGGCCACGGTGGTACTCACCGTGGGACGCTGGATCTACGAACAGAATCGCAAAGACCCGGTGTACGAAGTCACGGTGCAAGGTTCGGGGTGGTCTGAATCCGAGGCTCGAGACCAGGCCTTCAAACTGGCAGTGAACGAAGCCATTGGCAGTCTGGTCCTGAGTCAGAGCGAAGTGATCAATCGCGAGGTGGCCAGGAACATTGTGGTCAATTACAGCAGCGGATACGTGAGCCGATTCCGCGAACTCGCCCGCGAGACCCAGGACAATGGACAAGTGATCATACGATATCAAGTCTGGGTACAGCGCAGCACCTTGGCCGATGGCCTGTTCGGCGACAGTCGCAACGGCGGTACTATCGACGGTCAACAGATCGCCCAGAGTCTGCGCTCGTTGCAGGAGGAACAGCGCAGTGGTGATGCTCTGTTGGAATCAGTGCTGCGTAATTTTCCCAAACGCGCGTTTGACATCCAGAACACTCGAGCATCGTTCTGGCTGGACAATCAGCGACAACCGACCATGTGGGTAGAATTCGATGTGGTCTGGCATCGGCAATATCTCAGCAGTCTCGGTGAAGCCTTTGCACAGACTTCGCAGATCGGTGTACGAGACTCGTGTGCACATTATTCGGTGTCCTGCAGCGACAACACGTTCTATGCCAGAGTCACACATGACTATCGCAATCGCAACATCGTCGAAGGGATCTATCGAGACCAATCACGATGGTATTTGATTAAACAGCATCTATTAGACACGCTTCCTGTGATCCGGATTCAGCTCAAAGATGCCAGCGGTACCACGGTGCATGACGGCTGCTATGCCAGTGCTCAATTGAATCCCGTGGCCGCGGGTTCCTTAGATCGTTATGCAGGCGGTCTGGTAGAAATTTCCAACCCCGGCCTGATCACAGTACAGGGGTGGGCCCGGTCCAAGCTCAATATCCGGGTGCGGCAGAAATTTACCGCTGATCAGTTGGATCGGTTGGATCGCGTCGATGTTTCTGTGATACCCAGAAAAAATTGCGGGTCACCGCCGACGCTCGCGCCCTAGCACTGCAGAGGTCATGCGCGGTGCGGCCTGGGTTCGCGCCGCACGAGCGCCCGGGCCGGTCAGACGCGGTGCTTGATCGATCAGATCAAGATCCACGTCGGGTTTGGTATCCACTGCCGACGTATCTGTTTCTGTGCCTGAAGGTTGGGCGCCGTTTTTCAAAATCTGGAACGTAAAATTACCTTTGTTACCAGTGCTGTAGTAGGTTTTGTCGGCACGTAGCAGTACCTGAGTGATCGCAGTGCTGGGATACTGTACTTCGAATTCATTCAAAACAATGTTGTCACCCTGTTGCTGCGCCCGGGTATAGATCTGCACAAAGGCTCCGTGATTCAATATTGCCGAAGCCGCTGGACCAAAGTCAGTGCGTTGGTTAACATGGTCGGCCACTTGATGTGCCACGGCAGCCAGCATGTGATAGAACGGTACCCGGCGATTGCTGTCGGCACTGATCCTGCTCTGATAGATTTTTTTCAGCGTTGGCGTGAGCTGATCGAGACCTTGCCCGGGCGATTGGCCGCGGAGAGACAGGATCTGCTGTTTTTCCTGCGCCGTGATGATATCAAATAACACAGCAAGGTTCAGGGGTGCATTGATATAGCCGTCGCGAGCAATGGTTTGTATTGTGGTCACTGCGTCGGGGTATTGATCCAATATTTTCTGCCCGGCAGCATCTCTGGTCATCTCGGCGACTTTGTTTTGAAGATTGACCGCCGATGCTTTGGCTCCACTTTTGGCTTTGCTGCTGATGCCGATGCTTTGTCCGGATGAGTTGGTCAGTACGCTGTCAACCAACCCAGAGGTTTGTCCGGCTGAAAAACCAATGGTGCAATCACCATACCCACCCCGTGTAAGGAATTTGGTTTCGGCGTCGCCGGCATTTCCCTGCACCGGCTTGCCCATGACCAAAGCCATGGGCTGTAGCAATTCGCAGAAATAGTTGGTAAAGGCCGCAAAATTGACACCCTGACCGGGAACTACGATGGGAAATCGATCTGCAGACATAAATGTTTCCATGATCTGGACTTCGACACTGCGGTCACCAAATTTTTGTCGTACCTGATCAAGTATGTCCTGCGGAGATAGGTCGTCCAACTGTGTCAAGATATCTGTGGGCTTGTATCCTGTACGTTCCTTGACCGCCGAGCTCTTTTGCAAACGATACCCACCAGGCAAATCATTGGGAAAACGATTTTCTGTGGCATTGGGGCTGATCTGGCGGAAGTATCTGCCGATGTAATAATCTTGATTGCTGGAATCTACAAAATGTGCCAGGGCAAACGCCAGGTTTGATCCCGGCGTGTTGCTCCAAACTATGTCGGTGGGAGCGATACCATTGGATTGAGCTGCGGCCTCGATGGCAGCGTTGAGGTCTTGAGGACTCTTGAATGCAGCCACACGTGGATGGAAAACCAAGTCCACAAAAATCAGTTCGTTGCCCTGTGAGTTCTGCCAGCGATCTCCCGGACGACGATTTGCAAGACCCACGCTTTCTATGATATTGATCAAATCTCTCATTGTGTTTTCAAAGTCTGTATTGTATACTTATGGTAACTACTCAACACGGAGACCTTATGCCCAATCTGGTGCCCATGGTTTTAGAAAATACCAGCAAAGGTGAACGCAGTTATGATATCTACAGTCGGCTGCTGAGAGATCGTATCATCATCCTGGATGGCGAAGTCAATAGCCACAGCAGCAGTCTGGTCACTGCACAACTGCTGTTTTTGGAAAGTGAAAATCCTGACAAGGCCATTTCATTTTATATCAACTCTCCCGGAGGTTCAGTCACAGCAGGCATGGCTATCTACGACACCATGCAGTTCATCAAACCTGCAGTGCATACCATCGTGATGGGCCAGGCAGCGTCCATGGGATCTCTGTTGGCCGCGGCCGGTGAGCCCGGACACAGATACATCCTGCCCAATGCTCGCCACATGATCCATCAACCGTTGGGCGGTGCGTCGGGTCAAGCCACGGATGTAGAAATCCAGTATCGTGAGTTACAACGCTGGAAAGAAGTGCTGACTAAGATCTATGTCAAACATACCAAGAAAGAATACACAGTGCTGGAGCATGACATGGACCGAGACAATTTTATGACAGCAGATCAAAGTGTTGACTATGGTCTGGCAGATAAAATCATTTCACAGCGAGACTAGAGGAACGGAGACCATTCAGGCAGTATTTCGCGCCAGGTCTGATCGGGGTCATAAAAATCCATCCATTGTTTGAGTTGTGGTAACAAATGAGGACGATAATCTATCTGTCGTAAAAATCCCGCGCGGTTCCCCAGCGCCAGTTGAGCTTTTTCTCTCAATGACTCGGGCAACACCGCCAGTGATAAAAATTCGGGTTGTACCAATTCAGAAACACCAACAGAAATATCGTGAGATCTCGCCCAGACAAACAGTTCATCGACACGGCACACAGTGAGACACTGTAGGGTATGGGCGATCGACAGTCCTTGATTGTTGTACCGCTCTTGATATTTTAAAATATTAGATTCGATGTCGAGCCAGTGACTGTGTCTGCGAACATAGTCTTGACATTGACCAACGCCTTCGAGACTCACAACAAAGGTAATGCCTTTGTACGGTCCCAGTTGATCGCGAACTGTCGAAAGGTCAACACTACCGTTGGTCACAAACAACAGGTGCAATGATTTTTTGATCGCAGAATCCTGTGCAGACAAAAATCTCAGTAGACCTCGGTCAATCAATGGTTCTCCGCCCAATATTTGCAACCATCGCACACCAGAATCTATGGCATTTTGTATCAATGCTGTTCGTGACCCTTTGGAATTTGAAGTGATTGCAATTGCAGAAGTCGAACTGGTTCTTTCAATCACGGCCGGATGCAATCGTTGGTCGTTCCAGGAATTTGCCACAGTAGTACTGTCCTCAGGATCGCACATCACACAGTCAAAATTACAGATATTGCTGGGTTTGAGGTCTGCACTGATCCAATAATCAACACTCCAGTCCTGCTTGAACCCAAGATACAGATCAACCCAGTTGGGTTGATTCAGAGCCCATTTTCCGTGTGTGATTAAATTGTTTAACCGTTGCCTTAGACTGATTTCACCGGCGCTTTCTGCTCGCCAGCAGGCCGAGCATTCGGGCAATTGATTGCCTTGGCCGAGCTGTTGTCTGACATAGGTCACGTACTCACTGTTCATGTATTCCAAGGCCGAATACTGAGGCCATGACATGGTCGCGTTTGTTGGTCCGTTGGTTTTCGTGGAATCAATCAGGGCACAACAACTCCATTGTTTGGTATTGTCGTGCCGTGCCTGGAACCATGGAGCAACACAAAATGTAGATGAATTTACTTCCACTAGATACTTATGTATACCGATATTTAGTTGACACAACACTCAGCACCGCATATACTGGTAGTACAGCAAACAGCAAGGAGCGAACCATGTGGTACGTATACGACAAGAGATCGACAGCGATCGTAAAAGGCTGCAAGACCTCGGCTGCGGCACAGGCAGCGATCACTAGAGCACATAACAGGTATGTTCGTCACAGTCCCTACGTGCCGGGCGGCCTTGCACAGAAACTTGTCCTCTTGTCTTGGATAGCACTGGCGTACTCACAGTACTATCATCTCTTTATAGAACAGCATGTGACCAAGCGTAATCTGATCACGGGCACAGAGTTCACACAGAGCGTTAACACCCCCTTGTGCTGCGATCCCAACAGCGAAACCCACTGGAGCCAGTAGAGGTCGACACTGGCTCTGTTTGGCAGTACAATACACACGCTGATGAACTTTGGCCTAAAGGAGATTCCGATGGCGTTTTTTGGGAGAGGAATAGTCTTACCGAGCAGAAGTCATCTCAATAATCGTCGAGGAGCACACAATGTTTGAGTTTGTTGCAGGACTGCTGATAGGAACCGCGATTTCTGCACTTTATCTGATGTGGGCAATCAATCGTGCGTGTCGTGCGTTCAACCAAAAGCGCAGTCGCATGCTGGATGAAATCGAACAGGGTCAACCGCCCAGCGTGATAGCTGTGCGTGTGGAACAGCACGGTGAGCAATTTTATCTCTACAACAATGAAACCGATGAGTTCATCGTACAAGTACATGACATCAAAGAAGTTGTAACTCGCGCACAGCGTTTCAATCAGATCATGAACGTGGTTTCTGGAGACCCTGCAGTGATTGATCGCCTGCGGAACACTGCACTATGAGCACAGTTGTTTCGCTAAGGCCTCACTGGAGTTTTTTGACCTGGTCACAGTGGCTGGACCGTGCCGGAGTCCAACTGGGCCAAGACTATCACTGGTATTGGAATCACCAAGATCAGTGTTGGGCTGCTGAATTCGCCAATCCAGTCGCAGCATTGGCTGTTTCTTTGCAGATTCCCGAGGTCACACTGTGATAGAAAAGGCAATTTGGGATTTTCTCGGTGTCAACCGAGACCAAACTCCCATGGTCTACAGCGATGATCCGCTGAGTCTCAGTGTGGCCGCCTGGCGTCAGGCAGTGAGAACCAACTATCGAGTGCGCTGGACTGCTCTCGAAAGCCAGACGCCGGTGCACGAGGATCGCGAATTGGCCGCATGCATACGTCAATACTACATCAGCAAGATCACCCTGGCAGCCCTGCGTGGCTCACGACCGTTGACCGACTTCCAACAGGATCTTTATCACTTGTTGGAAACACAACACTATCAGCAGAGACACATCGGTATGCTGTGTCGACTGCCGTATTTCTATGCTGAGGATCAGGCTCACTTAGAAATCCGAGATTCACTGCGCACGGTCATGGCACCGCACAACGATGTTTCGGTGGTCATAGGTCTGACAGGTACTCTCACTGCACAGCGTCGTGTGCTGCGCAGTCGTCGTCGGCAAGAAACCATGGAATATTGGTGGGCCGATCATGACTGTCGCCCTGTGCTGTGGTCGGTTGGTCTGGTAAATCCTTTGCGCAGCCTGGTCGAAGGATTTTTCCAACAGGGTCAGGTAGATCTACGAGCCACTTGCTGCATTGAGTCCACTGGCCAGGGCCAGGAAGCCTGGCATTATCTGTCTCTCACAGAGCCCGAACTGCTATGATCAGCCCCTTGGCCTGGACTCGTGAACAACTTTTGAATCTGTATCGTGAAAAACCCCGGCGTGTGTCTCGTCAGGACTATGATTCCTGGCGCAGGACCGTGATCTGGGATTGCCTGCAAGGACAACGGGTGGGGCAGAGCTTTTGCAACAAGTTTGACATCCATGACTTTTGGCTGTACAATACACTGGACTCACACATGGCCGATCGTCACATCAGGCGCTACTATCTAAAACGCAGTGCCAAAAACTCTCAGTAATCGAGCACGGGGCAGATGGCCACACTCAACATCCAGGGATTTTTCTTTGGCAGTGCATCGGACGAACATCGTCGAGATCAGGATTTAGCTTTTGTGCGCGAAGCACGTGCAGACCTATTCATGGACCTGCGAGTTTTTTACAATTCCAGTTGGTAGGCAGTTCCGGTTGACCGCAGGGTAATTTTTGCATACAATCACTACAGCTAGCAGGATATCGTATCCGGCGGCTGAGTTCTCGACAGTTTTACGACATCCAGGAGCAACTATGAACAAGTTATATGAAGTAATTTTTGAAGACCAACTGACCGCGACCATGCCATTGAGCAAAGCCATTGCTTTGCTGGAGGAAAAACGCCTTATCGATATCGGTGAGTTGGCAGAGTTAAGTGTTAGCAAGCATTCAGGCATTGGTCGTTGTAGTAAAAATACTCCAGAAATAGATCTGGTAAGTGGGCATCAGATCAAACACGGTGCTACCAGTCTAGAAAAATGGTATGTAACTGGCAAACGCAAACTCGGCGCCTACATATCCATCAAGGGACATACCCGTACGATCTTGGCTGTGATAACCGAGAATCTAACTCAAAAACAATACTATTTCGTTTTTCCATATGAATCCTATCGACGCAAGGCTGGTAACACCATTCGGGTTCCATTTGAACATGATGGTAGACCCAAACGCGATAATCAATGGTGGAGTCACGAAGTGCCTTCCTTTGAATATATGTGTGAGATCGCAAAAAATGAGCACATTGGAAACATCCATTAAGACTTTCTCTGCACCAGTCTATGGACGCACTCGTCGCACCGCAGACACCTATCGCACAGTGGCTCGTCATTGTGCCAGGCACCTCGATCTCCTGGTAGAAGAATACCGGACCATACGCAATGACCAACAGTTGTTGCGAGAAGTGCGCAACGACATCGACTATTATCTACACCGTTATCACGAATACTGCATCCGCCAGCGAGACGGCATGGGTGCTCATTATCGTGAAATCGGCGCCGATGCTGATGTGGATTTTGAGCACCTGATTCCTGCGGCTCGCATCCGTGACATGTTGTTGTCGGGTGTGATCTCTGTGGCACAGGCGCTCAACGCACCCACTGTGACGTTGAGTCGCGCCAAGCACCGACGTCTTAAGGAATCGGGATGGGCCGGCCATACCCCCGACATGTGGTTTCCGTTCCGTAGGTACACGCAGATTTTCTCAGCCCGTTTCGAGACTCACGATGGCACCGCAGTCGATCCTGATGACTGGACCCTGAGCCAGCACTATGCCTATTTCCAGTATCTCGTGGTTGACACCCGCGGTTGACCAGACTCTGCAATTTGTGTATAATCGAATCATCGTGCCAGACAAGGTCTGACCATGCTTGCCAACTATGTCATGAAAACTGCTCGCCGTGCCAAGTCTCAGATGCCCGTCGCGGTCTGTCCCGCAGACACAGTGTGGGCCGCAGCGGCTCACGCTCAACGTATCAACGGTGAGTATGTAAAGTAGCATCTCCGGCACAGTCGAGTCCCTGCGCCTCGACACCGCTCAACTCAATCGTGTGAAAATCGTCAAGGAGACATCATGAATTTTTGGGTAGGAGTTTTGGTAGGTATTGTTATATCAGCAGTAGGCATCGGTGGTGTCGTGGGCATTCTTGACCGCGCGGTCGAGACGGTTAAAACTCAGGTCACTCGGTTGACCCAATAACTTCTGGAGACTAACATGATCAACGAAAAACTTTTCACTGTGGCAGGTACTGCTACCAATCCCAATGGCGTGACCAAGGTACGTTGGGCCACGGACCTTGTGAGCCGCATCAAGATTCTCAACAAGACCGGCTGTAGCAATATCAATCTAGTAGAACTGCCCGAGCCCATGACCAAGTTGGAAAGCCTTGACTATCTACGCCATCTTGATCTGGATGCAGATGCTGCCTATGCTGTGTCATGCAAGTACAATGAAAAACTGCAGATCGCACGCCGCAGTGAATTTCAACGAGTAGGGCAGCGAGCTAACCTGGCAGGTACCGGTGATCGCGCGATCAACATGCCGTCGGTTACCTACGATTGATTGATCGGTTTGGCCCGGTATGCGGCACTCGAGTTCCGCATTTTTGTGATCATCAAATCGAAGAAATATATAATACAAACTGTTTGACTTTGCAGGCATGCTGCAGTAACATACATATTCCAAAGGAGATAGCACAATGTCTAACACTGTTTCTACAGCCGCGGAACTGAACTCCGCAGTAGGGGGAGTACTGTCTCGCATGACCACTGGCGTGTTGGCGACCTTGCTTGCGTCCTCAGTGATTGCGGGGCTGGGCCTGGTGCCGTTGTTGTTTTCGGGCATCCTGGGATATGCGTTGATTTTCCTTCCTCTGGCCATGAGTCTGTATCTGGCCTGGCGCGGATCTGAGTTGTCTGAATCTGCCATCAAGGCCTGGTATTTTGGCTTTGCGGCAGCCATGGGACTAAGTCTCAGTTTGATCTTTGCAGTCTATACCGCAGGATCCATCGCACAGGCCTTGATAGGGACCACTGTAAGTTTTGTTGCCTTGGCCGGATGGGGATATTTCACACGTCGCGATATCTCGGGCTGGGGTCCGTTCCTATTCGCTGGGGTCATTGGATTGGTAGTGGCTTCGATTGTCAATATTTTTGTGGGCAGCACTGCACTGCAGATGACATTGAATGTACTGACCATCGTGATTTTCCTGGGACTCACAGCCCATGACATGAATCGCATCAGAGATCTGTTTTGGCGAGCCGACGTTGCAGACATCGGTCGCATGCAATGGTTCGCTGCACTGAGCCTATATATCAATTTTATCAATATTTTTGTGAATCTATTGCAACTCTTGGGCGACCGAAATGAGTGAATATCGCGGCATACATCAGATAGTGACCGATCCAGACAATCCTGTCGAATTGTTGTTGGATCTTGGGCCCGAACTATGCAAGAAACTGGACTGGCAACCTGGTGACATCCTGGAATGGACAGACAACAAGGACGGAACATGGCAACTACAGAAATCAAAATCAGTGACACCGTGACCCTGTCTGAACCTGTGGTCGATAACATCATGACCCTAAATCTTTTGGACTGTGCCAAAGACATTGTCTTTGACTGGAACAACCCCGTGGGGTCAGCTACAGATACTATCAGCATAATCAACAATACCCCTAACAATCGATTGAATCTTGCGGGAGAAGGTGCTGACATTGTGATCGATGGGGTGAGCCTCACCGAGACATTACACAGCATACAACAACGGTTGAACATTTTGGCACCAAATGTTCAAATGGAGGCCGAGTGGGAAGAACTACGCGAGATGGGACAACGTTATCGCGAGTTGGAAAAAAGATGCATCGAAAAATCACAGATGTGGAAACAACTCACGACCATGCCGCCACCGGAGATCAAATGAACGCTCAACAACGAATCGCACATATCACTGCCTGGATCCGTGACTATGCAGACACACATTTGATTTCGACGCTTGTGGTAGGCATATCGGGCGGCATCGACAGCTCAGTGGTCAGTACTCTGTGTGCTCGTACCGGCCTGGACACTCATGTTCTCAGCATGCCCATACATCAGCGACCCGAGCTACATGATCTCAGCCAACGACACGGCCAATGGCTGACCCAACAATTTAACAATGTGACCATGCACACCGTAGATCTCACTGCAGTCTATGACCAGTTTGCAAATCTCTGGAAAAGTCCCAATGAGTTGGCCTTGGCCAACAGTCGCGCGAGGTTGCGTATGACCACTCTCTACCAGTCTGCGCAGACTCTGGGCGGCATCGTGGTGGGCACTGGCAATCGTGTGGAAGATTTTGGTGTGGGATTCTTTACCAAATACGGCGACGGCGGCGTGGACATCAGTCCCATCGGCGATTGTTTGAAAACCCAAGTGTGGGACATGGGTCGGGAACTTGGCGTGTTGGAGGACATCATCACAGCCGCGCCCACTGACGGACTCTGGGATGATGGCCGTACCGATCAGGATCAACTGCAAGGCCTCTCCTATGCCGAGCTGGAATTGGCCATGTCACAGGACGAGCAGGGCACAGACCCTGCTTCGGAACAGGAAGCGCAGGCGCTGGCAGTGTACCGCCGCATACGAATTCAGACACTTCACAAAATGCAACCTATTCCGGTGTGCAGACTTGACCAATAACAGATAACCGGGTTTAATACCTACCTGTTGCACCTGGCTATATACTAGACGTTTCAAAAACAGCGAAGGCTTTTGTATATTTTCAAGCGATCGCGGCGCCAAACACGGCGCAAACCGGAGGGTTGTTACATGAAAAAATATATGTACATGCTTGGATTTGTAGTGGCAGTGGCAGTGGCGGGGTTTTCTACTATCTGGGTGGTAAACTACAGGATCAACAAAGCCACACAAGAAAATGATCGTGCACAGTTTGCTCACGTGTCAGTAAAAGAACAACGTCGGCAACTGCGATGCATGGCCGACAACATCTACTGGGAAGCTGCCGACGAACCTGCTGCAGGCAAAATCGCAGTGGCGCAGGTGGTCATGAACAGAGTGGCACACCCGGATTTCCCCAAAGATCCCTGTCGTGTGATCTATCAAAAGAGTATGATCTACGATCGTGTGGTCTGTCAGTTTTCTTGGTTGTGTAAAAGCGCCGTGGTCACTCGCAAAAAACATCCTGCGCTGTATCAGGACAGTTACGATGCAGCGGTCATGGTCATGATGGAAGGCATGCGCTTGCCTGGCCTGCAAGATGCCCTGTATTATCATGCAGACTACATGAACCCACGCTGGGGCAAAACCCGGGTGGCCAAGATTGGTCATCATATTTTTTACAAGCCCTGAGGAGGGATTAGCAATGATATTAGCAATGATAGATGTCAAGCAAGGTTTTGAACGGTTCCTGCAGGGGTTGAATTTGGTGTCAGCAGAAACTCTGGGCTGGCTGGCAGTGCTCATGCTGCATGCCAGCACTGTGCCCATGCTCATGTCTCTGTTGTCGGGTCTCAGTGATCGCATGCCGCCCCTGGACATGCTGCTCCCGGTCTACGGAGGACTGGTGGCACTGTTTTTACAGTCCCTGGTACGACGCAACCTGTTGCAAATCGCCACCATTGCTGCAGGCTTTGTGATGCAAGCGACTCTAGTAGCCATGATTTTCTTCAAGTGATTGACTGCTGTACCCGGTTCTTGTATAATACTCAAATCAACCACGAGAGATAGCACATGACCATGCACCTTGTTGGCCCCTGGCTCACTACCACTGGAAAAAAACGTGGCGGTCGCCGATACCGCACTGCAGATGCTGCTGCACAGGCACGGAAGAATCGCGACGCCTGGCAGCAACTGCTAGACAAGTATGATATCAGACCAAACACTGTCCGCACCGACACAGTCACGCGCTTGCCGGGCAACCCAGGTCCTTATCGTCGTGATAACGGACCTCGCATTCCTAGTGTGGACACCGGTCGCGGCACTGCTGCAGCATCACCGGCCAAGCAGTATACCGGTACAGAGTGTATTGGAGTAACTGTACTTCACAAATCGTGTTTACAACCAGTGTTTGACAAACAATCGGCTATTGATGCTGCAAAAATGAGAAGATAAAATCTATATTGGTCATATTATGATAGGTATTTTATAAATCTATCGAAGGCATAAAAAGAAAACAAGACAATTCAGTTGACCAAAAATAAACTATCGTATTGAAATCAACTGCATGGATTTTGAATTTTTCAATGAGTAGGACCGACTGCTGTTTCTGGCTAGTTGGCCTGCTTTTTGTGGTCAAGGAGATCGCAATAAACTCAGAACAATCTCAGACATGGAGAGAACTGGCCGATGACCCGGGCAATTTTTACTGCCGGGCATCGGATCAGGACCGCGAAGACTTCAAGACCTGGCTGCGCACACTGTTGACCGAAACCGCGGTTTCAGTTGAATTTGAAAAATCTGATGGCAGTGCCAAACACATGATTTGTACTCTTTCCGAAATACTTGGAGCCAAACGAGTAAATACTGTCACGGAACATGTTCCCAATCCCGAAGTGTGTGTGGTATGGGATTGCGAGAAAGATGCATGGCGCAGTTTCCGTTGGGATCGGTTAAAGAGGATTGAATTTTCACTTGGGTAAAGAAGATGTATTAAAAACCACTGGACGGGTCATAGATGTGTTGCCTAGTGCGATGTTTAGAGTACAACTACACGGTCACGAGCATATTGCACTGGCAACACTCAGTGGTCGTATGCGACAGAACAATATTAAGGTACTGCTAGGAGACGAAGTAGAAATGGAATTTTCTGCCTACGACCTTACACGAGGACGCATTGTACGGAGAAACTGACATGGTACAGCGAACTATACGCGATGATCTTGACTTGCTGGAAGCCACCACTCGGCCAACCAAATTGGAAACCACACCTCTGCCTTACGGGGAGAAGGACTTGGCTCCGGTCATGAGTGCAGAAACCATAGACTACCACTACAATCACTTGGCCAAGGGCTATGCAAAAAGATACAATGCCGGTAAAGGCAATGCCGATTTCAACCGTGCAGGCAGTTATCTGCACAACCGATTTTTTCCACAGTTTCGTGCCCCACGTGCAGGCAACCGACCGCGCGGCGCGGCGCTGGAACTGATTGAATCCAAATTCAAGACCTATGAAGCATTCCAGGATGCAGTGAAGGAAACTGCCATGAAGCTACAAGGATCAGGATGGGTTTACCTTTCCACTGCAGGCGATATCAAGACCATTGCCAATCATGCTGTGCGCACCGACATTGCGCTACTTTTAGATATGTGGGAACACGCATATTCACTGCAATATCAGTGGGACAAAGAAGCGTACATTGACAGTTTTTGGAAAATAATAGATTGGAATGTGATCAACGAAAGGTTGTAGATATAAATATTTGTGGAAGTATACTGCCTTGAGAACAACCAAAAAACTTAGCAATCTGCAACCGGTTACCATTTAGTAGTATCAAAACTGATTAAAAATGACAAGGCCTGTGCCTGGCCAAGAAAGGAAATATGACCCTGTCCGAAAACTGCATCAACAAGTTAACTGAATTGTTACACCAAGAAAACAACACTGATCTCATGCTGAGAGTGTTTGTGCAGGGTGGTGGTTGTTCGGGTTTCCAGTACGGCTTTGCATTTGAAGACACGCGCAACGAAGACGACTTTGATTTTGATCACGGCGCGGTCAAAGTGCTGGTAGATGCCATGAGCATGCAGTATTTGCATGGTGCTGAGATTGACTATCGCGAGGACGCCATGGGCACCAGTTTTGTGATCAACAATCCTCAGGCCATCACGACCTGTGGCTGTGGTTCGAGTTTTGGGATCTAACCCCACTCGATCTTGATATAACCTCCTGATCCGGCTGCGCCCTGACCCTGCGGTGCATTGTTTTTACCACCGGCTCCACCACCACCACCGCTGCCGTATCCGGTACCGGGTTGACCATTTGTATTGGTGTCAGTTGGAGTGCCACCTTGCGGTACGCCGGTTGCACCGTTGCCACCAAATCCATAGGGGCTGGCACTACCACCGCTGCCACCGGGCATGAGATTGCGGTTGGCATTTTCTCCGCGCTGCGATTGTCCAGGATTTCCGGCAGTTCCGCCCGGGGATCCACCGGCTCCACCAGTATTCCAATGTTGGCGGGAAATACCACCGGATGTTCCGCCGCCCTGGCCGCCGTCTGCGCGGTAATAGGTAGAAAGATATTCAACATAAGATTGTGTACCCGAGTAGCCCGGGTATATTGGTGATGAACCCACTGGTCCGGTTCCTGGTCCTCCTGCACCGACCTGATACCGGATTTCGTTTCCGGGCATTACATTCAATGTAGTTTGCAATATGCCACCACCACCACCGCCGCCACCGCCGGACCAGTATGGGTCTTTTTCGCTACCGGGAGCACCACCACCACCACCACCGACCACAGTGATCCGTAGCGATGTTACGCCAGGCGGAATCGTCCAGGTACCACTGGTGTCAGATCGAGTAAATTCTACTGTGCCGGAAGGTGCGTCACGTGCCGGCACTGCAATTGATTGCACGAAATCGTCGCTGCCTGGAAGACTTACTGTGGCTGTTATTGTGGTCGCGGGATGTGGTGTTATGAGATTGACCATAGCGGTCTGATAAATCAATAGCGTGCCTGCAGCAGGGTTGCCACTTTGAGTATCAAACGCCACTGCAGGTGAGCCGATCAGTGTGTAAGTGTAAGGACCGGGACCCGGACCAGTGGGCATCAGCAACAACCGATCTTGGTCCAACTGTGATACGTAATCTGGTCCACTATAATTAGCCACTACAGGAGCCGGTGGTGGCGGTGGGGGAGGTGGTGGCGGTGGTGGAGGTGGTGGAGGTGGAGGAGGTGGTGGAGGAGGTGGTGGAGGAGGTGGTGGCGGTGGTGGAGGTGGTGGTGGAGGAGGTGGAGGAGGTGGTGGAGGAGGTAGATCTGCTACTATGATTGTTGCTGTGGCCTGGACGGACTGCGAACGATCGGCATTGTAGGCAGTGACCGTTGCGCGGTATGTGCCAGGCCGATTCAATGCCAGACTGACACTGCTGTTGGGAGGACGATTGGTTCCTGTGGCGTAGGACATATGAAATATTTAGTTACACTGTGTTTCGGGGGTGACACTACAACTTGATATATTTGCGCGATTCAATTTAGTCATCGGACCGGAACAACAACTGTTGTTGTTCCGGTCCCCAGGCCAAGGTCACTGCGCCGGCTGCACCATTGCCGGTGCTGTTGTTGGGGATACTTGCGATGCCGCCTGCGCCCCCTCCAGTGGCATTTATTGTTCCACCCGGAGCGAAACTCTGACCAGTGACACCCGAGAATGCACCGCTGTCTCCATTGCGCACAGCACCTCCAACACCGCCGGCTGAGCCACCGCCACCGCCACCTCCACCACCTCCATCACCGACCTTGGTCTGACCTGCGCCGCCGTTTTTGTCGTTCACATAGATATTGGCCTGGATTCCCTGGCCAGCACTATTCTTACCAGCCCCGCCGCCGCCGCCCCCACCACCAGCCATTGCCAAGGCCACACCACCTGCTAACACTGCACTGCCCCCCCCGCCGCCGCCACCGGATCCGGACGCTCCGATACCGCCTGATGCTCCGCCGGAACCACCGGTCCCAAACCCTGATCCACCAATACCAGGAACAGCAGATTTTCCACTGATACCAAAACCTCCGCCAGCTCCTACATGGACAGTGAGATTTTGCCCTGGGGTAACTGGTATGGTACCAGTTACCAATTGTCCCGGCTGCCCATTGGCTCCGCTTGGCTTTGAAGTGTCTGGCCCGCCCGCACCGCCGCCTGCACCGGACAAGGTGACTCTTAGAGTCGCCGTTTGTTCGGGAACCGTGAACGTATAAACTCCAGGAACAACATAGGATATCGAGCCCGAGGGTGGTGGTATCAGTTCGGGCACAAACAAAGTCTCAGTAAAATCAGCATAACCACTACGACTGATACGAGCTGTTAATATAGTGGCCTCATGTGGCGTAATCAGTCGACAAACGGCTCTCTGATTGCCTCCGGTACCCCCAGATAACCAATTAAATGTACCGATGGGAGGGTTTCCGCTAAAATTATCAAATGTTACTGCAGGAGAACCGATAATACTGTAATCATAGACCCCGGGGCCTGGACCGGTCACACCAAGTACAATTGTAGATTGCAGACCAGTAGGACCATCCTCTACACCAAGGTAGTTAAAATTACCAGTTATTGGTGGAGGTGGTGGCGGTGGAGGCGGTGGTGGTGGCGGTGGTGGTGGGGGCGGCGGCGGTGGTGGTGGCGGTGGAGGAGGAGGTGGAGGAGGTGGAGGAGGTGGAGGTGGTGGAGGAGGTGGAGGAGGTGGAGGAGGTGGGGCTGGAAAAAATTCCACTACATAGTCTACAGATTGAGCAAAAATAGTCTGCCAGGTCAGTGTGGATACTCCCCCGGTCACTGTGGACGCAGGATTCCATGATAGACTGGTCAATCGAACCGTAGGGTCTGCAAAGAGCCGAGGCGCCACGCCAAATTTGCCAAAATCTGTTAGTAACTGCGGTCCAGATGTGGCCGCAGTCACTTGCCAGATTCCATTGTCGCGAACGAATAGATCCTGTACCAAACTCCATTGACCTCCCTGCTTCACGAAAATTTTGTTGGTAGGATACCATTGGCCATCTGACTTGACATAGATACCCGGTAACGAAGAAAATTCCAATACTATGAATCCGCTGATTCCTCGGCCCCCAGGCTGTCCGGGCGACCCTCCTTGGCCGCCGTATCCCGATCGATCGTCGTAGTAACTTTGTCTGATGTTGCCCGGAACACGCCCTGAGCTCTCAACGACAACGCCGTCGGCGGTATATGATACTCCGTTGGTTCCAGCACCACCGTCGCCGTTGTTACTGGCAGCCGCACCGCCATTGCCGCCTTGATAACCCCCACCGCCACCGCCACCACCGCCACCTGCGACCGGCATGTTTTGTCCATTTTGCCCGGCATATATTCCAGCACCACCGGTTCCTGTGGTACCTGGAGCTATGTATGGGTTACCATTGACAGCAGCACGTCCGCCGCCGCCCGCACCGCCTGCCGCGGTCGCTATGATTGTGCCATTGACAAACAGCACACTGGCACCGCCTGATCCACCACCACCACCGCCGGCAGTTCCGTAACCGCCGTTGGCGCCGCTGAAACTTGTTGATGCCAAAACAAAACTACCGCCTGCAGATCCCCCTGAGGCCAGTCCATCAAGGCTGCTGGCACCGCCTCCACCGCCACCACCAACTGCCAATCCCAGGAGATCCTGTGGTTGCAACTCGACTGTCACACGACTATAGGCGCCCCCGGCGCCGCTCCCACCGTCGCGATTGCCACCACCACCGCCACCACCACCGCCACCACCACCGCCACCACCCCAGAGATGAGCGATCACTGTGACAGAGACAGGCAAGGTATTGAGATACTGAGTTTGTCCGATATATCCCGCAGGCCGTGTGATGGTTCTCATGTGTTAGATTTGATACCAGATATCTCCGTCGACTCCGCCGGTGGGCGTCGAAGTTGATACATAGCGGCGCCCGAACCCATTGGAATCGGTGGCGATGGTCAATTGCAAGTTAGAGGTCAGCGCGCCGCCACCTGCGAGTCCACCGGATCCAGTCACAGTACGAGATGTTGGAACAGCACCTAGATTGTTCAATGCACCGCCTGCGGTCGCCGATCCTGTACCGCCTGATGCTACCGGCAGTGGAGTGATGCCCGAAATGGTGCCGCCTACTATGGCCACAGCGTCGGCATTTTGCAAGGCCATGGTACCGGTATTCACAGTGGCTCCGGTGCCCAGTCCAAGATTGATGCGTGCCTGAGAGGCAGTTGAAGCTCCGGTGCCTCCTGCAGTCAATGGCAAAGGCACGATGCCAGTAATACTACCTCCGGTGATCGCAACTGAATCACTGTCTTGCACAGCAATAGAACCCAGTCCCAGATTGTTACGAGCTGCGATAGCCGAAGTGGCCGAAGTTCCACCAGACTCAATCGGAATCGCTGCGATGCCGGTGATACTACCACCGGTGATAGCAACAGCATTGGCATTTTGAGTACCCAGGGTACCTACACCGAGATTGACTCGCGCTGCCGGGGCCGTGGATGCACCGGTTCCTCCGTCGGCAACTGCAAGATCTTGTATGTCGACAATGGTACCACCGGTGATAGCAACAGCATTGGCATTTTGAGTACCCAGGGTACCTACACCGAGATTGACTCGCGCTGCCGGGGCCGTGGATGCACCGGTTCCTCCGTCGGACACTCTCAGCGGAGTGATGCCAGCGATAGTGCCACCCGTAATAGACACTGCATTGGCATTTTGCTGACTCATGGTTCCCAGTGTACCGGTCACTGAATACACAAAGGCCGTGGTAGCAATCTGTGTGCTGTTGGTATCGGATGGCGGAGTGGGTGCTCTTGGCACTCCGGTAAAGGTTGGACTGAATTTTTCACCTTGCACAAACGCAGTGGTGGCAATACGAGCAGAGTTGTCCCCCGAGGGCGGAGTGGGGGCTTCGGGAACTCCGGTGAATATAGGTGATATTTTCTGTTCCTGTACGTATATCTCTGTGGCCAATGCTGCCCATGCATTGGCCAAATTGTAAACTGACAGTATGTCGGTGGCGCTGTTGTACCAAAGTTGTCCTAGCACTGCACGCAGAGGAGCTGCCGAGTTGGCAAAATTTTCTAGGATGAACACGTAGTTTTCGTTTTCAGCTTCGCCGTAACTGGTCACAGCTCTGCCTACTAAGGTCAGTGGAGTAGCACTGGTGTTTACCGTGCCATCGGCCACAACTGCGATAACGTCTCCACGACTGTTGTTTATGATATATGGCATGTTTTGCTCCTGCTGCGTATTTACCGAACCTGGTCATTTTGGTAAATAGATGATAGGACAACATTATGCCACAGCAATTTATAGACATAGGCAATGCGGCCAACGACGGTACCGGTGATCCGTTGAGGACCGCGTTCACTATAGTGAACGACAATTTTGGCGAACTTTACAACATCGGTGGTGTGGCCGGTATAGCCAATGGTACTTCCAACATACAGATAGTACAAGATTCCATAGTGACTATAAGCAGCACCGGAGTTTCCAATGTGGTGATAGTTTCCAGCACAGGAGCCACGGTGGCCGGGACCTTGATCGCAAATTCTGCAATATCGGCCACCGGTAATATCACGGCATCGGGACTGTTTATCGGCAACGGCAGTGCACTGACTGGCATAACATCGCAGTCCCCAGCAGGACAGTTGACTGGGAACACGCTCAGTGCCAATGTCACCACTTCCACGCTCACTGCAGTTGGAACCTTAGCCAACCTTTCTGTGTCCGGCAACGTCACTGGTGGTAACATTCTCACTGCAGGAACGGTTTCAAGTTCGGGAAATATTTCTGCACAAAATTTAAACAGCAGCGGAGACATTGATGCCGCTGGCGATATATCTGCAGACAACATGTCATTGACAGGCAACATCGGCCTAATGGGCAATGTTTCGGCCAGCGGCAATGTCGCTGGGTCTTTCTTTGTGGGCAATGGATCTTTGCTCACAGGCATTTCAGTCAGCAGCAATGCTGCATTGCTCACCGGAACCACGCTCAGTGCCAATGTGCTAAACAGTGGCCTACGCAGTGTTGGCATACTGGAAAATCTCACGGTAAGCAATGCCCTGGGCGGTACAGGAAACATATCGGCTAACAATGTCGCAGTTGCTTCGTCAGTGTCAGTAACCGGAACAGTGAGCGGCGGCAATCTTGTTTCAGTGGGCACAGTGTCGGCTGTGACCGGAGTATTCTCTGGCGATATCTCAGGAAGCAATATCACAGCCAACCTAGTGGATGGTAATATCGCAGCCAACAATGTCAATGCCAACACACAGGTCACTGCGGCGCTGGTCAGTGTCACTGGCAATGTTTCGGCAGGAAATCAAGTTATTGCTGCTGGTGCGATATTGTCTGGCAACCTGTTGGCATCAAATGTCCTGACCCAGGGACTGATCAGTGCCAATTCCGGTATTTTTAGCAACAGTGTGATCAGTGCAGCAGGTTCGGTGACCGCGGCATCCATTGGCACAGGTGGACTCATTGCTGCTGCAGCCAATATCAGTGCGGGCGGTAATGTATTGGCATCGGGCTATGCGTCGATCGCTGGCAATATCACCGGCGGTAATCTGACATTATCGGGCGCTGCAAATATCCCAGGCAACATTGTTTCCCTGGCCAACGTTGTCGCCGGTAACCTGTTGGCTGCGGGTATTGTAAGTGCTACTGGCAATTTGCAAGGGGCCAATATACTTTCCACGGGCACTCTTTCGGTCAGCGGAACAATGGTTGGTGGCAATCTTGCAACTTCGGGAGATCTCTCCGCAGGTACAACTACACTGTCTGGCAGTTTGTGTGTCACGGGTACCAACGGTTATCTAAACCTAGATAGCCTGCATGTCACCGACTCAATACCGTCCATTGGTCGTGGTGCCAACAACTCGGCTCTACTCGGTAATGATTTCAAAGACCGTGGACATCAACTCTTTTATTTCAATTCGACCGAAAAACAAGCATTTGTTGGTTACAGAAATTCTACAAACAAATTGATCGCAGCACTGGAAGTCACGGTCATCGGCGATCAGATCACCGTAAACAACTTTGGTAACATAGCTCTGGGCAATGTAGAATCACAATCTGTAGTGGCCAACACCAGTGTCACAGCCAATACAATAACTGCTAACACATTGATATCTGCCCTAACTGTGTCAGCCACAGGCAACATCACTGGTGCCAACCTGGTCATCGGTGGTTTGGTCACAGCCAATACAATAACTGCTAACACATTGATATCTGCCCTAACTGTGTCAGCCACAGGCAACATCACTGGTGCCAATGTGGTCACCGGTGGTTTGGTCACAGCCACAGGCAACATCACTGGTGCCAACCTGGTCACCGGTGGTTTGGTCACAGCCAATACAATAACTGCTAACACATTGATATCTGGCCTAACTGTGTCAGCCACAGGCAACATCACTGGTGCCAACCTGGTCACCGGTGGTTTGGTCACAGCCACAGGCAACATCACTGGTGCCAACCTGGTCACCGGTGGTTTGGTCACAGCCACAGGCAACATCACTGGTGCCAATGTTATATCAACGCAGCTGGTAACAGGTGCAACAATAACTGCTATCGGCAACATATCAGGCGGTAATTTACAAATCACTGGGTTGTTGTCGGCTATAGGAAACATCACCGGTGGAAATGTCAATGCAACCAACCTCGCTGGGACATTGCTCACAGATGCACAGCCCAATGTCACTTCGGTGGGAACCCTGTCTTCTCTCAGTGCCACCGGCAACATACAGGGTGGCAATCTACGAACAGCAGGCCAGGTATCGGCCACCGGAAACATCACTGCTGCAGTGATACTGGTAACCGGGCCATACATGGTCATACCCACTAGTTCGGTCGACCCAGAAGTCACAGTAAATGGTGCATTTTATTTTAACACCACATCGGACCGACTGAGACTCTTCAAGACCGGAACTGGTTGGATCAACGTCTGATCATGACACAACTAACTTGGCAAACTCCTGCAGGTAGCCTTGGTATCATACCCGAGGGAGTGTTTTTCAAACAGACACTATCGGTATCAGTGCCGTATCAGATCATACCAGCCAACTGCACAGGCACATCATTGACCAACAATCTCATAACCTGTGATACCACACTGGAAGTAACGCCGGGACTCACAGTGAGATTTTTTGGAGAAACTTTTGGCGGCTTGATTGAAAATACCAATTACTTTGTGTTCAGTGTTCCCAGCTCTACTACATTTTCGGTTGCCACCTCACTGGATGCATCGCGACCGGTGGCATTGACTGATGCCACCGGTGTTATGACCGCCAGATTTGGCCCGGGAGTGTTTTATCGTCTCCAGGCCGGCACTCTTCCGCAGGGAATCCAGATAGCCAGCAACGGTCTCATGGAAGGGGTACCAACTCCTATGGTCCTCGTGCAGGGGGTTCCTTTAGAGGTCAGCCAAAACATTACCAGTAAATTTACCATTCGTGCCTATACTCAGCGCACCGTGCGTGGTGTGGTAGTAATTGACAGCATTGCCGACCGAACCTTTACCTTGACCGTGACCGGTAACGATGTTCCTGATTTTATCACACCGGCTGGCAGCATCGGAACTTTTTACGACGGCGATCAAGTAGAAATACAAATTGAATATACCGAAATCGATCTTGGCGATGAGGTATTGATACGATTGATCAGCGGACAATTGCCATTGGGTCTCAAATTGTCAAGCACTGGACGCATTCATGGTTATATCCGACCATTCCCGGATGTAAACAAACCGCCTGGGTATGACCTTACGTCGCTGGAAACCGAACCATACGATTTTATTTCTTCGGCTATCAGTAAAAATTATCAATTCATACTAGAAATCACCGACGGAAAATCTTCAAATCTAAGAACCTATACCATCTATGTGTACAACCGTGACAATCTCAAAGCCGACGACACTTACATCACGGCCGATACCACGTTTGTTACAGCCGATCGAACTCCCAATCGCGCACCTTTTTTGCTCAATGCAGAACCATCTAACATTGGTATAATACGTAGTGAAAATAATTTTGCCTACCGCTTTGTGGGAGAGGATTATGACACCGAACAAGTGGAATATGCGATTTCGGTAAATCAGGGTTTTGGGTTTCCTCCGGGACTGGAACTGGATCCGTATTCGGGGTGGTACTATGGAACTATCCCCGATGTGGGGATCACAGAAACTACCTATAGTTTTTTTATACAGGTACGCTCGCGAAGCGTGGTGTGTAGTTCCACGCAGGCCGCAGGCGATGTTATTATCTGTGACACTGCGACCCGTGCCGATTTATACGTAGGTGCTGCGGTGAGATTTGAAGGAACGTCGATTGGAGGCATCACGCTGGGACAGACTTACTATGTGTCCAGCATAGTCGGTGACACCCAATTCCAGATTTCTGAATCATTCTTGGGTACGGTGTTCAATCTCACCAATGGCACCATTGGAGCCAACCAATATTTGTTCTGTGTGCCCAATGATATATCAGCCAGCCAACTCTACCCATTTTCTCTAACCATAGCGGGCAATATCGATCGCGAAGTGATCTGGCAGACTGATGCCGACCTGGGTGCAGTGGAGAATGGATCGGTCAGTCTGTTGCGCATACAGGCAGAAAATCGTGGTGGTCGTGATCTCGTGTACGAACTGGCTAGTGGTGCGTTCAATGAATTGCCGCAGGGATTGACCTTGCTGCCCACAGGAGAAATTTCAGGTCGCGTGACATTCAACACGTTCAGTGTGGATCTTGGTGCCACTACTTTTGATCGCGCCATTGGCGCCATGGGATCCACAGGTCGCAGCAAACTGCTCAAGAAAGATGCCATTGGCGAATCCGATATGGACGAAGATTACGACCACGACGAATACGACGAAGATTACGACCACGACGAATACGACGAAGATTACGACCACAACGAATACGACGAAGAAGGTGAAGCAGCTCAAGACACCATTACTCGTCTTGAGCCCACCACCGTTGATAGCACGTTTAGATTCACTGTGAATGCCTATGCCGAAGACACATCTCAACCGTTATTCAAGGTATCGGCAGTGAAGGTCATCGATGGCGGTCAGGGCTATGTCAGTACGCCATCCATAACTTTCAGCGAGCCCGTGGGTGCCGCGGCCATCCAGGCTGCCGCAACCGTGACGGTACAGGGCGGTGTCATCCAGGCTATCAACGTGACCAATCCAGGTGCCGGTTATACCGGAACCGCTGGATTTACCGTAACCGGAGTGGGCACTGGGGCCGATCTCCGGGTCATAATGCAATCGACTGGCGTGCGCCGAGTGGTCAGTGCATTCAAAACCTTCACTGTGCGCGTGGTCAGAGCCTATAACAAACCCTATCAAAATCTCTACATCGTAGCTATGCCCCCGGACAATGATCGAGCACTGTTGGAATCTTTGTTGACTGATACAGATATATTTGTTCCTGAGTATATCTATCGTCCCGATGATCCCTATTTTGGTGTCAGTCAACGTGTGCAGTATGAGCATGCAGTGGGTCTAGCACCCGAACAACTGTTGACCTATGTACAGAGTCTTGATCTCAACCACTATTGGAAAAATCTGGTGCTTGGTCCAATACAGACTGCTCGTGCTGTGGACAGTCAGGGACAAATTATATATGAAGTGGTTTACTGTCCGGTCATTGACAATTTGGTCAACGACCAGGGTCGAAGCGTGAGCAAAATAGTGACCTTGCCTTATGCCATCCGAGACCCACGGGATGGCAGCACAGTAATCAACTCTGTTTATCCCAACAGTCTGATCAACATGCGTGATCAGGTAGTGGATGTGGTGGGACAGATTTCACAAAAACTTCCGCTGTGGATGACCAGTCGTCAGGAGAACGGTCAGGTTCTAGGATTTACCCCGGCCTGGATCGTTTGTTATACCAACCCAGGTCGCAGTCGTCAGATCGCTTATTACATAGACACACAGTTTGGTCAGCGTTTCAATACCATAGACTTCAAGGTAGATCGATATGTGTTGGATTCAAGCATGAGTCGGAATTGGGACTCCCGGGCTCAATCCTGGACACCTGCTCCGAATCTTACCACGTTTGATCGAATTGACACCGCCGGGTTTACGGAGTTAGGCACAGTCAATGTGTGCACCGAACTGGCACTGTTTGACGTCAACGGACGTACCATTGAATACATAAATTCACTGGGCGGCCTGGATGGATTTACCCGGATAGCAGTTCCGGGGCAAACACCACCCCCGGGCACCAAGATTATTTTGCGCGAAGGCAGCAAAATAATCTTTGTCAAACAAGAATCTTTTGATAGATTTCCCAACACCAATGATGCTTTTATTGAAAACATAACCTGGTATGATGAAAACGGTTTTGATTCCGCTGACACAGATGTCACTCCGGGCAGTTATGATTACGGGGTAGTGGTGCCCGGTGGCAGCCAGTCGATCTGTATAGAAACTGCCGCGGCCACTGACACTATAACCGCTGATTCCACATTGGGCATGATACCGGGCAACAAGGTATGGTTCACAGGAACCACATTTGGTGGAATATCGAGAGTGACCAATTCCGGTGCTACCCAGGTCTACTATGTTCATTCGGTGGCCTCGGTAACTGGAACTGCTACGTTTTCGATTTTGAATACCATCGTGGTAGACTCAACAGCTGATCTCGCAGTGGACGATCAGGTTTGGTTCCCAGACCAAACCATTGGTGGCATACCTCCATTGAATACCGATGGCGTCCGTCGGGCCTATTACATACTGTCAATCACTGGCAATCAAATACAAATTGGTACCACTCCGGGCGGATCACCGGTGCTACTGACCAATGAATCGGGCGACATGACCATCAATTTGAAAAAATTCAGTGTGTCTCAGCAGCCCAATGCACCGTCTCCACTAGCATTGTCTAACGATACCGGTGTCATGGCTGTGAACTACGACAACAATCGCATGGCCATCTACACCATACACATACTCAATGACGGAATATTGGAGTTGGAACTGGATCTACAGACCGTGGCCAATGATTATGTAACTTCCAGCCAGGGCTCCAAGTACCCGGCTGGTGCTCTGTTGTACCATCCAGGGCAACCAGTGGGCACATTGTCCAGAGTGAATTGGCAACCCTTGATTGCTGCTACCGCAGTGATTACTTTAGAGACCACCTTTGATCACAACAGCCTGCAATTTATCGAGCCAGTGGATATGTACGACCCCACTGACGAGTATGATAAATATCTTGTATTCCCCAAGATCAACATTTTGGCATAGATAGGATCGCACATGTCAAGCAATATAAACCCCAACAACATCGACGGAAGTTACCCAGTGGCCGGGCAGGACAACAACAGCCAGGGTTTTCGTGACAATTTTACCAATATCAAGCAAAATTTCCAATATGCCGAAGATGAAATAAGTGATTTACAAAATCAGGTGTTGTTGAAATCTGCACTGATAGGTCAGCCGTTAGACAACAACATGAATGACAACCTGATCTATGCAGCACACATACGTGATTTTGCTGCTCCCAGAACAGCCATCGTCCCTGCGGGGTCACCGTTGACTGCCACAGTTAATTATGCCACCAGCCATTACCAAACGTTTTCTACCACTGCTCCCACTACCCTAGCATTCACCAACTTTCCTACCGCTGGTAACTATGGTTATGTCAAACTACAGATCAACATAACCAATGTGGCTCATGACATTACCTTGCCAGCTGCAGTCAGTCTAGGCCTAGACGGTGTGCAGGGTATTAGTCCAGGTACGCCCGGGGTACAGAATACCATAACATTTGAGTCAACCGGTTACTATGAATTGGCATTTGGAAGCTATGATGGTGGTAGTACCATTACCCTGTTTGACCTCAGCCGTGGCCTGACCAACTTTGTTTCCGCAGATCTGGAGGCGGAAGATATCACTGCTACAGGAAATGTCAGTGCTGCTGGTACAGTAACAGGAGGCAATATCTCCGGAGGATCGGCCACTGTGACCGGTAATGTTACTGGGGGCAACATAGTCACTGGCGGCCGGGTAACTGCGGTTGGCAATGTCGTCGGCGGTAACTTGACTACTGCAGGATTGATATCGGCCACGGGCAATGTCACCGGCGGCAATGTTGTCGGGTACCTAAGGCCTGCTGCTGGCGGTGCCACAATAAGCACAGTGCCGTTGCAGTTTGTTTCAGGAGCACTGGTATCAAATGTGTCCACTACAGTGGCAGGAACCATGGAGTTTGATGGTACTGTTATCTATTCATCGCCGGTGGCCGGCATGCGTGGAGTGATTCCATCCTACATGATTCGCGTGCAGTCTATCGATAACACTCTGATTGATGACACGTCGCCCCAATCGGTTTTCTCTTCTCCGACCACGGTGACTCTGGCAGCAAATACCACGTACGAAATAGAAGCTCAATATGTCATCGTGCGCAGTGCAGGATCTACCAGCAGAACACTTTCTACTCTGTTCGCAATGTCCAGTGCACTGGATAGCATACTGTACACCGTGGAATCCACGAGTACCAGCGGAAATCTCTTGGGTACAGTCAGTCGCATCCATGGCAATGCAGTGACTGCCCTGGCAGTCACTGCGGCAAGCACTGCGACCGATCAAAATATCACGGTAAAGATCAAGGGACTGGTAAAAACCAATGGTTCCACCACACTGATTCCACAGGTACAGTTCAGTGCCGCTGCTGGAGGTGCTGCCACGGTGTTGGCCAATGGTTATTTCAAAACCACTCCGCTGGGCACCGGCTCTGTGACCAGTGTGGGCCCTTGGTCGTGATTGTAACCGTTGACCGTTTGTGATACCATGGAACATCCGCTGATTGGCAACATCTCATCATTGACTTTGGACGAACTCACTACCAAGGTCAACGAATTGCAAAAAAAACTGTCCATTGCACAAAGATCAGGCAACGGTTATCTGACCAACCAAGTGAGAATGGCTCTGGAAAGTTATCAGACTCAGTATCAATCTCGATTGCGTGAAGCTTGGCAGCAGCAGGGCGGCAACAACTACAACGATCGCATCAGTGTCGAATGAATGTTTCTCTGCGCCGTGATCTAGAATTCCTGGCCGGTTTCTATATTCCGTCGCAGCCCAAAGAAAAATTGCAGTGCAATCGCTACAAAATCGATCTGCATCTGGTAACTGCCACCGAAGACTGCGACGAAATTAACATTGCCATGGATCGAATCAAGGCCATGGTATATTATAATTTTTCTCACACTGTGTTTGTGAATTCGCAACACCGCGAAGACATCGCAATGATGCAAGATCTGGGTATCAATATTACCACTTTGCCCGAAGAACCACTTGATCAAGTCGTCGGCGTCATGCTATATTGCAAGTTAAGTGCTGTGGTGGAACGGCGCATGCAGATTTTGCAACTAGATATTGCCAGTGAGCTCGGTGACATGGTTTGGTATCAACATTTTTCTGATGACAATCTCGGACCATTTGCCGACGGTGGATGGTGGCATCATGCCAGCACACAGCATTCAGATGTCATCAAAGATTCGTCTGAGATCCCGTCGATACCAGCCGGATCATGGTCTCAATACGACTTGGCATGGAACGCAGCAGACACTGGCTCTCCGAATACCGTGGTCTACGTGGATTTCCGACGAGATGAAAATTAATCATGTGGGTGAATATGTATATTCTGACCATGACATAATTGATCTGGTCATGCAGGGCCGTGGCATATCGTCTCTGCTGGGCCTGGTGGTCGATCACACTGTGGATTTGGAGGCATTGTCGGGTCTGTTGGGCGAGCCAGGAAACCTATCGACCTGGCACGTGCCCACCGATGCGGAGATTTCTATTGACGAATATGACAGTCGACAACAAAATCATTGGTTCATGCCCCCGGAGTATCGCGACCTAGACATCGCCAAGCACGTGCTGCGATCCTGCTGCGACGATGCGGAACTGCAGAGAGTCGGCCAAGAATTATTGATGTTCCAAGAACGTGACATGTTTGATTTGTTACGATATCTCAAGTATCTGGTTGATGTCATGAGAGATAACAACATTGTCTGGGGAGTTGGTAGAGGATCGTGCGTGGCCAGTTTCGTGCTGTACAAACTGGGTGTTCATCGAGTTAACAGTCTCTACTACGATTTAGATCCAGCGGAATTTTTACGTTAAATAATTTTTTTAGGAGAGTACCATGACCAAAAATGTTTATCGCACAGCACAGGGAAAAGAAATCGACATGGGTCGGCTGATTCTGCAGAATGAAAACGTGCGAGCAGTAGGCAACATGAATGTGAATGCCAAGGGCGATCTCATCGACCACAACAATCGCGTTATCAGCAACAAGCCTCAACAGGTAAATCGACAGTACAATCGAGAAATTTCTAAAGATTCCGGTGATCATGAATAAATCAGCTTTTGCACCACAGTCCGTTGTCCAACTGCGTACCTTGCATGATTGGGTGCTAGTACACGACATGCAGTTTGACGAAAGATTTACCCAGGGTGGTATTGTGTTGTTGAATGATAACGGCAAAGGCACTGGTATCCGCCCGCGTTGGGGACAGGTCACTGCCGTGGGACCCGAACAGCAAGATGTGTCGCCGGGACAATGGATCTGTGTGGCACACGGTCGCTGGACTCGCGGTCTTGAAATCGAAGATGCCCAGGGCAAAAAAACTGTGAGAAAAGTTGATCCCAGTGACATACTGTTGGTCAGTGACTGTCGTCCACAGGACGACAGTCACAGTGACGCACTGCATGTAGAATCAAAATCACGCTAGGTATACATTATTATCAAACAATCACACACGAGAGAACGTCTTGAAAAATCAGATTGTGCTGCCCAAAATCAACAAAGTAAAATGCGCAGTGTGCAGAAAATCCGTTGCACCGGACTGTGACTGGGATCAAGGTCGCTGTCCTCATCGTCCGCCCATGACCAGTTTTGATCGTCGGCTGCTGATCATCAAAAAATTTTTTCAACGCCGGACATAAACTCCATGAAAGATCTCTGGACCGAAAAATACAGACCGTGTGATGTCGAACACTATGTTTTTGTAGACGACGCACAGCGCGAACAGGTCACTGCCTGGATCCGATCCAAGACCATTCCCCATCTCTTGCTGTCGGGCAGTCCAGGAACCGGTAAAACTACCCTGGCCAAGGTCTTGATCAACGAACTGAGGGTGGACGAGTATGACGTTCTCTACGTCAACGGTTCCAAGGAAGGGCGCAAGATCGAATGGGTAGATCGCTTGATTTCATTCTGCCAGACCATGCCCTTTGGCACGTTCAAGGTGGTCTTGATCGACGAAGCAGATTACATGAATCGCGAATCAGTACAGCCTTCTCTGCGCAATCTCATGGAGGACTACAGCGCATCTGTGAGATTCGTGTTGACCTGTAACTGGCCCAACAAGATCATCCCACCGTTGCACAGTCGATGCCAGCACCTGACCATCGCCAAGACCGATCAGGCCGAATTTACTGCGCGAGTGGCCACGGTCTTGGTCAGCGAAGACGTGGACTTTGATCTTGACACCCTAGACAACTATGTTCGTGCTACCTATCCAGATCTACGAAAATGTTTGAATCTCGTTCAGTTACACAGCCAGTCGGGCAAATTGTCCACGGCGTCAAGCGCCGATGCTGGCAGCAGAGATTGGAAGCTGGACTGTGTGCAACTGTTCAAATCCGGTCAGATACGTGCTGCACGTACCTTGATCTGTCAGCAGAGCACTCCCGAGGAGACCGAGGATATCTTTCGCTGGATGTATGACAACCTTGATCTCTGGGGAACCACCGACGAGCAACAGGATCAGGCCATCGTGATCATACGCAACGGGCTGGTCAGTCACAATGCTGTGGCCGATACCGAAATCAATCTTTCGGCCACATTGATCGAACTGAGTCAGATACAATGAGATACCTCACGGTCACATACTTTCGTAAGCCCAATGGACAGCTCGACGAGCGGGTCTCACCTCGTCGCAGTCTCAAGTTACGAGATTATACCATGGCCAGCGTGATATTGGACTTTAAAAACCTCGAGGTAATCAAGGCCAGGCTCGAAGGACACAACATACCGCTGAACTTTGGGAACATCGTTGAATACTATCACAAACATTATAGTTCGCTGATCCAACAGATGTTTGAAATCAATGGCTATCAAATCGAGATCATTGGTGAATCACAAAACAATCCTGGTTGACTGCGACGGAGTGTTGCTGGATTGGACGGAAACCTTCCAGCAGTGGATGGCGGCTCGCGGACTACAGCAGCAGCCAGGCGCACAGGGATACTATTGTATACATGACCAATTTGATATTCCGGAATCACAGGCAAAAAAATATACCAAATTGTTCAACGAATCAGCTGCCATTGGTTTTCTAACCCCGTTTCGCGATGCAGTGCCATGGGTCAAACGGCTCAACCAACAACACGGCTATCGATTCACTGTGATTACCAGCCTCAGTGAGGATCCCTATGCAGTGCAGTTGAGAAAACAGAATCTCCAAAATCACTTTGGTGATGTTTTTGATAGCATACTGTGCCTGGAAACCGGTAGCAACAAGGATGAGGCACTGAAACCTTACCGAGACAGTGGTCTATGGTGGGTGGAGGACAAACCGGAAAATGCCCTGGCAGGCACCAGGATCGGGCTGAAATCAATACTGCTAGAGCATGATCATAATGTCAGTTACAATCATGCCCTGATCGTCCGAGCTCGTGACTGGCAGGACATTTATCAAACCATCACAGGCTAGACATTGTAGAGTTGCAATATCGATCCGATGATAGGATGGCGTTGCACATCACGTGCACCAAGTTCGCACACTGCGATCCCTGACACCGGATTGGCCTGCAATTTCTGACACAGATCCAACAATCCATTGTCTTTGCCCTGACGATCGGCCTGCTCGACATCTCCGGTTATGACTACGCGACTGTGAGAGCCAATGCGTGTCATCAACATTTTTACCTGCCCCGGGGTGGCATTTTGCATTTCGTCTGCTATGATCCAGGAATCCTTGAACGTGCGACCTCTCATGAATGCCAGAGGTGCGATTTCGATAATCTGATTTTCTATCATGCTTACCAGGTCCTGAGTACGATAGTACTCGCGTGCTACATCCAGCAACGGCCGAGTCCAGGGCTCCATCTTGGCTGTGAGATTTCCGGGCAAAAATCCATGACGCTCGTCCTCCACGCCCACGGCAGGTCTGGTTATGACAATACGTTCACATTCGCCCTCTCGCAGGGCCTTGACTGCGGCCTGCATGGCCAGATAGGTTTTACCTGTTCCAGCTGGTCCCACTGCGACCACGATCGGAACCTGTGCGTCCTGTAGGGCCAACACCAATCGTTCTTGGCTGCGCGAGCGTGGCACCAGATCGATTTTCCGTGTTTGATTGCGGGGTGCTTGGTTGAAATTGATAGTGTTTTCTAGAACTGAGGTATTCATGCGTTTTTGTGTTTTTGCTGCTCGATTGCGGCTCAAGACTATTCTCCTTTTGGGATGGTACAACGCAGGTATTTAAAGAGACACTGCCACGAATTTAATAGGCACAGTTTTCAGTCAAGATCTCGACTAAATATTTCGCTCGGCAGGTTTTAGACCAAAAACCCCAGGAATTGTCGCAACCCATAAATACTGTCATGGATCGCGACACATTTAAAAATCACAAAAACTATTGGCAGGTAGCCGACAACATCCGTGACATCTATATGTCCAATGGCAGTCTCACTACCCTGCTGGATTTCGAACGTGTGTTAGACGAACTGGACCTCTATGCATTCCGCAACTGGGACATAGGCGAGTTAGTAGAAGGTCCAGACATTGGTAGATATCGCGTGGCCTGTACATTTCTCTGGCCCGAACATCTCATGCCTGATCCGCGCGGCGCACGGCGTCTGCTGCCATTTGACATACGGGTCTTGTACAGAAAAACCAAGATCACGATACCCATACGTATCACTAACCCCAACGATTTCATCCCCGGAACCAAGAAGGCCAGGCTAGTGGAACGTCCGGTATGGCTGGTAGAGATCATCATACCCAAGGCCCTGATGAGTGACATCCGCACTGGTTCTGTGGAAATGGAAGATGAAGAAATCGATCTCGAAGATCTAGACCGGGCCTATGAAATGGATCTGGATCAAGAAGAATATCAGAGAGACAAGCAAGCATAAAATGCACAACAGCAACTACAATCGATCGCGCCGGCTTTCTGAAGGTCTGGAATTCCGCGACCTCGAAGGCATGATAAAGCCCTCCATCCACGTGGACGAATTCAGTTCCAAGATGGGCGACGACGAGGATATCATTGTGATCAGCTTTTTTGTTCGCAGCAAACGGGCTGCCCGAGACTTGATGTCATGGTTTGAAAAGGGCTATGATTTTGTAGTGGATGCAGATTGCAGTCCAGGCGAACTCAAACCCAATCGTTATCTCGTGTATGTGGAACTGCGGCGCCGCAGTGCTGCACCGCGACTGATCAACGAACTGCTGGATGATCTATCTACCCTGACCGAGTTTGAACTCAAAGACTGGGTCATGCACTACGATGGCCGTTACATGCCCTGGAGCGAACAGGTATTTTCGGAAATCGTACCACTGACTCCGGACGCTTATCGTCGAGAACGAGAAACCGATCTCAACGAGTGGCGCGAGGCAGCTGGTCTCCCCACAAAGCGTATCCATTGTGTGAAGCCAGACATACGCGACCTGCAGGATGCAGCAGGTATTGATTTTTACAAAGGAGAAACATCATGAAGTCCTACACATTCAACGTGAGAAATCCCGACCGTACCATCGTGATCGAAGCACCAAATTTCCAGGTTGCATTGTACGAATTGGAACAGCGGCTCAAGGCCTGATTCGACGATGCGTGACATAATCAACTTGCTCGAGGCAATAGAGCGTGGCTGTCCCCCAGCCACGCAGAGCATTGATCTCAATCTCCGCAACCGCAAAAAGGCCATAGATGAGTATAACTACGGTCCATTGAATCCCAACGAGCCCAATGAAGAATACTGGACCCGGATCGCCGACGAATGGAACATGTCCGATCTCGATGATGCCAAATCTGCACGGTGCGGTAACTGTGCAGCGTTTGACATCACTGAAAAAATACAAGATTGTATTGCTCAAGGTATCGGATCCGAGGCCGGATCCGATCCGCACGATACCATTGATGCTGGTACTCTGGGGTACTGTAAGTTTTTGAAATTCAAATGTGCTGCCAAGAGAACATGCATAGCCTGGGTCGAAGGCGGCCCCATAACTGATTGATACAACACTGAGGCCATACAAGAGCAAAGCTCAGAATTTGTTCGTGGAGGCTATGATGTGGCATCTAAGGTACAGAGATTGCGGTCTAGTTTTTCTGGAGCATTTACAACAGCTAGCGAAAACAATCAGCCCGGTGCATGATCAATGAAAATACAAAGTTTCGGCTGTAGTTTTCTTGCCGGCGACGAACTAAGTGATCCCACACAGACTTGGCCGGCAATCATTGCTCAACGCCTGGGTCTCGGGCATGACAATCATGCCCGCGGAGGCGTGGGAAATTTAAGAATCTGTCACCGAGTGCTGCATCATGCCAGAAACAGCGATACTATCGTAATAGTCAATTGGACATTTGCCGATCGGGTTGATTTAAACCCCGGCAATCATCGCTGGAAAACCATTCGTCCCGGGGAAACGATACCACTCAATGAAATTTATTACAAACATTTACAATCCGACTGGCAGGATAAACTCAATTCTTTGATCTGGGTGAGCACTGCAATCGAGTATTTACAGGATCAAAAAATTCCATTCCTAATGACATATATGGATCATTTGTTGTTTGAGCAACGCCCCAGCGACAATAGTCACGCTATTAGATATTTGCAATCAAAAATTTCCCCACACTTGCGTAACTTCGATGGGGATAACTTTTTGGAATGGAGCAAGAAAAAACAGTTTTTGATTACCGAACGTAATCATCCAATGGATACAGCACATCATGCTGCAGCCGATCATTGGATCAATCAAGTAAAAGATTTGCTAAAAAATATTGCTAGTCGATCATAGTCTTTCTTGATAGCCGACAGAGTCAGCTGATATTTCGTGGACAGTTCGTACGCAGTTTCAAAACTCCAAGGAAAAATGTCAACATACGGTCCTGCAGACCAGGCAATGCCCGGATTGCAACGCATGTATAGCCGGCCGCCGGGAGATAACAATCTAACACACTGGGCGAATCTCAATTCTATGTCTTGTTTTGAGTTGAAATTGATCGACCCCAGTGCAATGATATGATCGTGTGTTCCGTCGGGGACCCGATAATCCAATATATCTATCATGTAATCTGCACAATTGTTATAGGGATCAATACCAATTAGATTTCGTATACGTCCCTTGAACGGATGATAACCGCAACCAACATCTAACACTGATTGGGGATCCTGCCGATTGATTTCCTCAACTAGATTCCAACCCGTGTAAAAATACTCGTCGGTTCTCGGTTTCCACATCTGGCCAAAGAACCTGGCAGAATATCGCTGATCAAAATCATCCACAGTGTCTTTGATCGAACCTGAGAATGTGGAGGTCAAGTCTAGTTCTGTTTCGATGCATTGTTTGAATTTTCTGTATCTTGCCGGAGTCCAGGGCAAATCATCAATCACGGTGTGTTCATTGATGCGATCAACCAATCCCTGATATCTTGCCAATCCAAAGCTCTGATTTAATTGTTCAGATATCAACTTAAAAATTTTTGTATTCACGATATTTTTTCCAGTTTGATAAATAAATCTAGCAAAGAATCAAAATTTTTTGATATTTGCTGTTTTTCATAATTATATATCAAGGAGATTGTAATGCTTACAGGAAAACAGTTTGTGGAAAAGATTGTTCAAGACAATCAAGCACTTTTTCAAGCCAGTCAACACAATGTTCGTGCATACTTTGAGAGCCAGCCTGCTCAAGAAGAATTGGTCGAACACTTCATTGGTCGTATGGTCAACGAGCGCATGAACATGGTAGAAATCAGCCGTGCCATCGCCGAATTGCCTGCTGATACCGATCCAGTTGAACTGGAACTTCTGACCAAGCAAGCACAGGACGAAGCTCGTCACTTCCGCATGGTCAAGGAAGTGATCGAACACATCACTGGCGCACCGGTTGATGTTGAAGCCGCAATCGCTGCTGAAACTGCCAACCCCACTGCCAAGGGTGCTTCGCTGCTGGAAAAGTACGATGCACAAAATGACGAAGCCGCTCTGGCTGCGTATCAACTGGTAGCCGAAGGTCGTGCCGAAGCAGTATGGGACGAAATGGCTCGCTGCATCGAAGATCAGTTCATCGCTAGTCACTATGCCAAGATCGCCCGTGACGAAGGCTTCCATGCCAAAATCGGTGCGCGTCGTCTGGCCGAACTGACCAACGATCCGGCAGTGCAAGATCGTATTTCGCAACTGGTAGCTGCAATGCGTCGTGATCTCTATGAGATTTCTTGCCGCAATACCACTGCTGCTACTGCAGGCCGTGATTTGGTCGCCAACGCATACGGCTGGTGAATTGAAGATAGGGATCACTCAACGGGTTCTCTATCATCGCGGACGAGCCTATGATTCTCTGGAACAGGTCTGGTACAAGTTCCTCAAGGGTCATAGGTTCGTTTTTATACCCAACACACTCGAACAAGATTTTGAAGCGTTGACCGATAGTGTCGATGCCTTGATTATCACTGGCGGCGATGACAGTGCAATCCGCCGCTCTGTGGAGTTTCGTGTTGCCTCGCTGATGATGCAACAATGCAAGCCCATACTGGGAATATGCCACGGAGCGTTTATGTTGACCGATGTGCTGGGCGGACAGGTCGAGTCTTGCGACGGGCACCTGGACTGTGAACACTCAATCAACTATCTAGGGCTTGATATAAAAGTCAACAGCTACCACAATCAAGCCATTGTGACTCTGCACTCGTCGGCACATTGTCTGGCCCGGGATCCACAGGGACACTGCGAGGCCTGGATCGACGGTGCCATGGCCGGAATCGTGTGGCATCCTGAAAGAATGCAAGATCCTTTTTTACCTTCGGAAATACAGCAACTAATTAAAATATGAACATCACCAAACAGATGTTGATATTGACTGGTCCGCAAGGAGCTGGCAATCATTTGTGGAGCAAGGTATTCAGCCTGCACCCAGAGGTTTTTGGTTGGAAAACACTGTTGGAAAACTACTGGGAAGCCCACAGATTTGCCGAACCGTTTGCATCGTGCTGGAGAGACACTGCTGGCCTAGACTCATTTGACTGGTCTCAGAGCGATTATTATTTTACCAGTATCAGTGTCCCGCTGGGCATACCCGGCAGTGATCTAAATCCATTGTGGGTGCCTGATGTGAAAGATTTTGTTGCTGCGGTACAGTGTCAGGGCGTCTCCACAGCAATCGCAGTGATAGGCCGTGATCAAAACATTTTGCGCTATCAGCAGACAAGGATACGCACTCGTTCCACTGTGGACCTTTTGTTGGACCAACTTGACTCGTTCAGCGACATCGTGTTTTTGAGTTACGAACTGTTGTATCTCTATCGACACCGCTATCTCAAGCAGCTGGCCGTGAACATTCCAGTGGCCTGGGCGGATGATCGATTAGAGAAGATTTTGCAAGACGATGCCAACGCTAAGTATATACACGAAGTGGGACCCTGTGTGCTGGATCAAGGCAATCAACTGGGCCTAGTTTTCAAAGAAAAACCATGAAAAAATTATTGATCGTGACCGGGCCACAGGGCAGCGGTAACCACTTGTTCAGCAGGATTTTCAGCACTGCCGAACAGGTAGGTGGCTGGAAAAGTCTACTGGATCACTATTGGATACCCAGCGACGAAGAACCATTTGCAGACTACTGGATACATCCCGAACAGCTTTCATTGGAGCATTTTAACGGCCCGGACTATTGGCTGGCCAATGTGAGTTGCCCGTTTTATTATGATGGTGTTCGTCATATTCCAAAAATCTTGGAAATGGCCCGGCACTCATTGAGGCTTGGAGTGGAAACTACCATTGCCATTATCTGCCGCGACGCCACGATCAATCGCGAACAGCAACTGCGTGTTCGCAAGGAGTGTACCACTCCCATTGCGCTGGATTACTATCAATACCTGTTGTCCAGTGAATTTCCTGTGCATTTTATCAGCACCGAATCCCTGTTTGCACATCGACACAACTATCTACGATACCTTGCCAGGATATTGGATTTCCCGATTGGCGTAGATCATCCTGATATCTTTAAGTTCTTAGATCAGGATCCCAATTCCAAGTATGTTACTCATGTTGATCAGTATTGGTTGGATCAGCAGGTATGGAACGGCATACGTCCGCGAGATCAACGAAAGACCACGTCATGAAATACATTTTTGTGGCTGGAGCTCCGGGTTCCAAGTGGAGCTCGGTCATAAAAAACATTTACTATTCGCCCGATGTCGACCGCAGCGACTACTCCGATGAACGCACATACTATCACGATGCCACCGGTTATCGCGAACTCATGCATCTCGGTGCATATTATGATCCAGGCATGGAATTTGGAGATTGGTTTTTGAATCTAGACCAGCACCGTGCTGACCAGTGTGAGAAAGAATTTGACCGCCCATTTTCGAATCAGCGGGGCGTGAGAATCGTAAAAAGTCACGTGTTTGCACATCACATCGATTTTCTCAAAAAGACCTGGCCCCATTCGCCCATTGTCGCTGTGACGCGTCCCAACGACGCTTGCCTGGGATGGTGGGTGCGCTGCGGAGAATTTGATATCACCTATCCTCGATATGACAAATACTATAAAAATCTCAGGAACATGGGACACATAATCGATCAACAAAATGCCGATCTGGCCCAGGCATTAAAAAATCACAGTGCTCGGTCAGTAAACAACAATCATCGACTGTGTGCGGAACTGGGCATTGCATCACCGCCTGCTGAATATCAACAAGACTACAAAAAGTCCGATGTCGAGGTCTACGTGCTATGAGCAACAGCAGTTGGCAAGAAACTCGCAGTTCCAGCAAATATCATTTTGATACTCAAACGCATGATCCTCGATGGGATTGTGTGCAGTATCTGGGACGATTCTCGGGATCTTGGGATCAGGAACTAGAGCAAGCCAAGCAGAGATCTGCTCCGGCTACCTGGGCCACCCGGGGATACAAGTCTCAAACCGCCGATATACCAACCCAGGATCTTGAAAAAGAACATCATGATCTCGACACTATTGGCATGGCACGAGACAGTGAAATCACGGATCTAGACTGGAAGATCGAACCAGTGTTCCAGCGCATGGTAGATTTGTTTGTTTTGGAAAATTCCATGACTCGCCTGCACATACAGCGACCCGGTCAGGTGTGGAATCTACACATTGACAAGTTGAGCAAGTGGTGTCCCGAGAATCCCGAGCGAGTGATCAGGATCATGATCCAACTCGAGGACTGGAAACCCGGACACTTTTGGCAGTACGGTAACCATAATCACAGCGGTTGGTATCGCGGCGATATCACTACCTTTGATTGGCAAAATGTTCCGCATTGCACGGCCAATGCCGGGCATGTACCTCGGTGCACACTGCAGATCACCGGAGTCCGCACTGCGTCCACACAGGATTTCATCGACTATCTTGCGAATTGCCGGGAGCATCTGATATGAAGCAACCATTTCGTATTCTCATTATGGGGCTGCCGGGATCAGGCAAAACTTTTCTTGCTCGAGAACTTGTTCGTGCCCTCAAAGACCATGGCAAAACAGTGACGCATCTCAATGCTGATGAAATACGCGCACAGTTCAACGATTGGGACTTTACCGAAGCCGGGCGTTTGCGGCAGGCACAGCGCATACGCGATGCAGCTGACCTTGCTGTTACTGACATCGTAGTGGCAGATTTTGTAGCACCTTTGCCCAAACAGCGTGAAATTTTTGCCGCAGATTTTCTTGTATATATGGACACCCTGGTCAGCAGTAGGTTCCCTGATACCGACAGCGTGTTTCAACCACCGGTCCGGTGCGATCGCGTGATACCCAATCAAAATGCAAAACACTGGGCGCAACAACTCATAAAAGACATATTCAATAAATAAACTGGGGGATATGTCAACATGCAGCTCAGCGAAAACTTCACACTTACCGAATTTACCAAGAGCCAGACCGGCGCGCGCCTGGGTCTGGACAATACCCCACGTGGCGAACATCTCGAAAATCTTAAAAATCTAGTGACCAAGATCGTGCAGCCGGTGCGCACTGCCATGAAGCGTCCACTGACCATCAATTCAGGATATCGCGGCCCTGAGCTCAACAAGGCCGTGGGCGGAGCTGCAACCAGCCAGCACTGCAATGGTGAAGCAGCCGACATCGAATGTCCCGGTTTGCCTAACTATGATCTGGCCAAATGGATACAAGACAACATGGAATTTGACCAGTTGATCCTGGAATTTTACACTCCCGGTGTGCCCGATTCGGGCTGGGTACATGTCAGTCTCAAGCGCAGTGGGCCACAGAGAAAACAAGTGTTGACTGCACTCAAAGAAGGCGGCAAAACTGTGTACAAACCGGGTCTCATCAAGTAAATGTTCGCACAGGCCAAGCTGGTGGTGTTGTTGATCGTGGTCATGGCTGCCCTGGGCATCTATGCCTATGTGCAGAGTCTCCGGGCCGATCTTGCTACCAGTGAAGCCAACAATGCCACACTGATCACGACAGTGGAACAGCAGCGCCAAGTCATTGATCAAATACAGCAGGATGTTACCAACGGTCAGCGCTTGCGTCGCGAACTGTCGGCTGCTGTGCGACAACAGAATCGAGAAGTGGCTAACCTCCGCGACCGTCTACAAAATCGCACAGATGTCAACGGCAACGCAGTGTCATTGTCTGACTTGGCCACCGAGAAACTTTCTCTGGTAGAAAAAAAAATAAACCAAGGTACCAACAATGCCTATCGCTGTATGGAGATCGCCAGTGGTGCTACGTTGACCGAGAAAGAAATCAATGCAAAGAAACCCAATGAAATCAACCCCGAATGTCCTAATCTCGCTAATCCTAACTATCAGCCTTAGTGCATGCAGTTGGAGTGATTTACGCCAGATACAGTGCGATACCAAACCCGTGGATCGCGTGCCACTGAATCTCGAGGAGCCCGCAGCACTGCAACTGCACCCAGTGCGTTGGCGCATCGTAACTCCTGACAACATACAGCAGGTGTGGAAAGAGATCACAGAGTCTGGCAACGAAGCAGTGTTGTTTGCCATCACGGACGTCGGATACGAACAACTCAGTGTGGATTTCGCGACCATCCGCAATCACATGGCACAACAGCGCACAGTGATTCTCAAGATGAAAGAATACTATGAGCCCAAAACTCCTTAGTGTTGTTGCCATGGTTGCATTGACTGGTTGTACGAGCACGGCCGATGGCCTACTGGGCAGATTTCATCGATTTGATTCCACCGAGTATGCCATGACTGTGGATCTCGTGGCCGAGGCTCGATCCATGACTCCACAGTGCGAAAATTTTGCCCAGGCTGTGGAATCTGCCCGAAACATCGCACGCAAGGCTGACCGTTTAGCACTGTATGTCGGTGGTCGCCCTTACAATTCAAGAACCACCGAACTGACAAAGTCTCTGAGAGATCTGGCCACGGACACACAGTATCGAGATACCATGTCAGAATTCTTCTGTCGCGAAAGATCAAAAAATATCATCAAGGCCGCTGAAATCCTGATGAAGCACACCGGAGAAAAACCAGAATGACCATCAATCAACAGATACAACAGCTGGCGCCCTACAGAGAACATTCCAACCCGCGCATAGCCGAATATGCACAGACTGTGAGCAACTATGCTATGGCGCTGAGTCAGGGCAAACTCACGGCTCAGGAATACCAGAGTCTCCTTGGTGACTTGTCGGCATTGACCACCATGGCCAGGACCGCCGACGAAGCCACAGCAGTGGCTGACCTACACACTATATCTCGAGCAGTGATTTCTTTATTGTAGCTGTTTATAACCGTTGAGCCACGTTAAATACCCGTAGAGGAGTTGAACATGGCACTCAGCTCGCAGCAAAAAAATGAAGATTGGATGAATACCAAGTGGCGTCCAGCCATGGGTTGGATGTACATGTGTGTGTGCATCACAGACTTCATATTGTTCCCCATACTATGGTCGGTCCTACAGTTTTGGGAAAACTCACCCTCCAACGATGCTTTCCGCCAATGGGAACCATTGACCTTGCAGGGTGCAGGACTGTTCCATATGGCCATGGGTGCTGTGTTAGGCATAGCTGTCTGGAGTCGCGGCCAGGAAAAGATAGCCAACATGCAGACCCCGACACCATCGACGGTTTCGCCAGAAAAGAAAGAATTTATTTGATCGTCAACGACTAGCACTGTATAATTACGGTTATGCAAGATCATTACAGCGTGTTGAGTGTACCTCGCACTGCCAGCGCCGAAGAAATCAAGCGTGCCTATCGTCGATTGGCCAGCCAGCATCATCCTGATCGCGGCGGCAACACCAAGCAGTTCCAGGAAATACAAAGTGCCTATAATGTACTGGGAGATGCACAGCGACGCCAGGAATATGATTCCGGCGGATCCAATACTTTTAGATTTGATTTCGGAACTCATAGGTTTGACTTTAACAACATTTTTGATGTTTTTCGCAATCAGAGCTTTGCACAAACACAGGCGCGACGCAATCATGTAAGGATGACACTCTGGGTATCTCTCTATGACATTGCGGTTGGTGGCAACAGAACCGTGACTGTGAGCACCAATCAAGAAATTTCGGCCATTGACATCACTATACCACAGGGCATCGACGACGGCGCCAACGTACAGTATGCAGGCCTGGGCCCCAATGGTCTGGACCTGATGATACAGTTCCGTATACGCCCAGATTCGCGGTGGGAACGACAAGGGTTGAACCTTGTCACCGAACGCAAAATTTTGATCTGGGATCTAATACTGGGCGGAAGCCTGGAACTGTCGGACATCTACAACAACTCATTGGTCACGCAGATCCCAGCCGGTTGTCAGCCCGGGACCCTGCTGAGATTGCGCGGCTGCGGACTGAAAAACCAACAGGGACAACAGGGAGATGCATTTGTAAAAGTGTCAGTCAACATACCGCATCGCGTGGCTCCAGAAATCACCGAAGCCATACGGCAGCACCGTGATCAATAAATATTTCTAAATACCCACCATGAACCCGAACCACGAAATCGAAGCCATCGTCGAAGAAGCTACCAAGATTGCTCGCAACAAACAGCATGAATATGTGTTAACTGAGCACCTGTTGTTGGCTCTGATACGCTATCAACCGTTCCGCAAAACTCTAGAAAAATTTGGAGTGGAAATCGAGTTGTTGGATATAGAAATCGAAGCCTATATCGACAGCCTGGCGGGCCTGGTCAAAAACTCAGAAGATTTCCAGCCCAAAAAAACTCAGACACTGGAACGCATCTTCAATCGCGCCAATGTGCAGGCCATGTTTACCGGACGGCGAAACCTGACCACGGCCGATCTTTATCTCAGTATCATGAGCGAAACCAACAGTCATGCTCACTATTTCTTGCTCAAGTATGGTGTCAAGAAAAATGAGTTCGTGGATTTTTGGACCAAAACCTACGACCGAGGATCAAACACTGCCAAGTTGACTGCCAGTCAGGCCACAGAGATACTCAACGAATACTGCACCAATCTCACAGGAATGGCTGCAGAGAATCGTCTCGAGCCCATGATCGGTCGCGGTCACGAACTGCAAGAAATGATCACGGTCTTGGCTCGCAGATTCAAAGCCAATGTGCTCATGGTAGGCGACCCCGGTGTGGGCAAAACACACATCGTGGAAGGCCTTACACAGGAAATCATGGCCGGTCGAGTACCAGAGTTTCTGAAAGACCACGAAGTCTGGGGACTCGAAGTTGGCAGCTTGCTGGCCGGCAGCAAATACCGCGGCGAATTTGAAGAAAAGTTCAAATTGGTCATAGCAGCACTGGAAAACAAAAAAAAGTGTGTGTTGTTCATCGACGAAGCACACACCATGCGCGGTGCAGGCTCGGGTTCCAACAGCAATCTTGATTTTGCCAACATGTTGAAGCCAGCGGTCACCCGCGGCAATCTCAAGGTCATTGCATCCACTACCTGGGAAGAATATCACGAGTCGTTTGAAAAGGATCGCGCACTCATGCGCAGATTCTATCGTCTGGGCATCGACGAACCCGATGCTGCGACCACAGAACAGATACTCATTGGTCTCAGTCCGCGCCTGGAACAGTTTCACAATGTCATGATCGACACCGAGGCCATGACTGCAGCAGTGGAATATGCCACTCGCTACATGCATGATCGCAAAAATCCCGACAAGAGCATCGATCTCCTGGACGGTGCCTGTGCTCGAGAACGTGTAAAAGATCAGGGCAATGTCACGATCACTCGTGCCATGATCCAGGAACAGGTCACAAGAGTGTGCGGAGTTCCCACAGACAAATTGCAGAACGAGCGCAGTGCCAAGATCGTTGATCTCGAAAGCAACATCAAGCAGAGACTCTACGGACAGGACGATGTCGTGGATCGTGTGCTGGAACGAGTGTATATCAACTTTGCGGGCATCGGCCCTACTACCAGACCCATGGCCAGCTTCCTGTTTCTTGGACCCACGGGCACAGGTAAGACTGAGTTGGCCAAACTACTGGCGGAAAATCTCAACATGAAGATGCTGCGTTACGACATGAGCGAATATCAAGAACGTCATACCTTGAGTAGCCTCATCGGTGCACCTCCGGGCTATGTTGGTTTCGAAGATGGCACTGTGGGCGGTGGCAAACTCATCAGCGATCTCAATAAAAATCCGTTCGCGGTGCTGCTGTTTGATGAAATCGAAAAAGCACACCCGGATGTCACTAACATCTTGCTGCAGATGTTGGACGAAGGACATGTCAGTTCCAACAATGGCAAGCGAGTGGATGTCAAAAACTGTATCATCATCATGACCTCCAATCTTGGTGCTCGTGACAACGAAAACAACAACATTGGATTTTCATCGGATCTGGAAAAGACCGGCGAAGAAGATCGTGCGCTACGAGAATTTTTCCGTCCCGAACTACGCAATCGCATCGACCAGATTTGCAAGTTCCGGAAATTGGATCAACTGGCAGTGAAGAAGATTGTGGTCAAGTTCGTAGAAGATCTCAAGACCAGTCTTGCCGGTCGTCAAATACGATTGACCTTGACCGAGCCAGTGATCGACTATCTGGCCGAAAAGGGCTATGATCACAAGATGGGAGCACGGCCCTTGAGCAGAAAGATCGACGAACTGATCCGAGTACCACTGAGCCGTCGCATCCTGTTTGATCAGCTAGAAAACTGTTCGGTCACTGCCAGGATGCTGGACAACGAAGTGATCTTTGATATCGACCCAGTGAATCATGCTCAGTCCTACAACGTCATTCAGTTGCCGCCCAGAGACAATGGAATTTAGGCCCGAATCACGCAGCTCACTATATTTCAATCGATACCTCTGTGGCATACGATGTTATGTTCCTGATGTGTGCGTTCTCAGACAACTGGACCATAATGCCATAGATGAGATGGTGCTGTATCGAAATACTTGCATCGGCTTTCCCTGGAATCGCCATCGTATCGACGAGGATCGAGTCAAACGAATGCATCAGCTGTGCGATCTTTTATTGGCTAGTACTGACCCATTCAAAAAAATTTGTCAGATAGACTATCTCTATCTCTATTCCAATGACCCAGTGTTTTTGACCACTGTGATTTCTCAGACAAACGTGGTCTGTCTGTGGGCCGGAAAGGTCACGCTGGATCGTCCAGCAGGTGTGGTGATTAAAAAACGATCTCGGTATGGATTCAGGACTTTTTTTCGCGAACGATATCTGGATCCCAGAGAATCTCAGACATTGAAAAACTTTCTCGAATCGAACGCCGATCGATACCGTCCAAGCCAATCTCTACAACAGCATATTTTCAAAAGTCGACAACATTATATCAGAAATTACTATTTCGTAGATCACTATGATCAGGGGGATCTAATATTGCTGAGCCTGGCTGTGCCTGGTCTAATCCGAAAGACCATGCCCATACAGACTAAATAATCTGCTATGGCAAAAATACACCAAGAAACCATTACAATCAAGTTCAGCAAGTTAATGCGTGACAATGACACTGTGGATTCCATGATATTGGAAGACATCAAGGACACATTGGCCTCCGTAGCACAGGAACTGGTAGGCAACAATGTGGTAGTAGAAGTTGAATCGGTACAATGACCACAGAAATCATCTTGAACACCACGATTCACGGCGAACCGTCGGGCAACTACGACGGATCCAGCCAGGACTGGTTCAGTGATGCAGTTCCTGCGGCCAGCTACTATCGTGGGCGCGGAGGTCTCCAGACCGTGATCATACAGACCACGGAGTTCGAGGGAATCATCACGATCGAAGCCAGCCTGGACACCTTGACTGACACTGCGACTTGGTTCGCAACCTATGAATTTTCCGCGATTTCTGGTCCTCGCACCGATTATCACCCTGCCAACATTTTGGGAAATTTTGTCTGGCTGCGGGCCAGAGTCGAGGATTTTGCCTCGGGTACCATCAATTCTGTCATCGTAAACTACTAGACATGAACAGTTTTACAATCAGTTTCGTTATTGAGTCCAGTCAGAATCCCTGCCCGTTTAAGTTTGCTGTTGCGATCGACGGGCATGCTGTTGAGCATGTGTCGGGCATGATCCAGGCACACGTCTGCACAGTGTCCTGCGCTGACGACGAAAACGAACATGTACTGGAAATTTCCATGCTGGGCAAGACTGTTGATCATACCAAGATCGACTCGCATGGCAACATCGTCAATGACATCTTGGTCACTGTGAGCAACATGGAATTCGACGGTGTCGCGCTGGGTCATGTTTTTTTGAAACACACGACATATTCACATGACTTCAACGGTACCCGGGATCCGGTCACAATGCCTTTTGCAGGAGTCATGGGCTGCAATGGTGTTGTGCGTTTTCGTTTCAAAACACCTTGCTATCTCTGGTTGCTGGAAAATCTCTAGTCCAATAAATACTGGGTATGAAACAATTGGTGATCATGCCAGGTGGATTCCACCCTTTCCATGCCGGGCATCAGGCTCTGTATGACGCTGCTCGTCGCAAGTTCCCCCAGGCAGATGTTTATATAGCAGCCACTGACGATACCTCTACTAGACCATTTCCGTTTGCAGTTAAAGAAAAATTGGCACGGCTGGCCGGAGTGGACCCTGATCGTTTTGTGAGAGTGAAATCACCATTTCGCGTGGAGGAAATCACTCAACAGTATGATCCTCGCGACACAGTGCTGATTTTTGTGCGCAGCGAAAAAGATCGAAACAAGCCTCCTCGGTCCGGCGGCATCAAACGAGACAGTACTCCGGCATACCTACAGCCACTGGATGACAATCCCAAGCCCATGAATCAGCACGGCTACATGACCTATCTGCCCACAGTGAAATTTGGCCCGGGCTTGACGTCGGCCACCGAAATTCGTACGGCGTGGCCCACTCTCAATGATCGTCGAAAACTGGACTTGGTCATGAGTCTGTATCCACGAACTCAGGGCAACCGGAAGTTGGCCGATATCGTGGTCAAGCTGTTGGATCATGCCATAACAGGGTCTGTAGAGGAAAATCAAGGCTGGGCCGCGACCTACAACGAACAAGCAGGTCAGATGTCTGGTACCCCGACATCAGGTCTGATGGCCTTGTATCAACGTTGTGAAAACCAATCCATGGCCGAGGATTACATAAACGAAGCCAGCTGGAGCAAAACCTACAAACGTTCAATCAACTGCAACAACCCTAAAGGCTTCAGCCAGCGAGCTCATTGTGCAGGCCGTCGAGCCAGACAATCTGGCAAAAAAACCAAAAGTCACAGTGTGATAGAACAAGCTCTGCAGGAGTCGCGGTTGTCCAACTATTGCGAAATTCGCACCAACTTTCCCGATGCAGATTTTTGGCTGATACGCTCCGAGGCGGAATCTGCTGTGGGTTGCCCGGTACGAGAATTCAATCCCAAACACATTGGTATCAAGGTCACGGCCCAAGACCGTGTGGACCCGAGTTATCTATACTATGCTATGTTGAACATATACAATCAAGGTCTGTGGAAGAACCGCAGTTATGGCGCCACTAATCTCAAAAATATTCGCTCCTCGGATGTTCAAAATATCCCCATCGATTAACCGCAGGTCGTAAAAAATAATCTCAGCCCGTATACTACGTAAATATAGTAGTATTTTTTCACGGAGATCCTATGTCTGAACAACAACAGGTACAAATACAGGTCAATATCGACTACCTCAAAACCACTCGTGTGCACATCTGTATGCCTTGCTATGGTGGTATGTTGACCGAGCAAACATTCATGAGCTTTGTCAAGTGGAGCAACACTTGCCGTCAATTGGGTATTGACTGGACAGTAGAAACCATGACCAACGAAAGTCTCATCAGTCGCGCTCGCAACACACTCACAGCCAAGTTTCTGAGCACACCTGTATCCACTCACCTTATGTTCATCGATGCCGACATTGGCTGGGAACCATGGCATCTGCTGGTAATGCTGAATCGCAATGTTGATGTGATCGGTGGCCTTTATCCCATGAAGAGCCTGCCTGTGAAATGGTGTGTGAACGGGATCCCGGGGCAAGAAGAAGGCACAGATAACCTGGTGGAAGTGACCAAGACTGGCACTGGATTTATGTTGATCAAACGTGAAGTTTTTGAAAAACTAGATCAGCATCCTGCGGTGCGTCACTTCAACAATGACATCGGACTGCCTCAGGAACTCAACCAGCACATGAAGACCTATTTTGACACCGCAGTGAGAGAAAATCGCTATTACTCAGAAGACTGGACTTTCTGTGAAAACTGGCGAGATCTGGGCGGAAAGGTCTATGTTGACAATCGTGTGCTGCTCAGGCATGTGGGTACCTATGTGTTTGATGGTGCCACACAGGACAAACTCTATCAGGATCTACATGCGCTGACACAGAGCCAGGCCAAGCCAGTGGATACTTCCAAGCAAGAAACCACCGAATCCGACAAGTCGACCAAATGGTCCGAGCCTGAAGTTTTGACCGAAAGCAAACGCACGCGAACTCGCAAAAAGTAAGCCGCAGGTCCATGGTTGTTTCATAAATACAACCATGGATATCAACGAATTAGAATCCTATCGTCTTTCAGACGCGGTAAAATTTCACGATCAGCTCAATCCGGTCCTTTGGGGACCGGATGAGCATCTACATCCCCGGGTACGGCAGGCTCTGCTGACCATAGCAGATAATTTTCGCGAGTTTCTGGGCGTAGACGATCTCGAAATCCAAGACATCACAGTGAGCGGTAGCAATGCTGCCTACAACTATACCGATCATTCCGATGTGGATCTACATCTGGTCGTGAACATGCCCAACAACGTGGTATACCGCGAACTGTTTTCGGCAAAAAAATATGAGTTCAACGACGAACACAACATACGCATAGGTCCACACGAAGTTGAACTCTATGTGCAGGATGCCGCCGAACCTCATGTCAGTCAGGGCATCTATTCGGTACGTGATCAGGAGTGGCGAGCGGTTCCACGACGTCGGCGCGCCGAAATCAATGATGCCAGTGTACGTCACAAATACGAGGATCTAGGACATCGGATAGAAGCAGCTATCGAGTCGGACAATCTGTCCCGGCTCGAGACCATGATCGATGCCGTCAAGAACATGCGTAAAGCAGGACTGGCACACCATGGAGAATTCGGTGCAGAAAATCTTGCATTCAAGCTGTTGCGCAATCAAGGTCTAATCGATCGTTTGTATTCTGCACATCGTGCGGCCCGGGACCGAGAATTGAGTCTAGTGGAACGCAAAAAGAAAAAGAAATCCCAACCAAGAAAACGTTGGGCCTACGGTGGCTACTGGTTTCCGGGCTATGCTTTTTTTGGCAACGATTCTCAGTCCTCGGGCGACAGCGGCGGCGACGGCGGCGGTGAAAGTGTTAGAGAAGCTGCACTGAGCTCGCCCGGCGGTGTGAGCGCCTCGACACACATGTTCCTGTCCGAGACTGACACCGACACGGTTCTCAAACAGTTTATCCAAGACACTGCCCGCCGACTGGAGATACAGCGGCTGCCTCGGATATTTTTACATCGCGGCGACCGTTGGAGCGAGCGCCGACACAGTTTTGGTATGTATGATCCCGAACAACACGAACTACATGTGAGCCTGGTCGGTCGGCACCTACTAGATATCCTACGCACCACCGCACACGAACTGGTACACTGCCGTCAGCATGAAATTGAACCGTTGCCGACTGATGCCGGCAGTGCCGGCTCGCCATTCGAAGACGAAGCTCACGCTGTGGCCGGAAAAATCATGCGTGATTTTGCCGACAGTCATCCTGAACTGTTTGGACAAGAACTACACGAAGACATCACGAGTCTGATTCCGCCGGGCACTGCTCGTGCCATCGCTGGCATGTGTGCGGCCGCTGGTCTGTCAGGATGCGTGACCATGTCGGATCTGCGCACAGTGCAGACTCTGGGTCGCACTGTGCAGAGCATGGAACGCTATGGAACCGCAGGTGCGCAGGAAGAAGTCACACAAGAGCTCAAAAACTATCTACGTGCTCGACAGGGCGATGCCAATGCACAAAATCAAAGTCATATCTATCGCTGGGAACGCAGACAACCGCAGGTTGACCCCTCAACATCCACTGGAACCAGACCTCTGCCCTCACGCATTATCAGTCGTGAACCACAGCAAGAAGATTATGATCCAGACCATCCCCCGAGTCTTGAATCCAAACCCACTATGCCTGCGCTGTTGATCAGCGGCTTACAGAATGCACTAGATGAGTTCAAACAACACGGGGTTCTGAGAGAAAAATGTTGGACCGGCTACCGCCAGCAAGGCACAAAACGCAAGGGTCAACGACAAGTACCCAACTGTGTGCCTGTGAGCGAAGGCAGTGGCATGAGAAAGTTGGATCAGGCTACTGGAGAGATCATGCGCGAATTTAACAAACAGTTTCCACAGTATCTCAAACTCAAACCTGTCATGCTTGAAAAATCCGACAGTGGTACAAATAAATTTGGTCGTGCAGATAAATCCCGGCATTGCGACAGCAAAAATGCAGTGCCGGAACTCAAAGCCGCACTGGAAAAGCACCGCTCTCAACTGAACAAAATGTCCAACCAACAGGTCTATGATAGAATAGATAAAATCATGCGGCGTATTGCCCAGACCTACGATCTGACCGGTCAGGAACTACATGACATGTGGGTAAAAAAGCACGGAGAAATACCCGATACCTGGATACTGGATGAAAAAATAGCACCAGTTGGGCCAGCACTGCCCATGCCCAGTCAACTACCCCGTAGAAGACCCAACTGGCCAGAGCCTGTCGAGCGAAAAAAATGAAAGCAAGAGAATTCATCACAGAAATAGAAGACACTGTACCACAGCGTAACGGCCCGAGCATCAGAGCCATGCGTGAACTACAACGTCTGGCACAACAAGACAACATCACACTCATGCCAGAACCCCGGAGGCACGGCAAGAATTGCAGCGTGGGATTCAAAGGTCGACGAGGTTCAAAGACCAGGTCCTGGCAGCCCCTTAACGAACTGTTTGAGCGTCCGTATCCTGTAAAAATTTTCGCAGACCAAGCAGTGGCCAAGGACGACAAAGGTCGTCCTCTTTACATAGTGTTTGACCGCACTCCAATTTGGGAAACCGTGAAAATAACCTTTGACCGCGGCCAAGACTTTAGTCTCACAGATTGGCGCGATGAGTTTAGGATATTTGCCACAGTGATCGAAGCCATACGCCAATGGTCTGCCCAACATCGACCAGGCAGTATGTACTTCAGTGTGCCTCGCGACGAACCCAACAATCGCATGCGGCTGTATCAAAGAATGGTTGATAGACTGTCTGCAGATACCGAGTATCAACAGGTCACTGATCCCAGCGAGGTCAATGAAGAAGACATTGCTTTCTTCATTAATATACTGTTCAAGAAACATGATTCCGACCATCGGTGGTGGTTGGTGAGAAAGGATTTAATACGATCATGAAATTCAATGAGATAGTTTCCGAAAAATTTCCAGGATTCCCAGAAATTGTTGAAAACTTTGCCGATGGTAAAAAGCCGGGACGAAAAGGTCTGAGTCGTAGAGTTGGTATACCTAAAAAGGCCACACTAGGTCAACTGGAAAAAATTGCCAAATCCAGCACAGGAGAACGGCGTAGGATGGCTCAGTGGCAGCTTAACATGCGTCGTGGCCGGGCCAAGAAAAAATAAAATGTTCGCGGGACAACAAGTATACTCAGATTTATTATAGAATCATAAAAGAACTCTGGATAGAGAACTATCCGGGTACGCAGGGGTACACCATATAATTCCGAAAAGTCTCGGAGGCACTGACAAAAAAATAATAATGAACAAATGATGATCCGCTTGATCCAGATACAGCGCTCGCTGTGGACCTAACCATGTTTGGTTGACCGATGATTGGTGTTTGCCTACAATACAGTTAGCAAACAAAATAGGAAACACCATGCAAGTCAACCAAATTGTCAACGACCCGCCACATCTTTATCTTGATATGGACGGAGTGCAGTCTGATTTTTTTACTGCCTGGGCCAACATCGCTGGAAAAAATCTATACAAAGATATCGGAGATCGTGCGGCTCGCGAGGCCAGCATTGATCAACTGAATCAACGCGGTCCAGAATTTATCCAGGAATTTTTTGCCAACTTACCAGTGATGCCCGGAGGTACGCTCCTAGTGCGCTGGCTAACGGATCACGACATCGCTTTTACCATTCTCAGCGCACCCCTGCGAGGCAATCACGATGCTAGTATCGCAGGAAAACTGCAGTGGTTGGACAAGCACAACCCTGGCACTGCAGGTGCAGCGATTTTCACAGGCATGAAAGAACGCTTCGCCAACCGCAAGGGTGTTCCTGCCATCCTAATAGATGATTTCAAGCAAAACGTTAAACGCTGGCGCGAAGCCGGGGGGCAGGCTATCCTGTATCGTGAGCACAGCGTGGATAATGTGATCCAACAACTGGCCGAAATCTATCAGATCTAGCGATCGGTCACTGGTGCTAAATACTCGATGCGCGCCAGTGAGTTTGTGATCGAAGATCTTAAAAAATGGTTCCAAGAAAAGTGGGTACGTTTCAACCCGCAAGGTAAAATTATGGGCCCATGTGCTCGTGGGTCGGATCGGGAAGGCAAACCCAAGTGCCTACCTCGGGCCAAGGCTTATGCACTTGGCAAAAAAGTCCGAGCCTCGGCTGCCGCAAGAAAACGCAGGCAGGATCCTGATCCCAATCGTCGTGGTGCTGCACGAAACGTGGCCACACAGAAGAAAAAATAATGCGAGCACACGAATTTGTCAGTCGAACGGTTGCTGATGTCAACACAGCAAAATCCATCGCCCAGGATCTCGATCGTGCCGTTGACGATCTCGGTCAGATGATAGAAGCAGAACAGTCTGGCCCATCGGCGGTCAGATTGCGTCAGCGCATACAGGACCTGTATCAAGAACTCACTGACATGGGATTTCAATATGTGGGTGGCACCGAGCTGGTACGTGTCAAGCCCGTGACAGAAAAAAAAGATGCCTGCTATCACAAGGTGCGAAGCCGTTACAAGGTATGGCCTTCGGCCTATGCATCAGGTGCGCTGGTCCAATGTCGCAAGCGAGGTGCCAAGAACTGGGGCAACCGTACCAAATGAAAATCACCGAGGTGTTCAAAGGTTTCCAGGTATTCAGTGCCCGCGTGAAAGTCAAGAACCCGGGCTATACCAATGTCACTGAGATCACGGTGTTTGCCCGAGACGCGTTTATGGCTCGTCAACTGATACGGGCTCAGTACGGAGATGGCAGTCTGGTATCAAATATACAACGCATATCCTAATGCTCAATATATAAGTTTATGATTGATATCTGCACAGTGGTATTCCGCGACGAGATTCCAGTGTTACGCGCTCAGGCCCAGAGTGTGGGCCTTTACGGTCTCGGGCTGAGTGTGCGCAATATCTATGTGGTGGTCAACGATGACGAAACCGTGATCCGTGACATAGATCCAGCCTGGTGGGGACCGCTGGCTGGCTGTGTGGTAGTTGTGCCCAGGTCAGCTTTTTCCACGCCGTGGTCAGACAACGGTTGGGTCAGCCAGCAACTGTGGAAACTGCTGGCTGCTACCATGAGTTACAATGTTTATACCATGATACTGGATGCCAAGACCATCCTGGTGCGACCAATGCTGCTGACCGAGCTGATAGATCAAACTGGTCGTATACGCAGCGGCCGTGTTCCTTTGTATCCGGTGTTTGAGCCCAGCAGACAGATCACCCAGGAACTGTTTGATATCACCATGACACAACAGCTGGGCCCCGGTGGAGTTCCTTTTTTTCTGCACAACGACACTGTGAGATTCATGGTCGCCGAAACCACCGTCCGCACTCGACAGAGTTTCCCTGTGTGGTTTCAGGCTCAGGGTCGACTCACTGAATTTGTGTTGTATTCGGGCTATGTGCAGTATCGATATCAGAGCCTGGACAGTCTTTATTGTCCCGACACTGCAGTGTATCCAGTGAATATCTGTCACAGCGAAGTTGACGCGTTTGATCGCAAGATCGCCGAGATGCAGCATCCCACTACTACCTCAGTCAGCATACATCGCAGAGCCTGGGCTCGACTCACTGCCGAGCAGCGCACACAGTTCGTGATGTATCTCATCGATCACAACATCGTGGCAGGGCATGATCTATGATTCGAGGCTTAGACCGCGCCGATTGGATCATGGTTGTTGCACTGTGTAATCACGGTATCACAGAAAACTCCATGGATCGATGGCCATGCCGTGTACCAGTCCACTCAGACGATTTTGAAAAATCATGCCCAAACATCTTATAGTTGCGGGTTGCAGTTACAGTGCGGTGAGCCAGACACACCCAGGCACTGCATGGAGCGAATTGCTGACCCAACAGCTAGGCTGGAAACTGACCAACCTGGCGCGGCAAGGTTGCAGCAATGGCGGTATCCGCATACAGATCGACGAAATACTAAGACAACGACCCGATTTTGCCATTATCACCCCCACTTTCTGGGATCGCATGGAAATACCTGCACGTGCGGCACCGTTCGACTGGTCTCGGAGTTGCAACGGATGGGCACCCGACATACAGAAACATCTCCAGGATCGTACTATCAAAAATGGCTACCGTAGACAAGATGGTATCGACAATGTCAACTACGGTAACAACAACTACAACATGATCTGTGAAACTATTTTCACGCTGGCAGAAAATTATCCGCATCCTTACCGATTAGGACTGATCAACAAGGAAGTCCGACGAGCAGTGAAACACTACATAGACAGACTCTATGATTCCGAGTGGAAAAAGCAACAGGATGAGTGGATCATTCAGAGTGGAATTTTTGAACTGTTCCATGCTGGCATTGAATTTTTGCTGGTTCCAGTCTTACTCTGGCCCTGGGATTCCAACAAGAGTCAGACACAATGGCGTGATGTGATATCCACAGTGATCCCTGATCGATTGATCATGGTCGACGAACCCTGTAGCATACTGCGTATCTGCGGCAATCATCCGTTCCCAGGACAGGATCCAGGATATCATTCCGGACCGGATGGACAACAGATAATTGCCGATGTGTATCGACAACGCATAGTAGGACAGGCTTAGACTCGGTTACAACTGTTCACGCAATGATACAGACGACCGTTGGCGATGCTGTCTTGTTGCCAGGTTTGTTCCACACGGTCAAACCACTGCATGCAGTGTGACAGATCATATTTCAGCGCATTGTTTTCGTGAATCAAAGGCAACAATTGATCGTTGCCAGCATGATGCATCTGCCCGGGGTAATAGCCAAGAAAACAACAGGGCCATACCGATCCGTCAGCTGCGACATAGATTTCTCGTTGACGTTTGTGTTCACACACGATGTTAAGTTCCCTGGTATCCTTTTCGATGTTGAACCAAGTTCGATGACTCTCTAACAGATCTTTCACGTGAGGGATATACTTCTCGGGTTCTCCCACCGGACCGATCCAATGACTGAATTCTCCGGTTCGTGTGTATACCGGACCACGATCCCGTCCGTCGTAGATATTTTCAAATCTCTCAAATCCCAGGTCCTGGGCCAGCTGTTGGCACTGCTGCTCCTGGTGTCGATTGTGGTCAAAGGGTATGAATCGCCATATGGCTCGACCCCCTGCGGAGATATAGGCACTGGCATTGGCAATCACTCGATTCCAGTCCGTGTCCTGGCGATACAAGGCGTGTGTGTCAGCCAGACCGTCCAGAGCGAACCCCACAGTGACCTTGGAATGTGCCAGACCGCGCCACCACTCGGCATTTCGTGCGTGTCCGTTGGTGGTTATGTTTACGGCCACGTCATGAGACACCACATATTGCACAATTTCTTTGCCATCCTGGGCCAGGCTGAAGTCACCGAGATTGCCGTTGAAATTTATGCCATAGAATTGGAAGTCTTGTTTGACATGTCCATTGGAATATACCTTCGGCGGTGGTGGATGAAGTTGCGATAAAAACTCCGGTGTGAATATGTGCCTGAAATCGTGCACAGTGAGTTCGGTTGTGGGATAACCGCTATTGTAGTCATAGCCTCGATAGTTCCGAGGACACATGGGACACCGTGCATTGCATCGAGTGGTCAGTTCCACATGCACCCGACGTATCTGTGATAACTTCAGCATGGTATTATTTATAAGCGAATATTATAATAAATACAATTATGGACCGCAAATACACAGTGAGAATTCTAGTAGACGTAGATATGGAGTGGTCCCAAGAATCTCCACGCTATAGACTGTTTGTGGAGCACGAAATGTTCGTCGAACGCACCTGGATCTGGCACAACTGCTATCTCGAGGAGGCTCTCACCGTGGTCGCTGCAGCAGGTAAGTACATGATACGTGGAGAATTAGTGAGGCCGACCACAGCATCACTGACACTGACCAACTGGCGGGTTGACCACGGACCGGGCAGGATCACTGACAGTGGCGAACTAGAGATTTTTGATGAGACTGTATGAAATTCTGGAATCAACATCCCCGGGCGCCACGGTCAGTGACACTGTCAGTGGTTCGGTAGCTACCGTGATTCGGCCCCTGGGCGCTGCAGCGATCGAGCGCAGGATGCTGGATTCCACTAAATATATGAACGCCGCACCAAGGAAAACTCCATCAAATGCTCGCAAATGATCTCAAACAATTGTTGGCCACACAGTATGCTTTCGTGGTCAAAGCACAATTTTTCCACTGGAATGTAGAAGGTCCTGACTTTGGACAACTACATGAATTTTTTGGTAATCTATACCAGGATGTCTATGATGCGTTGGACCCCACTGCAGAATACATACGCACCCTGGATGACTACACTCCGGGATCATTTGAACGCTTTACCGAGCTGAGCGTGATCCGGGGACAAATCAAGGTACCACGAGCACGCCTGATGATACAAGAACTGCTAGACGATAATCAAGTCTTGATGGATCTACTAAATCGCTGTTTTGATTCTGCGGACGCCGAGGATCAACAGGGCATCGCAAATTTCCTGGCCGAACGCATTGATGCGCACGGCAAGCATGCTTGGATGTTGAAATCCTATCTCAAGGACGAGAGAGCATGAAAAACGATCTAAGAAAACTCCTGGATGTCATACGCAGCATAGAAGAATCTGCTGCTGACAAAAAAAAGAAAGAAGAAAAGAAAGCATTTTTTAACGATTTGGCTGATATGTCATCAGACAAAGTAGAACTTGATGAAGCAATTCCAAAATCTACAACGTATGCGGTTGTTCATTCTTCAAGTAAAAAAATAATTGATAAAGGCAATAAAAAAGATATGTTAAAAAAAGTGAAAGCCTTAAATGCTAAAGAAATCAGCATAGATGAAGGCAAAAGCAATATCAATGAGTCAGGTGAAACTTACTTATGGACTGCGCACTATAGAGATGGCAGTACAAAGAAACTCAACATCACCACAGATGAAGTTGATCAAGCATTGAGTGTGTTCAAACGCCATCACCCAGGAAACATTGTCAAAGTAACTACAGATTGGAAACCAGTGGATACCAGCAGTTATTTCAAATCAGGTTCATGGGGTGGTGCGATACCAGACCCGAGACCCACCGAACCTCTGGGCCGTCCAGTAGACAATCCCTGGGTGCGTGAGCAAAGTCTGGCCGAAGCCATCGCAGAAATCGAAGAAGACATGCTGTCAAAAGTCAAACGCGATCTCACCCAGTACCTTGATCGTCTAGAAAAAAAGGTACAGAAAGATTGTGCTCTCTTACCCAAGCACAACAAAACCGTGGACCAAGATCCCACTGCTGTGGATACCATGACCACTTTTCCGCCTGCATCCATACAGGATTCTGCGATGTCAGAACCAGCAGCAGTCAAAAGCATTACACTGGAAAATGGGTCGGTGTTAGAAATACACGGTGATCAACTGCGTGGGTTTGAAATACGTCGCGGAGGTCGCAGTTTACCCACACGTTTTCCCAACCTTGATCATGCCCAGATGGCCGTGGATCTTTATCGCCAGCGCCGTGATCGAGGCAACAGCACTGCGGACTATGTGGAAGAACGTTGATGGAATACCCGTATCCTGTGTTGCCCGACGATGATGGACGCGATCTTCCGCGGGTTCCATACTCACCACATTGAACATACCTTGGGGCCGTGTGCGCGGCTGCTGTGTTGATCAAAGGTTTCGCCACCTCTAGATCAAAAATGAGCGTCATTATTGTTGACAATACCAAGGCACTAGTTTACAATGACCAGTAACATTCAACGGAGGTATCATGGACGACATTAATTTTTCGGCAGAACAAAAGGCCAAACTCACTCAGGTAATCAACGAAGGCATGCAGGTCATGCACGAAGTGGAAACTCTCAACGGCGGGCTGACCGACACTGTCAAGGCCGTGGCCGAGGAGCTGGGCATCAAGCCCACGGTCCTCAAAAAGGCCATACGACTGGCGCACAAGTCTGAATTTAGTCGTGAACAGCAGGATCACGCACTGTTGGAAACGATACTGACCACTGTTGGTAAAACTCTCTAAATACATCACCGAGTCGCTCACTCACGAGCATGCAAAAAGGTTGCGCAGGCCATAAACTGCCAGGAGTCTGATTTGTCATATATCGATGCACTGTTTGATCGCGAACGCGATCGTATTCACGTTGTGGAAAGGCGCAACGGACTTAGAGAATATAAAGAATACCCTGCAGAGTATAGATTCTACTACGATGACCCTCGTGGTAAGTTCCGGACAATCTACGGTACGCCGGTGTCAAGGTTCTCCACTCGAAATTCCAAGGAGTTCCGCAAAGAGCTTAAAATACAAAGCAGCAAATCCTTGTACGAAAGCGATATCAATCCGGTATTTCGATGTCTAGAAGAAAACTACCGAGGCCAGGATGCGCCGCGCTTGCACACTGTGTTCTTTGACATCGAAGTGGACTTTGACCCCGAGCGCGGATTCAGCCGCCCCGAGGACCCATTCAACCCCATCACAGCCATATCGGTCTACCTGGATTGGTTGGATCAACTGGTAACCTTGGTACGTCTGCCCAGACATATGAGCGAAAGGACTGCTCAGGAGATCTCAGCGGAATTCCCTAATTGCTTTGTGTTCTGGGAAGAACGAGATCTCCTGGACACGTTTCTCAATCTCATCGAAGACGCCGATGTGCTGTCAGGCTGGAACTCCGAGGGTTACGATATCCCCTATACCGTGATGCGTACCACTCGAGTGCTGAGCAAAGATGATACTCGAAGATTCTGTCTCTGGAATCAATTGCCCAAGCAGCGAACCTTTGAACGATTTGGTGCTGAAAATCTAACATTTGATCTCACGGGTCGAGTTCACATAGACTACATGCAACTCTACCGCAAGTACACCTACGAAGAGCGGCACAGTTACAGCTTGGATGCCATCGGCGAGTATGAAGAACTGGGATCAAAAACTGCGTTTGAAGGTACTCTGGACCAACTGTACAATCAAAACTGGCGTACATTTATCGAGTACAACCGCCAAGACGTGCAGTTACTGGCAGCGATCGACAAAAAACTAAGGTTTCTGGACCTGGCCAACACCCTGGCGCATGAAAACACCGTGCTGCTACCCACCACCATGGGAGCCGTAGCCGTGACCGAACAGGCCATCATCAACGAAGCGCACGAGCGTGGCCTGGTAGTTCCTGCACGGCATGAACGTCTCACAGATGAGGACACACAGGCCGCGGGTGCCTATGTGGCCTATCCCAAAAAGGGCATGCACGACTGGGTGGCCAACATAGACATCAACAGTCTGTATCCATCCACTATTCGTGCGTTGAACATGGGTCCAGAAACCATTGTGGCACAGCTACGCCCGATCATGACCGACAGATACATCTCCGAAAAGCAGAGATCTGGTGCCAGTTTTGCTGCGGCCTGGGAAGGATTGTTTGGTACTCTGGAATACACTGCTGTGATGGAACAACAGCGCGGTACTGAAATCACCATTGATTGGGCGTCGGGCGAAGAATCCGTGCACTCGGCCGCCGAAATCTGGCGCATGATATTTGATTCCAATCGTCCCTGGATACTCACTGCCAATGGCACGGTGTTTACCTACGAAACCGAAGCCATCATACCGGGCTTGCTGGCCCGTTGGCATGCCGAGCGCAAAGACATGCAGGCCCGGCTACGGGAGTGTACTACCAAAGAAGACGAAGAATACTGGGACAAGCGACAGCTGGTCAAGAAGATCAATCTCAACAGTTTGTACGGAGCCATTCTCAATCCTGGCTGTAGGTTCTTTGACAAGCGCATCGGACAAAGCACCACACTCACGGGTCGAGCCATTGCCCAACACATGGACGCCTACGTCAACGAATGCATCACAGGCCACTATAATCACGTGGGAGAGGCCATCATCTACGGTGATACAGACTCCTGTTACTTCTCGGCCTGGCCTGCGGTACAGACAGAAGTGGATGCCGGCGGCATGGAATGGTCAAAAGAAATTGCTGTGCAGCTCTACGACAGTATCGCCGAACAGGTCAATGCCAGTTTTCCGCAGTTTATGGAACGCGCATTTCATTGTCCAAGGAGTCGCGGTGATGTCATACGCGGCGGCAGGGAAATCGTGGCCACCCGCGGTTTGTTCATTACCAAGAAACGCTATGCTGTGCTCTACTACGACAAAGAAGGACGTCGATACGATGTCAATGGCAAGCCGGGCAAGGTCAAGGCCATGGGGCTGGATCTCAAACGATCAGACACACCCAAGGTCATTCAAGAATTTCTCAGTGAAATCTTGGATGGGGTGCTACAGGGGTCCAGTCGAGAGCAGACAGTCGAGCGCATACGTGAATTCAAGTATCAGTTCAGTGAGCGTCCGGGTTGGGAAAAGGGCAGTCCCAAGCGGGTGAACAATCTCACTCGATATCAAAAAAAGGAAGAACGCGAAGGCCGTGCCAACATGCCCGGGCACGTGCGAGCGGCCTTGAACTGGAATGCCCTGAGACGCATGAATTCCGACAACCATTCCATGCAGATCGTTGATGGCATGAAAGTTATTGTGTGCAAAATCCGGGCCAATCCCCTGGGCTGGACTTCTATCGCCTATCCCACAGACGAATTGCACTTGCCACTGTGGTTCCGTGAGTTGCCGTTTGACGATGCCAAAATGGAAAGCACTGTGATCGATGGCAAGGTCGACAATCTCTTGGGAGTGCTGTCATGGGATCTAGCGTCGGCCACCGACACCACCAACACTTTTCAGGCTCTGTTTGACTGGTCATGAAACCAGCACCACCACTCAGCGATCTAGTGCGCTATCGCAACGAACTCGACGCCATAGATTTGGTGTCGGTGTCGGCACATCTACAACACATGCTGAGCGGAGTGGTACATGCGGCCACAGAAAACCCGCATGTACGTTTTAAAAAAAACAACAGTCGTGTGATCGGCGCGCAACAAGTTCTGACCGATGCAATGGAAAACTTCTGCCACAGTGTTTCTTACCTGCGTCGGGCCGTGGATGAACTGATCGAACAACAACAACCAATCTATTACGAACGCAGCCGTCGTTTGTTTACAGACGAAATGAAGTACGAAACCGTCGATTACATACTGTCACGTCGCCTTGACATCGAGCTCGCAGATCGTGACCGGTTGCATGCAAAGATCCTGACATACTCGGACTGGCGAGTGCCCGGCATGATCATACGTCCCGGAGCGGAACCCTGGATTGACCATCTCGTCGCGCTTGATCCTCTCTATGTGGTGGATCAGCACCCTGATCTACTGAAACCGTCACAAGAAAGATTTCCTGCAGAATATCAACGACGCATGCGATGCTATGTGATCGATGACCGCAGCGATCAGGCCATATTGTCTCAGTTGCCCAGCGAACAATTTGGCTATGTGTTTGCCTATAATTTTTTCAACTTCCGCCCCATCGAGCTGATCGAACGCTATCTCCGGGAAATCTGGCAGCATCTGAGACCCGGGGGCATCCTGCTGATGACCTTGAATGACTGCGACTGGGTACATGGCGCCGGCCTGGCCGAACGCTCGTTCATGTGTTACACCCCGGGCAGTCGGGTAAGAGATCAGGCACAACTGCAAGGCTACGAGGTACTGGAACACTATCACGGCAGTGCAGACTGTGCTTGGCTGGAACTGCGCCGCCCCGGAACAATGGCCAGCATGCGAGGTGCACAAACTTTGGCCAAAATCATACCCAAGTCTAAATAAACTATGTATAATACTACACAATGTCATAGGAGAATGCAATGCGTGATTATCTGTTAGATCTAGTGGAACATACCCACGATCTGGGCTGTATTGATCTAGTAAAAATCATAGGTGATGATAGCAGAACACAGATCAACGGTTTAGCCGAAGATGTGTCAGTGGTAGTACAAGGAGAATTCAAGAATCCTGTGCCCGAATTCATCGGCACATTTGGCATGCCGAATCTCAACAAACTCAAGATCCTGTTGAACTTGCCTGAATATCGCGAGGATGCAGAACTCACTCTCACCCGCAAGGACACAGGTGTGCCCGATGGAGTAAACTTTCGCAATGCTGCCGGTGACTTCCGCAACAGTTATCGTTTCATGGCTGCCGAAATCGTCAACGAAAAACTCAAGACCGCACGGTTCAAAGGAGCCAACTGGCACCTGGAGTTTGAACCCACAGTGGCCGCGATACAACGTCTGCGCATGCAGGCACAGGCCAATGCCGAAGAACCCACGTTCCAGGCACGTACCGAGAACGGTGATCTAAAATTCTACTTTGGCGATCATTCCACGCATGCTGGCAATTTTGTGTTCCAGCCCAGTGTCGAGGGAACGCTGCGGCGAACCTGGTCATGGCCAGTTGCGCAGGTTCTCAGTATCCTGTCTCTGACCGGTGACAAGACTATGCGCATTTCTGACGAAGGTGCAGCTCAGATCACCGTGGACTCTGGCATCGCGGTGTACCACTATACTCTTCCGGCACAGAGCAAATAATGATTGACTCGTTAAAAAACTCATTGCAACGCATGCACAAGGACCATCAAAGAGAACAGGGCATGCGTGACAATCCCGCTCTGCAGGCGGCCTGGGAACAATTTGAGATCTTGAACCATCTTAGCCGAAGAGATATCAGTGCCTAAACAAGACAATCTCGCTGCCAAACAGAATGACTACGCGATTTTTCTACCTGCGATCAGTTCGTTTTATTCCAGTTACATAGGTCGTCAGCGCACCGCTGCCTATGTGGAATCGGCGCGCATGCCCGCGGGCATACCCGACATGGAGTCCATGAACTGGTTGAATCCGCAGCAGAGTCTGTTTCCTTATCGCTGGAGCCTGTATTCGGCTGGACATGCCAATCTCGACCTTGCCAAGGCCGATCCCAAAGAAGACATGATACGCAATCGAGATCCCAGCTCGATCATACTTGCAGATTCGGGCGGTTTCCAGATTGCCAAGGGCGTGTGGCCAGGCCGCTGGGCTGACCCCACAGACCGCGATGCAGAAAAAAGACGAGCACAGGTCCTGGACTGGCAGATGGGCATTGCTACCTACGGCATGACCATGGACATACCCACCTGGACTTTCCGTGATCCCCGGGCCGCTGCGGCATCTGGAATTCACAGTTATGACGATGCAGTGCGGGCCACGGAATACAACAACAACTACTGGGTGGCCAATCGCCATGGTTCTACCAAGATACTCAATGTGCTGCAGGGCGGCAATCATGCCGAAGCCGATCACTGGTATGACACCATGAAACATTTTTCGGATCCCAGCCGTCACTCCAATCATTTCGATGGCTGGGGCATGGGCGGACAGAACATGTGCGACGCGCACTTGGTTCTGCGCCGTATAGTGACCTTGATACACGATGGGTTGTTGGAAACCGGAGTGCATGACTGGATGCACTTCCTGGGCACTTCGCGCCTGGAATGGGCAGTGTTTTTGACTGCGGTACAACGTGCAGTGCGTCAATATCACAACGCCAACTTCACTGTGAGTTTTGATTGTGCTAGCCCGTTCTTGGCCACAGCCAACGGCCAGCTCTATCACAGCATCCTGACTCCGCATCGTGGCAAATGGAGTTATCAGATGGCGCCCACAGCCGACGACAAACGCTATGCCACGGACTCAAGATCGTTTGGAGATGCTGTGAGGCAGGATCTCATACATCCCGATTTCGAAGACTCTCCGATTTCCTCGCGATTGAAAATTTCCGATGTCTGTATCTACTGTCCCGGTGATCTCAACAAGATCGGCAAGGAAGGTCGCACGTCGTGGGACTCGTTCAGCTACGCCTTGCTCATGGGACACAATGTATGGATGCACCTCGAATCGGTACAACGAGCCAATCGATGTTTTGATTCGGGCACAGCGCCTAATATGTTGCTACATCCCACTGACCCCGATCTTGATGCAGCTCGAATCATTGATCGAGTGTTTGCAGAGCAGGATCGAACAAAGTCGTTGCAAATCATAGATGATCATGCTAAAATATGGGAAAGAATTGTAGGCACACGAGGCTTCACGGGCAAACGAGTGTGGTCGTCAAGGCCGCAGTTTGATCTGCTGTTTGATACCAACAACACAGATTTACCAGATGAAGAATTTGATCAACAACTGCTAGATGAATTGGAAAACAGCGTATGAACCGACCAGGACACAATGACGTTGAATTTTTTGTGGGCGACGAAATCGAACATTCGCCTGTGCGTGGGCACCGTACACTGTTTGTGATCGGGCTGCAAGACCCAGAAAAAATCCTATGGAAGATCGGAGAACATGATCGGGCCGCAGCCAGCCCGATCAGACATGTGTATTTCGGTGCCAATCACAGTTTTCCGCGGTTGGTATTTGCAGACACGGCCTGGCATCAGTGGGAGTCCATGGTCCAGGTTCTGCTGGAACGAGGCTATTGGTGCACTCTGGATCTTGATGTTGACTGCGTGGAAGGCCTGGCCGAGACCAGTCTTACCGAATCGCCTAGATTTGTGCCCATGATCTCAGTTAAATTACCTCACATAGGGTTGTTGGGATACAATGCTGTGATCAAATTGGATGATCGAGATTTCGAGGCAACCAATCCCGGTGTGTGGTGTCATGAGCTTCATGACCTCATGGATCGTCGGCAATTCACATCCTGGGATCAATACAAGTACGACAAGGTAATCAAATGAACCAACACCAACGCGAAACTGCAGAACGTATCAAACAAGTAGCCCAGCGTAAAATCTGGGTGACTTTTCAAAAGGAAGGCATACACTGCTATCCTGCTGCTGCAACAGATCCTCAACTGGCCACCGGAGGCCCCGACGATGTTTCGTTTCTTGCTCATCCTCATCGCCATATTTTTCATTTCAGGGTGTCAATCAGTGTGTGGCACAACGACCGAGACATCGAATTTATCCAGTTCAAACGCTGGCTTGAATCCTTGTATAGTAAAAACCTTTTAGAACTCAACCATCGTAGTTGTGAAATGATTGCCGATGATTTGTATATACAAATCTCTGCGCGGTATCCCGGTCGCGATGTTCACATTGAAGTCAGTGAAGATGACGAAAATGGGTGTTCCATTGAGTACAACAGTACTCGTCCTAGTCAATCTCTTGTAATCTAACGGAGACATAAATTGTCCAAGCAAAAGTTTCAACCCAACCCCAAGGTTCGTATCATTCTTGATGATCTCGAAAAATATCTCGACTTCTGCCGAAATTATGGATATGTGTACAACGAAGCAGATCTTTACAACTGGAAGAGCTATGCTTTCCAGCAATTCAACAAACTGCAACAAGGAAAAAATGCCAAAGATTCATGGGCCGACCTTGTTCGCCGCACAGGATCTCGTACTTGATACATGTGTTCTATGATCCGGGTAGTTTTGGCAGCACCATTGAGTATGTGCTACACAACTACACCAATCATCCACAAAAAATAAATGCACGAATCATGCCCGACGGATCTATGCACTCTTTTGACAAAGAGTATCATGTCATGAACATGGATCAGTTGAGAGAATTCCTGGATCAGGCCCTCAACCCGTCGGGAATTACCACACCGGGTCTCACGTATTGTGAATTCAAATTGCCTCAGTTGCTAGAATATTTTTCTACCGTGACTTCCTGGGCAACTGATCACAAGATAGTGGTCTATCAACCCAACCTACATGCTGCTGAGTTAAATCTTCTTTTTAAATATTACAAAATGTGGTTGCCGTTGTCTCTAGATGCCATGTATGGCGATCACATCGACAATTGGAAAAAGTGGAATTCTCATTGCAAACATTGGTCGGATCTAGAACCGTGGCAAGCTCGCGAATGGTTCAGCTTGTTCTATCCGGGGTCAGTACAGGAATTCATTGATTGTCCAAAGCATGTCGATGATTCATGGTTGATCATGTCCAACACTGATATATTGTACGATACTGTTGCGAGCTTGGAGCGCATAATTAGTTTTTGCGAACTAGAGCTGCAAGGTGATCTAAATAGTTTCGTAGAAGAATGGCAGGCAGCACAAACATATATTGTCAATGAGTTCGAATTGATTGATACTATCGTTGATTTTACTGTAAATTCCAAAAACTTTACGTGGTCTTCGTTGTGTTTTGTCAGTGAAGCTATTGTTCAAAAACGATTGAGGGATCGTGGATACGAAATACAATGCCAAGATCTAAACCGGTTCCCCACTGATACCATGCAGTTAGCGACTTTATTGGAGAAAAAAAATCATGCGTAAACTCTATTACATGGGACTCGAATCGTACGAGGCCCGATACACTCTCCAACTCACAGAATGGAACCGGCGCGTGTTTGACCGTCGTGGCCTAGATGTGGTCTATATACCCGGACTCAATCTTGACAACTCGCAGAAGATCTCAGTGGGGCAGGTACTGGATGCACACGGGCGCAGCTATTTTGGCATGAGCCAGATGATGAACCTAGTGAGACTCATGCAGCAAGGAGAAGTCACTGCTCAAGATGTGATTTTCTTCGAAGACATGTTCCAGCCGGGCATCGAAAGCCTGCCCTACATCATGGACCAGATTCCGGAAAACCAGCGGCCGCGGGTGTTTGTGCGCTGTCTTGCTCAGAGCATTGACCCCGATGATTTTGTGCATGTGTGGGGCATGAATCGCTGGATGTCGCACTACGAACACATGGTCAATGATTTCGCCACGGTGTTGGCTACCAATGAAGAAATGGTGGCTCACATGCGTATCGCTGGCTGGACTGCTCCGATCTACAACATTTCAGGCCTGGCGTTCGGCAAGGCAGAAGTGCTAGAACGCATTGGTGGCGCCGACAATGTCCGACCCTTTGCAGAGCGGCCGCGCAGAGTAGGATTCGCTGCTCGCTGGGATCAGGAAAAGCAGCCCGGATTCTACATGGACCTTGTTGAGATGTTCCATGCACAGGGACCAGTGGGAGTGGAATTCTGTGTGTTCCAAGGCAGCGAACTGCGTTCCAATAACCCCCGCTATGTGGAACGTGCACGTGGGCTCGAACAACGCGGTCTCTTGACCATCTACGAGGGTCTTTCCAAGAATCAGTACTACGACCTGTTGAACGATACCCGAGTGTTGTTCAACTGTGCACTGCAGGACTGGGTGAGCAATACAGTGAGCGAAGCTGACACCCTGGGCTGCAACGTGCTGTATCCGGCCTATCGTTCATTCCCTGAGACCTTTGCCGACGATCCCAACCGACTCTATGTGCCTTGGTCCATTGATGATGCCTTCCACAAATTGCAAAATCTCTTGCGTGACCCGCACCACAATCAGGGCCTGATTTCAGACTGGACTGACGGTACTGTGGATCGTTGTGTAGACATCATGCTGGGGCAAGGCGAACAATGGCGGCGAGACGGTCCCCGCTACAGAGACCATGTCAGTGCCGCCAAGTATCATGTGAGAAAGATCGAGGGTTAACATGCAAAGAATACTCATTACCGGAGCAGCAGGATTCATTGGCGGACAGACCTTGCTGCGCCTCAAGGACCATGGACTGTGGGCCATGGCTGTTGATCAACGGCCCATGCCCGACCATCTGCGCAATGTGGCGGATTCCACGGTCACAGCAGATTTTGCAGCGGCCAGTTCGTTGGGTCAGCTGGGCTCGCATCACATCGACGCCGTGATTCACTGTGCAGGCAGCAGTTTGGTCGCGCCCAGTGTGTCTGACCCGGGACTGTATTACGACAACAATTTTGTACGCACCAAGACTTTGGTAGATTATATCCGTAACAATCAGCCGGGCACACGCATTGTTTTCAGTTCCAGTTCATCGATCTATGGTCAGCCAGAATTCAATCCCTGTAGGGAATCTGACCCTGTGATGCCGTTGAGCCCGTATGGCCAAAGCAAAGCCATGGTAGAATGGTTGTTTGAGGCCTATCATCGAGCCTACGCAGTGGACTATGTGTGCTTTAGATATTTCAACGCCTGCGGAGCCGACCACCTTGGTCGCCACGGACAAGAACCCGGTGCCACGCATCTTATTCCTCGGTTGTTGGCTGCTGCCCGGGATGGCAGTGCATTTACCTTGAACGGTGTGGGATTTGACACCCGCGACGGTACCTGTGTGCGAGATTATACGCACGTGGAAGACATCGCCGACGCACACGTCCGGGCCATAGATCGCAAGGTTCCTGCAGGCATCTACAACCTGGGCACTGGTACAGCGCACAGCAATCGCGAAATCGTGGATCTAGTCGCGCAGGTCACTGGACACGCTGTGTCTGTGATCGATGGTCCGGCTCGTACAGGTGATCCAGCTGAATCCTATGCAGATCCTGACCTGTGGAAACGCACTGCTGGCTGGGCATCACGCTGGACCGTGGCCGACGCCATTGAACATGCACAGGCCTGGCATTGGAAGTAAACTTTACCACCATCGCACAGTTTGAACAGGCACTGTGTGACTATACCGGTGCGCCTTTTGCCATTGCCACGGACTGCTGTACTCATGCACTTGAACTTTGCTTGCGGTACGAACGTCCTGAGTACGTACAATTCACTGCGTTTACCTATCTGTCGGTGCCCATGGTCATGCACAAACTGAGTATCGGATATTCCTATCTCGACCACGAGTGGCTGGGTGAATATCCCATACATGGCACTCGGATCTGGGACTCTGCACGACTGTTGGCGCCTGGCATGTATCGTGCTGGTCAGATGCAGTGTGTGAGTTTTGGACGCGGCAAACCTTTGGAAATTGGACGCGGTGGTGCGATCCTGCTGGACGACCCGGACGCATATCAGCGTCTGCGCCTGCAACGATACGACGGGCGCGATCTCAGCATTGTGCCCTGGCAAGATCAGCAGACATTCTACGTGGGCTACCACTACAAAATGAATCCTGAGGAAGCAGCCATGGGACTTGAAAAACTTCCCCGGGTTGATCCGGTCCCTAAATATCACCAATATCCCGATCTTAGATCTTGCAAGATCACGGAAAACCCTATATCATAACACTATAACTGGTCATCCTCGACCCTAACTCGGAGAACGCATGATTTATACCAAAATTAGTAATACCATTCGCAATCGCATCAACATGGCCGGCGCACGATTTCATTGCAATGACAACATTGCCGAATTTATCCAACCCGGTGAGTTGGAACAACTGGTAGACGAAGTGGCGGCCAAGATGCAAGATGTGCTGGAAAGCCTCGTGATCGACACCGACCATGACCACAACACTCGAGACACTGCACGACGAGTGGCCAATATGTTTGTCATGGAAACCTTTTCAGGCCGCTATCGCCCGGTGCCCAAGGTCACTGCGTTCCCTAACATGGGATACAAAAGCCTGTATACCACCGGACCCATAACCATCAGATCCACATGTGCGCATCACTTTCAGAACATCGTGGGTCACTGCTGGGTGGGCATTGTGCCCGAAGAGGAAGTCATTGGACTCAGCAAGTTCAATCGCATCGTGCATCATATCTGTGAACGTCCGCAGATCCAGGAGGAGATGACCACGCAGATAGCAGAGGCACTCAAACGATACGCCCGGACCTCAAACGTCGCAGTGGTAGTCAAGGCTGAACATCATTGCATGACTCAGCGCGGTGTGCGTGAGCACGAATCAGACATGACCACGGCCATCATGCTAGGTGCATTCGAAACTGATCCTGCGCTGAAACAAGAATTCTACGATATTTGTCTTAGCATGAAAGGACACAGATAATTAAATGGCAAAGTATCTTTCGACTAAAACCTACGGCACCGACCGTGGATTGAGTTGCTGCTTTCGTCAGTGGCGATCCTCTCACAGCCATTGTTCGCTGTTGCACGGCTATTCCATTGGTCTACGCTTGGTATTTGAGTCTGAAACTCTGGATAATCGCAACTGGGTCATGGATTTTGGGGGGCTCAGGGCCTTCAAGGAATGGGCCGACTGGCAGTTCGATCACACTCTGGTGGTCGCTCAGGATGACCCATATCTTGAAAAATTCGTCGAACTGGCCAAACTTGGCCTGCAGGATCAAGGCGGTATCTGTGACCTACGGATTGTCTCGGCTGTGGGTTGCGAAAAATTTGCCGAATTGGCCTATCAAGTCATGTCAGAGATCTTGACCGCATATCAGGAAGGTCGCAGCTGGTGCCATCCCAACGGTCGACACTTTGAAGCGCGGTATCCAGTGGGACAAGGTGTGCATCTACGATCAGCCGAAGTGTTTGAGCATGATGGTAATTCGGCCATCTACGAATGCTCGATTGCGAATCGGTCGGGGCAGTGACCAATGTCTCAGCATTTATTTGACATAGCAGTGTTGTTGGCCACGCGCGGGCGCACAGAAACTCTGTTTCGTAGTGTGCGCAGTCTGTTTGATCTAGCCGCAGTGCCGGATCGTGTGCAGATTTTGCTGGCATTTGATCGCGACGACACCGTTGGTATCGATTTCTTTACCTCGCAGATAGTGCCATGGCTGGACCAACATGAGATCAATTACCGTGCCATGGTGTTTGACCGCATGGGCTACAGCCATCTCAATCTCTACTACAACGGCCTAGCACCACATGCATCCGCACAATGGATGATAGTGTGGAACGACGATGCCGTGATGGAAACCCAGGGATGGGACTCGACGATCATGCAGCATTCGGGCGAATTCAAACTGTTGGCGTTCCACACTCACAGAGACCATCCTTACAGTATCTTTCCAATACTGCCCAGCAAATGGTATGAATTGACAGGTTATATCAGTCCGCATCCCAGTCAGGACGCTTGGCTCAGCCAGCAGGCCTATGTATTGGATATCTGGGAGCGCATCCCGGTCGAGGTCACGCACGACCGTTATGATCTCACAGGGAATAACTGTGACAGCACATTCCGGGAACGCAAGATCATGGAGGGCAATCCTCAGGATCCGCGAGATTTTCAGAGTGTGGAAATGATAAATCTTCGATATCGCGACTGCTACAAACTGGCAGCCTATTTACGCACAGTTTTGTGCCAGGACATGACTTTTTTTGAAAATGTGTTCAACGGAACACAAGATCCCTGGGAAAAACTGGCCCAGAATGACGTCAATCGACAGATGGTGCAATACGCCAATCCACACTCAACCTAACGATCCAAGGAACTACGAACATGTATGATTATGATTATTTTTCTCGGGCCGACGGCATACGCAGCTGGCATGCAGGAAATTTGAAATTTGGTGACACCATGGCCGCACTGAGTTATATGCATGGCATCACCTGGGATCAGCTGATGGACGCATTTCCGTGGTATTTTGAAATACACCCAACCGGTCGTATGGAAGTGGTCAACAAAAATGTTCTCCAAGACCAGATTGGTTTTTTGCGTACAGCAGCCACAAGACATCCCAGTGGTGTGTTGGAAATAGGTGGTGGTCGCGGCGAAATTGCCGCTGTGCTGACTCATTTGCAGATACCGGTTACCAGCATTGAAGTGTGTGAGGATTCCAAAACTTGGTTTTCGAAAACCGGAAAACAGTTTTTTGGAAAAAAATTCAAAAACGCATCACCATTGATTGGATCCATCGATTACCTGATCGATAAGATTGATTTTGCAAATTACGATACTATCGTCATGGTGGATACCATAGAACACATCCAGCAGGAACTGTTTGACCCAACCTGGGATCGCATCGTGCGTGAGTTTCACGGACGATTTGTGATAACCAACTGGGTTGAATATCATCCCATCAAGGTAGGCAGATACGCCAAGCAACAAGAACACTGCAGACTGGTCGATGACGAGCTCTACGATGCCTGGACTGCGCAGGCCCAGCGATGTGTTTATAGAAACCGCAGCCATCTGATACTGGAGTTTTAAATGAAAACAATACCAACTCACAGCATTGAAACAAGTTTTTCTAGTGGATGCTCAGATTGACTTTGGTCGTTGGTTAGATCGGTATGTGGGCGAGTTTGGCAGGGACTGGGGCAGGACTTACAACCTAAGTCCCTTGGACTCTGACTATGGTTGCTCATGGTGGTTCCGTGATCCTAAGATGGCAACACTAACACTACTGAGATGGAGTTGAAGAATGAGAGAAATTATTGAAGATACTATAAGTGGAAATAAAAAGTTTCAAGAAGAAAGACAGGCAAGGGTCAAAAGATTGAAAAAACTAAAGGCTCCTGACATTGTCATCGAAACTGAAGAAATGATTTCAAAGATAACGGTGGCCGAATATGAAATCTATTGTAGGGATTGTAAAGAAGAGGATAAAAAAATCAAAACAGAATATGCTAAAAATAACCCTATTCAAAGATCAATAGTTGATGAAATCAATTTGAGAGAAAGTAAATTAGAATATGATTACTTTACCAAAAACAGCTCAGATGAACCTATGCTCACAGTCAAAAGTGGGCACTCCAATGTCTACGCGCATGAAGTCGAGATCACAGGGCCTGCGGTTGTTAAATACTTTACCCACAGGCCATTGAGTTGTGGAGCCAGAGTCTGGATCAAAACTGAAAATGATGTTATAATTACACAATGAAACTCAAGGTGTCAGAAATTTTTTATTCGGCACAAGGCGAAGGTCGATACGTAGGCGTACCTTCGGTTTTCCTACGCACGTTTGGATGTAATTTCACTTGTTCATCTTTTGGTATGCCCAAAGGACAGATGAGTACCGCGGCCGATGCGGTGGCGGCCAATGTTGTGCAGTTCAAGACCTTCGAAGAACTGCCCTTGGTGGCCACTGGCTGTGACAGCTATGCGTCCTGGCATCCGGCATTCAAAAAATTTAGTCCTAGTTTAGAAATTGGCGAAATCGTGGACCGCATGTTGGCGCTCGTGCCAAATAATCGCTGGCTGCAACCCAATGGCAATCCCGTGCATCTAGTGATCACTGGCGGGGAACCGTTGCTGGGATGGCAGCGGGCCTATGTGGAATTGTTTGAACATGATCGCATGCAGGACCTACAGCAGATCACATTTGAAACCAATGGCACACAATCGTTGCATGATGATTTCCGACGATATCTAAATACCACCTGTCGGGGTCGCAGAGAAATCACTTTTTCGGTGAGCCCAAAACTCACAGTGAGCGGCGAACGTTGGGAAGATGCCATCAAGCCACAGATCATAGTGGAATACGAAACTGTGGGTATGACCTATCTCAAGTTTGTGGTAGCACACACAGCAGACTTTGACGAAGTGGATCGAGCCGTGGAAGAATATCGGACAGCAGGATTTAGAGGTCCGGTGTGTGTGATGCCGGTAGGAGGTGTGGTGTCTGTGTACGATGACAATCGTATCAATGTGGCCGACGAGGCTCTGCGCAGAGGTCATTGGTATTCGCCTCGGCTGCATGTAGATATCTGGGGCAACGGGTGGGGACGATAATGGGAATATTTGATTTCTGGAGAAACAACAAAATCAGCGAACCGCAGCAAACCAAAGAAAAACCTCGGGACGAAACAAAAAAACCCGCAAAATCTGCCCGAGAATTGGCCACGGAACAAGGCGAGCCCTATGTGGCGGTACTGAGACTGGACATTGATCCAGCCAATCCTCATCAGGGCGCGTTTGAACTGGACTGGAACGAAAAGTTTGTGGCCAATCTTTTGAGAGCTGGATACGCAGGGAAAACCGATTCGGATGTGGTAGATCAGTGGTTTCAAAATGTCTGTCGACATGTGGTCATGGAGACTTGGGAACAGGATCAGGCCATGCAAAATTCAGGTATCTATGTCAAAAGTCGGGACATCGGCAACGGCAGGAGTGAGGTATCATGATCTTCAATCGAGTACGGGATCTCAAAGATCGTGGCAATACCATAGGTATTACTTTCAGCACCTTTGATTTGCTGCATGCTGGACACATTGCCATGCTGGCCGAAGCTCGCAATCACTGCGACTACCTCATAGCAGGCCTGCAGACCGATCCCACCATTGATCGTCCCGATTCCAAGAATCCGCCGGTGCAGAGCATAGTGGAACGCCAGATACAGCTCAGTGCCACTCGCTATGTGGACGAAATCGTGGTCTACCAGACCGAAAAAGATCTCGAAGACATCTTGTTGACTCTGCCCATTGATGTGCGTATCCTGGGAGTAGAATACCAGGATCGTGAATTTACCGGGCGTAACATATGCATACAACGTGGTATTGAATTGATATTTAATACTAGAGATCATAGCTTTAGTTCCAGCAGCCTGAGAAAGCGTGTGGCTGCGGCCGAAAAAAAGTAAGAGACCATGCATCTCTATGTCAACGGTGACAGCCATTCGGCCGCGGCCGAATCAGTGACTCCGCATGTGTTTGCAGAGGATGACGGTATACACTGGGAGCTGGGCCGTCAGCCTCATCCTGACAATCTCAGGGCCAGTTACGGATGCAAACTGGCCAATTGGTTGGGCGCCGTTCTGCACTGTGATGCCGAAAGCGCCGGCAGCAATTACAGAACCATGCGTACCACTCGTGACTGGATCGTCAACAACCCTGACCTGCTGGATCGCACGTTCATGGTCATACAATGGAGCACGTGGGAACGCCAGGAATGGTGGATCAACGACCAATGGTGGCAAGTCAATGCATCAGGTATCGACCATGTTCCGTCTGACCATCAACAAAGGTACAAAAAATTTGTGGCCGAGGTGGATTGGGAACAATGCACTCAACGAGCGCACCAAGAGATCTGGCAGTTTCATCAGGAACTAACACAGCAATCGATTCCACATGTGTTTTTCAATGGCAACAGTCATTTTGCTTCGATCGCAGATCGTCATGATTGGGGGCTATTTTATATCAGCCCTTACAATGACCGGGGCACCTATGATTATATTTTACGTCATGCCGGATTCTCAACGGTGAATCCAAACAGTTGGCATTTTGGACCCGCGGCCCATTGCTTTTGGGCAGAGTTTCTATTACAATATATCAAAGATAACAAACTACTGGATACCGCCGATGCAATATCTATCAATTGACACTGCAAACATGTTTTTCCGGGCACGACACAGTGCTCACCGAGCATCGGATCCCTGGACCAAACTCGGATTTGCACTGCATGTCACACTCATGGCTATCAACAAGGTGGCTCGGCGTTTTCAGCCCGACCATGTGATCTTTGCTCTGGAAGGTCGCTCGTGGCGCAAGGATTTCTATGCTCCGTACAAAAAGGATCGAGCAGCAGCTCGTGCTGCACTGACCGAAATCGAAGCCGAGGAAGATCGTTTGTTTTGGGAAATGTACGTTGTATTTACAGAATATCTGCGCACACGAACCAACTGTTCGGTAATACGTCATCCTACTGCCGAAGCAGATGATATCATTGCTCGTTGGATCGCGCTGCATCCTGCTGACAGTCATGTGATTGTCAGCAGCGACACCGACTTTGTGCAACTGTTGGCACCCAATGTCACTCAGTTCAATGGTATCACCGACGAACTGCTGACCATAGAGGGTATATTCAATGAACGCTTGGAGCCAGTGCTAGACAAAAAAACCAATATGCCCAAGACCACGCCCGATCCTGCCTGGTTGTTGTTCGAAAAATGCATGCGCGGTGATGTCAGTGACAATGTGTTCAGCGCATATCCCGGTGTGCGTGAACACAGTACCCGCAATCGAATTGGTCTGCGCGAAGCCTTTGCTGACAAAAACAAGCGAGGCTATGCCTGGAACAATCTCATGCTGCAGCGATGGACTGACCACGATGGCAACGAACATCGTGTGCTGGATGACTATGAACGCAACCGTGTGCTGATTGATCTCACTGCACAGCCTCAGGACATCAAACAAGCAGTGGACAGTGCCATACGCGAGCAGATCAGCAGACAAGACTGCGGCCAGGTCGGCAGCCACTTCCTGAAATTCTGCGGTCGTTACGAACTCACACGTTGCAGTGACAGCGCCGAACAGTTTGGTCGCTGGCTCAACCAATCCTATAGCGGTACACTGATAGAGGAGATTGTTGCATGATTGAAGCCAAACCAGTGATAGCCAATCGTTTTTGGATTCTCAAGGAAGACGGCCGCAAGATCGGTCAAGTGGAGGCCGACGGTGAAGGTTATGTGGTCAAACTACGAGATCGAGTCAGTCGTTTCAAGACCATGCCCATGATACGTTGCGATACTGAAATTGAATTCATTCCTCCGCAACGATTTACACCACAAAAACCCACCCTGGTACATGGATACGATGCGGGTTGCCGTGCTCACAATGCCATGTGGAGTGTGCGCCATCGACTGCCACTGTTTACCAAGACCACGAAAAGCAAAAGTTGGGTTGCCGCTGGGTGGTATGCCATACAACAAAATCGTACCTGGCGCATTGAGCGCAATCCCAAACTCATTGTGTTGGAACGATATCCGTTCCGGGGACCATACCATGACCGAGAGCAAGCACGTGAATCCATTCAGTGATCAAGCACAATTTATGACTGCATCCGGGCAGTATACTGTAGGATTCAATGAGGAACAATTCAATTGCCCCCGCGCTGGCAACCCCCGATGTTAGATCCTTTTCTATAGGCCAATCAATGAGTTTACACATCAATCGATTCATTGACAGTATCAAATCCGCCGAAGCTCGCGGACAGCGTGATCTACAGATTTCACTGCGAGATGCCAAGGATCTGCACAGTGATATTACAAAACTGCTGTTGACCCTGGAACAACTGCGCGACCAAAACACTGCGGCCGCGGAACCCATGATCATAGAAATACAAGGGGGCTCGTTCCAAGACTCGTAGGTTGCCATAAATAATGTTCGGAGATTCCGAATGAGCAGACCCAAGCCACGAGTTTTAATCGAACAGACCGATCGTCAGACCTATCGCACCGAGCAGGTGCTGGCCAGTGAAGGAATCTGGGCGGTTTTTTATCAAGGTCAGCCCATCAATCTCAAGATCGGAAACATGCTCACACAGTATCCTGGTCCCAAATACAAAAAAGTTTCGTTCAGCAATCCTGGGCATGCACACAATCTTGCTCGCAAGCTCAATGCACGGTTCAAAACCGATCAGTTTACCGTGGTACTACTCAATCAAGGTACCACTGTGACCGCCCCGTGACCAACCGGTCCGCATTCAAAAAAATCATACAAGATGTTGCCCAACAACAAGATCTGACCTGTGCCGAAGTCGAGGAGGCCTGGTGGTATGATCAGCGCAGCAGCGATGGCCTCAGACTGACCGCATTTGCCCATAGGTACCTGTTGGAAATCAATGTTGAGTTTTACAGTTTTGATCTAGATGCTGGCCTGGCACGAAAACCCAAGGTTTTGCTTGATCTGGATCGACGCATGACCTGTGCATACTATTTGCAAACAAAAAGGCCGGTCCAGTTATCTCTGTTTGGCAGTCGAGAGGCCATGATGCTTACACTGTACGGGGATCTAGAAAAATTCCTATCTAATACCGGGCCACGATCTGGCCAATGACTCCACGGCGATGGTGAATCTGTATTCAAGCAGGTTTGGATAGTAGTCAAGCAAAAATTCACGCTGGCACCTGAGCCGTAGTCGGTAAGCATCGAGGTCCTTTAGGCCTAATATGAGATTGCGATTGAGTTCCAAGGCAAGCTCCACACGTGTGTCATTGGGTGCATAATCATAGGCAGTGTCGACCACATCAGTGAACATGTCGAATCCTAGATCCTGGCAATCTGCCACGACGCCTGGATAACCAACTATCACAGGAATCTGTTCTGACAGCATGGCAAATATAGTCTTTTCAGTTATGATGCCCGGTGCCCGATCATACTGTGTTTCGGTCACGATATTCACGGCACAACTGCCATATGTTTCTATCAGGCGCAGGTAGTTGTCTTCGTTGGTAGTGCCACCTCGATAGGTGGAATATGGCCATTGGTCTAGGGACACACAATCTCCGAGACTCAGCACTCCGTTGGGCCAGGTTGACAACACCCTGCAGACGCGTTGACGATGCGGACATTTTCGACCGTTCAACGACTGCCAGGCCACTGGCCGCGACGCTTGTAACCTTGGATACCATGCTGTTTGGCACTGTTTTAAATTCTGTATGATGGCATATTCGTGACTGTTGAACTCAATGAGATTCACAGGCCCTGTGTAGTAATGTTGAAGTCTGTGTGGCCAATAGGTTACCAGAACTTGTGCGGCCCGGTCACCATAGTGCTGTTCCACACGCAGCAGTTCCAATACACCGCGATCAGTTCGTGTAACAAAATCCTGAAAATGCAACAGCAACAAGGTATTTGAGCCAAAATCCACATCGGGCAATTTCATTGGCCAGCCCTGATCTGTGTCGTATCCAACATTATAACAATTGTATTCGGCCACGAGATCAAACCCAGCCTTGGTCAACACACGATTAAAAAACACAGAATAGTCAATCATTGATACCGACTCCACTCAATGCGACTCACGCACCACTTCCAACCAAACACAAAATCCACTGATTGCTGGCCAAGATAATTTTGCATCATGTTCAGTCTCATACCGACGTCGTGTAGATGATGCACAGTGCTGGGATCGCTGATTTCCAGCCACGACACTGCATGAGATGACCCGTACTGAGTTGGTGTATAAAAAATCTGACAGTTTTCCTGATCAAAGTCCAGCAGAGAAATGAGATCTGCTGCGCAGTAGATTTGTATCCAGTCAGTGTACCGGTCAGTCTGATCCAACCGCGTAGTGATCATAACCGGCACTGCAGCATTGGCATCGCGCAGACTCACTGCCATGAGTCTAGTATCGCCGCAGTCCACGATCAATTTGCTGTGATCTTCGTGCACTAGAATGGGTTTTCGTATGGGCTCCTGGGCCAACTGTTGATAAAACCAGTTCACCCAGAGCAAGCGAGCTATCTCGTCCTGTGCACCATGATGCCACACGGAAAGATCGCGTCCCTGTGTCTGCAAACAATAATTTACCGTGACTATCACCCGGTCTAGAGTTTGTACCGGTGACAGTTGTGCTACAGGATAGCCAGGGTGATAAAACATGCAATAGTTGCTGCCCAACAACTGTTGAATCGTGTCCATGCACTAGCCGATCGCAGCGACAAACTGAGGCAACCATTGGGCAAAATCTTGTGCCCATTGGGTTCTGAACTCGTACAATCGTCGACGATTGTGCTCCGCAGCCTGTTGTAATCGCCAACTGGTTCGATCGCGATTTGCTGATTGTATATTGTGTGCCTGCAGACGAGACTCACAAACAAATTCGATTATCCTGTCGCCTTCCGAAAAGGTTCCATTTTCAACCAATCCGTCATACTGATGGGCGAACAGATCGACCAGAGTATCAAATCCCAGACTGGCAAGATAACTCACTGCGTATCGGCCTGCATACAGAGCCCATGGTGCAGCACTGCACAGTGCCGCAAACGTTTTTTCGCTCAGTGCGATCACTGACTCTCCGCTGTAAGTTTCAATGACCACATTCATACCACTGGCATGATAGCTTTCCTCTAAGGTCATGTCATGATTGCGCAACGGCATGCAATCGATCAATTTGCCATGGTATTCTTCATAGAGTTTCACATGGTGCGGTTCTAGTTGATTCCATATGTTTTGGAAATTCTGTTGCAATCCCGACTGGGTGGAATTGTCTCCTTCCCAGGCCCAGCAATTGAAATTGATAAAATCAAGATTGGTCGGATCTGCATAAAGCGTATAAGAACTGCGGACAATTTCCAACAGCAATAACATACGCTTGATGTCAATTCGATTGACTGCAAAGGTAAATCTTCTCTGTGGATTCCATGATCTCAACGGAGCACTGTGAGCATAGATTCCAACAAAGCTCTTGGGCAAGGTCAGTACCGAATATCTAGTGGGGCACAGCACATAATTGTCCGTGACTACTACAGTGTCACGATCAAACATGCGGGACACTGTTTCCCCGGGGTACTGAGCACAGGTGGTATAATCATCGACCAGACAAATAGCTACAGTGCGATGTTTGCGTTTCCAGACTTTGTTGCCGGAGTCTATGGAGACATAGCCCTGACTGATCAACACAGTGCGCAAAAAATCCAAAATAGAGTTTTCTTGCCAGATGCATCGACTCAACTGAAAGATTTCATTGTTGTAAATTTGATGATAAAGATCGGTCACAGAAATACTTATGAACAGTCTCGACTGCAGAGAAATATATAATGCTATGAACACAATCTGGATACTTACTGTCACACTGTTTGCCTCCGACGGCAACGAAATCGTGGAACGCAAGGGATTCCACGACCTTGCTAGCTGCGTGGGGGTCTCAAGGCAACGGGCGAAAAAACATCAGCAACGACCTGAGGTCAAAGAAATCACTGCCAGTTGTGTTCCGGTTGACCGATAACTGAGACTAGCCTACAATGCATTGTGTTAGACAAATACAAGGCATCAAGTATTCTTCCGATGTTCATCTCATAGCCGCTATAGATCCTTTGAGTTTTATGAGTAATGAAGATTATGAAAATAATTTGTATAGGACTTTCTTAGAACACGCAAAACAACTTTATAGAGATAGATTCAAACAACATTTCGGAGTTGAAGAATGAAAACAATGCCACTGACATGGACTGATGTACAAGGTCTCACCCATGAACTCATCCGCCAGATACAACAACATCAATGGTTGCCCGACTACATTGTGGGGATCACACGAGGAGGTCTCACTCCTGCGGTTTTGCTGAGCCAATATCTCAATGTGCCCATGCAAACTCTCAAAGTCAGTCTGCGTGATGACTCAGACACAGAATCTAACTGCTGGATGGGCCAGGACGCTTTTGGTTATGTGAGTTATCGAGATGAGAGGTCTTTGCCGGGTACCGCGGCGTCATCCTCCACACTGCGTAAAAATATTCTCATCGTGGACGACATCAATGATTCCGGCGCCACCTTGAACTGGATCCGCCAGGACTGGCAAAACAGTTGTTTGCCCAACAATCCCGAATGGGACGACGTCTGGGGACACAATGTAAAATTTGCAGTGTTGGTAAACAACGAAAGCAGCGAGTGCTGGCGCGAACCTGATTTCATTGGTCGAACCATCAACAAATTGGAAGAAGATGTCTGGATTGATTTTCCCTGGGAGGTCTGGTGGCGATGATACAACCGCTGAGAGATGATCTCATGGTGCAGGAACAGTTGCCAGATGGACACAGCGTAAACGGTGCCTGGCAACACATGGTGGCTGTGATCATGCTGAATCAGACTGGCAGGAAACCCGTGAAAACCGTGCTGCCCATATTCATTGACCGCTGGCCCACACCGCAGCAATTCTGTCGTGCCACTGATGAAGAAGTGTGCGAGGTAATCTGGCCCTTGGGCTTGGTCACGGTCAGGCTCAAGCGGCTGCGCGGCATGACTCGTGATTTCGTGACATGGCAGCACGACGATGCTCGCAAACTCTATGGCATTGGCCAGTATGGGTCTGACAGCTACGAAATCTTTTTCAAACACAATTATACCGTGCAACCCCGAGACAAAGAACTGCATCGTTATCTAGAGGCACTGAATGAAAACCATTGTGCATGTTAATCAACACGTGATACGCAGCAACAATCGTGAACAGCCAAAGCATCCAACCTGCTATCTATGCCCGTGCCACCAGTCGTGAATTCACTGCTCCCTATGGTGTACTCACTGGCAAGCAGTCCAATCACCGAGGCACACAATTCGAGACAGTGATCTTCGGTCGTGCTCGAAGCCTAGACTACACTGTGCAGATTTTCAATCGTCACTTTATCACGATGACTACCAACTGCCATGGCAATCAAGTGTTCCGCGACTACACAGATTGTCGGGCTTTTCTTGACACACTGTAAGGACATATCAATGACTACTCAAACAGAACTGCGTCTGATTATTGCTGCTGTGGGCACTTTCGTGCTGATTGTTACCAGCCTGGGCGTGTTGGCTGCACTGACCAATCCATTCTAAGGAAATCGCCATGACTGCACAAGAAATCATTCGCGCTATCGTCACTGGCTCGTTCACTGCCGAAGAAACCCGCGATTTCTACGATGCCTACAAGTTCGCCAGCAACCAACTTGCACGTAAGAACACGTCTAACCTGCAGCGAGGCGCCACTGTCAAGTTCCGCGACCGTACAGGTGCCGAAGTCACAGGTACAGTTCAGGACGTCAAGATCAAGAACGTCATTGTCAAGACCGCCCGGTACAGTTATCGCGTTCCGGCCAGCATGTTGACCGTGGTTTGATTCCATGACCCTGTCCGCGCGTGTCAACAACGTGATATTGGGCACTGTGAATGCAGCCGGATCATTTGGCTATTATTGGGCGCGCCCCGAAAATACACGGGAAGTGGTACGCATGGCCTTTGCCGCTGATCTCGACGGTGATGGCAGCGACGAAGTGATTTTTTCGGGTTTTGAAACCCAGCCCAATACCCCTGACCAGTTCGATTTCTCCAGATTGCAAATTTTCGGCTGGAACCAGGGCAAACTGACCAACCTATCAAGCCGTTGGCTGCCCAACGGTGCCGACCGTGTGGAAGGTGTGGGTGATGTGCGATTTGGTGATTTCAACGGCGACGGCCGATTGGACGTGTTTGTCACTGCCTATGCCGACATGTCTCTTGACGTGCAGTCCTATGTGTTTTACAACCAAGGCAGTTGGTTGGAACGACACAGTCTGGGCGCTGGCAGTTGGCAACATGCGGCCAGTGTGCGTGACGTCAACCGTGACGGATTCGATGATGTCATGGTAGCTGGTTGGGGCCAGATTCCGTTTTATTTCGGCAGTGCACAGGGACTGGTGCGGGCGGAAATCTCGAACCAGTTACAGTATGGTGCTGGCGTCGCCTTGGGAAATTTCCTAGGCGACGGGTCTATCACAGCAGTGGTCACTGATTGGGCTTCCGCAGGCACACAAGATACAGTGCTGCTGAAATTCACCGCTGGTTCCAATGCACTGTCACTCCAAGGGCAATTGGTTTCCACCCTACCAACTCCTTATCTTGACCGTGACCGACCGGCGAGCCTTACTCGGTCTTGGGGGCGGGACAGCCATGATATCCGAGCCTTGGCTTGCGATTTCTCAGGCGACGGCCTGGACGATGTTATTGTGTTTGGCGTTGGCGGCATTGGCAGTGCTAGTGCCGGCAAATCATCTGTGCAGTTCCTAAAGAATCTGGGCAGCGGGAATTTCGTTGATGTGACTGACTCAGTGCTCAGAGGCTATGATGCCAATTCATCTGGGGCCTACGCGCCTGTCATGCGCGATTTCAATGGTGACGGTGTGCCGGACATCTTTGTCAATGATGCCAATTGGGATCTAGCAAACTCCACTGCATTTCTCATGAGTTCCCCGGAAGGTACCTTTACTGACACCGGTAGAATCTCGCTCAGCCAGAGTATTCCCAAAACCGCAGTGGCCACTGTGGCTCGGGCACCCGACGGCCAGTTTCACTTGGTGTGGGACGCCGGCCGTGCCGGCACAGCAAATATCCACTCGGCTGCACTGACCTTCCGCACGTTGACGCTTGAGGCCAACTCCGCTCCTACTGGTTCGGTGACCATTACGGGTCTTGCCCTCCAGGGTGAGACTTTGACGGCGACCAATACGCTCGCGGATGCAGATGGGCTGGGTACCATCGGATACCAGTGGAGCGCCAATGGCGCTGCGATCGCGGGGGCCACCTCGGCTAGCTACAAGTTGACGCAAGCGGAGGTGAGCAAGACCGTCACGGTGACGGCAAGTTACACCGATGGCTTCGGTACGGCAGAGGCGGTAACCAGCGCGGCAACGGCGGCGGTAGGGATCAGAACCCTCTCTGGCACGCCCAAGAACGATGTGTTGTCGGGTGGTGCTGGCGACGACGTGATCAAGGGTTTAGCAGGTAACGACCGCCTTTCTGGCGGAGCGGGCAATGACTCGCTCTACGGTGGACTGGGCAAGGACACTCTGACTGGGGGGGATGGCTCGGACTTGTTCTTCTTCGACACCAAGCCTGGCTCATCCAACCTAGACACGATCACCGACTTCACATCGGGCACCGACAAGATCTACCTGAGCCAATCGATCTTTACCAAGCTCACTGCAGGTGCATTGCCCGACACTGCTTTTTTGAGTACCTCTGCCACTGGCAAAGCACTGACACCCAATCAGTACCTGATCTTCAACGGATCGAAATTGCTCTACGACGCCGACGGCTCGGGGCGGGGTTCTGCGGTGGCGATCGCTACTATCGTGGGGCAGGTGCAGGCCAGCGACATCGTGATCTACTGACTCTGACAGCAGTAGCACACCCGACGAAATACAATATGGTTGACCGATAACGGGGCTCACTGTAATATACACACATAGCGTAACAACACAGGAGCAGTGACCATGGCATATTTCAGTCAAGAACGCAAGACGCAAATTGCCCCCGCTGTCAAGAACATCCTCAACAAGTACGGCATCAAGGGAAGCCTGAGTGTCCGCAACCACAGGACCGTGGTGCTTACTCTCACCGGTGGTAAGATTGACTTTGTTGGCAACCACAAAGACGTCATGGGCCGCAACCACGCAGACTACTTTGCCCGGAGTGCTGACTGGGGCGACATTGACGTCAACGTCTACCACTATCGCAATCATTTTGACGGTGTGGCCCGTGAGGCACTGAGCGAACTGATTAGTGCTCTCAACGACGGCAACTGGGATCGCAGCGAGATCGAGTATGACTACCATGATCGCGGTTGGTATGTGGATGTGCAACTGGGCCGTTGGAACCGTCCCTACACTGTCACTGCCTAAGGAGCTAGCATGACCGCATATGCAGAATTCATCAAGGATTGGAACGATATGCGCGCGGCTTTCAGGGCCGCGAGTTCCAGCGAAGACATTGCCAATGCCAAGATGATAGGCGCGGTCAGCGCCATTGTGCCCTTGCAGGCCGATGATACCAGTTTGCGCAAGATGTCACAGAGCATGAGACAAACTGTGCAAAGGCTCACCGTGGAAATCCTGACCCAGGATCACGCAGCATGAATGATCGCGACGACATGATCTTCATCAGCATTGATCGTAGCATGGTCGTGCAGGCTGTACTGGATGGTCAAATCGGATCTGAGCACGTCACAGTGGATGAGCTGGTCACGGCTCACTATCTCCTGGCCGATGCTGCCATTGCCCAGAGCCTGCATGCTGCTCTCCAGCGCGACGATGTTTTGGTAGTTAATCTTGCCTGGCAATACGACGTCCCCAACTGAGCACGATTGACCATCGAAGCAATCTAGGTTACAATGAATCATTGCCACGCATCGGGTCCATCATGGAAGCAGTAAGAGAAGTCACAGACTGGAGCTACAACCACACCTATCTCGTGGATGGCAACAAGGTCTTAGCCTACATTGCACAAGGTACCGACCGACCGCAGTATTTTCAGAGGCGGGCGGCCTGGGTGGGCCGTCTGGGGAAACCAAGCTGACGAGAGCATCACCAAATACAGGGGGGCGCCGTGTCTCGACTCACTGATCTACTCGCTAAGGCCAAAGCCAAGGACTCACATCTAGGAGCCGATCTCGAACGCGAGTTCAAATTGCTCTCCTCTCGGCTGCCGTTTGGTCTGAACTTTGAACGCCATAGTCCGGAGGCGGTGGAGTTGCCGCTGCGCCCCGTCCGCAAGGGTGACAAGGTGCGCGTGCTGCCTGACCGTGGCTCGGTCAAAAAGGGAGATCAGCGCTTGTGGCAGGTCAAAGCCATTCACAAGGCCATTAAAGTTGCTGACTTGGAACTGCTGGATACAGCAGTTCCAGAAATACAATCGGTGCCGCTGGCCGCTTTGATTGTGGTGGCCGAGTTCCGCGACACGATTTATCCAGGCATGGTTAGCACCGGCAAGGTCACGCGCGGCGGCGACAAACCCTTCCACACGGTCATGAACGGCGAGAACTACCACGTGTTGAAGGTGCTGACCTACACACACCGCGGCAAAGTCGACGCCATCTACATCGACCCGCCCTACAACTCAGGCGCAAAGGACTGGAAGTACAACAATGACTACGTCGAAGGTGACGACCTATATCGACACAGCAAGTGGCTGGCGATGATGGAGAGGCGCCTGCTAGTGGCAAAGGAATTACTGAATCCTGCCGACTCAGTGCTTATCGCTTCAATTGACGAAAAAGAATACCTTCGGTTGGGCCTTTTATTGGAGCAGGTTTTTCCGGAAGCCAAGATTCAAATGGTGACATCCGTAATTAACCGAAAGGGAATAGTTCGAGCAAATGAATTTACTCGAACAAATGAGTTTATATATTTTGCATTGTTTGGCTCGGCCAGACTTAACCCTAGCAGGGCCGATACAGGTGCCGCCGTAAGGTGGGCGAGCCTGCGGCGTACAGACATTGAATCCCGCAGAGGAACTGCCAAAGGTGGACAGTCCCAATTTTTCCCCATTTATGTAAACAAGAAGACATCTGCTATTGAGGCGATTGGTGAGCCCATTCCACCGCACATTGAACGTCATACTGTAAGTGGTCGAGATGGGTGTTTTACGATCTGGCCCGTTCGACCTGATGGAACGGAGATGAACTGGGGGCTAACACCTGATTCACTTAGGTCGCGTCTTAAAGGCGGATATGTTAAGGCCGTAGCAGGGCGAGGAAATAAAGAGCCTGCGCTTTATTACCTAACAAGTGGTCAAATAAAGGAGATTTCGGCGGGTGACCTTAAGGTTAAGGGCTACGAAGCCAGTGGCGCTGCAATAGTTGAATTTGAGACGGGTAAAGCAACTATGCCAACAACTCAGTGGGATTATGAGTCGCATAGTGCACAAGAGCATGGGAAGTCAATAATCAAGGCTCTTATTCCTGGTCACGCTTTTGATTTCCCCAAATCTCTTTATGCAGTAGAAGATGCACTACGTTTTTTTGTTTCCAAGAAGATTGACGCAATAGTTCTTGATTTCTTCTCCGGATCCGGCACCACGGCCCATGCCGTGATGCGCCTGAACCGTCAAGACGGTGGGCGACGCCAGTGCATTTCGGTGACCAACAACGAGGTGGCCGCTGATGAGCAAAAGGTGCTGCGAGAGCAGGGTTTGCGACCCGGAGATCCCGAATGGGAAAAGCACGGCATCTGCGACTACATCACCAAGCCGCGCGTGGCTGCTGCGATTACCGGCACGACGCCTGCTGGTGAGCCGATCAAGGGCGATTACAAGTTCACCGACGAATTTCCGATGGCCGAGGGTTTCGAGGAAAACGCCGAGTTCTTCACCCTGACCTACGAGGCCAAGAGCGCCGTCAATCACAACCTTGCGTATGCACGCATCGCGCCCATGCTGTGGTTGCGGGCGGGGGCACAAGGCCGCCGCATCGACAAATTGCCGCCCGAGGGATGGGCAGTGGCGGATACCTATGGTTTGTTGACCGAGGTGGATCAAGCCACGCCGTTCATCCTTGCAGTGAGTCAAGCCAGTGCTTTGCGCATTGCCTACATCGTCACCGACGACGACCGGCGCTTTCAGGCCATTGCCAAGCGCCTACCTGATGGCATCGAGCCAGTGCGGCTGTATGAGTCGTACCTGTCCAATTTCAGCTTTGCGAATGGGGAATAAAGATGAAGTTCACCCTCAAGGACTATCAACGCGACGCCGTGCGCGATGCATTGAACAACCTGAAAGATGCGCAGGATGACTGGCGCCGTAAATCGCGCAAGTGTGCGTTCTCGCTGACCTGCTCTACGAGCGGCTCGCCGACCTGCTCTACGAGCGGCGCGAGCTGGGCGTGTTCGGGCTTGGCAGCGCGCGCACGATCGACGACTATGCAAAGCAGTTCGGCATCGACTACCGGGCCCGCACCGTCGAGCGCGACTTCCAGCGCGTCTATGCCGACTGGCTGCCGCCGCGCAATAACTGTGTGAGGCCATAAATATGGAATGCTACAGATATTCATATTTGCTTGTTGGGCAATCGCGGTTGTTTCTTTCATCGTGTACCTGGTCGTGACATGGTAGTTTGTGTCTGCCGAAACATCCGAACCTCCGAGTACTCAGATCCCGAAGCCTTGCGTGAGCGTATCATGCGGCCTGACTATCAATGCGGCAAATGTCTCTGTGCATTCATCCATTCACCTATCCAAACACCGTCACAGTGTGGTCAACAAACTGTGTATCAAGATGACTATGTGAGTCTCGATCACCGTGATCAACATTGCTGCCGCGACTGATTAACATATCGCATTAGTTTTTGGGCTTTGATTTTAAATATTGTATAGGACACATACAATTTGTTTTATTTGGTCAAGGGTCATGTGAAGTATTTCACCGACCAGTATCTTCGGGACATCGATCAGGACTACACTCGACGTCTGTGGTACAACGAAGAAGCACAGAAGACTGCCGACTGTTCAAAAAAATACATAAATAACAGTTATTGCTGTATGAAGTTGAAGGAAAGGTGTTCTGGACGCGAGTTCGACTCTCGCCCGGTCCACCATAAGCATACTGGTGTAAGATGGAGTCGCCCTCCCATTATTCGGTAGTATCGATAAAATCTAGTATGCTTATGATGGGCCGGTTTTGGTTTCGACAGGACAAATGAGTACAGATACAGACAGCACGAGAGGCGAAGGTCGTAAACCTAGCAAAACTTATAAACGCCAATGACGACGTTTATGCTGAGGATCTCCGCCTAGCGGCTTGATCTGTCGGGGTTGGTCACCTGGCAACAGAACGACCAAATGGCCCAGCGATGGGCCATTTTCTTTAGAAGCTTTGTATCCAGCTCAGCACAAACATGCGGGTGTTGGGTTCGATTTCCTCCCCCGGAGACAAAACGTAGAGGTGGCAGAGTGGCCCAATGCAAGGGACTGCAAATCCTTAAAACCGTAGGTTTGAATCCTGCCCTCTACTCGTAATTCGTACCGTTGGAAAGGCCGCGGGCTTGAATCTACCCAGGCGTGCCACACACCGCTCTTAGCTCAGTGGAAGAGCTCTGGTCTTCGAACCCAGTGGTCGTACGTTTGAATCCTTCGAGGCGGGCCAATCAACCAGCATGACGAGTGAGAAAGTTCATTCTCATGTTTTTGGGTTTGAAATAATCTTGTACTACCGATTTGACCACGTCGATGTCAAATTCTCGGAAACCGAACACATCAAGATAGATGTCACCAGTGTCGTTAACAAAATGTGCAACAATGCTGGATGCTACGATGATCTGCACTGCAGTGAATCCGGCTTTGTCTGGACAGTCGGCCGCGGTATATTCGATCCACGGCTCTCCAATTGGATCCATGTTGATTCGACTGACCAGTTCTTTGACGAAGCATTCAACATTGTATCGTTCCATCATGAGTGCTCGATTTGCATCACGACAATCTAGAGTTAAGTGGTACCCCCAAACGCTAGACATTGACAGTTTCCTTGAGAAATTTGCTAGATACTGTGTGTTGCAGGTATCCGCGGATGTGGCCGTTTGAGATTGAATTGCAGTCCGAACTTTATACTGAAACGTGGTTGCTCGGTGAGATTCAAGGCACGGTGATAGCTGAGATCTGAGTTGATCAACAACCACCCTTGCCAGGGCGCTGCTGGCAAGCGCAGCTCGGTTTCCGGGTCATGTCTGTTGTACAGAACCGATGTATCTCTACAAAACCAAGTGCCTTGATCGTTGCTGGGCTGTTCCACAAGATAAATCATGCCCTGTAGCAACAGATTTTTGCAATCAACATGCCATGGATGATTTTCATAATGAGCCGGAGTCTGTATAAAGTATGCGTAGGTATTGGTAATGGAATCCAGGCATGACCGGTTAGGAAAACTCCAAAATTCTTGGAATATCTGATCGCGGCTGGCTAAATCCAGTATCTGCTGTTTGACACAGGCACTGTCCAATTGCCAACAGATATCCTGCAACACAGAGTCGTGAGTCTGCCAATCTGTGAGAGATTTCACTGCCCAATGGGCAGTATCAGGATGCGTGACCGGCTGTTCCCAGTCTGGATCTGCAGCAAGATGTGCCACGATCTCTGACACCGACATAGGCGGATCTATCACAGTGATCCTATAAACACCGGCACAGTCCGTGGGATGAAAGTTCAGTTTCACCCGGTATTTATCGTCGATAAATATTTGACACTATGAACAACGATCTGTTCTGGTTACACAGGCAGTGCGACTTTGTATTGAAAAAATTCTCATACAGTATTTACGTCAACAGTTGATCTCTAACTTAAAGTTTGTTACAATGTCAACTATGGATAAAGATGATTTTGTTTACAACAACGAAGAAGAAGCTGAGATGGGTCAGCTGCATGCCATACACCTAGGCATGAATGCCGTGGCCGATGTACAGCGACAGTTAGCCGAACAGGCACGATTCCCCAGTTTGGCTCATTGCGAAGAATGTGGTGACGACATCCCCGAGGCTCGACAACGACTCATGCCCGGAGTACGGTGCTGTGTGTACTGTCAACAACTGCGCGAACGCAAGTAGTTACATGATCAGGTTGTTGAACGCCCTGCCTAGAACTGTTGTCGTCGCCTGCTCAGGCGGGTTGGATTCCATGGCAGCCCTGGACTTTCTCCGTCGGCGACACCATACCCAGGTGGCCTTTTTTGATCACGGTACCGTGGCCAGTGAGCATGGCCTGGCCACGGTCAGGACGTACTGCTCGCAGCATGACATACCTCTCGCCATCGGAAAAATCTCTCAACCGAGGCCCCCGGGCATCAGTCCCGAAGAACACTGGCGCAACGAACGCTATGGATTCCTTGACCGTTTGCCAGGATCCGAACCGGTGGTTTTGGCCCATCATCTCGACGATGCCGTGGAAACTTGGATCTGGGGATCGTGTCATGGTCAGCCCAGAATCATGAACTATCAGCGAGGACGCTGTGTGAGACCGTTCCTAAGAACACCCAAACAACAGCTGGTTGCCTGGACTCAGCGGCACGCTGTGACCTGGTACGAAGACCACAGCAATCGTGATCTGCGATACAGTCGTAATCAGATCCGACATGCCGTCATGCCCGAAATTCTTAAAGTAAATCCTGGAATCGCTACCATGGTGCAAAGAAAAATCCTTGACAAGAATCAAAGACACTGGTTATAATTGCAACATTGCGAACGCGGAAAAATTTTAGTTGTAAAGTCACAGGGCCCTAGCTCAATTGGTCTAGAGCAATCCACTCATAATGGATAGGTTCGGAGTTCGATCCTCCGGGGCCCTACTTAAAAATTTGACAGTTGACCGAGAGTGGTTAACGCAGCGGTTTGCTAACCCGTCGTTCAGAAATGGACACTTAGATTCGAATCTCATACTCTCCGCCAGCAATAAAAGAGATATATAGTTTTAAGCCGGTTTAGCACAGTGGTAGTTGCAATCGCCTTGTAAGCGATAGGTCGTCAGTTCGAATCCGACAACCGGCACCATTTTTATTCCAAGGTAGTACAGCGGTAGTGCAGTTAAGAATATTCCCCAGTAGCACAGTTGGTAGATGCGTCTGACTGTTAATCAGAATGTCCGTGGTTCGAGCCCACGCTGGGGAGCCAAGTTTGGGGGATTAGTTAAATGGGATAACATCGGCTTTGCAAGCCGAGATTAACAGTTCGATTCTGTTATCCTCCACCAAATCGGTGTAGGATAGTCTGGTTCATTCCGCCTGCTTTGGGAGCAGGATGTCGCAAGTTCGAATCTTGCCATCGAGACCAATTTGGAGTGTAGGGTTGGAATCCTTGCACTCCGACTAGAATTGCCTGGTTAACTCAGCGGTAGAGTGTCTCCCTTACAAGGAGAAGGTCGGCGGTTCGATCCCGTCACCAGGTACCAGATAACGCTTGAACAATCAGACTGTTTCAACTGGACTGCCAATAACGCTCTGTGCGAGGTGACACAAGATCTTTAACCGTGCTACACCCTTGATCTTTTCTACGTCCCTTGAGGTGGTCGAGATAAGCGCCCCATGCTGTGTTGATCAAGGGGTGCCCCTCGCCTTGCAAAGATCCCCGGTTCCAATCCAGTTGTTGCCAAGCAGGAAAATGTTGCGTCATCCATTCTCGGGTACGGTCAAACACCCAGCAGTCATGATATTCTTTCATGGCCAACACACCTTGTTCGGCATGGTCGTAGGCCCACTGCATGCGTTCCATGAATTCGTGACTACCCGGGCGATCCAGATTGATAGCCCATAGCCCGGTTTCGGTGTACTTTCGTGCACGCCCCAGGAAGGCCACACCCACGTCCTGGGGTATTTCCTGATCTAGAATATCAAGACCAATGGCGCTGTGGCAGACCATGTCGGCATCCATCCATATCATAGTGCCCGTGCTCCGACGTCGAGCCAGATCGCACTGTGCATATACTTTGTGGCTAAACCTTACTGCATCCCAACGAAATCCAATGCCAGGTTGTTTGCCTTTGCGGTCGGGCGGTCCTTGGGCCAATCGCCCGGTCGCACGCAGATCCGCTTGATATTGTTGTTTGAATTTGACCAGCGCCGGGACCCTTTGATGCAGATCATGTACCACCAGGTTCGATGCATGTTGTTGTATGTCACAGTCCTCGGCATACACATGTAGTTCGACTGCCTGAGGCCAGTTTTTCAAGAAGGTTTCGATCATACGACTACCGTATTTTTCATACCCTGCACGATGAAAGGTGGTTACCACTGAGAATTTTCTTGACACAGTTTTCCTTATAACTACTTGTAACTTTATTTACATCATGCGTTTTGGCGTCTTCAATAAATTTGGTGCAGCAAACAGTCAACCAGTGTTTGAGGCATTTACACAGGCTGTGACCCGTCTCGGGCACGCGTGGCGGCTGCACGATGCCACGGCCGACATTGCAGTGATTTGGTCAGTGGTATGGGCCGGGCGTATGCGGGCCAACCAGGAGGTCTGGAACGCATTTCGCAACACCGGTCGGCCAGTGGTGGTGTTAGAAGTGGGCATGCTACGTCGTGGCCATACCTGGAAAATGTCTGGCAACGGCACTGACCGTGGCGCCGAGTGGCCATCCGTGAGTGACTGTGATCGGCCGACCAAATTGGGCATAGCACTCGAGCCCTGGCGTTCATTTGGCACCGACGTTGTCATCGCGTTGCAGCGCACAGACAGCGAGCAATGGAAGGACCAGCCACCAATGGATCAATGGCTTGCTGATGTTGTTGCCGGGCTGAAGAGCCACACCGATCGACCCATACGCATACGCTCACATCCGCGAAAACGCATGTTGCACAGTTTGGGATTTGACATCGAGGTTCCCAACAAATTGCCCGGAACCTACGATGATTTTGATTTTGATCGCAGCTTACAGCAGGCCTGGTGTGTGCTGAACTGGAACAGTGGTCCGGGCACCCAGGCCGTGATACAAGGGGTGCCAGCATTTGTTGGGCCCACTAGCCTGGCTGCTCCTGTAGCATCACTGGATTGGTCACAGATCGAATCTCCCCAAAGACCCAATCGCGAGAGTTGGCTGAATCAGGTCGCACACACCGAATGGACCGTTGGAGAAATCGCCAGTGGCGAGCCAGTGGCCAGTTTGTTATCGCGGCTTGAGTCTTGCTAGATCGGCATCGACCATGTCGCGGATCATCTGTTCAAATGTAGTACGAGGCTGCCATCCCAACAGCCTACGGGCACGACCAGAATCACCGCAAAGATTATGCAGTTCGGCTGGACGCTTGAACCTAGGATCGCTGACCACCCGATCGGTCCACGACGTGATGCCTGCCCGATCAAACGCTATCTCCAGTAGTTCGCGTATGGTATGTTGCTCACCAGTTGAGATTACATAATCCAAAGCTTCGGGCTGTTGTAACATCAGCCACATGGCCTCGGCATAATCACCGGCGAATCCCCAGTCGCGGCGGGCATCAAGATTGCCCAGGGCAATGGTGTCTGCTAGGCCCAGTGCGATGCGAGCCACTCCGTCAGTGACCTTGCGTGTCACAAATTCTCGACCACGCAGGGGACTTTCGTGATTGAACAATATGCCCGAACAGGCATAGAGACTGTAGCTTTCGCGGAAATTCACAGTGATCCAATGCGCATAGAGTTTTGACACGCCGTAGGGACTGCAAGGGCGGAAAGGCGTGGTTTCGTTCTGCTGGCCGCCTGTGCTATTACCATACATTTCCGACGTGGATGCCTGATAGAATCGAGAATTTGGACTGTGAGTACGTATGGCATTGAGTATGTTAAGTGGGCCTATGGCATTGACTTCGGTGGTCAACTTGTTGAGATCCCAGCTCACTCCAACAAAGCTCTGCGCTGCGAGATTGTATACTTCGGCAGGTTGTAGACTGCGCAGGAGATGATTCATTGAATTTTCGTCGGTGATATCACCGGTCACCAGCTCGATGTCATTTTCTATTCCCAGCCAACGCAGATTGTCAAGATTAAGATTGCTGTAGCGTTTTACCAGTCCATAGACCTGATAATCCTGTTCTAACAGCGTCTTGGCAAGATATGGACCGTCTTGTCCGGTCATGCCTGTCACAAATGCCACGCGTTTCATTGAGTTTCCTTTTAGACTTGTATGTCTTCCATGCCTGCGGTCCGCAAGCGCACGATATGACCAGACATCCAACTCTTGGAATCCAGTCCTTTCATGATACCCAACCAGCGATTTCTCAGCAGGGCAACTTCATTGATAATGGTTTCAAAGTCTATGACTTCGTCCTCGCCGTCTACATATTTTTCTGCGTCGCGTGATGTCAGCGCTCGCTGATAGGCCTCAAGGTATTTCTGGAAATGCCGGCGGCGGATCTTGCGCAACTGGATATTGAGATAGTTGAGCACTGCCTCAATCTCCTGCAGTTGATTGAAACGATGCTCAGTGATTCCGGGCAGATCTTTGATATTGCGCTCTACCAAACCGCCAATGCGGCATTCGGCCCTAGCCTGTTCAAGTTCCTGTTCGTAATACGAGATAAAATCTGGAATCAGACCGAGATCGGAGACCACACGACTGTACCACACGATCAGTCCTCATATCCAAAGTCATCATCATCGTACTTGTCAAACTCGTCTGTTGTGGTTAGATAACTGTTTAGAGCATGTTTGATGTCAGAATCATGAAAAAACACCTGTAAAATATCGTCGGCTGTATAGTCATGATCGATCATAACGGATACCAAGGTATCTGCTGCATCTGCGTGATCAATAGTGTTTATGTATCTCTTTAATTCTTCCCAGACATCCACAGCAAGTTCTGTACTCATGCCTGCTCCTCTGTTGAGATTTCAGCAATCGCGCCAAGGCTGGAAGATTTTTTTGAGAACTCGATCATGAGAGTGTCAAGACAACCATCCTCGTTTGATTCCCAGGCCTTGCGAAACAATTTGATTTCTTGACCGGTATCTGTGACAAAACGAAGTCGATTTCCGTCCTTGACCAGAAGACCCTTTTTCTCAGCTAGATCAACCAATCCCGAATACGGATTCATTCCGGTCTCATACGGAATCTTAACCTGTACACCTTCAAACGGTTTGGTATATCGAGTTTTCATGACCTTGCATGCACTACGAATGCCCATAACGTCCGAAATCTTGTTACCATCTTCGTCTTCCTTGAGCTTGAGCTTGCGCATGGCTACCACAATGGAACTGGCGTAGATAAAACCCTGTCCGCCCGAAATCTTGTCGTCGGGGTCAAACATGTCCTGACTGGCATAGGTATGGTTGGTACAAACCATGCCTACGTTGTAACTACCAAACATGTTGACACAGTTACGCACCAAGGCAGTGAGACTTTTGGCCTTGCGGCCTAGGTCGCCTTTCATATCGCCGGCTTCAAACTGATTGACATCGGTAGGAGTAAGCAACATGCCCACCGAATCGATCACAAACAATACCTTGGGCCGTTCTTCGGCCGACAGTATTTTGTACTCGCTCATGAATGTGGAGATGGTCTTGGCTACATCGTCGATCATGGCCATTGAAAGTTTTAGCAGTTTCCCCTCGCTGGTATCTACTCCCAACGCATGCAGCCATGTTTCGTCTAGAGCATTTTCAGTATCAATCAACACCACGAAGATTCCCTGCTGTTGTGCATGTCTTACAATATTTCCTGAACAGATATAGCTTTTGCCTGCGCCGGATTCGCCAGCAAATACCGTGACCTTACCCAGCGGAATACCTTTGTTGAAGTCACCTGAGATCAAATAGTTGAGTGCATAATTGCCGGTGCTGACCCAATCTGTGGGATCGTTGAAACCGATGGACAGCCCATCGATGGACTTTGTAATTTCCTTACGGAACTTACTTACGTCAAATGGTTTGGCCATAATTTCTGCTTTCTAAAAAATTTATCACTACATCGGCGATCTTACGATGCCCCGATTCAACTGGATGATTCTCAGACATTTCACAGTCTTTGATCAAAGATTGAAAAGTTGTCATACTAACCTTTGTTTTGTCGAGCCCGTATCATGGCCAGGATGTCCTCGGCCTTTTGACTGGAAAGCTTGGCTTCGACCGGAGCAGACGGTGCCGCAGGTTCGTCATCAAACCCATCATTGACCATTGGTGCCACAGTGGTTGCTGCGGGCTCGACCGACTCGACCGATACGCCCGTGGGAGCTGTCACACCAGCCGGACGGAAATATTGACCCCAGCGGTCCGGATCATAACTCTGGCCATTCACTGATGATTCAAACATTTCCTTCATCACACGCAGTTCCACATCAGTGGGACGCTTGGGCAACGATGCAACCAGGTCAAACAGACCATGAGCAGCAATGGCTGCTTGTTCCACCTCGGTCAAGGGCGACTCTTTGCGTGACCACTTGGAAGTGTTGTAGTCGGCATATCCGCCCTTGGCAGTCTTGGTGATGCGAAAATCCAGTCCATGTTGATAGTCAGTGGGCAGTTCTTCCAGTTCAGGATCCATAAGTGCGCCCTTGATGATGGTAAAGATCTGCGGCCCGATAATGAAACGACGAATGGGGTTTTCCGGGGTACGGTCCTCGGTCAGGGGATTCTCACGCACGAAACCCTGGAAGATATAACTGCGCTTCTTCCAATATTTACGACCCATTTCTTCAAGGTTCTTGTCCTTGAACCACGTGCGCACTTCGGCCAGGATCGGACAAGCATCGCCCCACATTTCAACGCAGGGTACCTGTACCATGACCTGCTTTGAATCTATATCGCCCTTGACGCCGTTGAAAGGCAAGCGAATCATGGCACGCTCGGCCCAGAAAAAAGTATTTTTGCTGTTGCCATCCGGAAGGAATCGGAGGGTGGCACTTTGGTTTTCTTCCATGTTCCAGTGCGGATAGATCGCGCTGTCGCCTGTGCCTTGAGATTGTGAACCTTTAATTTCTGCTGCCTGTAGTCTTGCTCGAATTTCTGCCAATGAAGCCATAGTAGTATCTCCTTGATAAGTTGCCTATGTGTGTTGCCTATCTAACTGTTTTAGATAATATTGCCTGTGACATCAACAAAAAAGCGCACATACCCAAAGTATATGCGCTTTGTTGCTGGGTGTCAATGTTATTTATGCTGTTTTGGTGAAGCCAGTGTTTTTATACGTTCCAGCTCTTCGTGGAAACTGTCTGTGACAGCGCCGCGATGGTCTATGGGGTCTTTGCCGTCCTCATACATATCACATTTCACCATGCCGTGAATCGGGCAGGATTCACCTTCCATGGTATGGTTGCATTCTGCTTCTTGCACAGGTTCTTCAAACGTAGCCAGGTTGTCACCTTCCTTCATTGATAGAACGGTTTTCATGAGTCGACCCTGGCGAGGATCTAGAGTGGCAGCCCGGGGATGACTGTCGGGTTCGGTGTCGGGCTTGTACCGATCAACGTCTTGGTATTTGACTCGCTGCACGGTCGTTCCCGCTGGTATGTCGGTCCTTTCTAGATCACCGTGGAGACCAGAAATACCACGTGTTACTTCGGTGACCTTGTCATTGTCAATATCTATGTCTAGTTTTTGTTCTTGATCGTCTGCATCAAACTCCACGGCAACGGGGCGCAGCATGTCCTGCCACTTAGGATCAAATTGATGATCCCGGATCCAGTGCTTGACCACGATACGAGCATCGGCGTCGGGATTCTCGTTGGCCATGTCGGCCAGTCGATCATGGAGTTCGCCGTCGCCGATGATGTCATGGAGCAAACCAGTGGCATTGGCTGCGTCAGGACCCAGCGGCTGTTCTTGGCTCATAAATGCCTGCAGTTTTTTGATTTTTTCTGGGGTATCGGGCATGGCCCAGGTACCCTCGACCATGTGATTGGCCCATGTTTCGAACATCTTGGCTTCTTTCATGACAGATCCTTGTTGTATCTTGACCAGCACCGGCAGTGCAGCTTCGATCCTAGCATCAATGGTTTGTTCCACAAACAGTGTTTTGAGATCTTCTACCAGGGTGTCGGTTTCTGTGATTTCGGCCGGGGACCATGATTCGAAATAACGTTGATAACCACGGTGTGTGGCCAGACTCCGCAGGTTTTCTCTCATGGCACTGTAGTATGCCTGTGCCTGTTCACGCAGTTGAGCAGTTACTCCCTCTACCACATGTGAAGCACTGGCTCGATTGAATCTATTGAGCAGTTTTAATTCTGAGATCATTTCTGTGATGTGTACGCCGCGAATATCATAGGGGCGGCCGCCGCTGCGCACGTGTTTTAGCATGGCCCGTCCACCTGCAAGATTTACAAAGGGCAACTTGAATCTCTCACCTTCTGCTGTTTCTATAAACAAGTTTTTGATATTGCGATGACGTGAATCATCCTGTTCCAGCACCTTGTTGTGTTCTATAACCAATCGGGCCTCGGTGACCGACCCCATGTAACTCACGCGGCGTGTTCCATAGTAGCCTTCGAACAGGCCTTCCTTGATTGCGGCCATGCCAGCCATGGTGTGTTTGAGTTGTGTGAGATTTTTGGGACTAAATGTATGGAAATTATGGCGGGTGGCAAACTGCCTCAACTGTTGCAGAAACTCAAACCACTCACTTTTGTCTGGTTCTTCCATGCTCCGACCCAGATTGTTCCCGAAATACAAAGCAAGTTCCTGATCGTCAGGGTTAATCACTGCCACTGCAGTGCCATAGTTTTTTCCCGAGGTGCTCACATAATCAAAGCTGAATACTGCTCCGTTGACAGGCTGTGATGCCTGGCCTTGCGTACCTGTGACTTCGGGGTCAAGGTTACGTGTGGTCAGAAGATCGTAAAGATCTGTTGAAATATTTTGTTGATTTGCCATGATCTTTTATTTATCGCATGACAGCAATGAACGGCATGGGTTCGATGATCTGATCACCGTGATCCTTGAGGTGTGTGTCCAGTTCGGCATGGTAACGCTGCAGTGCCAGCAACATACGAACCACCAACAGAGTGCTCATTACTAGGTCATCGGTTTCGCCGGACTTGGCAGCGTAACTCACACCGCTGGCCACAAAGGTTTTTAGCTCACTGATCAACGGTTTGCTGGCAATTTTCATCCGGTTGGTTTCTATCAGGATTTTGAGTTTGCTGCAGGCAGTGAGTTTGCTTTTGGGAGTGGTATTGAACCCCTTACGGAACCTACGGCTACCGGTCACGGAATCGTTGCTGAGAAAGTAGCCCGGAATATTTTCTTCACCAAGTTCTGCGATTGAGATCAGCGCGGCTTCACCGATGGTATTGTTTTCCACAGAGTAGTAGATCCGCTTCTCGTCGCGTGTGACTGAATTTAATTCTCGCACAATGTCAGCCAGTATGCGTATCTGTTCGGGTATAGTGGACCGATTGTGGCGCCATTCAGCCACCTGTTCGGTGGTTCCTGCTTCAAACACCTGGATGGCTGCTGGATCTCCGCCGGTGCCCAGACTGGGATCCAGACCCACTACATAGATAGCACCAGGATCAACGGTCTTGTACCATCTGACCTGACCAGTGCGTCGAATGGGGTCCCGACCTTCTAGATCCAAGAGCTTGGCCGGAGCAATCAAGGTTTCATCGTCGATGATGAAGTCACAGTCCATTTCTCGTCGGAAACGATCCTCGCCTAGCTGTTGGCGCTGTTCTGCGGCCCAGCGGTCATCGCGATCAGGATGCTCGTTCCAGTAACTGCGAAACGCACGGAACCCATTGATACCCAGCTCGGTATCATTGCCGAACTCATCCTGTGTTTTGTTGGCCCCTTTCCACAAGAACGCAAATTGATCTTCGTCACTGTTGGGCGTAGATGTTATGATACATTTACCGCCGGTGGCCAGCGTAGGGCCGATCGACGTCCAGAATTCCCTGGCAATGGTGGGTCGGACGAATGCAAACTCATCTACGTACAACAGAGATATTGACAAACCACGTCCGGTATTCTCGGTGGTAGTGGAGGAAAGTATGCGGCTTCCATTATCAAAATCTATACTGCCTTTGTTGTAGCTGGTGGCGCCGGCACGTATGAAATCCGGCACTGATTCATACGCATATCGTATACGTGACATGATTTCTTGTGATCCGGTATATTTGTGTGCGGCAATTAATATGGTTGAGTCTGGAACAAACATGGCATACCACAACAGATACCCAGCAGCACTGGTGGATTTACCAGACTGTCTGGGCATTAGTGCAATACTATATCGATAATTGTGATAGGTGTGTATTAACCGTTTTTGATAATCAAACGGTTTGTACAACATACGCCCTTTGGTTGGGTGTTGTATATAGAAAAAACAACTCAAAAAATACTGCGGCCCTTGCACTGGATCGGCGCATTGAGAGAATTCTGTGAGTTCTTCGTGAGTGTAGGTTTCGCGCCGATGTGGCGCTTTGACCAACACTGTGTCTAGAGTGGACCTTGATGCCATCATGTCAGCACGTTGTTGATTTCGGGCCACAACCGAACAAACTGTCCTTGCTGATCGGTGTGATACTGAGCCTCGATGTCCGTGACATATTGTTTGAGATCGGTTGTTAGATCTTCTCGACTTGTTAGATTCTGGAGTACCTGTTCAAAAAAGGATCGCTCCTGTGGCAGACAGATCCCCAGTTCCAATAACTCTTGGACATGTGTGCGAGCCAATGCCGTAATTTTTTCTCCCAGGCGGGCTGGGTCAAGACAATCGGGTTGATACAGGCTCTGCCACTGTATGGTCAGACCGCGTGATCTAGCGAACTCTGTGAGTTCCCGGATTCGCGTGACATTGTATAGATTGTATACTGCATGTATGCCACCCCAATGACCCTGTGTCTGCATGAGATGTTGTATACGATCGAGATTTTGTAGCAATGTATTCCACTGTGCACCGTGACGCACGTATTCAAACCTCTCCCCAACGTTGTCAAAACTTAGGCTCCAGCCCACACGAGATCGTTGTTGAAGTTTCTGAAAAATACGATTGCGCTCAAGATCCACGGCTGCATTGGTAATCAAAGTCACGATGGCGCGGTCGGGTATCACATCCAATAGCCGCTCGTTTTCTGGCAACAACAAGGGCTCGCCGCCCACAAGTGCCACTTCCCGGATGTGCGTGCGATGTTGGTCCAGATAATCACAGACAGACTCATAGTAAGGCCTTGCTCCTGACCGCACCGAAATATTTTTTAAAACAGCCCAGCGACTAGAACACTTGTCGCTGCAATAGTTACAACTGAGATTGCATGTGGTGTTCCACCGCACATCCACTATGGCGGGTACATGATCAATGTCTGTTGCTGTGGTCGGATCAAAGTCTGTGCTGACGGAATTGTGCCAATCGCGCTCGCTGCGTCCATAGCGTTCGGCCTGGATACAGTTATAGCAGTATTGAGGATGAAGCTGACCCATGCGCATGCTCTGTCGAACTTCGGCCAGAGCAGGACCTGTGAGTATTTGTTCGATGCTATGCTGGTTTAGATTGCCCAGCATGTTGGGATCACCTGCACAGCAGGTCTTGACATCACCACGAGGATTAATGTGCAGCCCCCTCCAGGGGGCTGCACAATACCGATTATTCATACAGTAATTTATGGTGGATCAGTGTCTACCAACAACGATTTCGATCACCCCTGGCTCAGCACCGCTGTGGTTTTCCAGAGCCTTGCCAATGACCACGCCCGGTCGATGCTGAGCTGGGTCAAGGCGCTGTGCTGTTCCCGGAATCGAGCTGGTAACCACAAGATCACCCTTGCTGATATCGCCTACTACTCGGCAAGGAACACGTCCTACCAATGCCACTGCTACTGCATCGTTACCGGCCAGGCTAGCATTCATGATATAGGCTGGTTCGGTACTGACCACACCGGCCACTGCACTGCAATGTGACTGTGTGCTCTGAGTGATTTCAACATTACCTCCAAACACTACCACAGTGCCTGGTGCATATGCATGATCGGCGCGATAGTATTCGGCCAAGTCAGCGTACTGTGCCGATGTGGCTCTGGCAAATATAGTGTTGAATGTATTAGCAGACGAACCGATATTGCCAGCGCCATTGGCTCCGCCGTTGACGATGTTACCAAGTGTAACATTGCCGGCTATCACCGACAGCGACGAGCCTGTGATTGCAGCACCGGTGATTGAGCCAGTGGCCGAAATCAGGCCTGCGGTGCGTAGATTGCCGCCATCGACGTTGCCCGATACGCTCAGAGAAGTCAGTGTGCCCACTGACGTGATATTGGCCTGTGCTGCACCAGTCACCGTGGTGGCTGTGGTGGCTGTGGTGGCTGTGGTGGCTGTGGTGGCTGTGGTGGCTGTGGTGGCTGTGGTGGCCGATGCCACTGTGCCAGTGACATTGGCACCAGGTATGGCGCTGAGTCCTGCACCCGAGCCATTAAACTGGCTGGCTGTCACTGCACCAGTGGCCGAAATCAGGCCTGCGGTGCGTAGATTGCCGCCATCGACGTTGCCCGATACGCTCAATGCAGTCAGTGTGCCCACTGACGTGATATTGGTCTGTGCTGCTGTAAGTAATGTACCAGCAAGGTTACCTGCAGTGATATTGCCCGATACACTGACAGTAGCGCCTTCTAGGTCACCAACAACAAACGCGCCGTAAGATTGTACGCTGACTATTTCGTTGGCAATAGTGACATTGCCAGCAGCAATCAGCTTGCCAGCCGATTGATCCCAACCCATAAATGCCGAACGTTCAGCACCACTATAGTACCATAGTTGTTCACCGCGATCCTTGCCATCATTGGTACTCAGCGGTGAGTTGTTGGCGCCGCGACCCAGACCAATGATGGGATCTTCAATGTTCAGGTCGGTGATGTTGATGTTGATAGTGTTGCCATTGACCACTAGGTCGCCGCCGATAACAGCGTTGCCCGAGGTAGTCAACGAAGCAGCATCCAACACACCGGCAGTAATTAGGTTGCCGCTGTTGACGTTGCCCGATACGCTCAATGCAGTCAGTGTGCCCACTGACGTGATATTGGCCTGTGCTGCACCAGTCACTGTGGTGGCCGATGACACTGTGCCAGTGACATTGGCACCAGGTATGGCGCTGAGTCCTGCACCCGAGCCATTAAACTGGCTGGCTGTCACTGCACCAGTGGCCGAAATCAGGCCTGCGGTGCGTAGATTGCCGCCATCGATGTTGCCCGAGGTAGTCAACGAAGCAGCATCCAACACACCGGCAGTAATTAGGTTGCCGCCGTTGACGTTACCCGATACGCTCAGAGAAGTCAGTGTGCCCACTGACGTGATATTGGCCTGTGCTGCACCAGTCACCGTGGTGGCTGTGGTGGCCGATGCCACTGTGCCAGTGACATTGGCACCAGGTATGGCGCTGAGTCCTGCACCCGAACCAGTAAACTGGCTGGCTGTCACTTCACCCGTAGCCGAAATCAGGCCTGCGGTGCGTAGATTGCCGCCGTCGACGTTGCCCGATACGCTCAGAGAAGTCAGTGTGCCCACTGACGTGATATTGGCCTGTGCTGCACCAGTCACCGTGGTGGCTGTGGTGGCCGATGCCACTGTGCCAGTGACATTGGCACCAGGTATGGCGCTGAGTCCTGCACCCGAACCAGTAAACTGGCTGGCTGTCACTTCACCTGTAGCCGAAATCAGGCCTGCGGTGCGTAGATTGCCGCCGTCGACGTTGCCCGATACGCTCAGAGAAGTCAGTGTGCCCACTGACGTGATATTGGCCTGTGCTGCACCAGTCACCGTGGTAGCTGTGGTAGCTGTGGTAGCTGTGGTGGCCGATGCCACTGTACCAGTGACATTGGCACCAGGTATGGCGCTGAGTCCTGCACCCGAGCCAGTAAACTGGCTGGCTGTCACTTCACCCGTAGCCGAAATCAGGCCTGCGGTGCGTAGGTTGCCGCCGTTGACGTTGCCCGATACGCTCAGAGAAGTCAGTGTGCCCACTGACGTGATATTGGCCTGTGCTGCACCGGTCACTGTGGTTGCAGTGTTTGCTGATTCAGCAACGATGTTTGTAAGCAAAGCACCGTTACCAATAAAATGATTGCCGGAAATGTTGCCAGTGGCCGATACCTGTCCTGCTGTGCGCAGGTTACCGCCCTGTACGTTTCCAGACGTTGAAAGTGAATTTGGGGCAAAATTGCCGCCGACTGCCAGTGTGCCGCCAACGGAGATATTTCCCGAGGCCGAAATTCCTGTGGTTCCATCCAATAATATTGCCATTTTCTCCGTTACCTTTCTATAAAAATAGATGTCAAGTAATGAATGTCAACTCAGCGTCGCCGCCGTCGACATCGGTGTTGCTGGGTTCAAATATCGTGAGAGCCGACCCATCGGGTATCGATATGTTGGCTGCGTTACCCAGTGTTAGTGGTCCGATCATTATGCCGTTAACTCCGTCGGCCATTGCTGCACTAGTGTTGAGCACGCGAGGTGTAGTCATGGGTCCTTGAACATAAAAAGATCCCTGACCGAATATCGCAGTGTCGGCTACGCCACCCACCGCCACTACCACGTTCCCACTCGCTGCTACTACTACAACGTTGCTAGTGCCATCGGAAATACTGTTAATGCCTGTGAGTGCCCTGCCGTTGCCTACAATGTAGTTTCCATGCACGTTGCCTGTGGCACTGACGTTGCCGGCAGTGAATATGTTGCCACCGGTGACATTGCCCGAGACCGAAACAAACTGTGTGCTGGACAGAGTAGCGATTACGTTGTTAGCTGTTTTGAAAAACAGGTTGCCGTCAGCATAGTTGATTGCCAACTCTCCGAAATCAAGATCCCCAACCTGCGGAGACTTTGCTGGTACGGATGACTTTTTTAACTTGATCGTGTTAGCCATGATAGTCCTAAAAAGGAATAGGGTGGGGTAAAAACCCCACCCATACTACTTAGAATACACCGCCATCCACCGCGTCATCTGCATTGAGCACAGTGACGCCGTTCTTGAACATATTGGTTGCATGCACGTTTCCTGCCACACCAACACCACCTGCCACGACCAATGCACCCGAAGTGGTATTGGTACTGGCTGTGGTAGCCTTGATGTTGGCCAGTGTGCCTACTTCCAGCGTGGCGATGTTACCTATGCCGGTCGTGATTACGTTGGCACCAGTGATGTTGCCAGCAGCCGAAACTACACCGCCTGTGAGCACATTGCCGCCCGCGACATTGCCCGATACACTGACAGTAGTGCCTTCTAGGTCACCAACAACAAACGCGCCGTAAGATTGTACGCTGACTATTTCGTTGGCAATAGTGACATTGCCAGCAGCAATCAGCTTGCCGGTTGAGTTTTGGAAACCAATGAAGGCCGATTCTTCCGAGCTATCAAAATACCACAGTTGCTCGCCGCGATCCTTGCCATCATTGGTACTCAGCGGTGAGTTGTTGGCACCGCGACCCAGACCAATGATGGGATCTTCAATGTTCAGGTCAGTGATGTTGATGTTGATAGTGTTGCCGTTGACCGCTAGGTCGCCGCCGATAACGGCGTTGCCAGTTGTGAACAGGGTTCCGGCGTTCACTGCACCTGTGGTAACGAAATTGGCACCGTCTACGTTGCCGGTGGCCGAAACCAAACCAGCTGTGCGTAGGTTGGCACCGTCAATGTTGCCTGCAGCCGACACTGTACCAGCTGTGGCCACATTGCCACCGGCGATGTTGCCAGTGGCCGACACTGTACCAGCTGTGGCCACATTGCCACCGGTGATGTCGCCAGTGGCCGAAACCAAACCAGCTGTGCGTAGGTTGGCACCGTCAATGTTGCCTGCAGCCGACACTGTACCAGCTGTGGCCACATTGCCACCGGCGATGTTGCCAGTGGCCGAAACCAAACCAGCTGTGCGTAGGTTGGCACCGTCAATGTTGCCTGCAGCCGACACTGTACCAGCTGTGGCCACATTGCCACCGGCGATGTTGCCAGTGGCCGACACGGTACCACCCGTGGCTAGGTTGCCCACTGTGGCAGTTCCAGCTGCGCTCAGTGTACCACCCGTGGCCAGGTTGCCCGCTATAGTGTTGCCGTTGACCGCTAGATCGCCACCGAGAGCGGCAGTTCCAGCTGCGCTCAGTGTACCACCCGTGGCCAGGTTGCCACCGGTCACGGTACTGGCTGCTGATACTGTACCAGCTGTGTCCAGGTTGCCCACTGTGGCAGTTCCAGCTGCGCTCAGTGTACCACCTGTGGCCAGGTTGCCACCGGTCACGGTACTGGCTGCTGATACCGCACCAGCTGTGTCCAGGTTGCCCACTGTGGCGGTTCCAGCTGCGCTCAGTGTACCACCTGTGGCCACATTGGCACCGGTGATGTCGCCAGTGGCGCTGATAGTGCCAGTTACTTCGAGTCCGCTGGCAAGGACCGTGGCAACCAAGTTGCCAGCAATGTTCATGTCAACGTTGCCGTTGACGCCGTCGATTCTAACATTCGATGTGCCGCTCTGGATGCTGGTAGCGTCAATACCAGTCAAAAACGCGCCGTTGCCCAGTATAAAGTTGCCATGCACGTTACCAGTAGCACTGACGTTGCCAGCAGTGAACAGATTGGCACCAGTGATGTTACCAGCTGCTGATACTGTACCAGCTGTGGCCAAGTTGCCACCGGTTACGGTACTGACTGCTGATACCGCACCAGCTGTGTCCAGATTGCCCACTGTGGCAGTTCCAGCTGCGCTCAGTGTACCACCTGTGGCCAGGTTGCCACCGGTCACGGTACTGGCTGCTGACACTGTACCAGCTGTGCTTACGTTAGCACCAGTGATGTTACCAGCTGCTGATACTGTACCAGCTGTGTCCAGGTTGCCCACTGTGGCAGTTCCAGCTGCGCTCAGTGTACCACCTGTGGCCAGGTTGCCACCGGTCACGGTACTGGCTGCTGACACTGTACCAGCTGTGCTTACGTTAGCACCAGTGATGTTACCAGCTGCTGATACTGTACCAGCTGTGGCCAAGTTGCCACCGGTTACGGTACTGACTGCTGAAACTATGCCATTGCTTAACAGGTTACCGGCTGTGACGTTGCCAGTAAATGTCTGTGAGCCGATACTGGCCAGAACCTGCACGTTACCAGAGGCGTCCTTGAAGAACAGTTTGCCATCGGCAGTGTTAATCGCGAGTTCCCCTGACGACAGCACATTGGCCGTCGGTGCAACATTGGGTGTTTCACTGCGTTTAATAAGAATAGTATTAGCCATCTCAAAATCCCTTTTGGTTATAGTAGTTACTGCTTGTGATTAAAACTGGCCACCATTGACAATTTGTGAATCATTGATGACCTTGTACCAAGGCGTCCAGAGATCGCTCCAGTAACTGCGATTGAACTGGACTGTGACATCGGCCTGCTGTTCACCCGGAAAAAACATCTGGGTTATTCCAGTCTCTGTACCGTTGGTGCTGTGCAAAACTTCCAAAATTCCAACAAATATCAAGCTGTCCGTCGGTGCACCGGTAACACCTGCCCACGATGTGCGGTCCACGGTATAAACTCCCATCAGGGTGAGATCGTCCCAATTGTTTGAATCTGCACCTCGATCAGCTAATACACCCTCGCTGAGATTCACCTGATAGCCATCTCCTACAGCAATCAATTGTCCATCTATGTCGGACAATGTCAGGGAGCCAAGGTGTATGTTGTTGCCGGAAACATAGAGTTCTTTCCAGCCATATTCAGATGATCCTAGACTGTAAACATTGTTGGTCGACGGTATTAGGTTACCAGAAATAACAGGATAAACACCGGCATAGGGAAGACTGTTCCATGCCGTGACACCGTCACCGTATTTAATCAGATTGGTATCGGTTTCTAGTCCGGGTTCGGCCAAGGCCAGAACTGGATTAGCCGTGGTCCAGTTCGCTGCGGTGTCGCGTCTAAGCTGTATTCTTGACGGCATGGTTGTTCCTTTATGTTAACCCTGATATTTATCAGACAGGCAAATTTTTGTCTGTTGTGTATTTGTTTCGAAGGTCAAAAAGAATTGGCGTTGCCGCCGTCAATGAAACCGTTGAATCCGGCAGCGGTTATCTCCCCAACTACCGAGATCGACCCGGATGCCATGACATTTGCGGCGGAGACTGTGCCTGATGCTGATACCGTGGCTCCTGTTACGGCACCTGCTGTTACGACATTTCCTGCAGAAATGTTGCCTGTGACCGAAAGTGTGGATGTCTGTACGTTGCCCACAAAAAAAGCAGCATACACTGTGTCGAATCTCCGGGTAGGAGACCCAATGTCATGCACTCGATCGATGTTGGGTTGGATGGAACTGTTGCTCTGCACATTGCCTATGCCATTGCCGGCCAGTACCAAGTTGTTGTTGGTTCCTGTGACACCAATGGTATTACCGGTGATCACTACCTGCGAGTCTGCCAGTCCTGTGGCATAGATTTCGGCAAAATTGGCGTTGATCGCGACAAATGCCTCTTTCAGCGATTCCCCACTGCCATCGTTGATTACATTTCCGGTATTGATAATCTGCTGTGACATTGGTTTAATTCTTTTGTAATATTTTAAAGAGACACACAATATATATCCATATTTCTTTTCCTGGCTGATAAAATCGATAATAGGCCACGGTAGCCAACTGTGTCGGCATCGTCAATCACAACAAGGACTATCTAGGGTATCCGCAGAACGGTTTGAGAGGACTTTGCGCATTGACCAAGGCGGGTTCATTGCTGGTAGAAGAACTCCCCGGGCGTCGGCCGCCCGGGGTCTTGGTCATGCTGAGTGCCTGGTCGATCACTTGCTCGATGCCTGCATCCATGCCCACTACTACGCTATGCTTACCGAACGCAGGTTCGGGTGACCACACAGGACGATAAGGGTTAACATCATCGTCGATGTAATCTGACCTAGCACGGGCAATGGCCACTCCAAATCTATAGTGTTGGTAAGTATTATCGGTACTCAATCCCGGCAGTACATAGGTATAGCTCAGCGGTCCGTCTATCTCGGGCGGTAACTCTCGATGTTCTCGGATAAATTCGCGTGCTCTCATCGCGTATAACCCTTGAACCCCACCACAGGACTACGTGTGTTGGTATCCGGTACCTCCTCGGACTCCATGTCACCGTGATTGAGGTCATACCAATCAGCACCAGCGGCCCGGAAAGCCATCTTGAGTATGTCTTGTTCCTCGCGGGTATACGGATGTGCAGATTTGTGTTTGCCTATCCAGGATTTTTTGTCCATGTCCGGTACAAAAGTGCCATCAGTGGCCGCAGCGGCCATCATCACACGATTCAGCGTGTAGTCTGTGTTCCACCGTTCGCGATCGCGAAAGAGATTGAGACCGCGCGTGGCATATCGTTTGCGCTTGCCGATGGGTGCGTTTCCGGCTACTTCCGCGATGAATTCTCTTGCACGCACGAGAATCAGTGCCCAGTACCTGTGTTTGCGATCACTCCGGCCTGTGCAGATGTTCTGGTGCCAAGTTCAGTCGCAGTCCAGTTGGCACCGGTCACTGTGACCCGATTTCCCACGCCCACATAGACCTGGTTAATCGAACTAGCCGGTAGCTGCACCGGAGCTGAATAAAGATTTCCAACCGCTGGTTGGCTGCCCAATGCAGTGGCATAGACCTGATAAGTCACTGCGGTGGTCGAAGTGGCAATTTCAAGTTTATCTGTATAGACCACTGCGTTGGCCAGAGCAGTATAGACGTTTGCAACCATTATTTGTTGTCCTTGGCGTCACGACCGGTGTAGGGCCGATAAAGATTACGAGTTTGATTGAGCACTCCGGGAATTTCTACATAAGGTTGTGGAACTGCAACAGGTTGCGGCATAGTACGCATGAGATCCTCCGGGGTTTGAGATTGAGCAACGGTGGTGTATACTTTTAGCATTTTATTTTTCTACCATTTACGACACGACCAATACCTAGCCGAAGTTCTATCTTTTGCAGTGTCGCAATTGTGACGAGCGCGAAAACTTCTTCGGCGCGCGGGATTTGATTTTTTGATACGCATGTTAGGGTCGCCAAAGTTCACTTTCTTGACATTGCCTGTTTTAGGATCTTTGACATAAACCTTGAACTTTTTGACATCGCCTTGCATGGGCTTGCCCAAGGCCACTTCGCGTCCCTGATATTCGGCTTCGTCGATGCCCATTTCTTTTTGGCGTGTAGCAAATTCACGACGGTGTAGATCAGCAGCCTGTTCGAGATCTTGTAACGAAGCCTGCCAGTCACGGCTCTTGCTGGGCAAAAAACGCTCTTGTTTTCTAAAAACTGCCGGACGGTCGATCTTGTCGCGACTGGCACGCGCTGCTGCCACGTCGTATTCTGCAGCCTCGTCGAGTCCTTCTTCTGCAGCTCCCTTGCACCAGCCATCTTCCCACTCCATGGCTTTACTGGGATCAGTGTCTTGGAATGGGTTTGAACTACGGCTCTTGTGGTACAATGCAGCAGCACGATGGCCCATTTCGTAAGCATTGCCGGTTGGTTTATCGTCGCTGACGTTCCCCAGACGATCTAGTACTTCTCTCATGTATACGCATGATCCTTCCATGCTGGCGATAGGCCGGACCGGAGCATCAGCGATGTCTTTTTCCCGTTGCGAAATGTCGCCCTCAGCTAGACCTGCTCTACGGCGCATTTCGTCCAACTCATATGCTTCCGTGGCCTTGACTATGTCTCGGTACTTGGCCATCCAGGCATCCTTGGTCACACGGTATGCCGTAAAAAACTCCCTCGGCGACATCCGTTTCCAATCTTGGTATTGGATCGCGATGGCTTTCATGGCACCTTCTTCTACCCAATCTTCTTCGACACCCATGAAGCCCGGAATATCGTTTTGTTCTTGCATACGACGTTGTGCTCTCTCAAGGCCGCATTCTCTGCGATCGGCCTCGCGTTCGTGCTCCTGTGCCTGCCAGTCCTCCGGGCCGTGCACATGACGCCGAGTCTTGGCTGCTGCTGCATGACGGGCCATGTCGCGCTGTGCTGCTTGCATGTAGCGTTCTACGCGGCCTGAGCTGAGTTCGTCCACACGGTCTGACCCTTCGAGGCCCTGGCGTACTAAGTTGACAAATGCTGACACATCCGACGTACCAATTTCGTCAAGATCGCCGTTGCCATAATAATCCGCTGCATCATCGATGGCAGCCAGCACACGGTCGATTCCGTGGCGGCTCAGTAGATCCATGTGATGGCTCATAATTCTGCGCGAGATAGCACTGCGTATTGCATCGCGACTGTCTTTGGACAGCATGCCATAACTTTCCAGGATTTCCATGAACCGATCATCGGCTTCTAATATCACACTGTCTTCGACAACATCTACGATGGCAGTTTCCAGCAGGCATTCTTCTCGTATGTTGATCGAAAAGTGATCGCCCGACGCCGGATGATCCTGTGTGGATTCGGTTTCTGTTATGTAATCGCGCAGATTTTTTGTCATGTTGTCAGGCCTTGTATGCTTTCCACAGTTGACTCATGGCAAGAATGCTTTCTTGGACTTCTTTGTTGCCTTTGTGCTTTTCTGCCGCTGCCTTTTTCATGGATTCCTTGCGATCACCGTCGTTGTCCAAATCGATGTAGTCTGGCTTTGCTGCTTCTACGATGCCTGCCATTTCGCGCAGTCGATCCAGGTCATCATCATCGTCGTCCGACTCTATGCGATCCATCTGGCTGGCCACGATAGGTGCTGTGGTTTGGCCAGTTGACTTGGGCTTGTTGAGGCCACCTGCGTATTGCAGAGCATCATTGGATGTTTCAGTGTTGGTAGGCCAATCAGGTTGATTTTCATCTACCTGCTCAGCACAAACACAGGGCTCCTGACTGCAGGTAGGGCAAGCATGCGAATCTGCACCCATGGTGCCCACGCCGGCCATCTTTAGGAGTTTGATCAGCTTCACAGCATCTTGATCGGTAGCTTCGACTGTGACACTGGGTTGATTTTCTGTGCTGTATTCCATGCTGACTGCCATGCTTTCGGCGATAAGGTTTTCTACTTCGCGGTTGAACGAATCATAGATTCCTTTGCCAAGCTGCATGCTACCTTTGCCTTTAGTCGGTGCGTCAGCGGTAGGTGCCACTGATCCTGCTACCGTAGTTTCTTTTACTGGCTTTTCCTTTTTGTTTCCTTCGCTTTCTCGTTTGGTGCATTCGCGATGTTTGGCAAAAACTTTTTCGTTGTGTTCTTTGCCGGAAGGCACAGATCGACGAGCATCTGCTTGACCCGTGTCACCTTCTCGGACTTTCTCGGGTAGACCTTTTTCCTTGGTCTTGGCAAATTTCTTCAGTTCACCGGTAGGCATCTCGGCCATGGCCTTTGATGCGCCACGCAGTTCGCTACGTGGAATGTAGCCTTTTTGTGCTGCACGAGCGATGCCTGCGGCCCTGCGTTGAGCTTGACTCACTGCCTTTTCGGCTACCATTTCGTCTTCGGGACGATTGGCCTTGAGATAGTCGCGGGCCGAATCTATGTATTCCTGAGCCAAGGTAATTTTCTTCTGTACCCATTCGGGCAGGTTTTCATTGTCTGCCAGCATGTCTCGAAGATCCATGGCTGCGTCGGCAATGGTATAACTCTGACTCTTGGCCATTTCACCTTCTTTGTCGTATTCGTCGCGGTCGTAATCTTCGTCCATGTCGGATTCGCCAATGGCATCTTTCTTGAGCAGTTTGCTGCGACCTGTGGGTCCCGTGGCGCCAATGGCGCGCTTGGTGCCTGTGGGACGACCCATGGTCTTGAGCTTGTCATCGTCATCGTCCGCAACTTCGCGTTCTTGTTCTGCTCGGCGGCGATGTGTCATCCCCGAGAGTGTTTTGGTAATGGTACCCTTGGCACCACGATAGGTATCCCCGGGCTGCGCCCGGAGATCAAACTTTTCTTTGGTATCAAATTCGCGTTCGTCTAGTTCGGCTTCTGTGACCTTGTAGATTTTGCCGTCGACTTTGAACGTGGACGATCCGGTCTCACGAGCCTTGGCCAGTGCACCCGAGAATTCGTTGCCTTCGTCCATGTCGGCTTCTTCTACCGATTCTTTAGCACGCAGTTTGGCCAGCACAGCACCTGCGACTTTTCCTCCGCGTTCTTCGCTGCCGTGGCGTTCCGACGCAGACTTGGCAATCTTGGCAAAGTTCTTGCTGGGTTTGCCAATGTCTTTGCCGGCACGTGCTGCCCTGGCAGAATAAGAGACCTCTTCCATGCGACCGCAGGAACCTTCCTCCACAGCTTTGAGTTCTTTTTGGGTGGCGCCGGCACGTCGAGCAGCCGCAGCATCTTGGAGATCTCGAGTCTTGTGGTACTTGGCCGTCGACTCTTTGCGTGAACCCCCCTGACTTTTGGGATTGTAGTCAGTGGCACTGACACCTTCGTTTAGGGTTTCTTTTGGTGCAGCCAGTTCGTTGAGTCTGCGATTTAGATCGTAAAAAAATGTGCTCACATTGGACTCCTTGACATTATAAATTATTTATGAACGTATGCGATTGTTTATCTGATGAATACTGATGCTCAAAAGTCGCCTTGAGCATAATGTAAATCATAGTGTTCCTGTAGTGTCACTGCTATCAAGTTGGATGGATCATTGTTGACATGGTCTCTATCTTTATGATGTATTTCGTAACTTCTACCACTGGGTTCTTTTGGAATTGATCCAAAATGTTTCTCATAGATTTTACGATAATTAACACGTGAATAAGTACTCATGCGGACGCTCCTCTATAGCGTTAGAGCAGTTAGGGGCGGCAATCCCGTGAACTACATTTTTGTTTACCCTATCCCCGGGGCTGTGCGCCGGTGGGCGGCTTGGGCGGACGTTTGATACGGCTCATGGGACTGTTAGTTCCCATGGGCAATTCATTTGTGGTCTTGGCCAGGGCAGTGCGTCCGCCGGCCACGGTGAAGTCGGTGCGGTATGCGTTTTTGAGCACCACGTGATCATGTGGTTCGGCACTGTAGTCTTTTTTGAGCTCGCGCTGCTCTGCATCTGGTGCAGGATAGTCGGTATCTGTGAGCAGACCCTTGTTTTCCGACTCGATGTCTTGCATTTCCTGAGTCATGCTGTTGTCCCAGGTCACTGTGTGCATGACAATACGGTTGGGATCAAGGTGCAACAACTGTGCCAACTGCTTGATCTGCGGTTCGATAGCCGGGTAACGAAAGCTCACATCAAACATGGTCACGGCGTCGTTGCGGAAGTTGGGAAAGTCTGTGAGCACTGACTGGATGGGAGTGGTCTTGACATCGCCCATGCGCACTGGGTCAAATTGGTCAAACTTTGATTTGAGTTTTTTTACGAACTCACTGGGCACGCGACCACAAATTTTGATGCGATAATCATAGGTGCGTTCACTTTCGGCTAGGTATTTGGCGAATGATTTCATTTGAGATATCCTGTTGTATATTTATTCTTTGTTGTCATTTTGTTTGGTACCTAAAATGCGCCCCAACAAATCATTACGGCTCAGTACTACACCAGTTCCCTGCGCCGTGGGGTGCGACGCCAACTCGGGCTGATTTTGATCCAGACGCATCTTCTTGAGTTGTAGATCGACCATTTTGAGCTTTTTATCTAATTTGGCTGTTTTTGCGGTGATCGCATGACCCAACATGTTTGAAGCTACAGAAAAGATATCACTGGCAAATCTTGAATCTACCTGCATACCAAGATCCATGAGGTCTCGATAACTAGCTGCGGCCATCTCTGCCAGATCGTCCATTTCTTTGTCCGATGCATCCAGACCACGTACCTGTGGCAAGGCCGTGTCAATCTTGTCTATGGTCGCATCTATGGATATGATCTGATCATGCAGATTTTCCATGGGTCCGGAATCAAAATTTGTGCTGCGTGGCAGGTCAAAAAGTTCTTCCAATTTTTTTGTCATGCCGTATTTACCGGCTAACGGGATCCTGTGTGAAACATGTCAGATTCAGTGATTACCCGAAAGGTCATGCCATGTCGTTTGGCCCACTTGGTAGCACAATCCCATTTGGCATAGTTTACTGCCACTATCGCACGATCTCTGTTACTCATCTTTGATTCAACCACACTTTGTTTTTTGGGTTTGATTTCGATCAATTCGGCACGCACTGTGTTGTCGCGATTGCGATACACTATGATGAAGTCGGGCACATAGTTAGTGATCTTGCCGGTCAGCGGATGGCGATAGGGTATGGTCACGCTTTCGCTGGCCCATTGCAGCACATGATCGTTGGTATCACAGAATTGCATGAAACTGTGCTCCCAACCCGACCGATAACGAGGTCTATGCTTGCCTACGTATTTTTGAGGATTCAGTACTTCATAGATGCCTTGCGCCCACCGTTTCATTGCAGCACATTGCGAGCAGCATAAAAGTTAGGAACCACTGGTACCCCTAGACCCAACAAGGCAGCACGGCTACGCAGTTGATTGAGGTAGTAGGTCAAACTGGCCGACAACTCGATACCGTTGAGGCCTTGAAACTCGTTCAACAAGGTCAGTGGTTCTATTCCAGACTGTTCGGCTACCTGGAACAGTGCCACGGTAAAATAGTCAGCTGTAATGGGACTGGTCATGACACTGCGGAAATATGAGTTGATCACATCATATTCTGCAGCAGGCACGAATCGCTCAAACCCGTAGAATTGATCAAAAATCCTCACGGTCTGATCGATGTTGAAATTGACGTTGTTGATGGATCCAGTTGTCATGGGGTTATCTACTAGATCTATTTTGGTACAAAAACGCCGCTTGACGAATTGACGAGAGATCGTGTTGCGCCGGGCAACGACTGCCGGATCTGATTGCGTGCAATGATCTGTGCTTCATTGGCTATGGTAGCCTTGAGATTGGGGTTGTTGGACAGAGTCTGTGCTGCTCGTCCGGCAGTTTGCACTGCACCAATGAGACCGGCTCTGCCACCGGACTGTAGATCATTGATGATTCCAATGCCGGCATCCAACAAACCACCTTGGCCAAATATGGTTTGATTGGCGCCGGGTCTCGCAATGGGACTGGGCCTGGTATCATAATGGCTGGGGTCTGCAAATCCCTGTACATTGGTGTCGGGTCTGCTGGAGCCAATGGCACCTTCGTAGTATTTCACGGTTTCATAGACTATGGTCATGGAATGCTGCATGATTCCAGTACCTTCGCTGTAGTTGTAGGTGTCGTGGTTCCAGGCAGATATAATTGGGTTGATCAACACATATTCAGCAAATTTTCTCTGGTCCATGCCATAGATACGTATGTCTCGGAAAAACGGTGGTTTGCCCGATGTGGCACTGGTGCCGTCGGTCCAGGTTTCCCCGATGTATCCCCAGTCCTTGACCTGCATTTCGTTGTCATAGATATCTGCAGCGTTGTACCCAAATCCAGACTGGCGGTTGGCGCTGGAACCAGCAGATCCATTGGTCACGTTGGGTGTGAGATAGGGCTGTGTGGCATCTTTGTAGTAGTAGGTATAGTAGTAATACCACAGCCTGCGAGCATTGTCTCCACCGTCGTCATGGAAGGCAAGATTCACCGGACTATAGTTGATGCGTTTCTGTATCAATCGTTTGCGATTGTATTGATTCATTACCTCGGTGTCGATGGTATACTTTGGCAGATCTACGTTCTTTACAATGAGGCTGAGTTCTTGTATGTCGCTGTTTGAAAATGCACCGCGCAGATAGGGTATTTCCGCGGTGTTGATGGTAAAACTCACATGGAATAGAAACTTGAAGCGAGGTTTGAGTTCGTAGCTGTTGGTTGCGAAAACACGACTTGCGTGAGTGTAATCACGCAAGGTGCTGTTGCCTAAAAACCCTCCTAGCGCCCGACCTAGGATGGAATTGCCGATCCCAAACGGGCCGCCGCCGTTGGACACAGGCTAACCTTTAAATGCCAACGCCGGTGACAATGTCGCCGACAGTTCTACCAATTTCGGTGCCGATACCAGTGCCTTCGGGAACTTGGTTGGCGTTGTCGTAGCGTATGGTCAGTGAGATGGTTGCTGGTTCATTGGTACCATAGGCCATGGCACCATAGTCTGCGGCCTGCAGATAGCAACCATAGAGCTCCCAGGTTTCCAATACCACAGGTTCGGCAGCGCCGTTGCCACCGTCCAGCACTTCAAACTTGGTCAGGAATTTGTAGTCAATGCCTGATGCAGCCGATGCCATTTCCAGGAAATCCATCTGCTTCTGCATTTGCTCGCCGACCAGTCTGCTGACCGCGCCCGACGCATCGTCGCGTATTTCGCAGGAAACATCGGCCCACGAGTGCTTGCCGGCCAACTTCAATACGCTGTTGTACACAGGCAGATCGATATTTTCAAACGTAAGATTGGGGCGGTTAAACGACACCACTTGTTTGGTCAATTCTGTAGTGGGTTTTGATATGCCAAAGTTTTCAAACATTACCCTGAAGCGATAACGCAGCTTGGGCATCAACAGACCTTGAGTGGACGATGACTGATCGCTGGCCAAGGGCACTGTCATTTTTTGTAGTGATGAGACTGCCATTTTCTATCTCCTATATACTTTATTTACCTTGGGCAGAGACTGCGAAATCTCTACCCAAGATGCCCGTTACTGCTGTCCTGAAATCTCACCGGTGTTCTTGATACGCAGCGGTATGTAGATAAATTCCACGGCTTTGACCGGCTCGATGGCGATGTCTACCCACAGTTCGTTGCGATCAATTCTGGCCGGAGTGTTGTTTGACAGATCGCACACAATCAGATAGTCGTAGATAGCTCGCTTGGCTATCAGGTCGATCATGAGGCTGTTGCACACACTGGCGATTTCATCACGCGTGATCTGGTCGTTGGGTTCGAACAAGAACAATTTACCGATTTCTGCCAAGCGTTCGCGCAGGAACGAAACCAATCGTGCAACGTTGATACGGTCCAGTGCAGTGGTCACTGCGGCCGAAGTCTTGTTACCAAAGTTGGTGATACCCACTCCTGGAATAAAGGTTATAGGGTTAACGTTGCGTTCGTACAGTTTGTCTCTCAGCGATTCTCTCACGGCCAGAGTTTCAAACTCGCCGGTCTCGGCATTGATGTAGCCGATCGCACGAGCATTGTCCACCACACCGCGACGTGTGCCTGCAGGAGCCAACCACGGATAACTCACAGCATCGCTACGCAGTATGGTGCGTATCATCATGTGGCTGGGCGGTGCTACCACGGTGTTGCCCGAAAGATCCGTGGTCTGGCAACTTGGATAGAACGTGGCAGCGTAGTTGCTGGTTGCCACCTGTCCGTCTTCGTTGGGCAGTCCCAGTCCATTGTTATTGGTGGCCCAGGCGACCAAATCGTTGCCCGAAGGACTCAGGCGCACAGGAGTGTCCCCCACAACAAACAAGGTGTTGTTGCGTTCGTTGCTGAGTGCAATCATGTCCGCGATCAGTTCGGGATATCCCGGAGTGGCAATGATGTTGAACTGATTTTGCTCTTCTCTTGCGGCTTCGCTTGTGGTAATACCTGCACGCAGAGCTTTGATAATGATCTGTCGTTGTGCCAATCGTCCGGCGAACATGGATCCGTTGGTCTTGTTACCACTGGCTGTGAGCCAGGTATTGGTCACCGTAGGCACTGTGTCATCTGGGAATCGCTGAGCATTAAAATAGTTGACCTGGAAGCTCTTGATGTTGTATCCTGATCGACGGGTGTTGAACAGCAGCATGCCCTGTGGATACAAGGCAGGGTCCGGTGCATCCAGATCCAGGTAGTTGCTGATCAGCAGACTTTCGATGGTCGGTTCCGGATCTGTGATGGGATCTGTGGTTCCATTCGGGGCCCAACGAGCATCTGCAAACAGGATACCGTTTTCCGTGGTCTGGTCCGTGGTATCAATCAACACCCACTGGTCCAGGCCATTGACCTGTTGCCAACGATACAATTGCGGATAATTTTCAAGATCGCTGGTATCAATCCAAAGATCACCGTATTGCAGTGGGCTTTCGGCTAGATCGTTTTGAGTGAGAGGTTCAGTGGCCGACACAATCGGCCCCGACGCATTGGTCAGGGTAAGGTCGAATCCTCGCACATCGTTGGACACATTTTGATAACCTTGCCAAACACCGTTGTCCTGTATCATGATGTCCACATCGCTCACAGAACTGTAATACCACAGGCGTCCGTTGTCAGGATTCTGTTGTGGTGCCTCTGCACTGGGAATGTAGGTGAAGATAGGAGCAGTTACCCAATTACTCAAAACTAGTCGTTGAGACGCTCCAATTCCCAGTCTGCAGAAAGGAGTGTTTACTGTGAATCCTGCGGTTACAACTGCTGTCCCGACAGTATCAAGTAACCGTATTACGCCACCTTGGCTGTGAGTAAAAACTATATTTCCCGCTGAATTGACCGTCGCGCTAACAAAAGGAATGTCGGACGCACTCACTGCTGCAATAAAGTCGGCCACAGTTCCGGTACCGCCGATAGTAACAGTGCCGTTATTTAAATCGGCAGATCCAGCCGCGGATCCACTGATAGAAAAGGTGTCACCGACTCTGAAACTGGTAGGAACCGTGGTGCCTGTGACTTCGGTCGCTCCAAATCGTGCTCGTTCCAATATCTGAAAGATAAAGGTATTGTCACCATTTTGAAACTCAGTGTAGAAAGTGCCTACCGGAATATTTCTGCCACCGCCGGCAGGGTCCAATGCTAGATTGGCGCTCTGGTCTGTCAGATGTGTGGGAGCATTCTGAGCTACCCATTCGCCCAAGGTCGACGACCAAACTTTGATTTTCAGAGATGTACCGTTGTTAACTGCGCTGACGTTGTTCCATACCGAACCGGTGGGGCTGGCATTGATTCCGTCGGTGGTCCTCCAGCGAGGAATTTGATAGCTATAGGCCTGCAAGAACGCAGTAACTTGATATTCGCTTGACACAATACCGAGAGCTGCCAACAAGGCTGTCCCTCCGTTTGGACCGGGATCAACAGCGATAATGCCACCGAGGGAAGTACTACCATCATTGCTTGCTGTAGAGTCACCATAGATATTGAGACGTCCGTTGACCGCCTCAGCAGTGATCCCGGTAATTGCAGCATTATTGATGGCCTGGGCAAATCCTGCCACAGTCAATGCCGTCGATCCGGCGCCAACCGTGATCAAAGTGTCATTGATAAACATGTTGGAGCCACTGGACAACGACGAAGGACTGGCCGCGCCGACTATGGTAGGCCAAGATCTTTTCCATGCATCTGAGCCCAGCTCAACCCAAGCATTGTCAGTATTTTTGTACCAACCACTATTGAGTAGATCCAATGTGACTACCGCATAGTCTCCGATGCTACCCACGGTAGACAACGGTGTATAATCATCGTCCTCGGCATCTACTACCAGGGCTGTGTCTGTGATCTGGATGGGTGTTTTTACCGAAAATTTTCCGGTGGCTAGATTCCATTCCTGTATGCCCCATGTGGTAGTAGAAGTATCTAACCAATAGGTACCATTGGCTGGCTCCCCGCGTGGGCGGCTTAAACTAGCTGTCAACTCTGGTAGATCAACATCAACTCGTTGTACATAAGCACGATTAGTGACTCCCAAGGCCGAATACGCTGCCAGAAGACCATATTCATTGAGTTCGTAACCATTGATGGGTGTACCAGTAGTAGTACGGTAGAAGAACGGCACACCAAATGTGGCCACCAAGTCACGCTGACTACTAATCAAAAAAGTGCGATTTGCGTTGGCAGCAGTGGTGCCGGCGGCGACGGTAACACCGTCGCCGGAAACTTTGTTTTGTGCAGTGGCGACCAAGAAGTACGGAACTGTGTTGACAGCCGATGGAATGTATTGACTTTCGTCAATCACTACTACTTCTACACCCGGGGAAATTTGAGCCATGGTTGGTTCCTTTTGTTAAGTTGCAAATATTTACCGGCAACTATAAAAAAAGAGTTCTATATATCCCTTTCCAAAAGGTCCTTGTAAATATAGATATGGAACGCCCTATCTGCCAGGCTTGCTATCAGCGACCTTGTGCAATAAATTACTATCGCAACGGAGCCGCAAGATATCGCAGCCGCTGTGAAAGTTGTATGCGCCGAGGTCGTGGCCTAAGGTCTCGCACACCACGATGGAAGTCTGCTGGTTTTAAAAAAAAATCGCGATGCGATCGCTGCGGATTCCGTGCTAAATTCAGTGCACAGATAATAGTATATCACATCGACGGACGCTTGGACAATGTCGATATCAAAAATCTACGTTGTATATGTAGAAATTGCGAAACAGAAATTGCTAGGAGTGATTTACCGTGGCGTCCCGGGGACCTTGAACCAGATCGTTGACTTGCCGATATAGGTTGTCTAGTGCTCCGTTGTTGTCTATTACACTGTCAAACCTGGTGCCAATCCAAGCAGTTTCGCTGGCATGAATATGATATTTTTCCAAACAAGTTTTGCTCAACTCCCACTCAGTATTGCAATCGGGGCCACGATTTACACTTAAAGCTGCATTGTACCACTTGGGTTCCGGGCCACGAACAACACGGATTACAATGCCACCGGCACGCCGGATACTTGAAATTTCGTTAGGAAATCTGCAGTCCGAAATTACCACATCATCATTGGTTTTTCTAAGTTTATTTTCTAGAGATGCAATCCAAATGTCATCGTGAAAGCTCTTACGGGCAACTTCGGTCCCCCATATCTGTAGTACATGTCTAGGTGTTAAATTAGGCATGTCAAGACGTTCTGCCCACCACGAATCTACTTGCTCACGCCAATGCCTGGACTCTTTGGTTCGTCCTTCCATCAATTCCCGATCCCAACCAAATATCTGTGCTACAGCATCTTTGAGAGTATGGGCAAAACTTTCACGTCTAAATTGATGTATGTTTTGCAAGTAATCAGCGATGGTATCCTTTCCACTTCCAATCAGTCCCACCACTCCAATAATAATAGGTTTTTTACTTGTTGTGTTTACATCTGTCACCGTGCCATCTCCCATAGTTCATAGCGTCTACTGCTTTTTTACAATAATAACATATTTTTTTTGGTCGTGTAAGTTTTTCTTTTCTCTTTTTTGTCGTTGTTCTTCTGTGTGTTTCTTGTGATACATTGAGCGTAGGCTTCATGTGCATCACGTCTATAGTGAGCTATCATTCGTTGAAACCTATGTTTGTTGCAAAAATCAATCCAAGCAAGATCAACCACGTGATCTACATCGATAAGAGAGCTTTTTTTTACTCGGCGGTACTCTTCACCTAACACAAACCCAAATTGATAAGGTATATTGCGATTTTTTAGATAGGTTTGTAGCACTACCATTTGTGCAATATTAAAGTTGTCAAACCAGGTGTTATTGAATTGTTTTAAATAAACACTGCGAGCAATGTTGAATATTAAGCCTGGAATGCCATTGAGATTGCTCTCGACAACCGCATTTCCGCTGTTGATACAAAACCACTCGTGTTCAACGCCTTGATCTTTGTAGAAAGGTATCTGAAGTTCGATACGATCAAAGTGAGTCCACTGAACATATACAAAATCATAATTGTTTTTGTCAAGTTCTAAAATTGTTCTACGGCATATCGAATCATTGCTAGATGCAGCCATAGAAATATTAACCACACTGTCCCAATCATTGATTAAGTTTGGCCAAGTCATTGTTCTTGCAACTTCGTCGATGTCATTCAATTCAGTGCCGGCTATATGACTGCATCCGTTGACCAATACTTTCACTTGATTTACCTCACGGTTAAATGTTTTAAAGTTTCTCGAAGCATGTCAATATGTCTATAGCAATCTTCTAATGTATGCATGATGACTGGTTGGAAAATTAACCAATTATCCGATTACCCAGGTCAGCGGTTGGCCAGCATCCACATACAGCTTGAGTTCTTCGACCTTGGTATCCATGATGGCCTGTGCTTCGGCTTTCATAGCCGCACCGTTCAGAGACGTACCGCCCTGCGGACCGGCGATGGCAGCAAATTTTTCACGAGCTTCGCCAATGATCATTTTGGCCGCACCAACCATGTAGTCCATGATCCATTGCGAGATCTGCATGTCCGACAGCAATTGGATCTCAGGCTTGAGCTGATAGGTCCACAGCAGCACTGCTTCCCCTGTGCCGCGAGGATCACGTACAATCTGCAATTTTTTAGTCACAGGGTTGAATGTGTAGTTGATATATCCACCGAACATACGAGACGCGAGTTCCACATACTGACTGTAGAAATCATAGGTGGCCAAGCCACCGGCCACGTTGAAATTCATGAGGTACACATTGAGGCTGGCCTGGGCAAACGGATCAAAATTGGATGCAAAAGGTCCTGTGGCATCACCAAATGTTCTACGGAAAATCTGACGCACACTCATCACTTCTTGCGGCAAGGTATAGATATTTTCGTCCTTGACCAGATACATGAATATGTAGGCTTCTTCATATGCATTTTGTGCACGTTGGCGATAGGTACCTATGGTTTTTTGATAGGCTGCTTGATAGTGTGCAGGATCTAATTCAAGATCGATGATCTGATCGCCCAGTTGAAGCCTCACATATTCAATGAGATTTTGCTTAAGTTCTGACAGCGAGTCTTGCTGTTGTTCCATGGCGGGCTCCGGTGTGGTATTTATTGCCTGTAACCTTTGCGTACCGGTGCAATTTTTATTGCGTGTTTGACCACTGGACAGAATTTGCATTGGGCAATGGGATTTTCCAGTGACTGCAGAAATTCTCCGCAATAGTCCTCAAAGTTGTCAGGAGTCAAGGGGCGATAGCTGTGTAGCAATTCCCGATCTTGGTCGGATATGTCAAAAGGATATTGCAAATCAAATTCGGGCATGAGTGCAGCAGGACCGCACTTGTAGAGTTTGCCTGCGATGAAATGATAACTTTTGTATTTTACAAACGAACACCCTTGATGTGCGTCTGCCGGGTTGCTGTCAAACAAAGTATAAACACCGTCTGCAGATCGTTGCACACTGGCAGTCCAAAATGTGTTTTGATAGTAGACATTGACCATTACCCCGTTGCGATCCACATATTGATGATCGCAACCCCATTGTTCGGGTTTTTGTGTCATCTGGGTAATAGGGCCCTGGAGGAACTGGCAGATGTCGCTTTCTACTTCGGCTAGATCATTGAGATTGTGCAGACTTACTGCGATGGAATTGCGGCACCCTGATTTGGGTTTGGCAAATGCAATAGCTTCGTAGAGTCCGCGTGGCGCCTGACAAAATCTCGTGCCGTTGGTCAGTATCTGTACTTCGATACCAAAAACATCATTAATTCCGTGTACCCAATCCACGATGGTGGGATTGAGAAGGGGCTCTCCGCCCATGATGCTGCAGGCCTTAAGATCTATCAGCTCTGACCAACGGCGATATTCTGCTTCATAGTCGCTCCACCGTTGCCATCCACGAAAATTGTAGTTGTTAAATCGGTTGCACTGCTCGCAAGTGAGATTGCAAGTATTGGTAATGTAAAATTCTATCTTGCTGAAATATGGTTTGGTCATTAGACCAATACTTAGCAGGTTTTGAGGATCACGACATGTTCGTTGCCGCGGCCGTTGAATTGGGTTCCGGTCGTGGTAAGTTCTGCAAAAATCTTGCGGGCAGCAGGTTTGCCTGCTGCTGCAATCGCCTTGACTATTTCTGCCGGCTTGCGTAGAGTTTTTTGTAGGGTATCAGCCGGGCTGATACCAATCAACATGTTGTTTTTGATGGTAAATCGCCCCACGTGCCTGTCGGCTACCACATGGATCAGCTTGCGTTTCTTGACATCATACAACCATGCTTCCGAGCAATCGACCAGTCCAGTGGCCGGTAGACCCTTGACTCCAAACTCCTCGATTTCTGTAGCACAACGAAACTTACGAGCACGTTGTTCGGGAGAAACTTTCTTGGCGCGGCGCGGTTTGGTTTCGATTTTCTTGATCTGCACATAGGCGCTGCAATTGTTGATCACAGACTCGCAGAATTTCTCAATTGACCGCAACTGAGCTTTGCTATAGTTGCTCCAGCCCTCGGTCAGCTGATCATCCTGGCCGCCCAGGACCTGTACGATTTCTTGCAGTCGCGCTTGCCACAGCGTGGCGATTTCTGCCACTAGATTTGGGGCTACATTTTTGCTTCTCAGCAGGTTCACGGGCTTGTGTTCCGCGGTGATCCGAGCACCACCCAGAAGGAAATCATCGAACATGCCTTCGATTTCGCCAGCACATTCGATCATTTTTTCGCGCAGACGTTCCTGGATGTTGGGTTTGTCCACGACGGTCTGTGGTTCTTGTGTCACGGCCGCTTGGTTCATGGTTGTTTTCAACATACAGTCGATGCGATCTTGTAACTGTTGTTGCTCTTGCTCGGTCAACACCAGACCCAGCATGCTCATGCGGCAGAGCCAGGCCGCGGTAAGGTTGACATCGTTGTCGCCCACTTTGCGGAAATTCTTGACATCGTCCTTGCGTTCTTGATGTTCGAGATAAGCCGTGATGATGTCTCGCGCCTCTTTGCGTCCGTAGTGGTAGTTATACCAACTGAATGCTTTGGTGAGACGGCTCACTTGATCGCCGTATTGAGATTGTTGCTCCCAGCAAGGCTCGATGCCAGTGTACTTGACATCTGCGGTACCGGGATTCATTGGCTTCAATTTTGCAACTGTGGTGATCATTGTGGTCCCTTCCTATCAACAGTATGGTAATTATACTCAGAGTGATGTTTCTGGTCAAGTGCCGACTCGGTAAATAGTGTTATGCCAAGGCTCAGTCTCTATCGCTCCAATCGCACTCGCGACTATCAATTTCTCGATCGCACCATTTCAGAAATGTACACAGTGGGCGGAGCAGATGTTTATGTGCACAAATTTCTTGGACCTGACACCAGTGGCGAAGATTCTGCCCTGTCAAGCAAAGGTGATGCCACTCAGCCAATCTATGACACGCTGTCGCCCTTGCACATACAGGATCTGCTGCTGTTGGAAAACCGTGATCGGCGCTACGACAACGACATCTACGTCATGCGCGGAGTATTCAATACCTCGGACGTGGATTTTGACCTTACCCAGTTTGGGCTGTTTCTCAACAACGACACACTGTTTATCACATTCCACTTCAACGACATGCTCGACACCTTTGGCCGCAAACTCATGACCGGTGACGTGTTAGAAATACCATCGTTGCTGGATTATTACCCTCTCAATGCCAATATTGCCCAGCCGCTGCCCAAATACTACGTGATACAAGATGCTGCATATGCATCGGAAGGATTCAGCCAGACCTGGTTACCGCACCTATGGAGAGTCAAAGCCACGCCTTTGACCAACGCGCAGGAATACGCTGACATACTCAAAAAACCCGTGGTTTCTCAACAGATCTGGGATCCAGGTAATTTTTATCCCGGCGGGTCCATCGTAAACTACGGAAACACCTACTATCAGGCCAGTCAAAATGTTCCGGCCGGAACCGACATCACCAACAATACTTTCTGGCAGATCTATGTTCCTCCAATGCAGAGCGACCAATTCAGTACCCGACCCAAGGATCAAGAAATCAACGATGCCATACTGACTCAGGCCGATGTTGAAGTTCCATTGTCAGGCTATGATGTATCCAAATATTATGTGTTGGCTACCCGGGCCAATGGTCAACCTGCAGATCCCGCAGGTCTCACGGCCGACAGCGGGATCACAGTGGACGATCAGCAGGACGGGCTGGGAGTCAGCCCGCGTGCCGACGGATACACTGTTGGATATCTCACCGGAGACGGAATTCCTCCCAATGGACTGCCTGTGAGCACTGGTGTGACTTTCCCCCCAAATGCCAGCAGCGGAGATTTTTGCCTACGTCTAGACTATTTCCCCAACAGGCTGTTCCGTTTCAATGGTAACCGCTGGGTCAAAATCGAAGACAAAGTGCGCACCAACCTCAACAACCGCCCAGACAACAACACACTGCGCAGCAGTTTTGTCAACAATGACTACACAGTGCCCACTACTGATCAAGGAAACATTCCCAGTCGCCAGAGCCTGAGTGAACTGTTGAGACCTCGTGCGGACAATGGCAATGACAACGGCAACAAGCCCACACGGCTGCGGCCTGGCACCCAGCCCGGGCAGCCCAATGTGAAGTATCCACCATTTAGCGAGTAGGATTATGCACATTTATAAGATTACTAACAAGATCAATAACAAAGTGTACATTGGACAAACGGTTCAAAAAAATCCTAAGATAAGATGGTATGCCCATTGTGATTACATGCATAAAGGACGCAAAAGCTATCTTTATGATAGCGTGAGAAAATATGGCATCGAAAATTTTTTGTGGAAAGTGATAGATGCCGCCAACAATATCAACAAGCTAAACGAAAAAGAACAGGCCTGGTTGGAACATTATCAAAAAATTGCTGTTGTTTATAACAATAGAGAAGCCGGTGGCAACAAATTACATAACCCAAAAAGCATAGAAAAAATGCGAGAATCACAAAGAAAGGCTCATGCACGTCGGCGCGCGTTAGGTACCGATACCCGGACAAGACGAGATGGTGGTGCTATGAAGGGTAAAGCTCATACTGGAAGAGGAATAAAAGGACGATGGTCTATGCCAGATTGTGCTAAAGAAAAAATTAGACAAATCCAATTAGAACGCAGTGGTACTCGTGGTAAAACTTGGAAAATTGTAGATGGCAAAAGAATTTATATGGAAAAAGAATAATGGTATCTCAATTTTTCTACGACGAACAAATACGCAGATTTCTCCTTCAGTTCACTCGCATTGTCAGCAACTTTCAGGTCGAATATGGCAGAGATGAAGATGGCAATGCTGCTGCGTTGATACGTGTGCCTGTGCGCTACGGGGATGCCAGCCGCCAGGCCCAGACCATACTGCAGGAAAACAGCAAAAATTCCATGCCTGCTACGCCTATGATGACCTTTTACATCGCAGCACTGAACTATGATCGGCCGCGCATGCAAGAACCCTATCATGTAAGCAAGGTATCGGTAAGACAGCGGACCTACGATACCTCCACTGAAACCTACGAAACCACACAAGGCAATGCATTTACCATAGAACGACTGATGCCGGTTCCGTATCAATTAACTATCAATCTTGACATCTGGACCTCCAACACCAATCAGAAACTACAACTGTTGGAACAGATGTTGACACTGTTCAATCCCAGTCTCGAAATCCAGAGCACAGACAACTTTATCGACTGGACCAGTCTTACTGTGCTGGAACTGGAATCGGTTAACTGGTCCAGTCGTGTGATTCCCGTAGGCACTGAAAATCCCATCGACATCGCAACCGTGAAATTCAACCTGCCGATCTGGTTGTCACCCCCGGCCAAGGTAAAAAAACTGGGCGTGGTAGAACGCATAATCATAAGCATGCATGATGCCCAGGGCGATCTAGCCGAGGCCGTGATCAACAATGATCTATTGTTGGGTACCAGAGTGGTTGTGACTCCGTTTAACTATGCGCTGGTAGTGCTTGGCAATCGAATACAATGTCTTGAGCAGCAGGATCTCAGCCGAGAGCCCGACAACGACGCGTTGGTCGATCCTGAGCCACTGCTAACTTCAACCCTACAATGGCCTGCTGTGATCAACATGTATGGAACTCTGCGTCCAGGAATCAGCCAGATTCGACTGGAACAGCCCGATGGCACCGACGTGATTGGTACCATTGTGGTTGATCCCAACGATGATATCTTTGTGATCTACGACGTAGACATCGATACTATTCCGCAAAACACCTTGCCCCCAGTTGATGCTGTGGTTGATCCATTAATCAGCGGACCCGGCGACAGGCTGCCTCCCACACAACCTGGGCAAAGATATCTGCTTACCGAAGCCACTGGAAATTTTGACAACCAAAGCAATCCCACAGCCTGGATCGGGCACAACGGACGGTCTTTGATCGCCGAAGCCAATGATATCATCGAGTACGATGACGATTACGGTTACTGGCGTGTGCTGTTTCATGCTGCGCAGGAAACTGCCATACAATATATTACCAACATTACCAGTGGTATCCAGTATCGATGGACCGGGGAGATGTGGGTCAAAAGTTATCAAGGAACATATGTGGGGGGCAAATGGAGACTGGTGTTGTAAAGGCAGTGGGTGTATGGTTCAGGAGTGCTGCCACTGAGCGGTATCTCTACTTGCTAAGAAATGATTGTAAAAATCCCGGAACTTGGGGATTGCCCGGTGGAAAAATTGAGCCTGGGGAAACCCTGCTACAAGGCATGCAAAGAGAATGCAGCGAAGAATTGGGGCATTTTCCGACCTATCGTCGGTTGGTTCCATTGGAAAAGTTCACCACAGCCGACGGTAGATTTGAATACAACACCTGGATCTGTGTGATCAAGGACGAGTTCCAACCGCGACTGAACACCGAGCACCTGGGATATGCCTGGATCGACCCAGGTCAATGGCCTCGGCCCATGCACCCTGGACTATGGAATACCGTGAACATAGAGTCTGTATTACAAAAACTCGACTCGGTGACCTAGGCAGTACTGTCCAGGTCTGACATCACAGGCGGCCCACTATTATTTCGATAGTGCCGTGGATTCCATCGAAATCCTCGAGACTTTTGCCAATCACGGTACCAATCGCAGGTGCGGTGCAGGACTGTGCGCGGCCGTTACCAGCTGCTACCATCATGTCTCCTTTGCGTACTGGGCCAATCACATTGGTAGGAACGCGACCGGCCAATGCCAATGCTACTGGATATTGTGCCTGGATAGTTGTGTTCATGATATAGGCCGGATTGGCCGACACTACTCCGGCCACTCGTTGATCGTTGGCATGATTAGATAATGTTACTTCGTGGGTTCCGCCCATGGACAATACTGTGCCCGTTTCGTAGTGACTGTCTGCTGCATACATTTCGGCCAAGTCCGCGTATTGCGCAGACGTAGCCTTGGCAAACACTGTATCGAAATACAACGAAGCACTGCCGATATTGCCTACTCCGTTGCCGTTGGCATTTACGATATTGCCAAGGGTAACTGTGCCAAGCCCGGCCGACAAGTTACCGCCTGACACATTGCCAGTGGCCGAAATCAGGCCTGCGGTTAGGACATTACCACCAACAATGTTACCGGTGGCCGTGGCCGTGGTTGTATTGATCGCACCGTTGCCGTCCAGTGTGAGACTGTTGCCTGTAGCATTGCCAATGTTGGGTGTGACTAGGTTGGCTCCAGATTTAACTACTACCACATCGGCCACGATGGCCGTGGTAGTGTTGTCAATATTAACACTGAATGTGGTGCCAGTCAGTGTCAGCCCATCGCCGGCTTGATAGGCCTTGCTGGCTGAAAATTGTGTGAACACCAGATTGTTGTAGCCTATGATCAGTGGACCCACTGGTAAGGTCATCACATAGCTTTCGCCCTCGCCGGTGTCACCTTGTTGTACAAAAAAATAATCACCGGCGTCCAAGGCGTTGATGTCGTCTGGTGCATATGTATCTGTGTCGGAAGACCTGGTCATGACCCAGGCCACAGTGGCATTGCCCACGTTGCTCACTGTGTATACACCATTGTGAGCAGCATTGGCCTGAGTATACACTAATACCCGATCGTTGGCTGCCAGTGTGATACCATCGATTATCAATGCAGCATTGTCCCCGGCATTGGTCAGGGTGGCACCGACACCTGAATTCACACGCACCGATTGAGTCATCCCCGACGCCGATGTGATATTGCTGACCGGCAAACCATTGTAGGTAGTGGTCAACACCGCTGCGCTGGTGTTGGGTGCGGACACCACGAAATAAGCGTTGTTGGCTGTGATACCTTGGAAAGAATTGGCAAACCACAACTGGTCGTTGACCTGCAGGTTGGCCGCGGTGCTGAACACCACGGTGTTGCCGTCTATGGTATCGGTCACCGTGAACACATTTCCCCCCGGTGCATACGTGGCAGTCAGAGCTGTGGGCGACTCCACACGAACCGGGGTGTGTATGATGATTCCGGTGGACACCGAATCGTCTACATATTGTTTGGTAGCTGCATCACTGCCTTGTATGGGAGAGTTTACATTGTTGATATAACTGGTGCCTAGATTTACATTGCCTGACAGCGCAAAGGTCACATTTGCTGCTGTCATGGTAAGGTTGCTGGACACAATGTTGCTGGAAATCAGGTTGCCACCAGTGACGTTACCGGTCACAGAAACTGCGGTTCCGGTATACGTGGTGGCATTGACCGTGTCCCCGACCAACACATTGCCTGCGGTGACATTGCCGGTTGCTGATATCTGATCAGCGGTATTGACGTTGCCAGCCACGACGTTGCCTGTGACTGTGGCCGTACCTGCCACAGTCAGAGTATTACCGGCCGAGTCAAAGGTAAATGCACTTGATGCCGCTGCATTGTCCTGATTGTTGAAAATGATCTGTGTGTTGGATCCGGGCACTGTTAAATTTCCAGTGATGTTGCCTGAAAAATTACCAACAAAGGTTCCTGCAGTAACGATATTACCAGTGGCAGTGATTGTTCCTGCAGTGATGAAATTGCCGCCAGTGACGTTGCCCAGTGCTGCTACTGAGTTAGCAAAGATACAACTGTCAATGGCATCCACGATCAAGCTGGAATCGTCAGCAAACACACTGCCAATCAGGTCACCACGGAACTGCGTGGCAATTACATTGCCTTGAGAGGACACATTGCCCGATGTCAGCAGGTTGCCGCCAGTGACATCGCCTGTGGCCGAGATCTGATCAGCGGTACGCACATTGCCTGCATCGATATTTCCGGTCACGCTGAGAGTGGGTATCACGCCAAGATCCGTGGCTACCACCCCGATCAACTGACTGCCGTTGCCTAGAAAGTAGTTGCCTGCAATGTTGCCAGACACCGACAGCGTCGATGACGAAAACACCGCTACGTTGCTGGTTCCGTCCACTGACACCGCGACATTGCCGCCCGGAACAGGTATTTCCACGCTGGAATTACCATAAAAAATACGATCAGCATTGATATTACCAACCAATGTGGCATTGCCCTGCACTGTTAGATCGCCGGTGATCACAGTGTTGACAGCGTCCACAGTGACTGTGTCCGTGTGATTTAGAGTTTTGATAGTATAATTGCCATTGATGCGCTTGAAAGTGGCCATTTATAGATCCTTTAGATTATTTATACGGTCTAAAAATTCCGTTATTGGCATGACACAGTGATTGTGATGTGTTTGGAATTCCGCAACAGGAGCAGTGGTATCTCCGGCTACTCTGACAAAACTCACTCGCTGAAAGGTTTTCATTATCTGACAGATTTGCCGGACCCAGTTACCAGTAAAGGTGGGACTGGCCGAGCTTTTTTTATAAAATTCTGTGTCAACATAGACATTGTTGAATTTGCCCAAGGCATCTGGACCAAGGTCAAATCCCAGGAGATACAGCACACAATGGCCGTCCAGTGCGGCCTGTGCCATTGCGATTGGCCCTGAACTGAATCCATAGTATTCTTGAGGTACCGGCAAAGCCCCCCATTGAGCCATGGGCTTGCGGGTATACATGCGATTTTTAAGCGCATATCCTTCCTGCTGTATGCGCTCACTGATAGGTCGATCTGTGCTGATCAATGTGTCAGGAACAAATTCCCTATAGAGAGCATTGCATCCATAGATAGGCCCGCGAAGTTTTAATTCGTGGAGATTCACTGCTAGACGACTGCGTCCATTACCTAACACAAATGCTGCGGGCATAAAAAGTCCTTCCAGTATGTATCTGGAAGGACCGGATATCACAACACTTTTATGAGGTGACGTTGTCTACTATGGCCAGTTCCACAGCGGTTTGCGGTGTGCCTGACTTGATCACTGTGCCTTCGTCGGTGAAGAAGTTGGCCGCATAGCGTTGATTATTGACCACACTGGTAGCAGCATAATCACTGCCGCCGGCCCAGTTCAACAACCACTTGTTGGTTAATTTGCTGATGGTAGTGGCCGTGGAGTCGCCCAGGGTATAGGTAATGGCCATCAATCCTGCAGCAGGTGTGGTATCGTCATCCAGCACGCAGACTCCCACTAGGTTACAGGTACCATTGCCGTTGTTGGAACCTTCTGCAGTGGCTGTAAACACTGTGCCCACTGCATAGCCAGCTGGTGCGCCAAACAGTGTCCAGTCAGTGCTGCCCACTGTGGCAATGATGTAGGAATTTCCAGTCACGATGCCTTCGTCCTGGACGGTAGTGGTTGATCCTACCAGGTACTTGTGGGCACCTTTTTGGCGGATGATGTAACCAGTGGCCACACCTTGACCCGATCCTGATGTCAGCTGTATGTTGACAATCACTCTCACTCGAGGAAATGTGGTGCTGGGGGTATCTGTGGGGTTGGCTCCACCAACCACACCCAGAAACTGTGTGCTGTTGAGGGTGTCAGCGGTGTTGTAGACCGGATTGGTCAGGCTTCCAAAGTTAGGAAAGCCAAGATCCACACCGACTGACTCTCCGCTGTTGCCCGAGCCGGTGGAAAGTTTTTGAATTTTGAGAGGACGTCCCATTTGTTTTCTCCTTTAAAGAAGTCCGATGTGGGTTCTAGCCACTACGCGGTGGTTTCCGCATAAAACGCCGTTTGCGTTGACAAGTATTTACCAATAATCTACAATCAATTATCTAGCGTGAGTAAATATCTTCCATGCAAACCCAAGAACTCATTGTAATCGGCAATCAACACAGAGAACAGCGTCAGTACGAGCAGGCACTGACCTGTTATGCACAGGCCTTTGCACAGGATCGCAGATCAGCTGCGGCCTTTAACAACTACGGCAACGTGCTGCGAGAAATAGGGGAGCCAGGATCAGCCGTACCTTTTTTACAGCAGGCTCTGACGCTGGAACCCAACAATGTCACTGCACAGTTCAATCTGGCTGTCACTCATCTTCTCATGGGCAATCTGCGCCAGGGATGGCCGGCCTACGAGGCCCGATGGAACTACGAACATCTAGCCGGAACCGAACCCAAGTTTGCACAGCCGCGATGGCGTGGTGAAGACCTCCAGGGCAAGACTGTGCTAATCGTAGGCGAGCAAGGCCACGGAGACAACATACAGTTTTCTCGTTTTGCCTACAATCTGCATGTCATGGGTGCACGAATAAAATTGCAGGTCACCGCGGGCCTGGTGCCCATGTTCCAAGGCAGTGCTGTGGTTGCCTGGGCTGGTACCTACACCGATGACCCGGGCGAGTTTGATGTTTGGGTGCCTGTCATGAGCATTCCCGGAATATTGGGTGTGACCTACGACAATCTGCCGCGGCCAGTCAGTTACATGTCTGCGGACCGTGAGTTGACCCAGAGATGGCAGGAGCGCCTGGGACCAAAAACTCGCATGCGTGTGGGTTTTTCCTGGTCCGGCCGTAGAGATTCCTGGCTGAACCAGCACAAGGGCATGCCTTTCCGAGTCATGCTAGATCTAATTGAGAAAAATCCTCAGTATGAGTGGACCAATCTACAGATCGACGCCACCGAAGAGGAAAGTGCTGCTCTGGCTGCAGCCGGTGTGAAACTGTATCCCGGTACCATACGCGGATTCCACGACACCGCTGCCTTGATCGCTCATCAAGATGTCATACTCAGTGTGGACACTGCGATCGCACACCTCGGTGGTGCGTTGGGTCGTCCCACCTGGGTGATGTTGCAAAAGTTTGGAGTGGACTGGCGCTGGCTGTTGGATCGCGATGATTCGCCGTGGTATTCCGCCGCGAGACTGTTTCGGCAATCGGCATTTGATGACTGGGCGTCAGTGACCAATCGGGTGCATCAGTACCTGTCGTGGTTCAAGATCTAGTTACCGGCACCAGCTCTGTTTGGTTTCGCCGTGGTACTCACGCGCCAGCCCTTGTTCGATTAGCATGGCACGCAGGCTGCGACCGTCCAACATGATGTCGCCCAGCACGCGTCCACCAAACTTGTCCCAACCATAGAGTACCACTCGTCGCTCCGTGCTCTGGGCCACGGCCTGTGTGGTAAACTTGGTAGCCAGTTGCCCACGTTGATCTTCGCTTGGGCACTGCGCACGGTGGCCTTTTTCCGGAGTGTCCACTCCGTAGATGCGAACTGCGAGTTCTGGCTTGAGTGGTGCTGGCAGGAATGGTGCTGAGATAATGATGGTATCGCCGTCAATCACACGCAGGACCTGTGCGTCATTTGTGGCTGAATTTTTGGGCTGCTTCTGCGCATAGGCTGAGCCCATCATTGCGAATACTGTAAACACTGTTGCTAAGATTGTTTTCATTTTGATTCCGTCTGGTTTGTGGGTTCTTCCCAGCCCAGTTTATATAACAAGTCACTGTTGGTACCGGTATAGGACACTGCCAGGGTCAAGGTGATGTTGCGCAGATATCAAGGGGTTACTTCAGTAGGTTTGGGTTTGACCATGCGTTATCTCGGTGTTCTACGAAATTATTTATGAATTTTTGCAGACTCGCCCAGCTGATCGGTCAGGTCAAGCACACAAACACCTGTCCCGATTGCCGGTAGTAAGCCGCGCCAATGCCAATACCGGCCGCGTCGCCCATCTCGTCCGTTCTCGGCAGTTACCGTGCCTCTATGGATCGCCCCGATGGCAAACTGAGCATCGCCCACCGGACTTACTTGTTTTTCTCACATCGGGAGGCGCCAACCGGCAGGAGCGGCTTACTCGAACGACTTGACCTTGGTCGGAAATGCGCCGTCAGATCGACCCTTGAGGTAAGAGTAGAGCGCATCGATTTTTTCGGCACCGAGCGCGTCGTGCGGGGGCATGCCCCTTTCCGGCCGGCCTTTGGCGATCGTGGTCATCACCTCGTCCTTGGTCATCTTTTTGAGCGAATCAATCAGGGATGGACCGACCAGGCCCTCCTGGTTGGCACCGTGGCAACGCTCGCAGGCCGCAGAGCGCCACGTTTGGAAACCCTTGAAGGTCTTGCCATCGACCAGCCCGTCCTTGACCGTGTAGGGGGCATCGTCGGCCAGGACCGGAGCGGCAAAGCCCAACAGCAGGGCAGTCAGAACAACGCGCTTCATCTAAACATCTCCTTCTTGACAATTTGGGTCGCTGAACAACATCGGAAGTTTAGATTGTGTCGGCACCCTTGTATACAACGCTGTCACTCAGAACCCGTTTAGCGGGCCACTGCCAAATTTACCACTATTCTCCGGGTCGAGCATTACCGTTGTAGTTGGCAATGGTTTCCCGCGCATTGTCTTTCATCACAGCGCGGCTGATACCAGTGATGTTGTCGTAGGGTGGTTTGGTGCCACCAAACCACCTTTCCTTATACTTCATCTTTCCTTATACTTCATACAGCAATACCTACTATCTATATTTATATTTTGTCGCCTCTTCACTACCACCTGTGGCATTACCTTTGGAGTAACTGTGGGCGCCAACACCGGCCAACACACCATCTTTGACCACTAAGTACTCATTGCGAATAGGGCGGTGTTCAAAATAACATTCCAATACTTCTCGCACACCTGCCGCATAACGAGTCTGAGCACTCAAACTGGTTCCAGAAATATGTGGAGTCATGCCATGATTTGGCATAGTGCGCCATGGATGGTTTTGGGGTGCTGGTTGTGGAAACCAGACATCTCCTGCGTATCCTGCTAAATGACCACTTTCTAAAGCTCGGGCGATCGCATCACGATCACAGATTTTACCTCGGGCAGTAT